GTCCTCGGCCTCAGGTAGAGGCCGCTCGACCCTTGCGAGCGAAGCGAGCCAGGTCCTCGGCCTCAGGTAGAGGCCGCTCGACCCTTGCGAGCGAAGCGAGCCAGGTCCTCGGCCTCAGGTAGAGGCCGCTCGACCCTTGCGAGCGAAGCGAGCCAGGTCCTCGGCCTCAGGTAGAGGCCCCCAGGGGGCGGAGGACCCACAGAATTGGGGAAACGTCAAGAACCGCTTGATTATCTTTTCGAACTGTGCTCAGCGACGGAATTGGCGCGTTTAGGTTGCATACGGTCATCGTACGGCAAACTGTCAAAGCCCCAAAAACGGCACTACCCCCTGAAAATTTTAGTCCGGTGGTAACTACCGTGGGTTGAAAATTTCAGCCCGGTAAATTTTTGACTCGAAGGCCGCCGACCGAGGCTTATGCCCAGGGCGCCTACGGCGCCAAAGGGGCTTCAGCAGGGTCTCTGGACCTTTCAAAAGGTCAAAGCGGAAGCTCCCAAGAACCTTTTGAAAGAAGCTGGGACTTTTAAAAGGTCCGTTGTCAGAACTGCGAGACTGCGACGATCTTCTATGCCGAGTACGTTGCGGTCTGGTTGGAGACCCATGTAGCCGTATACATGGGTCGGGAAGGAAGTGATGCGATTACGTTCGCCGTGGAGTACTGGGACGAGGGTTTTTGGGCGGCCCCGGGGGACTGGGTTGTTGTCCCGAACCGTCTTCGGTTGGAGGGGCCTGGCGGCCCAGGCGGGCGACGTGGTAGAGTCTGAAGCTGGGAGGTGAAAGCCTCCCTCGTAATTGAAACGAATCGGAGAGGGCTCGAGGCTGCAGTGCCTCTGAGGAGAGGGTGCTTCTGGGTCAGCTCGCGGAGGTTGGGAAAGTTCGGCTCGAGACTACGGTGTTTCAGGGTGATTGGGGCTAGCGGCCATATCGAAAGCGTCTCCCTATTGGGGGTGACCATGGTGATGGTCTTGGCTCGGCTGGAGGGTTCGCCATCGACTCTGGAGGGTCTGCAGGCGGGATCGGTTTACACCCAAGATCAGGTTAGTAGGGCGCTAAACACGCTGTTGTTTCTGAGTTTGGTTCGATCACAAGGGGGTGGGGTTTACGAACTTTGTGATCGTAGAGAGGGTTTCAGCAGCGTCCTACTTTCAGAGCGGGAGCGAGACGTAGCTCGGGAGGCATTGGCGGCGACGGCTCCTGGTTGGGGGGACGATCGGGACGTGCTTGAAGCGGTGATTGCGAAGCTGGAGGCCCTGCCTGATTAAGCAGCGGAAAGGGAGTTGGAGACAGTGCAGCAAGTTCTCATAGTGTCGACTGAACAAGACTCGTTGCGCAGCGAGATCTACGGTTGGACGCATGAAGATCCAAGTCTCTACGTGCGAGGAAAGCATATCGGCCACACGCGAAGCGCGATTGGGCGCCGCCCCAAGACCGTTCTTGAGGCTCTTGCTGATGGGTGGAGTTTGCTGGCCCCGCCCCGAGCCTTCGATCCGGGCATCGAAAATTGCATTGACGTTGCCCACTACGAATGGTGGTTGACCAAGGGAGCAGGCGGTCCGTAGGTTTAGCTGTTGGCGGTTGCATCTTGGATCCGGCTACGCCGATTCCTTGGTGTAATTGTCGGCGTGGGCGATCGAATTTCCATCAAAGGGCTTGACCCGGCGGTTGTGCTGCATGCTCTCTACCATGCGACTCGTCCGGTGGGGCTTGGGGTTTGGTATGACCTTCCGGATTTCAGTGTGGAGGATGCTCGAAAGGTTATGGCTAAGGAGGCTGAGGGTGGGGTCTTGTACTTCGAGTACATCGCAGGCCGGCCGTTCAAGATGAAGTTCGAAGAGGGTTTCATTACGACGTTGCTGTACGACCGTGATGCGGGCCCGGGGACCGCTCAGCGGGTAATTGCGAAGCTTCGAGCGGCGGCTACGAGTTCAACGCTGTGGGACTACTTACGGGATGAGGACTGAGATGAGCTACGCCGAGCGCTGGCATGAGGTGACAAAGGGGCACTACCTGGAGGACAAGGTCCACCCGCGGGGCTCGATGGCGGGGTTGGCGGAGGTCCTGACCTTGCTCACGGAGCATTTAGGGTCCGGGGAGTACCACGCGGAGCACGATATTTTGTGCTTAGGTCCGAGCTACGCGTTGCAAGCTCCACCGGAGTTACCTGAGGGGGTGATGGTTCGTCTTGCGCAGCTTGGGGTTCATTGGGATAGCGAGTTGGAGTGCTTCGCGATCTTCTGTTGAACCTTAAAAACAACGAGTCGGCAGTATCTACACTGGATCTTCACTGTAGGCGAAAGCCTTTGTGCTGCCGACCTTACCAAGAGGTCGTAAGAACGTTGTAGCTTTCATACGTTCTAGAATTCGTTGACGGACGTTGACCCTGTGATGTTCTTGTATGGGTATGTCCAGTTCGTCGAGGACGAGACCCGAGGTGACGAGGTTGGGGTGGGCTTTGGCGGTGGCTGCGATCTGCTTGTCGAGGGTTTCGTCGGAGATAATTTGAGTACTGGGAGGAATGTGGTGTTCGGCAGTCTTGATCTTCCGGATGTTGAGGGCGTGTTTCAGGGAGGCGCTGGCGGTCTCTACTTGCTGCATTGCGATCTTGGTGAGGTCATCATTGGAGCACGAGGGGTAGAGCTGCTTGAGGCGGTATTGGGCCCGCACGAAAGCAACGGAGGTATCTACGATGGTGTTGGACTCCTCTGTGCCTTGGGGGCGCGGGGGCACTCCAAGGCCGTGCTTCATCAAGATGGCTTCGAGCAAGTAGGTTCGTTGCCGCCATTGTTCGGGAGTGAGCTTTGCGATGGTGGGGACGGCATCGGGATCGACACGAGCGACGATTCGGTTGGCGATTTTGGGTGGCATGGGCACGCGGTGCTCGTGCCACCATTCTAGAGCTTTCTCTTTGGCTTCCAGGCAGTGGTTTTTGTTGCTGATCCGAGCGAGCAAGATACTAGCAGAGACCCCGAGGCGGGTGATCTCGGTCTTGGAGAACCGGGAGTTAGCTTTTTTGAAGCCCGCGTACCGTGTCGGGGATGTGAGTTGGAGATCCTTGAGCAGGTGTATCCAGTGTCGGTAGCGATCCGACCATAGGATGACGAGGGGTTCGACTTCGAGCAGGAGGTACATCAAGTCGGCTTCGGCTTGGGCCCCTGCGTTAGCGTGCTGCCGAGCTTTTTTCAGGAACGAGTCGAAGGTCCACTGAGCCATGCAGTTGTCTTACACCGGCAACAGGGCATTTGCAGAGGCTGGCCTATTCGGTTATGTAGGGGACACCACCTACCGTGCGAAAAAGCGACCTCTTGGTTGTAATACAAGCAGAGAACCTTTGCGCCACTTTTGGAACGCAGCACACTGTGCACTAACTCACCCTGAGCTGCTAATAGCGTCAAGGGCAGCTAGGCAAGTGTACACTTACTGTTGTCAGTATGAGCTGAGCTTTGAGGTTCTATTCGAAGTGAGGGATCGGATTAAGGCTTTGCGGACAAGAGGGCAAGTAAGATGAGTACTATCACACAATCAGACATTCGTAGAGCGAAGCTTGCACTTGGGTTTTTTCGTGTCTTTCCTGCTTTGCTAAACGCTGTAGCCAGCCATCTGGCTACTAGCAGGAGCGAATTTGCTCACCACGTAGGTCTAACTGCAGATGAGTTCGGTGATGATCTCGAAGCGTCTGCCTGCAGGCTAGGCGAGTTGCTACAAGCACAATGGAATGGCGAAGATCCCAGTACTTTCGATCGCTTCCATGCTCCCGATCTCGAAGCGTCCGATTGGAAAGCGCCATGAAAGTTAAGCAATGCATCGGCATGCTAGTACATTCCGCAAAAGCGATCGGCGGTGTGACGCTCGATGGCCCGCCCGGTTGATCGCGGAGGGTTGTGAACTTGCTGGCTTTCCGGTTTGGAGTTCAGCCCCGGATAAGGCGATGCTCCCCTATTGAAAAGACGCAAAGCCCGTCTCCTCCCAAGAGTAACCAAAATGACCAAAACCCTCACCGTTAGCGATATTCCGCAATTTATCCAAGGAGCCAACTACGGTGTTGACATCGGCTGGGGCTACTTACTGAGGTTCCTTAAGCAGGAGGTGGAAAACGGTCTCGACTTGGAGCCTAACTTCCAACGCTGTCACGTCTGGACTCGAGAGCAGCAAATTCGCTATGTCGAGTTTGTCCTCCGTGGCGGGACGTCGGGCAACATGATTCAGACCAACTGTCCTGGTTACCAGGATGGGAACAAACACGGGCCGTACGTTCTGGTGGACGGTAAGCAGAGGCTCAACGCCGTCGTGTGTTTCCTCAAGGACGAGTTCCGTGTTTTCGAGGGGAGGTCGTACGGAGGGTTCTACAGCGACTATGCCTGCATGGACATGCTGGTGACCCGGTTTCGTTGGAATGTCAACGACCTGTCTACGCGGGCTGAAGTGCTCCAATGGTACCTAGATCTGAACACCGGGGGCACCGTCCACACATCTGAGGAAATCGCGCGGGTTCGAATCCTGTTGCATCTGGAAAAGGAAAAGCGGGGCTAGCGTTTGGCCCGCCAGCGGCGTCTCTTGGGTGGTTTGGGCTCGGGGCCCGTTTTTTGATCAGCGAAGTTTAGAACCCGATTACAGGTTGCGAGCATGTAGCGGGTGTCTTGCAGGGACAAGGTGCAGGACTCGTAGAGGGCTCGGTTTCGGATGTTGGCAGCGGTCGTTTGTTCCTTGAGGTAGGCGCACTCGTAGTGTTTCTGAGTGACTTCTTCGATGGCGGGTTCGTGGAGTTTCCGGGCGACATAGAGGCCGGTCCAGAAGGCGAGCATTCCATAGGCGAGCCACCCTGCGCTCGTTCGAGGTAATTGGGGGTGGACATAACCCCCAATTACACTGCTGGGGCGGGTTAGGGAAGAACTCCGGAGCGAATCACACCCGGGTGTGCCAATGTCTTGATCCGGAGAAGCCGAATGTGGTCTAATAGGGGAGATGGACCACCGCCTTGTTGAGTTCAAGCGTTGCACCTTTGGTGATGGTGGTTTCATGTACGCGGATTGTGCGTACCGGGCCTTGTGTTCGTGTTCGTGGCAGAGCGCGGCATCGGGAGATCTGGACGCCTTGGTAGCCTTGTGGGAGGTGCACACGCGTGCAGCGTCGGAGACTCCTGAGAAACCGACCTTGTGGGGTCACCTTCGTGAGGATCGGCACAAGGTTCCCGTTGCTTTGCTTGAGCGAGTTGTCGAGGTAGCGAAGGGGAACGGCCCGATACCGGTTGTATTGGAGCACACGGACGACAGTGGCAACGTGATTCGTGCCTATCCGATCATCCAGGACGGCCGGGTTGTCCGGATTGACTTCTCGGTAAACGAGCACGAGGACTAGGAAGGGATCATGACGACATTCACGGTTGACGACGTGCGTCCGGTCGGCGAAGCCGACTGGGAGGATGGCCGGCGGGTCTACCTACCTTACGAGCCGTTTCCGACGGTCGGGACCCGGGACATGTTTCGGGCCAAGCTGGGCAAGCTCACCCACCAGAAGGGCGCGGACGGGCAGAGGGAGTTCGGCTACGAGCTACGGCCCATCGAGGCGTGCAGCGAGGCGGTGTTGATTGGACCTTCGAGCGGGCTCAATCCGCTCATCGAGTGTCTGAACCAGGCGTACGATCACCATCTTCCGGTGGTTCTAACTCCGGATGTGATCTGGACTTGCATCGGCCAGGGGTTGGCGACGCACATCAAGCTCAATTCGGAGCGTGTGCGGCATCAGTTCGTGCAGCACACGGGCAAGGAGTTCATCGAGATCGAGCGCAACGGCTTCGTGAAGGGCTCGCCGGACAACGACTGGCCGGGCTGCTTCGACGAGTTCGGCCGGGCGATCAAGGGCTTCATCGGGGACAAGTACGAGCTGTTCGTCGGTGCCTTCGAGACGACGGGGCCGCTGGAGAAGGCGGTCTCGGAGATCACGCTCATGGATGCGATGAGCGCCTACTTCGACTACGGGGTACGGACCTTGTGCGGGTTCCCGCGGTTCACGCTTCAGGGCAGCGCTTCCGACTGGCGGGAGATCCGAGGTCGCGTCCGTCTTTTCCGCGAGATCGATCAGGAGCTGGCCTTCTGGTTCGACCACTTGGACCCGGTTCTCGACGAGCTGGTGAAGGCGTCGGAGGGGCGTGCCGACACCGCCCTGTGGTCCAACTTCTACAAGGTCAGCGGGGGTTCGGGCGGGCCGTTCGTGAGCGGGTGGATCAACACGCTGTTCCCCTACCTTGTGCGTGACCGAGTCAACCCGGATCTCGACTGGACCAAGAACGTGGGGGCGATAATGAGCGGTCGCAACCCATCGGACTTCCCGAAGGGTCTGAGCGAGGTCCCGGTGAAGTGGCGCTACTACGAGGACACGTTCGACATGAAGTTCGTCGGCGGTCTGCTGGGCACGTCGGAGAACGTGGAGAACGGCAACGCCTTGCAACCGCAGTTCGGCTGGTGTGTCTACGATGCAACCGAGAAGCCGCGGTTCGAGGCGTCGGCCAGCGCCGAACTCTGACGCGGGGTGTATGCTGCCTGTGTGATTCGGGTACAAGACCTTCAGGATTGGCCGCATGTGGCTTGCCGGGACGGTTGCTACCGCCTGTCTCGCCCTCTGCCGGGCTTTTTCAAGCAACGGATACATGACGCCTGGGCGGTCTTTCTGGGCCGTGCGGAGGCGCTCAGGACGTACGACGGCAGCGAAACCGAGGACTGATACCCAGGTGGATTTCAAAAGGCACGTTCGGTGTAGGTTGAAGCATGACTACGATGCGGATTGTTACGTTCGATGCCCATGAGGAGCATGGGACAGCACTCATCTGCCACACGATCAAGCAAAAGCTTGTAGTCCCGTCGGAACGTGGCCGCATCAATGGGCCACACCCGCCCTTTGGAGTCTTGGTTGAGGTAGGCTCCGGGGTCGAAGTTGACGACACCCTCATGGGTCTCAAATTGCCCCCTACCTGTGGGTTGGAGCACGAGCGATCTCTTCTACCATCTCTTGCTCAAGCCTGACGGCGCACGTCTTGCAAACGTTCAAGTGCCCGAGACGACCGAAATCGACACCAGCATCTGGATCCGTCCTAGTCTAGGATCCCGGGTTCGAACCTCCGGAGGATGGCGGCAGCTCGTTCAAGACCGCCGATCAGGGTGCCTTTCTGCGATCCCTCTCTTATCTCCGTGATTTCACGAAGGATGGTATTTCTCGCTTCGTCTAAAACAAAGACTGCCAGTTCCCGTGCGTATTCGCAGGTGGGACAAGAACCGTTTTCTACATGTGAAGGGCAAGTCAGGGTCTTCATCGGAGTGGTTGCTCGCCATTCCCACCAGTTCTGAGGTGGTGGGACCAGGGTCCCACGAAGCGCTCAGAGTTTCAACAGCCGGTGCCCTTGGGTTGGAGGCTAGTGTCGGCGACGGTCTTGCCGGATCTCCTTCCGGAAGCGTCGCACAAAGACTGCGTTGAAGCGCTGCAGGGCTGCGAAGGCGTCGTCGTACTCACGCTTGGCCTTCTGCCATTCGGGTGTGTCTTGGGTGGAATCGGGAGTGAGGTTGAACGCCCCACCCCCGGACAGCGCTTTGAGTTTTTTGCCAATTTGGGAGACTTCGGCTTCCAGCTCGTCACGCCGCTCCTTGGCTTGGGTATAATCGGACGGCATGGAGGCGGCTGATCGGTGATCATAGCTGTAGGTCATTCCCGCCGGGGCTCAACTGGTGGATTAAGGGATGCCACAGTGGTGTAGTTAGGGGGGCATGACCCTCTACGACGACTTCAACCCCGACGAGCGTGTAGCCCCACGACCCCCGAGTGCCTTCGAGGTGTCCGGCATTGAGTTGAGCTTCGCGATCCCCGTGGAGGTGACACAAGAACAAGCTATGCGGCTTGGAGAGTGGATGGACGAGGTGACCAATGCTCTCTACAATCAACCCAAGCAAGGTGTACACTGGGTTGCGAGCCACGGCAGCCGCCCGAAGTGGTCGAGACACGACGCGATGGTGCTGGGCAAGACTCCGGATCCAGACGCTCCAGAGTATGGTGAGCCCGATTTCGACAACTCTATCTATCAAGTCGAAACGAGCGCTCGTAGTTTCGCTTCGGAGGCCGAACAACGGCGAGTCCTTCGGGAGCGGGAGCGATCTCCGAAGCCAAGCCGACGCAGTGACGTGATCGGAATCGCGATGCGGCAAGCGGCTCAAGCCTTTGGAGGGACCGACCGGGTTTTCAACGCGGCGGGGTTCGGCGTCGCCTTCATGCGGATCATGAACTTGAGGGGCTCCTTGGACGGAGAGGTAGTCCGAGGGATGCTTTGCGGGCGGCGGGATGTTGATATCCTGGACGACGATGCCCACTTCCGAATCCGGGGCGGCTTGCCGTAAAGGCACGAGAGATCTAGGCTCTGAAAGGCAGCCCTCGCCGCGTTGACGGGCAGATTAGGAAAGGGAGGTAGGCTTTCCTCTAGAATCTTTGAGTGAAAGGATCTAGATCAGAGAGCGAAACAACTTGCTCCCGCAAAAAATCGAGGGTTTGGTATTATGGCGAAAAGTTCTCGAGTACCTTCTCCTGTATGTCGGGAATCCTTGCCCCCTGAAACACAGAGGGATCTCGACACGATCCGACTGGAGCCCTCCCAGATGGAGGAGCTGATTCGAGCATCGAAACCTAAGCCAGACATTTTGATTCTAGACAAGTCGGACGAAGCCCCATCACCCCCCAAGCGCCGATGGTGGTCTTGGTTGCTGGGATAACGCCACCACCGGTGTATATTATCACCGACTAAGTATGACCTGCCCTGGGTGTGGATCATCGGCAGCGTACGTTGGGTTCTCGGCCGTCGAGTGCCCCAACCCGAGGTGCAGGCATTTCAAGGGGCCTGACCAGCTCCCGTTGGCAGATGCGATGACGCAGCGGGGGATCCCGCTCGACGTGGAGCATTTCCGCCAGATAGGGCCGCAGTTCATGCCGGGACGTCTGCCGGCGATCTTCTTGAGCTTCGTCCGGTGTGGGCGAGTCCACCCCCGTTGGCGGCGGTTGGAGACGGGGCGCTGGATGGCGGCTCAACCCAACGTGCTCAATCTCAAGCGTGACGTGCAGCCTTGTTTTCAAGTCCGGTCGGTGACCTTCCCATCCCTGGAGCTGTATGTCACGGCAAAGACCGCGCAGATCGATGAAGTCTGCGCCTGGTATGAAGCGGGGAAGGATGTATATTTGGAGTTGTCGAAGCGGCTGAACCAAACGCGAGAAGCGACCAAGTACGGGGTGTTTGAGGCCCTATACGAGGCCGGTCGCCCGCGGTTTCCGACGGTGACACACCGAGTGGAGCAACGGTATGCTTCAGAGCTTCGGTCGTACCGTCAGGCAACTCCGGATCGCAGGACGCGGGTTCGCAGGATCCAACAACTTGTGAGCAACATCGTGACAACAGCCGCGGAAGCGGTGCACGAGGCGGATCACCCTATCTGCGGAATCTACCACGACACCCTCTGGTTCGAGCAAACCGTGGATCTGGACGCGGCTGTCGCGGCTGTCCAAACAGTCCGGAACCTAGCCGAGTCGAAAGTGAGGGTCGTTTCGGAATGAGCACGGGCCCCAACCACCGGCTGACTCTGGATCAACTCGCTGGGGATCTGCGAGAGGCTCGCAAGCGAGCGGAGCAGGCCATCGAAGGTATGGAGGATGGTGGGACGGCCAATCTCGATCACCTCGTGCTACGGACGGGCAAGGGCTCGCCGATCGTTCGCAAGAGCGAGAACCTTCTGGAGGCCATCGTGGACGGCGGCGGTCAGCTTGGCTCGAAGATCGGGACGAGCTACCGCCTGTCGTTGGAGATCGACGGTGTGGGGCAGGGGGCCACGAACACGGTCGCGATGGAGACCGCGGCAACCTACTTGCAGGACCGGGGCTGGCCGGTCTCGGTGAGGTACCTTGCGGACTGACCATGCCTGAACCAATCACTACTGAACCCCGGTCGTTGGACCTTGCGGGGATCCCGCTGTGCCTTTACGCGCAATTCTGTGCCGCCACGTGCCCGGATGAACCAGAGTTCCCGATCCGTTCCGATACGGACGGCACGTTCGAGCGGTGCCGGAGTCGCCCACAAGCGCCGGGGGCGATCGGACTCTCGGTGCATGGCCCGAACAACCAGCGGCTCGCCGTGTGGCACCGTTTCCCGACCGAAGCCGATTACGAGTCGGTCTTCGAGCCACCCGCCGCCCTCGTCATCCACGCGGTGCCTATCGAAGCCGGCTTAGTCGAGAGCCCCATCAAGGTCATGGCCAAGCTACCGTTCGGTGACGGCCTGGACATGACGAACCCGGTCGTGCCAATCGTCGCCGAACTACTGCGAGCGGCCTATACCTTGACACGGGACCCACGTTTTCCGGAGCCCCTTTCTTGGTGGCTCAAGGGCTGAGTAGATGAGCGTCGGCATGTAGTCGGTGTAAAAGGGCCGTATGGACGACCGTGTAGCCCCGCCGCCTGACGACACCATCGAAGTGTCCGCCCTCGACCTGTCCTTCGCCATCCCGGTTCGAGCCACGCGCGAACAGATACGTCGCCTTGGGGAGTGGATGGATGAGGTCACCAACGCCCCCTACAACCAGCCGGTGGCCGGCGTCCACTGGGTCTCAGGGCATGGGAGCCGCCCCAAGTGGTCACGGTACGACGCCATGATGCTAGGTAAGGCTCCGGATTCGGATGCCCCCGAGACCGGGGAACCCGAGTTCGACAATTCCGTCTATCAGATCGCGACGACCTACCGCCCTTTCACCAACGAGAGCGAGCGCCAGCGAACTCTGCGGGAGCGAGAGAAGCGTCCGCGGCGTCCGAGTCGACACAGCGATGTGATCGGCCTTGCTATGCGACAGGCGGCCAAAGCCTTCGGCGGCGACGACGGCCTCTTCAACGCGGCGGGGTTCGGCGTCGCCTTCATGCGGATCGCTGACATGAGGGGTACCCTGGACGGCGAAGTCGTTCGAGTGATGCTGTGCGGCCGACGGGATGTCGAAGTCCTCGATGACGGCCACTTCCGAATCCGAGGTGGTTTGCCGTGAGGTTCCAGATCGTAGACGGCGGGGCCGAGCCGAAGTACCTACTGAACGATCCTCCCATGCTGGAGATGCGCTACAGCGTGAAGAAGGTGGGTATGTTGGAGGGGTGGGAGACGCTTGTGGGCGAGCCTTTCGACAACATGGGGGATGCTTTTTTGAAAAGCCGTGAGATGAACGACGAGTGGCTCGTCACGGTGCAGGATGAGGTGGACGCGTACCTGAAACGCTAAGGGAGGTCTTCGGCCATGGCAAAGAAGGAGGATGAACTCCGGGTGCCCACCCCGGTCCCGAAAGAGGACCGGCCGCGGCACAGTCAAAAGCCACGGCGAGTCCCTCGCGATCAGGAAGAGACCGTCCGGATGACTCCGAGCCATGTAGACGAACTGCTTCAGCAGTCGGGGGCGAGTCGCGAGGAATTGGAATCAACGATCCCGCGGTTGCAGCCCATGAGGACGATCCCGCCTCCGGCGACGCACCAAGCACTGAAGGCACCCCCAAAGCTGTGGCCCTGGCTGCTAGTAGCCGCGGTCGTAGTGGGGTTCGGAGGACGAGTAGCGGGTCTATGGTGACCGAATCGTGCGTCACTGGTTGCGGAGAACGACCCACCAAACATGGGTACTGCCGGCGTTGCCTGGCAGAACGTCGGGCGGAGTTGACTCGTGAAATCCAGGCTCTGAAGGTTCAGCTCGTCCAACGACAAGCGGCGCTCGAAGATCTCATCTAGTGTCGGTGTAGATAGGACATCATGATTGTCCTCTTCCCCCTGGTCGGGTTTTGGTTCTGGGCCGCCTGGATTGTGACCCTGAGCATCCTCGCGACGTGTATCTACCGCGATTCGTTTGGGTGGGCCACGTTCGACGTGCTGTTCTTGGTGTTTCTGATGTCGATGACGGGGCATATTCCGATCCTCGACATCTGGGCGCAATTGCAAGTCAACCCTTTGCTCGCGTTGTGGTGGGTTGGCGGGTATCTGCTTCTCGGGATCACGTGGGCGACGGCAAAGTGGGTCCGAATCCTGGTTAAGATTCGGAACGCCTACCGCGAATGGCGGAAGAATAACCCGGACATGGAGCCGGACAGCCTAGCAAAGGAGTTGAACTTGCCATACGAGTTGCTCCGCAAGCATCTCAAGCTCGTAGAGGGCAAGCCGAAAGTTGATGTGAGCGACTACAAGACACGCATCATGGGGTGGATCGCCTACTGGCCGATCAGCGCCCTGCTCTGGATCCTTGGGGACCTGCTCGCAGACACCTTCGAGATGATCTACCAAAGCATCCGAGGTCTCTACCAAGGGATGGCGGATCGTATCCTCAACGGGTGATGCTGTATATACAGCTAGAACTCAAACTCCCCGTACTCCTGCCTCGGTGGTAAAGGCTGGCGCGAGACGAATCGAAAGAGTGCTCCACGTGCGACGCAAGGGTAGCAGGTACACTCAGCTTCACGAGCTTCTTCCGCGCTGTACTTGTAAGCGCAGTCTCCGGCGGAGATGTACCGCAACGCGCCAATGAGCCAAGGCACGCAACGCAACTCTTCTTGCGTTTCACACAACGCGTCTTGGAGGCGCACGACCACGGTGTCTCTCTCCATGCGTGGTGTGTAGCACTTAACTCGACGGTCGAAATCTAAATCGACCAACTCTAATGTTCTTCCAATGGTGTTGTTATTCCGCGCCGCACGGAGGTCTCTAGTATGGAAACAAAATCGCTGGGTCAGATCGCGTTCGATGCCTACAACGAGTCCCGAGGTGGAGTTAATTTCCAAGGCCAAAAGACCCCTCCTTGGGGCGAGTTGCCGGAGGGGATTCGAGTCGCATGGGAGGTTGCAGCACAAGCGGTGAAGGCCCACTTGGAAGCTGCGTAGTGCCCTTGTAGCCATGCTACCCCGAGATGCGAGATCTGAAGCTCTTGACGCCTCGGGAGCGCGAAGCTCTGAGTTACTTCGTCCGTGGGCTGAGCCAGGCCAAGATTGCACGGCAGATGGACATCTCGATCAAAACCGTCGAAACGTACCGGACGCGAGTCGGACAGAAACTCGGGCTGCGGAACCGTGAGGATCTGATGCGGCTCGCGCTGGAGCTGGGGATGCTGCACCCAAATGAGGACGAGGACTGAATGTACGGCGACAGTTACCAACCCGAGAATCCTGAGACGTACGAGACCGCCTGCAAGATGTTCGCGACCTGCGACAACCGAAAGGATCTGTCGACGGCGCTCATGATGTGCCTGATGGATCCGACCTTCGCCAGACCGGACATGCACGTCGCCCACAAGCGCCGGTGTATAGAGATGGGATGGGAGTGACCCCAGGCAAGGCGGACCTTCGGCCCGGTTGATCCACTTGCTGGGCAACGCCACCTATGGACGGTGGGACGACGAGATCCGGTGGGGCCGCTACCAACGCACCCGAAACGCCGCTCGGGCTAGCGGCCTGTGGAGCCGAAACCTGTTTGACGGCCGTGGGGCGATCATGCCGAAGGATCTCCCCGAAGACGAAGACCTCGGGGTCGTATGACCTCGCGACCGAAAAAACCTTCGTTGATGACGAAGCCACACCCACTTCAGCCGCTGCCGCCAGAGGAACTGGCGAAGATTCCACCCCTCACGGATGAACAGATTCGAGCCGCCATCGAGCGTGGGGCTCGCGAACGATTCTCCCATGAGCGTTAAGAGTCGGGCTCGGAAGGTGCAGCGGGCCACCGAGCTGCCCTATCAGACGTGCCTACGGCTCGTACGTTGCGAGATAGCCTACGAGCCGGCGTCGGAGGACTGCGAGGTCCGCAGGGCTCTCCTGGAGGCCACCAAAGGCCATTACGTGCAACCGGACCTGCGCGCTTCGCCGTGCCCTTGTGTGGCTTGTGATACCTAGAGAACGTTCTTGAGCAACGGCTCTTGATCGTCGGGGAGGGTGCCTAGGGCGTAGTGGGCAACCATCTCGGCGAAGTTTTCCTCGTGGTTCTTCTCTGCGTAGGGGGATACGAACGCGAGGTCTCCCTTCTGCTTGAACCATTCCTCCAACCGGATGATGGCTCGCTTCTTGGGGTCGCTCTGAAGCTCGACGATGACGCCGGCCTGCCCGCGGGAGTTGACCTGCACGCCTTCCGGGCCGACCACCCAGGTCTTGCGGCCTTCGGGGATGGTGTCGCCGGGCTTCGGTCGCTTGGAGGGATCCTGTCGCATGTCCCATAGGGCTTGGCGGTTGCGGTCCGCGATGACCTCGTAGATCTCCTGGATCTGGCGGTCCTTGCCGGCGAGGAACTTGAAGTGGAGGCGGTGGCCGAGTTCATGGATCACGCTGGCGACGGCCGGCGCTTGGGAGCCCCGTAGGTTGGCCCGAACGAACAGTTCGTCCCGGCCCTTGAGGTAGAAGGCCAGGATGCGGGCGGAGCGGCCGATGGTGTTGGTGACCTGGATGTTGCCGTAACAGACCCGGGAAAGTCCCACGCGGGAGAGCTGTTGCGCGGCCTTCTCGACAACCTTGGCGACATCTTCCATCTGCTTTTCGGAAAAGCCGCCCGTGTTGATCAGCGTGAAGGGGCCGGCTTTGAGTGTGGTGTCGCCTTCCTCCGTGTGGAAGCGGCCTCGCTCGATCACCTCTTTGGTGGTTTCGTAGAGTTCGACCAGTTGGTTGGTGAACTTGGTGAAGACCGCTACGGCCTTGTCGGGCTTGATCCGGTTCATCTGGCGCTTGGCGAGGGTGCGGGCGCCGCGTTCCAGAATCTTCCGCTGCTTGGGGGTCAACTGGTAGCCCCGCAGGACAGTCAGTACGAGCATTTCGATCCCGTACTGCTTGGCGAAGTGGAAGGTGGCTCGGACTGCGGCCCCGGCGCTCACCTGGGCACCGTAATCCTCAGGGTTGGCCTCGACGGACTCCGCCTCTTTGGCGAGGGAGTCGAGCAGCTTCTGGAAGTTGAACAAGTGCCGCTTCAGCTCCGCAACCTCGCTATCTGCAAGGGCTTTTTTGCGGCGAGGCAGGGAGGCTTCGAGGAAGCGCTCGATGACGCGGGTGGCGTGGGGCATGGTTTCCCCCTGAGCGAAAGCATTGAAGCATCTTCGGCGGTGTAATTACCACCCATGCCAGACCGCCCCGAAGACCTCATCGAAGCACGTGTCCAGAACGCTCTCAAAACCCTCGCGGACAACCCTGAACACAACGAGCTGCGGGCCGCCGTCGCCCACATGATCGAGGACCGGCGGAAGCTCCAGGACCGGCGAACGCCCTTCGAGGACGTGGTCGAAGAGATCGGCCAAGTCGTCGAGGAAGCCACCATGGGGGCCGAGCGGGCGGCAGATACGGTACGGAAGGAAGCCGGGCGAGTCTCGGCCAAAGCCCGGAGGTTCATGGGCAGCTTGCGAAAGGCCGTCGAAGATCTCAAGGACGAGCCGTGACTTCCGCAGAGCGCAAGCTCGCCTGGGAGCCTCTATCGAACATCGAATTCCACATGGACTGCGCCCTCATGGACTTCGTGGCGGATCGGATCTTGAAAGATGCTTCGGGAACCTGACTGCGAATGGTGTCAGGACAGTGGTTTGACGGCCTCTGGGGGCTTCAACGAAATCCCCAGGACGTGTGAGTTTTGTGAGCGTGGTGAGCTGGAACGGCGCCGCCACTGCCGTTACAACATCGTAGCGGTGACGATCCTAGGTCTTCTGTTCTGCATTCTCTGGTGGTTGCAATGGGGAAACGATCTCGCAAGGTGACGGTCACGAAGCGAACCGTAACCATCTTCGACCTTCGGATCGGATACGAGTACGCCAAGTTCACGGTCGACCCGCAGCCGAACCACTACAGCCTAGCGATCGAGAGTTCCTACGGCGGCTACGCCTTTGCTTGGACGCACCCGGGGCCTTGTTTTTACAGCTTCTTGGCTGGGCTCGATATGGGCTACGCGGCCGGCAAACTCGTAGGTGGTCGCGATCGTGAGTTCGACCCCGAGGCAACCACGAAGTACATCCGCAACGAGATCCTCCAGACCCGCCGCGCCGGGGGTTGCACCGCCAAGCAAGCCCGCCAGGAGTGGGAGCTGGTTTCGAGCGGCATCGAGCATGAGGGTGACTTCTACGACTGGATGCGTGATACCGAGCTATTCACGGACACACACGAGTACGTCCGTGAGAAACCGGGTCCGCGGCTCGCGGACTTCCAGCATCTCTACGAGTTGTTCTGGCCCTCGTTCTCACAGGCGTTGTTGAAGGTGAAGAAAGAGGCCGACGCAGCGTAGTCGTCGAGGTAGACGATTGGAACCTGGACTTCGTAGCGCATCGGATAGACCCACACCCGATCGTGGGTTCCCATCTCGGTGCTGAAGGCGGTGAACGTGAGGGGCTCGTACACGATGCGTACGGTCATCGATTGAAGTCCAGGTTGAGGTCTGAGCCAGGGAAGAGTCGAACCGGGTGCTCTTCGTCTTGCGCCAGCTCGACGAACACCGGGGTGTCTCCAGAGAGCTTCACGCGCACGGACAGCGGTTGGGAAGGGCCGTCGACACGGAGCACGATCTGTTTTTCGTCCGTGTCGTAGTGGGCCTGAATTTCGAGCGTCTCGTGGGCTCCGGAAGGCAGCCTGCGCTGTGTTGTCTGGCCGGTCAGAAAGCCCATGAACTCACTCAAGCACAAGGTGATGAGCGCATTGGTGCTGATCTTCTCTCGGGCAGCTACGACCCGCACCTTGTTGTAGAGCGAACCGGGAAGGCGTAATGCGAATTGACCCCGGGTGTCGTAGTTCGTGAGCGGGGGCGGGATGTTCTTGCCCTCGGCATGCTGCGCCTCGATCCAGCGTTCAGCGACCTTGACGAGATTCTGAATAGCCTCTTCTGGCGAGTCGCCCTTTGCAGTGCAACCAGGGAACTCTAAAATCTCAGCAAGGAATCCGGGATTCTGCGGAGTCAACACCCAGGCATAGGGCTGTAGCAGCTCCGGAGCTTGGTTTACCGCCATTACCCTATCTACACCACTTTTTGGTGTAAGCTGGACCCATGGTCAAAGCCGGCGCAATCGCCTCGGACAACAAACGTATGGCAATTCTCGGTCTGTCGCGGCTGAACTGCGAAAAGCTCGTAGAGGGAAAGCCGATCGTAGTGGATCTAGCGGAGTTCGGGATCGAGGGGCGGCTCGTCTTGGTCGGAGGTGAGACCGAGGCTGACATCACACGCGAGCTGGCCCAACACTTCACGCTGCCCTCCTAGTTCTTCGATGCGTTCGCCAGGGTATGGACGCCCAACGTGTGGTGCGGCGACACCTTGCCGCAAAAACCGTACGAATGATCCATCGGATCTACGAGGGGGACTCTTCCTACCCGGCGGTCACGCATACGTTCGCGGGCAAGACCCGGGAGGAGGCTCGGGGCTACTTCGAGGCCCATCTGAAGACCGACGAGTTTTTAGCCGCGATGGAAAAGGACGGCCAGTGGGAGAACGTGGAGGGTCGCACCGAGATCGAGTGGGACGACGACTAGTCCTTCGCTTTCCACTTCTCGTAGAAGGGCTTTTGGTGCTCCCAGTCGAGTGAGCGGATCTTCACCTGCGGGTGTTGCTTGCGGCTGCCGGGATTCGGGTTGGGTACCATGCGGTCCCCAACCGACTTGAGGAAGTCCTCGCGAGATCCGCCTTTACCACCACCCCCATCGTCCTTCTTCGGCGCTTCGACTTTGCCAACGTCGACTCGTGGGTAGTCCTTCTTGAGCCCCGCATGGAACGCCTCGGGCGTCGTGTTGCGGATGTCCGTGCGCTTGGACATCGCGGTGTCGTAGCCCGTGTAGGAACGAGCACTACCCAGGCTGTGGTTGTTGCCTTCGCTCGTGTGGATCGACTGTCCCTTGAACCAGAGACGCAGGTCGCCGTCGGGAGAAGTCGCGTGCGGGACCTTGAGCCCCTTTTGAACCTTCCACCCCTTCTTGTCGAGGTAGGCCATGATGTCATCTTTGGCCTTGGCGTAGGTCTTCGCTTGTAGGAAGCGGGTGGCGACTCGTTCAGATCTCTCGCTCACGTCGGCGATCCTCCAGCCTGTCTAGAACCCAACCCATGAAGCAGAACGTTCGGTACAGCATGCGCTGGCCGATCGTTTCCCTCGGGTAGGACATGCCCTTGGCGTCCTATCAGGGTTTTACCGGACTAGTCCTCGAACACGGGCATACCCTCGTGGCTGTCGCAGTGGGAAAACCCATGGTCACCGGGGCCGAAGCCGCGACCACACTGCGAGCACGAGACCATAGGGAAACGCGCAACTTGCATAGGGTCTCTCTCGCGAGCACGCAACGCCTTGTCCGGTGGGACAGTTGCAATAGACTTGGCGCGAATCAGGATCTCGCAGCAGCTATCAAACAACCAATGACGTCGATTCGTAACGAGTCATAACGAATCTTACTAACTTGCCATCTTCATCAAAAACGCCCGCGATAAGACCGTAGCCGTCAGACCATGCTCCACAGATCCCGTTGAGGACTCCCAGCAACCCGACAGTGCTGTTGGGGCCTGCTTGGATTGTGGAGTGTTCCGCTGCCAACTCAGGAGAAACAGGTAATCGTGTTTCACACATCCTGTGTAGAAGATCACGCACACCGAGCTGAGGACCACGTTCGTCGTCTTCGATCATGGTGTTGAGTCGGTGTACAATTTCCTGAGCTGTAGCGTGGTTGTCCATACCAGGCTCTACACCGAACACAGGTTTCAATATGGCAACACTTTCAATTGATCTGTACGGAACGCTGTACGGATTCTTGGGTCAGCCTGGATCCCCCAGCATCAAGTTCTTCAACACCGTGCATGAGATCGTACGGCAGCCTAGGGAACATGGGAGTCCTTCGTTCATTCAGAGATTCTGCGAAGCATACACTCTGGAACCCACGACCGATGAGGCAAATCTGATTGAGGGTTTGTTGGAGACACTGCATTTCGGCTGGGTATCCAAGGCAGGACCGGACATGAAGCACGGGATCTGGGATCACTTCAAAGGCGGAATATACCTGTCGGAGGGTCTCGGACTCAGCGCCGACACAGGAGAGCTGGAAGTCGAGTACGTCTCGCTTCTCCACGGGACTCGACACCATCGACGCTGCTCCCAGTGGAATGAGATCGTTCTGTGGCCGGACGACAAGTACCGGAGTCGTTTTGTGCTCCGACAGGGGCAGGAGGCGCCACCCTTCAAGGTGCCGAAGGTCAGCGAGATTTAATGCCCTTCCACGGTTGTATAACTTGTCCTGATGGTCGCAGTTGTTCCCGTCGTGGCCGTTGCAGAGAGCGGTGGGATCACTTGCTGTCGGACGACGAGTGAGCTTCGGCGAGCTGTGTCCCGGCAGCCGTACGGCGGTATGAGTGCTGTTCCTTGCCTTCGAAAGGCGTGGTGTCTAGCACGCGATGCAGGTAGCCACGTCGCCACAGCTCAATGGAGTCCCGGAATTGCGCCTTGGTCTTGGGAAACTCGTAGACGTCGGGTTGGTAGGCTTGAAGCAACTTGAGAGCGAACGGCCTCAGAGGGTCCGGGGCGAATGGTTCGTCCAGCTCAAACGTCTGAGCGCCGTGCTCGATGGCCTCGCTCCTAAAGATGCGGTCGATCTCTACCCAAGCTTCGTGTTCAGACAGAATTGCTGCCGGCCCACAGTTCCCGAGCGTCATTTATGAGGTGATCTCTACGCCCCTGTTGGTAGAGCAGCGCGAAGCCTTCCTCGCCGTAGGAGTCGGAGTCCTGGAGGATCGTGACCCGGTACTCTTTGCCACCGTCTTCGGCGGGCGTGATGAGCAGGGCGATGAAGTTGTCGGCACTCATAGGAAGATCGTTTTGGCGATGCGTTTCGGGATGGGCACGCCCAACATCGTAGCGAACATCGCGAACACGCGCCAGGCGTTGTACGTGGACATGCGGACACACCGCTCTTCCCCATCCTGAGCGACATTCAGGTAGAAACCCCCATCCGGCCTGCGCTTGAGGCTTACTGCGCCGTCACCTTCTGCCCGCGGGGGTTGTGGTTCCCAGTCATCCATCAAACACTCGTTGTTTGGAGGTCTATCCAGATCTCGACCTGCCAGCCCCTCACCTTCTCGTGCAATTCGTGATTGAATGGCGGCGAGTAGAATCCTTCAGGCACGATAGTGTGCGGTCGGCCTTCTTGGAGCGAGGTGCAGCTTTCATCTTCACACTCGAAGGCGTTTGGGTGCTTGCGTGGGTCGTAGTCAGGATCCGGTACACGGAAATCTGAGAGGTTTGGAGTCGGGTCAATGTGAGCAGTGAATACGAAAATTCTCTCCATGACCATGTCAAAGCTGACTGCGATCAACGGCAGCCAGGCTGCGTATGCGTTGTCATGCTCGAAATCAGTAGGAACCCCACGCTCGGGGCTTTCGGCCCCGAGGCGAGCCCTCAGGTCCCACCGGTGGGAATTCCGCCCGTCTCGTCGGTTTAGGCTGGACAGCCCAAGAATGAGCCAAGGTTCTTTCCCCTCGTAGGGGTGGACAAGGTAGACGGTTGTCGTGAATTGATCCGAGTCGCGACAGATGGGTCGTAGGTCGATCATGGGCGGAAAGTTGCTGACTCGAATACCGTTTGACATGGTTCCTACTTCAGTTGGGAAGGTCCTTCTGCTGCCCGAAGACGCGGTCGAAGTTACGTCGGTACGTGGGCGTCGCTACCTGGGCCGGCCCCTTGTGGTTGGGTCGACGCCCTTTGAGAACGGTTCGAACCGTGTAAGTAGGGCTGCCTTCCTGAGGCACTAATTGCACAAGATCCTCTCTGGGATCAAGGGGCTGTCCTTCGTTGACCGTAACTAGCAATGAGGGCTCTGGTTCCCCACCGTCAGTGGTACGCAAACCCAAGTACTGACCGGTTTCCGGCATCGCGATGGGTAGAAATTCGTCTGTAGCCTTCACTTCTCCCCCCGATTCTTGCGTTCGAGAACCACGGTATCCCTAGCGATCTCCCCACACACGACAACGAACAAGGGTAGAACGATCGTTAAGTACCATGGGACCTGCTCCAGGGAAAAGACCGCACCCAATGTGATCGCCAACACAACGCCCGCGGCGCCCAACTCAATCCTCACCCATCTGATCCATTCGTCTTGATCCATGTCAACTCTTCAAAACCCTAGTCAATTTCTTGAATCGACGGTGGCCGTCCTCAATCAGTTCTTCCAGGGGTCGGATAGGAGCCTCATACTCGAGCCATTCTTCAAGGGATCCAAATTCTTGATCTCCGAGGTGAACGAAGTGTGGTTTGGCGGCCACCAGCTCGCGTAGGAGCGGCTTGCTATGGGTGACGACCACGGCAGCCAGCGTATGAGTAGGAGGGCTCTCAGCGAAGCCTCGTAGCGTCTGGCCCATACTCCGAGACCACGCTTCGGACAGCCCGAGGTCTGGCTCATCCCAGATGATGATGTGATCCTTGTTTCGACCTTGACAGGTTGTGATTCCAGAGAGCACGGTTTGGGCAGAGTTTTTACCCGTGGCGTCGTAGGTCTCGCTGCCGTAGATAAAAGATCGCTCGATGCCTCCTGTTTGGCGGTGTTCCATGGATATAGGAATGGCTTCGACCTTAGCCCGTGCAGCCAGTGCTGACAGGATGCGGCGTAGGACGCTCTTACCCGAGGCGTTCTCCCCCACGACCACGACAAACCGACTCTTGGAGCTTTCCGCCCATTGGTATTGGAGGAGATCTTCCTCGGGCCGGAAATAGACAAGGTCGAAGGCCAGTTGGAGCAGCTCAGAGGCCGTCTTGAATTCGTAACTCATCTCGATCTCCTCGCGCGTGAGGCCGGTGTCAGGCGTTACTTTCAGTCTGTAGGTATTACAACTGAGGGAGCCTCAACCCTAAAACTTTCGACAACGGCGTAGGGTCTCACGGTAAGTCCGCTCACATGCAGAGTGTTCTTTCGAGCTACGAGCTTTGAGTTTGCAATGAGTGCGGTCTTGTCCAGCGTCGTGCCAGCACTGCATCACGTCCCGCTGGTGGTCACGCGGCCCATGGGCTAGTGCTCCCAACGGGAAGCCTAGCAAAGCTACGAGCAGGATTCGTTTCATGTTTCAGTGCCGTCCCAGCCCGCGGTCCAGAGATTGGCAGTAAGATTCGAAGTCTTGGACAAGGTCCTTGAGTTCTGAGGATTCGGAGACAGCCAGGAGGGCCTCGTGCACGTCTAGTAGGCGTCCGGCTTGGATTTCGTTGTAGGGTCTCACCAGACCCTCGCAATAGTTGCTGAGAGTGGCCTCCGCTTGACGTAGTCGCGTGCGATCGTTGTCGGAGAAGGCGGGGTTTTGTAGAGCCACCTTCAAACCTTCCCGGATCGCGATGAGACGTCTGCTTTGGAGGTCAATGAGCCGTTCGGACAGGGCTACGAGGGCTGGATTGGTTTCGGTCGCCATGGGACTGTCAATCGGGTTACGGGCCATTGTAGATGCTGGCCCTCTAGGGGCCTTATATGTGCCGAGATCCGGAAATTCCCCCTCGACACATCAAAAAAGTTGTAAGTCTTCACAGGTGTTCTTTACAGAGAGGGCAGTTCACCTTGTCCGGGTCCTGGGTCGAGGTGGTTGACGGCAGCTCCCGCCCACAAAGAGTATGGGCCCTGAAGAGCTTGATAGGACCTAGAACGGGATTGTTGTGAGGGGCCTCACGAATGCTGCCCGTCCGCATGTGAGTGAATAAGGCCGGCCTCTTTCGGGCTCGCTCGAGTATGTCCTTCACGCACCCATTTTCCTGGTGGTGTGGAATTCCGACTCGATTGCCTCGATGGCGAGACGCAGCGACCTGATCGCTTGACTCCGTGCTAGTCTTCCGGCTGGGCTCCCGGTGGCGCCTGCGTATGCGCTCGCTGCCGCTCGGGTGATCTCATCGATGGCGGCACGCCCGTGCTGGACGGCAGTCACATATGGATCCTTCGTGGGTGCGAAGTGCATGCCCGACAGGTATCCGATGACCGTTCGCGCGGCTTCGATATCTCGAGGTAGGATTATTCCGTCTGGCCGCGTGGTAGTGTCTGGACGTACGACGTAGTGGGTATTGCTGTTGCCTCCACCACGGAGTCTCTCGCCGACGAGTTCCACATGGGGGGCGATCGTGTCGTCGTCCTGACCGACGCCCGGAACCTCGATTTTCTGTATGACTGAACTCGTATTCGGTCTCGATGGTGTCATGGTGTGTCCTCTTGGTGTTGCCTTGGTATTACAATCCAGACCGTAGAATTCTAAAACCAAAAAGCTTGAGACGACGATCTAACCTTCCTCCTGTCGCCCCTCCTGGAGTCTGAAAGCGTCGTTTACCCCCATGTATGTGTAAGCCAGCTCGTAGCGCCTCCAGTCCTCATCGCCCAACTCAGCTCGGAAACGGCGGTAGGTCTCCACGTCCGGATGCCAGATGAATTTTAAGTGGTAGTCCGGCGGGGTCTTGTGAATGAAATCACCCTCGTCGGCGTGCTGCGGCGCGATGAGTGTCACGTCCGCACGGGTCTTGAGGTGGTCTATCAAGCCAGCGCACAGCCCGGGGCCGTCTTGGAGATAAAAGACGTTATCGTCGATATAGTAGCAGAAGGGCATCGCGATCGGAAGGGGCTGCCCTTCTACATCGAACATGGTGAGGTCGTAGGACTTGAGCCGGATGACGACGTAGGGCTCACCGTTGAGGACGTGCGTGAAGGGGGTCTTGGAGAGCAGCTTGTAATCATCACGATCCGCGAACCAACCCGTGAGGCGGAGCTTCTCGGGAAGCGACGGCGGCACCACGTAGAACTGTCCGAAGTCTTTGTTGGGGGTCTCGCCGGTGTAGACGATGGACTCTAGTACCTTTGTAGTTGTATCGTCGCCGGAGGTCCGAACAGTGGTGACTCGTCGGACCTCTACGTTAGGGCCTACCTGAATGGCCTCGATGGCGACCTCCTCGCTGGTCTTCAAAATGCTGGTCTTAACCTTGTGTTCAGTCATTGGGGGACCAAGCTTGCTGCATGTTGTTCCGCGTGAGCGCTAGAAGGTCATCTAACACGCAGTTTACGGCTTTAGCGACATCTACCGGGTCGTTTGTTCCATCTTCGAGGTTGCTCAACCAACCACGCGCAGCAGCAATGAGCGCAACTGCCTGCTCTTTCGGAGTATCTTGTTTCCAGGTTGGCTTACGCACCTTAACTCCACTGAAGTTTGAAAACTTTTCTCGATGGGAAGGTGCAGATGTTCCCGTTGCGCGAAAGCTTGACGTGGTATTTCGAGACCCGCGTCTTCGATCCCTTGCGCATCGTCACCTTTGAGACTGTCCCGTAGAACTCCCCGAAGTCGGACACACGAACGTAGTCCCCGACCTGGAGCACCTCGTCTGGGTCCACGTTGAGCTTGTCGCCGAACAGCTCAACGGCCTTGACTACAGCCTCTTCTACGGTGCGGTCCGTCTCGGACGTGTCGTGCTCCAAGACGAGATTCTTGCTCGGGTCGAATACGCAAAGTTGCAGTCCGCGGCGCCCCCGGCCCGGTCGGAGCATCCGGGTCCCGGGGATCTTGGTGTCGGTGCTTGACTGGCTCTGCCGGACGGTGGCGAGGTAGCCGTTATCGAGATCGTTGATCAGCTTTCCGAGCTGCTTGAGTGTGCGGACTCTCATATCACTGGTATTACAACCCTGCCCTTAGGATTCTAAGCCTAATTCTCAAAATTTCTACACCACTAAGAACGGTGTAGCACTCTCTGTGCCCAAAAGTGAGACAGTGTACTAACCATCACGGAGATCCTCTATGACCATTCGCATCGGACTTTTTGGCACTTGTGACAATAACCGCTGGCGGGACCCCTTCATGGCCAAGTATCAAGAACTAGGCATCGAGTTCTTCAATCCGATGGTGGATGATTGGCACCCAGGACTCGTGGCTGACGAGGCTCGGAACCTAGCTGAAGATGAGGTCATCCTGTTCCCAATTCTTGGTTGGTCTTACGCAGAGGGGTCCCTATCCGAGCTGGGCTTTGCACCGCTTAAGGCCACGCGGCAGAACAAGAACCGCAGCTTCGTCTTCTACATCGAGACTGAGCTACACCCTCGTCTGACCGACCCAGACCGGGGTAAGGCATCGCTACGAAGCCGCGAGCTTGCGTTAGGACACTTGCGGGAGTTAAACGCCCCGAACATCTACATAGTGGATTCGCTCGACGAGATGCTGGAGACGAGCATTAAACTGCACTCGGCCTACACAACGTTGCAGAGCTTGCAGTCCCACTCTTGACAGCAGGCAAGGTCCCACTCTTGATGAAGGTGATATTCTGTTACGACGGCGGAGCGCCCTTGCGCTCTCTGTGAACGTGTAGTACAGCTCTTGGCCGCAGACTCAATGGGTCTTTCTATGCTGTCACGTCGCTGGTGCCAAAGCCGGGGAGTCGTCCTTCCGCTATCGCTCGACCTCATCCACGATCCTGGCGTCGTTCGAGGGCGGACTCGTAGGATTCTTCACCGCCCCAGTCCGCAAGCAGTTCGTCAGGGTCGCGCTCCCACCCAAGCTGAACGGCAATCTCCCTCAACTTAGGCTCGGATTTGCGTAAGTCCTTCCGCCAGATCCCCGTCTCGAAGATCCGCGATATGGGTTCGCCGTCGTCGCCGTAACCCTCGACCTCCATGCAAGCAAACTTGACTAACTCATAACCACCATCATCGGTCAGTCGGTGGGTTACGAGTGACTTGATGCCCTCGCCATCGTGGTCGCAATGAACCTGATTGGCAGCTTCCCATGCAGTACCATCATAGTCGATTGCGATCCATTTCGACTCGACCGGCTTGATACTACGCACGCGGTACATCGTCATACCCAACCTCCAGACTCCATCCTCATGGTGCGGGCGTCCTCTGCCCGCCCGCAAGCCCTCTCGTACACAAACTCCACGGCGGCCTTTTGCTCGGACGTGAAGTCCTCATCCTTGACGGCAGGAACCGCCATAACGCGACGACCGTGACATTCCTCACAGGGCACGTCGTAGACGCCTGCAAAGTAGGATTCCTCGAAGTCGGGGTCCCGCTCGAAATCTTCACGGGTCAAGCCGTTACCGTCGATGGCAGGGTTGCAGTGCCTCCCCTTGCCGTGGCAGCGATCGCAGACCTCGAACTTGACTGGGAACTCGGTCTCGATCTCTTTATCGTCGTCGTTCGTCCACTCGATGACGGCAACCATGCGTTGTTCGTCGACTCGGTCAAACATCTTGGGCTCCGAAGTAGAGGGTGATCTGGTTGGGCTCGTTTGACTGCACCCTAAGCAGGCCGTGCTGGTCCATGAGCACACGGAGGTCCGCGGCGTTGATGGAGAAGCTCCTGGGGATCCTGTTCCACCCGGACACGGAAACCCCACACTTGAACCGTGAGAAAGCCTGGAGCCCGGCGATCTGGAATGTGAACAAGTGTGGGGTTTCCGTGTCCGGGTGGAAGTCGTACGTGATTGGCTCGAGACCCACGTGGCGCTTCAGAATACCGATGAATCGGGTTGGCGGGAGCGGTTTGCCCATGCTTATAAGTACAGCTGTGGATCCGATTATCCTAAAAGTTTTTGAGAAGCCCTTGCTTTTACAGCTTCAAACTCCACTGGAGTACGATGTTGCCTTCCTCGTCCGTGTAGCGGCCGTCGATCTGAGCGCCTTTGTCCACCAACGCAGCTTCGATCTGATCTGGTGTCTTGTGGGTCTTCATGGTGATCTGAGGGCGACTGACGGCCTGTAGGAGGTGGATTAAGTCCGGTGTTTGATCCAACGCCATCTCGAGCTTCTGCTCCAAGAAGGCGTCTACAACGTAGGCCCGACACTCCTCGTGCCCTTGTTCCACGTCTTGCCAGCCGGTGGCGTCGATACCCCACACCTTCTCGGCAGTCTCGGCCACGAGCTGGATAAAGTCCTCCGAGTGGTTCATGTGTAGGACGTGACACACTTCGTGTAGAAGTGTCTGCAGCACTTGAGCAAGGCTAGCCTTGTACCCGATGGTGAGCGTAGTCACCATCGCCCACTGCACGCCGCGGGTGTCGTAGGTGGAGCTGTGCTTGACGCTAAGTTCGACATTACGGACGAATCCCAGGGCCTGGCAGTACCGCCAAGCCTCGGCTTCTAAGTCGACCCCCTGGTAAACGGTTGGGGTCTTGCGGCGCTTACGGGCGTCCCTGTGGGCTTCCTTCAGTGACACGGCTTTGTTCCCTAAACTAGCGGAGAAGCTCCGGCAGCCGCCACCCTCCGGCGGCGATCACGGTGCTGTCCTCAAGGGCGATACCCCACAGCACACACGGACGCTCGCCTTGGGGGTGCTTGTAGACGCCCCGAGCAAGGATGTAGGTGCCCTCCCAGCGGCGGTCGGTGGCGGCCAACGGGTGGGGCTGCGGTGGGTCCAGGCGCTCGATGGAGCGGACCACCCGCCGGGTGAAGACGGTGTGCTGACTGTCGCGGCCCTTGCAGCCACAGCGACAGGGTTCGATCCGCTGGCGGATCTTCTGCGGGCCCTTGAGGTAGTGTTCGCGGATCCGGATTTCCATGCTCGTACTACAGCCGAGCGGGCCGAAACCTAAAAACAAACCCCGGTATTTCGCCCCGGGGTGGGGCTAGCCTTGGGTCGCGGTGGATCCACGCCCGAGACAGTCAAACCCCCGATCCACGGTTGCTGTTCGCCGCCACAACAGCCGGTTGTGTTCGCCTTGGCAGAGGCTAGCTCCCCGACTCATAACCGGGTCGTCCGAGGTACCCCTAGCGCCTGTAACCTGTGGTCCTTGGGCCATCCAGGGCATCCCCGAGTGTGCCGAGCTAGGCACGTGGATCCACTCTACACCAGCTAAGCCGCTAGGACGAGATAATTTCTCCTACCAGACCAAACAGCTGCTCAACCTGTTCGCGATTGCGATGTTTGTCACAGAGTGGGTACGTCATGTGGTCTACCGAGGCATAGCGATCGGTGTACTCTTGGCAGATCTGACACCGGTGCTGTTGGTCTGCGAGTTTACCCTTGAGCTGGAGTCGATTATCCAGCAGGTACTTCCGGTAGCATTCCTCGGCTTCTTCTTTGGTGTCGTGGTGGCTGCCGCCCGCGTCGTAGCAATAGCCGACGGGCCAGATCTTCCCGTCGTTCATGCACGTGTAGTCCCACCGCTTGTCTGCCTTCTGCCTGGCTCCGTAATAATTCATCGCGGGCCTCCCTAAGTAGAGGTCGCAACAGAGGACTAGGGGTCTAGTCCTCTTCTCGCTTGAGTTTCAAACGCTCCGCGATCTCGGCGAGCGCTGTGTGGAACATGCCGTGTTTACCAAACTCCTCGGATTGCCCTACACAACCATCAGAAGGCACCCACAGGTAGCTCAGGAAGTTGAGAGCCCCGTGGATGTAGAGGAACTCCGCGATCTCATCCAGGAAGTCCGAGACTTCGCTGTGGGGTGAGGGGCAGTTCGTGAAAGTCCTTATCAAACCTCTCTAGTGCTGACCGAATCTATCCAGGCCAGCCAGAGGGCCGGTGTACGCAAGTGCTTATGGGACACGTAGACATGCATCCTGCGAAGGTAGTGCGGGTGACTGCGCAGGAATTCGAGCTGGACGCGGTGCCGACCCCGCAAGAGTTCCAGCGGATCTACGACATGGTAGCCGAGAGACTTCAGGCTGATGACTGGCTTGGTCTCGATCAAGAAAGCCGCTGAGCTTCTAGGCTGCGGCATTTCAACGCTTCGCCGTTGGGATCGCGAAGGCAAGTTCACTGCCGTCCGCACCCCAGGGGGCAAGCGTCGGTACCGCCTTGAGGATATTGAGCGCTTTCAAGGCGTGGTTCAGAAGACTTCACCCAAAGTTGAGGCGGTCGCTGTGTATTGCCGCGTTTCAAGCAACGAGCAGAAAACTAAAGGTGACTTGGAACGGCAGAAAGGCCGCGTCTTTCAGCACTGCGTAGAACGGGGCTACGCCGTCACTCATGTATTTGAAGAAGTGGGCTCGAGTATGAATGACAACCGACCCAAGCTGCACAAGCTTTTTGACCTAGCCGTCGCTGGTGAAATTACCCGTGTCGTGGTCGAGCACAAGGATAGGTTCATTAGGTTCAACGCGGCCATCTTGACTCGGTTTCTTAACAGTCACGGCGTCCACGTAGAGTGGATGCAGGACGTGCTTCCTAAGTCCTACGAAGCCGAGATCGTAGAGGACATGATGAGTCTGATCGCTAGTTTTTCGGCTAAAGTTTACGGCTGTAGATCGGCCGACCGACGCAAGAAGGCAGCAGCGTGATCCAACTCGCCCACAAGATTGAGTTAGATCCTACGGTTGCCCAAGCCCGGTATTTTGCCCGTGCTTGTGGCGTTGCCAGATTCAGCTTCAATTGGGCTTTGGCCGAATGGCAACGCCAGTACGAGGCAGGCGAGAAGCCCTCGGAAGTGGCCCTGCGTCGCCAACTCAACTCGCTCAAGGCCGATCAATTCCCCTGGATGACCGAAGTTACAAAGTGCGCCCCACAACAAGGCATTAAGAACTAGGGTTCGGCGTTTAAGCGGTTTTTCAAGAAGCAGGGCAAGTACCCAAGGTTCAAGAAGAAGGGTCAGCACGATAGCTTCAGGGCCGACAACGGCCCAGTGGATAAGCTGAGCCACGCCGTAGAGGTGAACGGTTCTTGGGTCACGTTGCCCAAGATTGGCAGAATTAGATTGAAGGAAGAGCTGCGGCTACGGGGTCGCATTCTTTCCGTAGTAGTTAGTCGTGTTGCTCACAAGTGGTTTGCCAGCTTCTCAATCGAGATTGATCACACCGTGCCTGTCCGCGAAAACCAAGCGGCGGTAGGTGTGGATCTTGGGATCAAGAGTCTGGCGGTCTTGAGTGACGGCACGGTGTTCGAGAACCCCAAAGCGCTGAGGTCAAATCTCAAGAAGTTGAAACGCCTCTCACAGGCACTCTCAAGAAAGCGGAAAGGTTCCGCAAACCGTAGGAAGGCGCGTGCGAAACTGGTGAGATTGCACTACCGGATCGGTTGCATCCGTAAGGATGCGCTGCACAAGGCCACCACGTTCTTGGCTCGAAACTTCACCAGAATTGGGATCGAGGATCTCATGATCCGTGGCATGGTCAAGAATCGGAAGTTGAGTCGTGCTATCTCGGATGTCGGGATGCACGAGTTTAGAAGGCAGCTTGAATACAAGGCTGCCTTGAACGGCTCTCAAGTCGTGGTAGCAGACCGCTGGTTCCCTAGCTCTAAGACGTGTTCCGAGTGCGGCTGCATCAAGCCGCATCTTGAGCTGTCCGAGCGTAATTGGCAGTGTCAGGATTGCGGTGTAGAGCATGACCGTGATCACAACGCTGCCAAGAATCTGAAGATGTTGGCCGAGAGTACCTCGGTGACAGCCTGTGGAGAGAATGTAAGTCCAGGTGCCACAGCGGCCTGGCTGTCCTCGTGGAAGCAGGAACTAGGTAAGCCCTGTGCCGCCTGATCTCACGATCAGGAACGGTCAGGTTCTAGAGTACGGTATGGCCCTCAGTATTCGAGACGCAATCCTACAGGAGCTATCTCGGGGCCGGCCGCTAGCGAGAGAATCCCTTCTCGAATCGGTACGGAAAGCCGAATTGAGCTTCTGGGAACGGCCGTGCCTCGAACGACGCTTCAAGGGAGAGCTGCGTCAGCTTCTGAAGCTGCGTCGGGTCGAGTACGTGCGCGTCGTAGATCGATTCAAGAGTCGGGTGCACCGACGCCCGAGCTACAGTTTCAAGTACCGGCTAGTCAGCTCGAACTCGAAGCGCCGCTAGTCGCGGTGTAGCTCCCCTGGTGTCCCGTAGTGAATATGAAGCTGATCTCGCCCGGAAGGTGGCCGAATACAGTCGTGCCTTGGAGGCGCGTTGGCGGCATAAAGCCAAAGCGTTCCAACAAGACCAAGAGCTGGAGCCCTCCCGGCCAGCACGCCCTTCGGAGGGGACCCTTTGGAGCTGCCTGGCGGAAAAGGTTTTAATTTAGTCCTGAGGTCGGTTGTAATAATAGTGAAAGGCATGGACGGAGGACACAGCATGGACATCGAACAGACACCCTGGACTGAATGTATGGATGAGGCCGCGGATTGGCTAAGCCTCAACCCCGAGTCTGAACAGACTCAGGAAGAAGTGGCCCGGGAGATAGCGGCAATGGCGGATGCTGCTGAAGAGATAGACTAGATCGCGAACTCCGGCCCGAGCAGCCCATGGGCGTACACTGTGCGGTCCTAAACCTTACTCCACCAGGATCTCGATCGTGCGGGCGTTGCAGGGCACGTTCTCGACTTCAGGCCCACCGTCGTCCGGTTGGATGCTGAGCCAAACTTCCGTAGGACGGGTGGGATGATCGCCGTACACATGGGTGACGACTCCAACGACTTCCCGCCTAGTGGCCGACGCCTTCATCTGGACGCCAGCTAGGGAAGCGTTGAAGTTGGCGTCGTACCAGCAGGCCCGAACCCGAACGCCTTTTCGGATGTTGTAGTCCCTGTTGTCCATCGTCGAAGTCTCCTCAGCCAGACGTGTAGAGTCCTCTCGCGCTCACAGTCCTCGCAAGGGTGATCCTGCTTCTGCTTTCCGGCTCGGATGTGGGTTGTATTCGGAGTTGGCGGAGGTCGAGCATCCAGGCGTGTATGAGTCCGTACGTTTTTATCAGCCGGCCCGCTGTTCGCTGATGAGTGCCTTGTTGAGACGACGCTGCGCCCGCTTCGCGGTGCGCTTGCCATCGCGCTTCATCGACCGGCCGCCGCAGACGTAGCGGGACTCCCAGATGTCGATGCCGGCCCCACGCTGGGCCTTGATTGCCTGGTTTGCGTTCTTCATAGCGTCCTCAATCCGTATTACAACGAGCCGCCACGAAACCTAAAAACGAAATCGAATATTACACCGGATGCCATCCCTTCAATGGGAGCTGTGGACGTAGAGCTTGAGATCTTCGTCTAGAGCTAAGGTACCTTGATCCAACAGTTTTTGAACGAGAACCCGGGTCGTTTTAGAGTCCAAACCCTCGGGCGGGTTCTCTTCGAGGTCCCGAGGCGCGAAGGACCCCAAGAACACCTTCTGGAGGATGGCCTCGACTTGGACGTTCTGATCGACCTGGGCGATGGCGGTCGCCATGATCTCTTGCATGAGTTCCTGGATGCCGCGGCCCTGAACGTAGGCGATACCGACGACGTAGGAGCACACCCACGCGGTCAACTGCTTGATGGCTTCGGGGCCTTCTGTGTCACAGGGTTGAGCATGGGGCAGCGGGACAACCGCGGTGACTTCGGCAGTCCCGTCCTCGAAGGGTTTGATTTTGAATCGGCAGGGGTGCATGCGGTGTATCTACACCCATGGCCTCACCTGCCGACATGCTCGAAGCGATCGACACCTGCCTTCGACTCGACGATGAATTCGAGCTGGACGAGTGGGAGGAGAAGTTTGTGATCGACATCGGGGCGAAGCTCAAGGCTGGCACGACCTTGAGCCCGAAGCAGCTCGAAAAGCTCGAAGCGATCTATGACAGGACGTGATGCCGGTCACCGTTGAAGACTTAGACCAGCCTCTTGGCTGCAAGAAATGCCAGCACTTCGCCTGCATCTGCGAGATTCAGACCCGGCACCTGGAAGGCTGTCCGTTCCGCTTGGCAGCAACGACTCCGGTCGGCATCCCGTGCGAGTACAAGCGTGACGTGTACCCGATCTGCGACCCGTGCACCTGCCCTAGTCCTCCAGGCCCACAATCTCAGACCAGCGGTCCACCACCATCTGGGCGTAGGGCAAAGCAGGGAAGCCGTAGGTCCCGAGCGAGAAGCAGTCGTTGATCTCGACGATGAGAGTTCGACCGTCTTCGGCCAAGCCCAGATCCAGTGAGTAGGCCACCGGGGCGTCTTCGTATGCCTCAATGATGGTGTCGGCGACCGACCAATCCAGCGTCTTGCGATAGTCCCCGCGGTAGAGCCGAGCATCCAGGATCCTACCCTCGTGAACGAACAGGCGGTACTCTGTGCTGAAGTAGGTGACTTCAGAGGCCAGGATCTCGAAGTCATCCTTGAAGCCCGCGGTGCGGGATCTCGAAAAACTCGATGTCGAGCCCTAGCAACCGTGCTCCGTTCCAGAACACGTACGAGGGCTCGCCCATGATCTCGCCGTGGTCGCCTCGCTGAACGAAGGCTTTTGTTATAGGCATCTACTCCACACCGTCTAGTTTCAGTTGGGGTTCCCGAGGCTCCGATTCCGGCATCTTGAACCGTGAGGCCCGCTGGTGGCCATGGCACTGCGGACAGTCACCGGAATCGGAGCCCATACAACCGGGTTTCTGAACGAAGCCCCAGCCCTCACAGACCCAACACTTCACCTCTTCCATCTCGATGGGAGCACCGGCCTCGTAGGCAGCTACAATCTGTTCCGCCTCGTCGTCGGTACGCCCCTGCTGGCGGATCAAGGCGAGCGTCTTCTTCCGGCTATGGGCCTGCCACTCTGCGATCTCTTCATCGATTATCGCCAGTAGCAGGCGGGCAACGTGCCCCTCGGGAGTTTGATCCACGAGGGGTCGAAGCTCGTCCAGGCGAGCGCGATGAATGCCTTTGGGGGTGCTCTCGTCAGCCACCCTCGGAACTACACCGGGCCTAGACGCCGCCGAGGAAGTGAACTAATCCGGCTCCGCGACGGTCACCTTGGAATCGGTGTCCCCGCATGTGCAGGGTTGCTCGATAGACGAACACTCGGTCCTGCTCGTGCCGAGCCCTAGGGACGAGGCAGACCTGGCGCCCCAGACCTTCTTGCTCGATGAACTTGTAGGCGAGGTGTCGAACGAGATCCTTGTCTTGCTCGCTATCCCCTGACCCGTCGGTGTCGTATTCCGCGAGAATTAGTGGTACCCCTTTAATCTCGCGGTAGATCAAGATCCCGTCTGTGATCTGAACGGGCTTCGCCGGACTCAAGACGTTCACGGGGCCGTACAGATCTTCACAGCCCTCCGACGAACCCCTCTTGGGCGTGATCCCAAGAAGCACCCGCTTAACCAGATCGGAGCCCACGTTGAGGCACGCGGCGTACGCGATCTCGCCGTCCACCATCGCGGTCTCGCTTTCCACGAACGCGATCCCCGCGTCCACGGTCACACGATCCGGGTGTCCACGATGGTCCGATCCCGCTGTCCACGATCGCGCGCAGCGCGCAGACTTTTGATCGAGGCGGCCTCGCCCGGCCTGATCAGAAACCCAAACTGTCCAGCATTGTCGCCGCAGTGTGGCGAGCATGTCGGCGAAACTCGGTACGGTCTTGTCGCGGTACCAGCGACCCATTCGCATCGGCAGCGTCTTGCGTCTCTTGGCCCAGCGCACGTAGACAACCGAGCCACTGCAGCGTGTCGGCGTAGGAAGATACCGGTGTAGAAGGTGCTTCCGCGGACGCAGCTACTACACCGATCAGCCAAGAGCGCGAGGAGCTAGAGGCCCGTGTTGAAAAACTCGAAGGCGGTGAGCTTTAAGGTCGGGCGGGGTAGGCGTTAGATGATGATCGTGGGGCGAAGCCCCTGGCGGGGGGCCGGCGATTTTTGATTAGGGTTGGGTCGGTGCCAGTGATATGCCGGTCCTATCCCTTATCCACGAGAGGGTGGGCAGCAAAGGCGCGTAGTAGGCCGAATGGAGCTTCGTCTCTACGAGGTTGCAGTCCTCTCCAGCCGGTGCGCCCGATGCAATGGCAACCAACGCGCCGTTTTCGTCAAAGAGCGGACCGCCCGAGTCACCTCCGCAGAAGGAACTCGGCTCTACGGAAACAGCCAATCCGCCCCAATGCTCCACCGGTTCCCACCTCAGAGCCTTGAATGACCGAACGTATTGGCCGGGAGTGACAAGAGCCCCATAGCCGTAGCCAACGAGAGTGACCGCAGCCTCATGTGAGGCGATCAACAGACTCGTGCCGGTCACAAGGTCATGGTCGAATACGCAGAACGCGATGTCCATTGGAGTTCCACGTTGGACACGAGGATGCGCTTCGCACTTGACAGGAAGGTGCCGTACGCCTGTCGGAAGAGAGACCCAGCTGACCTCCTCGCTGCAGTGCCCCGCGTAGAGTACCAGCCGGGGCGCCGCGATCACTCCGGAGCACTGCACGCTCAGCCATACGACAAGAGCTTCAAGGCCCACTGAGCTGTCGCGCGATCCTACTCCCCCGCGGAGGGATCGTCTGCATTGAGGTAGAGCACAGCATAGCCAACAGCCACGTTCTGAAGGGCTACTGGCATTTCCAGATCCCTCCCGTTCCCTTCAATGCTGAGCGTGACTTCGTCAAAGGTCCTCGATGCCAGATAGAGCTCCAGGTACGGGAACTCAGGCGCTGGATCGTAGCGTCCCCCACTAGGTGTGTGGGAGCACGCTGACTCGTCACAACTCGCTTCGCCTTCGCGGGAGGGTTGCTCTGGTGGAACCACCGAGGACTCAGGTGTCCGGGGTGGTAGTGCCTCGTCAGGGTAGTGCGCTTCAACGACGAGGTTCTCGTTGAAGCCAGCACAAGAGACCGGCCCGGAGCCTTCGTTTGTCATTGGAGTGCTACCCGGTAGGCGTGCCGAGCACGTGATGGATGCGTCCCCGGCTGAGATCTCGAACTCTGAGGGCGCTTGATCCTCCACGTCGCTGAAGATGTAGACGTGCGCTCTGTAGTTAGAGGGCTCCGTGGACTCACCGGGCTCGGTTCCTTCCCCCGGGCCGATTCCCTGCGCCGGTTCCCCGGAACTCTGATCGGTCGGCACCGCGGGCTGACCCGCAGCCCCGGAGGGTTCGCTCGGCTCGGTGCTCATCGTGGCGGGGTCGTCACTCGTGCAAGCCCCCAACAACGCAAGTCCCGCAACAAAGGTCGAGAACTGAAAACGGGTAATTCCTGACATCTAGGGCACTAGTCCTTGTTTTTTAATACACGAAGCCCTCCTACGGAAGACCCCGCTCTCACATCTCTTCCAACTCAACAGCCAACCGTTCTAAATCCTTGGACCGTCCCCACAGTTCGGGGTTAAAGTATTCAACGGAACGAGCCCTGGTCTTCAACCTCTCAGCTTCCGCTCGGAGCAAGTCGGCGATGTAGAGCCGGGACTTAGGAGATAAGTCAGGGTCTCTCACGGGGCGTAGCGTTTTCGGAGTTCGTTCCGATCGAAATCCGTGAGACTAGCCGGCCATCCTTGTCCCGACCACTCTTTCTGCGGGTTGTGCATGATGGAGGATTCAAAGTCGTCGTGAGCCAAACCTAAACAGTGGCCTAGCTCGTGCTGTAGAACGGCGTGCAGAAGGCCGATCGTACCTGTATTGGAAGTCTGCACTATACATTCCTTCCACCGCTTATCCCCAGGATATGCCTTCAGCAGGAAAGCACCACCGGCATCCTTGAGTGTCTGCCCATCGAAGTCAGCATGAGTTTTCAGACTAGAGTCTTGGGGCACTCCAACTGTCACTTGGACATGAGCAGTATCAGTGTCGTCGTCATACTTAAAGGCTGTAAACCCTAAACGATCGTTTGTTGTCTTGATCGCCGCTTTGACCGCGTTGCGATCTTCTTTGGTCCGTGCAGGCACGTGTGAGGTGGCTTGGACTGAGAGTGGGAAGTCATCCTTGGGCCAGGACACTTCAGGCCGCTCCAACCCAGGCTCCTCGTGGGTAAGCTCTCCAAAGACGATCAACCCTACGGTGACAGTCAAGAAGATGAAGAACCCGATATACCACCATTTTTTGTTGCCTGTGAAAATGCTCATGTTGAAGTTCTCCCACAAACGGTTATTCGGCGTCGCACACGCGCTATGATCCTGCCAGATCTCCAGTTTGACTAGTCTCACTCTTTAGGGAGGTGAGCTTCCCTTGCGGGGGCCCCTTTCGCTGCGGCATCGGCCAGACAACACTACACCGGTTCTTTAAATTTTGGCTCCGTTAGGTTGTAATACGATCCAAAGCCATGCGAACGATCGTTACTTGCACCTGTTGTGGGGTTTCCTACAAAACCAAGGAAGAGCTGAAATTCATTGGTTTTCAGCTCGATGGTCTGGGCGGACAGATCGAGCTTCGCAACTGCTCATGTGGGGCAACGTTGGCTGTTGATCACCGGGACGCTAATGGTTTTCAATTACGAGGGAGGTGAAAGCCTCCCTCAGGCTGCGAGAGCGGCGGGATCCGGATCCATCTAACCTATTGAATTTTCAAGGAACTCTCAGGGTTGCGAGAGACTCCCGAGGGTAACACACCACTGAGGCTCTCGAAAAGCTCGTAGGCTCATCGAGCCTGAGGGAGGTGAAAGCCTCCCTCGTAATTGAAATTTTATGGTTCATGGTCCTCCACAGCCGGCGTCACCGGCGCGGCTGTGGAGTGCTTCTCTGGAGGGTCGCTGATCCCTAAGAAGCCCCTGATCGCGTCCGCCTGCTCTGCCAAAGGACTTCGGAAACAACGCAGAACATTGGGATGTTTGAAGCCCTGATTGTGCGGAGCGTCTAGCATGAGAACCTTTCCGCGGGGCCTCCACTCCAACCAGCGAAGGATATACGGCGGGAAGTCGTCGTAAAGCACCTTACCATAGACGAGACCTTTGTCGTGGGTGATGGTGATCCCTGCTTCGGGGACATACTTTTGACACCACTGAACCTTCTCAGTCCAGGCGTTCACAACCCGTCTCGGTCCTTTGGTTAGGATCATCCGTTCGTAGCCCCACTGACCGGCTGCGTGGTAGAGTTCGATCCCGAATTTGATTGGGGGCAGGCCGAGCCAAAAGCCGTGGGCCTTTTTGATTGCGTCCTTACGGGCTACAAGCCAATCTGGCAATCGGTTTGGGTACCAATGCTCAGTGGAAAGTGGGGGTTCCTCCGGTTGCTGCATCGCAACGAGTTCCTCGATCATCACCGTTTCGAAGTCCGCAAGGGAGCTATCCAAATCGAACAGAAACCATTGCTCGTCTTTACGTTTCGGCATCACACATTCAGTGCAGTTAGGGTTGGTGTCGTCATCGATGACCAGTATTTGCATGGTCGTCTTTTCAATCCCCCTTGTGTTTTCTATAGTACTTCTGGACCGCCTCCAAAGCTTGCGTGTGGGGTAGGAGAATTGTCAAGCGTACTTGTGTAGGGGTGTTCGGAAGGCACTCCAGTAGGAGCCGTCCTTTCTTCACTTGACCGCCATCAGAAGTGAACCCAAGTTCGGTGGTCAGACGATCAAAGGCTTCTTGGGCCTGTTCAGCTCTACGTCGAAGGTCAGCCTCTTGTTTGTGCCTCTCGAGGGCTAGGTGAACCTCTTGTACAATATGGCGTAGTACCCGAGCCATGCGAATTCGCTCCGAACACAACCAACGGCGAGGTCGACCATAGTCAATACGGATTGAGAGTTTGGTTCGGGGTCCAATCTCGAATTTGATCTCGACAGGGACCCCTTGGAGGGCAACGGGAACTTCTATTTGGCGTGTGGATCCAAATAGGAAATCCTGCATTGTCTCTACCTCGAAGATCTTCGAGAGCTTTTGGATGAGTTGTTTCGTGAGTGCCTCCAGTAGAGGCGCCACTGTGTCTATATCCGGTGTAGGGTCATCCATGGCGACTAAGAAGTCGATCACAATGAAGATCAAAGCTGACGTGCTGGAGTTGGCAAGGCAAGGTGCTGCGTATCATAAGATCCCCTATCAGACGTACCTCCAGTGGTTGATCGAAGTGGGTCTGACGAACGAAGCCACCTACTACGGCTGGAGAAAGCCTCCGGGTCCAATACACCGGAACCCAACACAGGCTCAACGGATCGCGATCAAACGTTTGCTTCGCAATGCTTCTCGGAAGCGTAAGGACTAGAGGTGCCACCACGTAAAAACACAGCCAAGGTGAGCCGCCCGGTGTCGATTAGACTCCCAGCTGACCTAGAATTAGCCATCCGGGAAGAAGCCTTGAGCCGAAGGGGGAAATGGCAGACGGTGCTGAAGGCGCTGTTACGTGAGGCATTGGGGATTGATAGGGGGACTTCGGTCGAAGTGACCCGACGGTCGGCCACACCTCTTCGAGCAGCCAGTCGGCGGCTCAGGCAGAAACCATGAAGATCGCCACTGCGCATACAATCGAGGAGTTGTTTCGTCAGGCGGGAGTGCCTTCGGATTGGGCGCACGAGTTTGTCACGGAGTCAAACAAGATGGATCCCCAGCCGGGTAGCTCAGAGCCAGGTGGGGTGCTCTATGACGGGCACTACGAAGCGGTTCTCTATGCCCTGCAGATGGCGGCAGAGGACCGGTATGCGTTACCTCACGCCATCCACCGGTTACTGTTGCGAGACCATCCCCTTGTCAAGAAGCTACGAACGCACTCCGTCAAGGTCGGAAGCAACCCTAACCCGGCGGTCGAACCAAAGTACATCCGTCGGTTGTTCTGGCTGTGGAACTGCTCAGTGCATCAAACGATTGATCGCCTGCGTTTAGACGGTGACAGTGTAGATCTGGATCACATTGTGAGCGAGGTGTGGCGTTTACACGCAGAGTTCGAAAACATCCACCCCTACGAGTTGCGCACCGGCCAAGTTGGTCGGGTTCTATTGGTCAACCATGCCCTGCTGGTTGACCTGACGCCCTGGATCATTCCGTGCTGCGAGAGGCAAGACTACTTTGACTTGATCCAGCTGGACCCGAGTTCCCGTTGGGGTGTCGAACCCCCCGTGCAGCCTCGCTAAGCCATCTCAAGTACAGTCGGCCGGTCCGTGGCTAGATCCAAAGGATGGGGATTCTCTTCCTCAAAACGAGCGGGGGCAGGAATCATGCCGGCCGGTAGTTGGAAGGGACGCTCCTTGCGGATCTCGATCAAGTAGCGATCCAACTCTCTCAGGTCTCGAGTGTGGGCCACTAGTGTACCTGGTCCTGGGGTCTCAGAACGGGCTGCTCTTTAGCCTCTAGCAGGATGCTCTTATGAAGTTCCAGCAGCGCGTACAATGCCTTCACGTTGTTCTGGGCCTCTTCGGCCGCCTGAAGGCTAGCGTCGATCTCAGCTTTGAGAGTGGTTGGATCCTCTTGTCCGACCAGCTGGACAGTCCCCCGATCCAGCTCGTGAAATGCACCTACGAGTTGCTTGGCGACTTCGTAGATGTACTCAGTGTTGTCCAGGGCTTGGACCAATTTCAGCTTCAACCTGGGATGAAGAGGAGACTCAGGTGGTATGGTGTTGTGTGCCATGTTGGGTTGCCTGCTCGGTATATTTTACGCGGGAAGCCAGACTAGTTCCATGTAAAAGTATAAGTAGGTTGGATTTTGGGAGTAGGGTGGGTGTGGCCCCTAGGACCCCACCCCTACTTCGCGGACTTGACCTCGCGGATCAGTGCGGTCAGGCCGGCGAAGCTCGTGACCGGCAAGTCGCCCATGGCGAACCGAAGGGCCTTGATGCCGTCCTCACCGAAGACGGTAACAGCCTCGTCGGAGGCCAGCAGCTTCTTCAGAAGACGCTTCCCTGGAGCCTGGACGGCATCCCCTCCGTTCTGGTTGGCCTTGACGACCGACGCCACCGCGGCAACCGTCCGCCCTGCCTGGCCGGTGATGACCTTAGCGAGCTGGGTCTTCTGATCGGCGCGAGTCAGGTCTGCCAGCTTGATGCCGGCCGTGACCGACAAGACGCCATCGCGAATGGCCTTCTGGACGACCTCATCGAGATCGAGCAGCTTGAGGGTGATCCGCAACTGCTGGATGGTCTTGCCGCAACGCCGACCGGCCTCCTCTTCGGTCGCTCCGAAGTCGAGGAACCGCTGAAGGTCGTCGGCCATGTCGATCGGATGCACGTCCTTGCGTAGGGCGTTCTCCGAGATCACGCGGCCGAATAGGCTGATGGCGTTGCCCTTGACAACCTCGCACTGGACCTTGATCAGGGGGAGCCCACGCTCTTCCAGGATCTCGTTGGCACGACGAGCCGCCTTGACTCGACGCCGGCCGACCACGACTTCGAGGTTCGGCCCGTCTTTGCGGACGTTGATGACCGACGTGAAGCCGTCCTCGATCATGCTGTTGACCAGGTCGGGGTCCACCGGCTCCAGGGCACGGGCCTGCCACAGCACGTGTTCGCCACGCTTGTGGGGCCGGTCCATACCTGGCACCGTGTCGAAGCCGATGATCAGCAGAGACGCGGGATCGACGTTGAAAAGGGATTTGCCTCGGGGGGCTGCGATAGCCGTCCGAAGACGACTGTTTGGGTTTTTCGTGGTCATACTGTTTATACAACTGACCACGACGGGATCTTAAAAAATTTAGATTTGGAGTTTTAGATCTGGCAGCCCTCGTGGGTCCATGAGTGCTGGATCATCGTGTTCATATGCTTCGTAGAGCGCTTCGTACACGGTGTGTGCTCTAGGTTCAAAGACGTCTCCGCGGAGAACCCTCTGGGAGTGGAAGGGTACAATCCTAGATCCGTCTGTGCGATTGTGAGGCAATTCGTCAGGGCGCCAATTGCCGACCAATGCGATGGCCTTGAGTTTGCGATCGGAAGTCACCTCACAACGAACGAATCGGTTATGACCGTCGTGGTAGTGGACGATCTTCCCAATCGGCAGACTGCGGTAGAACTTCTCATGATCGATCTGGGCTCGGCGTAACTCCTGCTCATAACCCAAGTGCTGTTCGATCTGCCGTGTCGTGAAGGTTCCGATGTCACCCGCAATCTCATCATCCTCGATGCGTGCGAGCCAGCGGCCGTCAGCCGTCTTACGGTAGATCTCCCAGGTGACTTTGGTAGCCTCGTAGGGGGCTCGGAACCGTGTGCCGACTTCCACCCTCACGGGTTGAACCTGAATTTGAGCTGGCTCGAGATCGTGTTCGTCGACCAGGGGCCCCAAAAATCGGTGCCTTGGAGATTCTTCCAAACTACGCCCTCGAGATGGGGATCGCCTTCCCGCTTTAGGACCTCTTCGTACTCCGTTGCCGGCCTCGTCTCGATAGGCACAAGGGTCTGGTTCTCCTGGACCAGCAGCTTCGGTAGAAGCTCTTGAAGCCGTTCAAGGCGGTCTTGGTAGGGTTCCCGGAACTTCAACTCGCCCCCTAGGACAGCGTAATCCCACACATGGAGATAGTTGTCCCTGGTCAGCTCGCCGTCGAGAAACCACGGTTGGGGTAGCGGCAACCTCGCAAGCCAGCCCCAACGCTGGTCCGGCCACTCTCGGCCTTCCCGGCTGCGCAGCATGACCTTCCCGGCCTCGCACGAGATCTCGGCCCGCTTCCCGTCCCACTTGGGCTGTACAACCCATTGTGCGGGGTTTGTTAATCGCGGGATGACTCGGTCGGGCGTGTAGACTCGGGTCGGTTTGTTGGGGTAGAAGAACCTCACGATGCTAGCCGACCATGAGCGTGGTTCCGAATCGTCGCTTCCAGACGGTGTGTTCGGATGATCAGTGCCTGCGGCGGCATCATTTTGGAAACCCAACCCATCAGTAGCTTTCCCAGGCGCCGTCCTTGAAGTCGTGGTTGACGTTGCCTTCCTGGCGTTCGACGCGCTCCCAGAAGCCCTCAGGGGCCGGGATGCCCATGCTGTCGAGCTGGCGGCGTAGCCGCTCGGTCCCGTGGTTGTCCTCGTCGGACGGGAAGTCCAGGGTACTCCAGTAGACTTCATCTTCGTCTTCGTCCAGGTTGAAGATGGTCAGGAAGTAGTGCTGGAGCGGCCGATCCCAGCCGGCCATGATCTCGATTCGTTTCCCAATGAACGGGGTTTTGAATTTGACTTGGCTCACTGGCGGTGCCTCCCTCGCCTTTTCCCCAGCCCCATGGTCGAGGCTACGATCTCTAGGGCGTCCCGTTTCGAGATCCCCAGCTTCTCGTTCTGTTCGTCCGCGATGGTCTTGGCCTCGTCGTAGGTCTGACCCCAGAAGTAGGGTTGCCGCTGGCCAGGAGAACCGTCGTAGGGCCAGTCTCCGGTGGGGTAGTGGCCAGGTTCCCCTTCAATCACAATCGAAGCTCTAAAGCCCTGCCCCTCCACGAAACTGTCAACGGGAATCCAGTAACACTGGCGTGGTAAATCTGACATACGCTATCCGCTTGGAGCCGCTGTTTTTAGTTCGCCGTGCAGTGGCCGGAGCCCAACGGCAGGCCCCGTGTCCCCCCTTCCCGTACGCTGCACACAGTGCGGGGAGGGGTTACTTCTTCTTGGCAGACTTGATAGGCCGGACGCCTGCCTTGTTCTGCTTGAGACCGGCCAGCAGGGCGACACCCTCGGGCAGCTCGAACTGGTTGCGATCCATGCCCTCTTTGGCAGCGATGGAGAGCTTGATGTCGAACAGCTCCGCGACCACGTCCTCCCCGAGCTTCTTGATGAGCAGGCGGACCGTGGCGTCATCGGTCTTGTTGAGAGTGATCTCCCGCTTCTGCTCGAAGTAGAGATTGAAGTTGTCTCCCAGGTGCACTCGAAGTTCCTCTTCCGCCCCGATGGGGAGTTCCGAGAACCGATCAGAGTAGACGACCTGAACACCTTCAGTGTCTTCACCTACCAGGTTGAAACTCTTGGTGAAATCGCCAGACTTCGCCCGTTTCTCGTACTCTGCATCGGTGAGAGCGAGAACGTCACCTTCAACCGCCTTGAAAGCGGCGGTAGCGTCTTTCATCTCGACGTAGGCGGAAAATGCCTTGTCCGCCAGAGCTGCCGCACTTGTCAGCTCGGGGACACTTCCCTTCTTGCCCTTTTTTGGGTCTCGCTTCGCGAGGGATGTCAGTAGGGAATTGACGTCAACGTTGGGAGTCTTCTTTGTTTTGCGTGCCATATCTCTATTACACCGGAGAAAGGCAAAACTTAAAAGGTTTTTTATGATCTCGCAACCGTAAACGGTAGGATACACACCCGACCGTCGGCGAACCCAATGAGAGCCCAGATTACAACCCCGCCTGGATGGCTTGGAGCTGGCTGCCTCAGCCGGGGCAACAGGTCATGTTTCTCGGATTGGGATGCCACCTGATTGTAAGCCGAGACCCGCGTCTTCATATGGACGCAGTTTTTGACCCCATCTATAATTGCCACCAGGTCGTCTGTCCTTTTGGTCACTCGACGTCGCTTCCACAACCGAACGATTCTGTCTCGTGCGACCTCGAGAATTTCTTCAGCACCCTTTTTGGTAGACGGGTAGCTTGAAAGTGCGAGTGTCATGACTGTGCGAGTGTAAAAGTGCGCCTTGTTGTTACTAGGGCCATCCCGCTTCACGCGCGGCCTGGAATTGAACGGCTGTGAGCACTTTCTTTACCGTAGAGACGTGGATGTCTCCCAATTCACCGTTTGGACAAGCCCGGCTGTAGGACCGTGTGAAACGGTAGTATCTCATGTGGGGTTGGGCGTAGGACTTTCGCGTGTCAGTGACTTCCTCTTGATCTTCGGGGTCCAAGTCCTTGAAATCCCGGCCCCCCAAGATAACCTCGGCAGCGTCCAGGATCTCACTGTAGATGGCCAACCCGTGGGCTTCCCGGAGACAGTAGTCTCCGGGTTTCAGGGCTTCTTGGGAGGGGGTCACGCTAGCGTCAGCAGCGGTACGAGCCTCTACCTCGAGTTCGAATAGATCGTCCATAGTAGGTATTACACATCACACAGGGAAGATCTAAAAGTCTTTTTGACTTCTCAACACGAGTTGGCTCTACTGCTCTGATGGTGGAGATTGTACGCCTGGAGTTGCTTCCTGAGGAAGGGCTCCGAGCCCTCGAAGACTTCGTGCTGAAGGGCTTTCGTCCGGAGCTTCAGCGGCCACTTCGGCGCTACCACCTTGTAGAGTTTCGAGGCCGTTGGGTCCTCACGAAGCACGGGCAACATGTTGCCCGCCACTACAAGTTGTTGGAACGTTAGGCTTTCTTACCGCCGTGCAGCAAAGGTCGGCTAGTGTTGTAAGCCATCTTGACCGCTATGGCTTTGGCCACATCCACTCCGAAAGCTTCCGCCTTATCGAGGGCTCGGATGATCTCGTCCGCGATCTCTTCTTCTGCGTAAGTGAGCCCGGGAAGTCCCAGGGCCTCCATCTTTGCAGCCTTGTTGCACGGCTCGTGTAGGAGCCCGTTGCGGAAGGCTTCCCAGAACTCGGAGGCTTCCCCGTGTTGGTTAGCCGTGAAGATCGCAGCCCTCAGGCGTTCCCCTACAGGCCCTTCCCATTGGTCTGGGGTCAAACCCTCAACCATCTGCGCCCGGAAGCCTCTATTCTTCACGTTGTCAGCAACAGCGTCACGAAGGTCGTTGAGAAGGGTGAGTTGCTCTGGAGTAGGTGTGGTCATGGGTGCTTCTACACCATCGTGAGATCAGAGTACTTAGGAACACCTTATAATACACCGGTTGGTGGTGTATTAGAGGAACATGTGGTTTGAGACCGCGATCGCGTTAAGCGTTATCCTTGTCTGGATCTGGGTGCGTCGTCGTCCCCGACGTCAGGCGACGCTCCACGAGGCGTTGTGGCAGGGGATACTCAACGACGGTCAGCGCCGTGACAGGTCACGACTTGAACTGCCGCCAGGCTTGTGAAGCAACTGCCCCTTGGGCTTGTTCCTGTGTGTAGTGTCCGACGCGATCATAGGTTCGCGACAGCTCCCCGGCAATCGTGTGGAACCGAATCTGGCAGAAGCGCATGCCGGCGTAAACCCGTACGGGGTACTGGACAATCACTTCGAGTGTGTACTGCCCATCGAAGCCTGGATCACCATAGCCTGCAGTGGCGTGGACCTGAATGAAGAGGCGACCAATACTCGACTTGCCGTCGAGGATGGGGTTGTACTTCGTGGTGCAGATCCGTTCCCTTGTATGCATCAGATAGCCGACACCTGGATGTAGCAACACCCCGGTTTCAGAGTCGAACTTCCAGGACATCGAGGTCGGCTCCTTGCGAGCATCTAGCTCGACGCGAGGCGGGACCAGGTCAGGATAAATGTCAGGGTCGAGAATCGGGTAGCTAGGATCCCGATAGATGCGGACTTCACTCCCCAGCGTTAAGTCATAGCTGGTGATGTTGATCTGTTCGGGGTCGAAAGGATCGATCTGGATATCGCCCGCTTCAACCGCCTGATGGATGGCTAGGTTACTGAGGATGCCGTCGTGCACCTCGATGGATACACCGAATCAGAGGGCGCAGTCTCCCTTAGTCTATGGCGCAGTAGTAGTGGTACTTGATCCCGAGACGCTGCATTTCGTTTTGGACCTCGTAGAAGGTCATGCGCTTGATCCGTGATTCGTTGTCCTGCACCCAGCGGTAGAAGACCGGGATGCTCTTCTTGCCACCCGTGGCCGCCGGGATGCATGTGGGTTCGTTGTACTGATCACTGCGGTTCACGATCCGGAAGCCGTCGTAGTCCGCTTCTATGAGGATCTTGTCGGTTCTGATGACGAGAGGCTTGAAGCCCGCGGGTGTTACGTCGACCCCACGCTCTTGGTACTCGTGGATTTCGAGGTCGTTTGGGTAGTCCTTGAGATAGTCGGAAATGTAACCTCGGGCCCTAGCGTAGCTGCTGTAGTGTTCGAGCGTCTGTCCCAATCGATCAAGCAGCCCACGACGATCGATGTCGCTTCCCAGCGTGTACTTCGGGATGACAACGGTCTTCTCGACGCGCTTACCTCGTTTGCCAGCATTCGTGAGATCCCACAGAACCAGTGAATCCATGAAGCGGTGCAGGCGCAGGGACCCCTTCTCTACAGAGTCACCAGGGTTGAGACGAGCGGTCTTCGCTAGCAGATATCGGACGTAGACACGTTCGGTGGTTGTCATGAACAAGTTCCACCCAAAAGAAGAAAAACCGCCGGTCACATTTTCCTTATGGTGTCCCTTTGTGGAAACCCCTCGCCTAGGTGCGACATCGCAAAATGCTCGTTTCATTCCACACGGTGTGATCCATGCCTCTTTCTCCGGTCTGCCAAGTCCAAGATGGAGCGGGTCCCTTTGTCGCAACGACAGGAGGCGTAAACGTCACAGCGAGCAACACCATTGGGGTTCGTTTGCTGGACTCAGCAAGCGCAACAGAGTGGTACTTAGAGGTCCTCGGTACGGATGAACTCAGCACTACTCCAACGTTGACAGACGTCAATCCTGTCTCCCATCTAGTCCTGTCTCCTTCCACCGTCGTAACTTTCCCGTTCCCAAACGGCGACGGTAGGGCCGTAGGTTTCCGCAGCATGGTGACTGGGGTGGGAGGCCCGTTAGAGACCACCTTTGGTCTCTATACCCTAACAACCTTCGGGACGAGGGTGGGCTTCGTCACGGAGACTAGGGAGGGTAGTGTGGACTTTGGGTGGGCCACCAAAGTCAACCCCTTGATCCGTTCTGGAGGTTCCTCCTCTATCAATTTTAGCTACAAGACGATCCCCGTAGGGGAAACAGTCACTGTGCCTCAACATCAACAAATGATCGTGCATGGTGGGATCAACGTGTACGGAACTCTCATCATGATTGGAGAAGTTGTGCTGCTATGAGCATCGAGTTTGAAAAGGAAAGCCCAGGTTCTGTCGCGGCTGCAACAAGCAGTAACCGGATCCGGGTGTTCGTCGATCCCGCAGACGACTTGGTCAAAACCAAGGATGATGTAGGGGCCGTCACCACCATTGCTCAAGAGCAGTTGACAGACGACTCGATACTCGCAAAGGCAGGTTCGAATCCGCAAGGAAGCCTAGCTATCCCTGACTTCTCGGTGCCTGGCCGAACCGAGGGAGGTGACTTGCAGGCGTTATCGGCCGGTCAGCTCGGATATATTGTAGACAAGACCATTTTCAATGCTGGGGCCACCGCGGGGCCAGCCACGATCCACAACGCTTTTTCCAGTAGCTCACGGCAAGTACGTATTGCCCCCAATACAGACATCGTCACACTCACTGGAATCGATGCTCCAAACGCGTCGGACAACAGTTTCTACTATTGGCGAGTTCTCTGGAACGATGGCACCACAAATCTAGTTCTCAGCCACGAAAACGCCGGTAGTGTAGCGAGCAACCGTTTCAGACTGCCAGGAGCAACCGACTACACAGTGGCTCCTGGTGAAGCAGTCTCTGTGGTCTATGACGCTTCTGGGCAACTTCGTTGGTTTGTTGTCGCCGCAGGCGCGGCAGGTACTAGTAGTGGCTTGGCGTTCGACACGGCTGTCCAAGCTTTGTCTTTCAACGCGGTTGCTGGGAAAATCATGCGGTGGGACAGTGAGGTATCCGGAATCACAGCTTCACTCCCAAGTTCTCCTAGTGCGGATGATAGGGTGGGCTTCTATGAGGATGGTCCCAACGCTAATGGGACCAACAAGTTGACCGTAAGCGGTAACGGCAAGGTCATAGACCTGACCGTTGGCAGAGATGGTGTCGGATCCATTCAGTTCGTAGGGGTCCACTCCTACGTAGAGTGTCAGTTTGATGCCGATCGTGATGGGTGGAGAGTCACCAATGGGTGGTTACACCCTAAAGTTGGCAACGGAGCCAACGGTTTGGTTTCGGTCGACGAGTTCGGCGCACTAGATGCCATAAATCCTGGAGAGAACTCAGCTGTCGCTCGAGTTGGGACAGGGATAACGGGCGCAGTCTCCTTGGGTACAGATGGCGTTCTAGGCCGCAGTGAGGGGAACGACCTGAAATCTCTGTCCAAGGCAGAGCTGGGGTACTTGGTCGACAACACGATCTTCGACGAAGGAGCCCTTGCAGGGCCACAAACGCTGAATAATTTGTGGGGTAACACAGGGGCCCGGTATTACAAGGTCGCCCCGAACACAGACGTAATCACAGTCACTGGTTTGGATGCCCCAACTGCGTCTGACAATGATCAGTACTTGTGGAGGGTCATCAGGAACTATGGGACAACAGATCTCGTCCTTGCGCATGAGGACACTGGATCTGGCCCCACCAACCGCTTCGATTTGCCTGGGGATGTTGACTACACAGTTGGGCCTGACGAGTACGTCCAGCTGTTCTACGACACGACGGCAACGCGGTGGATCATCCCTCTTCCGCCGGCTGGTAGCGGTGGTATTAGCGCCACTCTCTTTGACGCCAACACGATCCTCAAGGCTGACAGTGATGACACCCCAGTAGCCCTGACGGTTGGAACCAACGCGGTCCTTGGTAGGCAAGGGGCAGACATCACTGCTATCTCCGTTGGAGCACTACGACTGCTTGGCCGAAGTCTGACCGGAGACCTAGGCCCTCTCGAAGATTACCAGGCGCTTCACATCCTGTTGGCTGGAATCGCCGGTCAGGTTACTGATAGCACGACTGGGACTGAAGCGGCCTACGCTCCGGGTGGATTCGATGGGGCGTACGCTGTGCATTGGACGGGAGCTAGCCTGCTTACCATCCAGGGCATGGATCGCTTCGCTGACTCGACGGTTCCGTGGAAGAGGTTCACTAACGGTGGCACTGCGAACGTTGTCTTCGCGCATGAGAGCGGGTCCGCGGTGGCCACTGAGAGAATAGCCTGTCCTGGTGCAGTTGATTTCACGCTAGCGCCAACCGAGTCGATCGTCTTCCAGTACAACTTCTCGACATCTCGATGGATCCTCCTGGATACGATCTCTTCTGGTGTCCAGGCGTCACTGTTCGACGCTAACACGATTCTGAAGGCTGACAGTGATGACACCCCAGTAGCTCTGACAGTCTCGGAAGAGACGGTCTTGGGCAGGCAGACCGGTGGGGTGATTGCTGCTCTCGATTCGAGCCAAGTCCTCAGCTTATTGCAAAGACAGGCTACCGATTACTTGGTGGACACTACGTCTGCGGGGTCGGTTGCTGCCTACGCACCCACTGGTTGGTCAGGAGCAATCTCTGTCCTCTTTGCGGGTGGCCCTGGTGCTTTGACGCTTCAAGGGTTGGACGTAACCTTTACTACCGATGTTCTGATCAAAAAGCTGACCAACTTCCGACTCACGGATGTGGTGCTGGCCCATGAAGATGTTGGTGCAGCAGCAGTGGATAGGTTTAACTGTCCTGGGTCTGTGGACTACAGACTGGCTCACGGTGAGTCAGTCTTCATTCAGTATGATCTGCAAGGAGCCCGGTGGGCAGTTGTGGCCATGCTTCGAGGGGTGGAGGCATCTATCTTTGATGCCAACACGATCCTCAAGGCTGACAGTGATGACACCCCAGTAGCTCTGACGGTTGCAGAAGAGACGGTCTTGGGCCGTCAGACTAGTGGATCGATTTCGGCATTGGCGGTCGGTGAGGATGAGTTGGTTGCTCGCCCCGCAGGCGGCAACGTGGGGGGCCTGGCCGTTGCTGCATCAAGGATCGTCGGTCGTACTGCTGCTGGAGCTTTAGGTGGCCTTACAGCGGCTGATGCACTCTCGGTGCTGTTCCCAGGCCAGACGTTCCTTGATGCCACAGTGCAAACAACCGACGCGACAGTCACCACCATAGCGACGTATTCGACCTTAGCGGATGAGCGAGTGATCGAGCTAGAGTTCACGGTCGTTGGGCGAGAAGCTACGGACGATACAATTCGCCAGAAGTTCCTAGCCACGTTCAACCGGGACGGCGCCAGCGCTGTGACCTCCTTAGATGAAGTGGTCACGTCGTACGAATCAGCCGGGGCTTCTGCATGGGATGTGACCTTGGCCGTATCCTCTCAAGACGTCTTGATCCGGGTCACTGGAGAAGCAGCTCACACAATTGAGTGGAGAGTGCTAGGGAAGGTATTTGAGCACGGGGCCTGAGTAGTCTTTTGATTGGCCCGCCTAGGTGGCTAGAGCAAGCTAAATGAAAGTCACTAACATCTCGAACAATCGGATCTACCTGAGTGACTTGAAGGTAGTTCATGCTTCTCAAACGGAAGCACGTCGCAGCGAAGACCGCTATCTAGGGCCTGGAGCAGCGGCGTACCTTCAAAACACTTCGGAAGTGTTACGCAGCGCGGTGGCAGGAGATTTAAAAGGGTTCTCTCAGGCCGGTGCTATAACGCTTGAAGATCAAGTCGATTTGGAGGCAAGTGGGGGAGCGGACACAACCGTTCTGACACACAACTTTGGGTTTGCTCCCGTTGTCTATGTCCTCAAGCAAGTTGTCGCCGATTGGGTTGATGCCACAGGGACCGTTGACATCATCCATAACAGTGGTTTTACAACCACGACGATCACTAACGTTACAGCCTTCCCCATGACATTCTACATCCGGTTACTTTGATATGGCGATCAACAATGATGGGTTTGGGACCTTATTCACTAGATCGACCGATTCCGTTCCATCCTCGGTTACTGTTGACCTGTATGTGTCTCCTAGTTTAGGAGACGACGATAATGCTGGAACTCAGGCCGAACCACTTCAAAGTCTGGCAGAAGCTCTTCAACGTTTCCCCTCGGAGGTCGGACACAAAGTCAACATTCACATTAGGAACGAAACCTATGTGATGCCGGAAGACAACGGGTTTTTTGTGGGTCTTTCGTTCACTGGAGGTGGTTGGATCCGGGTTTATGCTGATGAAGTATGGGATCCCTCTGTATTCACCACTCTTCATACCGGCACCGCTCAAGCAGGGACATCCAAGAGCGTATTTGTCACGAGTGGAGGGTTACCAGGTGGGTTGGCACACAGGTGGATCGAGTGGTTGGACGGTGCTGCGGCAGGGATCAGAGTTCAAATCCGTAATGTAAGCGGAGACGACTTGATCCCAGTAACTGACGAGCTTGCTGCCACTCCGGCGGACGGTGATAGTTATCGGGTAATCGAACCAACTGCTATCCTGGTTCCTCCGGATCCAGGAGGTCGAGTGTTAGCGACCTACCCTGTAGTCGGTGATACCCCGTCGCCGTTGTCTATGACGCACACGTTTGCCGATACAGGTGCTTCGAGTGCCTCACACTTGGACGTCGAGGGGTTCTTCTCGTTCGAATGGCTTCGGTTCCAGAACTCACCATCATACGACAGCCTCTCCTTTGGCCGAGCGCCTGTGTACATGTATGGAGTAATCCTTGCAGATACTGAGTCGAGCTTCTTCGACGTGTACCGCACGACTGGCGTGGTCGGTCTTGGCCGAGGGTTGTCCAGGGAGGCAGCGTATGCTGGATTTGCATCCGGGTTAGGGATCCCAGGATTCGAGAATTTTTTTGGCTCAGGTTGTGTCTTCGTCGCATGTCACGCGTTCGCTGTGGTGGGTCAACAAGCAGTATTGTGGGGCCATTGGTGCGTTGATACCTTGGGCACCGGGTTGTCCGGGGTTAACCAAGGCCAAGTGTGGTGCTTTGGCGGAGACGTTGGCGTGACAGCAGCCACTGCTCGGAACTTTCTGTTGGTTATCCAAGGTCGATCTGCCACGCCTGTTCTGATCAGAAATTCTGGCATCAGCGCATTCAATCTGACAGGGAGGCCAGGCTCTTTACAGTTAACGAATGTGGACATCCAAAGCGCTTCTCCCGTGGTCAGGATCTTGGATGACATGGCCGTGTATATGACAGGCGGCGTGAAGATCAAAGCCCAGACTCCTGGGCAGTTAGTCGTACAGCAGTCAGGTGCTAGTCGGATCCATATGTCATCTGCTCCTGACGTGGGCGAAGGGGGTGGAACGAATGACTGGCAGCAAGATGGAGGTGCGGCCTTTGACGGCAAGACCACGTTTGCTTCTGCTCCATCGTCTGTATTAGGGGCACACGGTTCGTTAGCCACTAGGCGGTAACCGGTATGAAAGCATATCTCACGAAAACAGAAACTGAGCCGGCTCCTGGGCAACAGGGAGCTACGGAGCTAGCTACGACAGGATCCCCGGTTGTAGTAGGTGCGGCTGCACCGCCAGTAGCTGGACAGCTTCTTAGAGCTAGTGGGGCTACATCCGCTGCATGGGTGAATCCAGGCGGGCTTGTTGGTTGTCCCATCGGGATTGAGAGTTGGACCCTTGGAAGCACGCCCCCCACGACATCTACGGTCGGTACCACCCCGACTGTCCCGGCTCTCCGCTTCGATGCTGTAGATGAGACGGTTGCGCTATCCCTGGTAATGCCACCGGAGTGGGATCATGGGGATGTGTTTTTGGATCTCGTATTTGCTCTGACCACAACAGAGACTGACTCGACAACCGCAGACTTCACACTCGACTACACGGCGTCACAGGAGTTGTCGACAGGCACAGGGCCAGCCAAGACCTCTACTCAGCTTACAGATTCAGTTACGGTTACAACTGGCAACGGGCTGGCCGCAGGTGATCTTTATCGAGCTGGGTTCACCTTGGACGCGGGCGATGCGACGAATCCGTTGGCTGCTGCTACAGTGCTATCTCTTGAGTGGCACCTGACCAACGTCACAGGTGTGGCTGCGATTGACTTTATCGGCGCTATCGTTCGATTCCAATCTACGGTCTCCGGTGCCGGAAGTGGTGGGAGTGGTGGTCTTACGTTCGTTGCGGCAGTTGCAGCGAACACCACGATCTCCGTTGGAGAGCGCCAGGCATATGACGCTTCCGGCGGCACCTTTACTCTTTCAGCGCCCACATCACCAAATCCCGGTGATGAGTTTGGAATCCTAGAGGATGCCGATGATGGCACCGACATCACGATCTCAGGAAACGGAGAGACCATCTGGGATCCCGTGACCGAAGCGTTGGTATCTAGCTTTGACTTCGGAGGGGCTGGAATATCGCTGCACTACCTTTATACCGGGGCAGGGTGGCGATTGGTGTGACGTACATATCAGGAATAGCTAGACGGCGCTTACACGACACTTTGTTGGCCCCAATCGCGTTGTACCAGCTCGATGGGGCCAACAAGCTAGTAGATTCTTCTGGGAATGGCAGGTCGCTAACGGAGGCCGTGTCTACTGAAGAGATAGTTGGGTATCGTCACGACCTGCTTTGCATAAACTCTGGGCGGATGGAGAGTGCCGATGTAGCGTTTCAGATAACGGCTGCGGTATCTGTAGCTGCCTTGGTGCGGGTTGTCAGCTTTTCAGGGTGGCAGGGTATTGTGGGGTATGGCGGGTCAGGAGAATCCTTAGCTACCAATACGATTTGGAACTTGAGCTTCATCGGAAATAAGCTCCGCTGGTACCACGAACATGGCAGCGGCACTGACGACATTTTTGATTCCACAATCAGTGCTCAACCGATGGTCTGGCAGCACATTTGTGCTACCAGAGATGCCCTAGGAACTGGTATCAACCTGTACATCAATGGAGAAAACGTCGGGAGCGGGACGGTAACGGCACCTAGTGGCGGTACCTCCGGGACGTTTTTTCTCATGGAGTTTCCGGGTGGCACGTCTCCGTTCGATGAGGCTATACAGTCAGTTGCTGTCTTCGACGCGGAGTTGACACCTCTTCAAGTACGAGAGCTTGCTCGACGTACAGGGATTCTTCCGCAGGGTCTAGGGTGAGGCATGGCAGGCAAGTCGGACTCGTTTGGCAGGTTGGCTAAGAAAGGCACTTGGTTAGAGGCAGAGGTCCTCTTAACTGGGTTCGTGTTTTCTGGAGGCGGTAGGTGTGACATACCTTAGGAGACCGAATCAAGTCTCTGTGCTTGATGTCCATGCCCGTCCAGCGTCTGGTCTTGATGCAGTATCGGACTACTTCGAGACCGACACGCTGTCCAACTGGATTCTGTTTGATCCAGGGTCTTTGGCCTCTTCCTCTTACCTTGGTCCTGGGCTCGGTATATCCCATACGATGAGCCACAGTGCTGGCAACAGCTACCGGTACTCAGGCCGGATGAAGGCCATACCCAACACCGAGTTCGCTTTCGCTGCTTCAGTTGCTGTCGCCGGCACTTTAGCCAACTACCGGGGTTGTTGGCTTGGGAGTTGCTTCGGACATCACCGTAGGTAGCCCAGCTGGAGACGCCTCCACGCTGCATTCGTTGGCACCACGAGCATGGTAGTGGAACTGATGACATCTTCGATTCTGCAATTAGCGTGCTACCTCACGCGTGGAACGTCGTGGCCGGCACTCGTGATGTCGCTGGGACTGACATCAATCTCTACGTGAATGGGCTAAATGTCGGAAATGGGACCCTGACTGCGGCAGATGGGGGATCGTCTTCCGTTCTATTCATGATGGAGTTCCCCTCTGGCACGTCGGCTTTTGACGAGTCCCTTCAATCGGTAGCTATCTACGATACGGAACTCACGCCTGCTCAAATTCAAGAGCTTACGCGGAGTGTGGGGTTGTTCCCAGCTGGCTATGGCTAGGCTAGTCTTCCGGGCCTTCCAGAAGATGGTCCCATCTACTTCTATGACTGTGAGTCTGAGAGGAAGTCTTCAGAATCAAGAAAATACGGTCTGCATCCTCCTCCGACAGACCGTGGATCTGAAGGTCGATGCCATCTCTCGTAGGGGTCAACGTGACATTCTCCGGAGATCTCTCTCGGAGTCTAGCCACAGCTCCAACGATAGTTCTCAATCTAAGCTCGATTTGGTGTTGCTGATCTCGCACACTGGCCTCGCGCTGCAAGGACTCTAAAATCTTCGCAACGATCAGCTCGACGTTGAAGAACCCCTGTGATGTCTCACGATGGATCGAAACCATGGAGTGTGGAGTCTTCACACGAAGTACATGTCTGGAGTCTCGGCCTATTCTTAGATTGAGGGTGACAACTTCCAAACCGACTGCCAGAGTGAATCTGAAATAGCTGGAGTTCAAGTCTTGGTGGCTCTCTGTGTAGCGACAGATTAGGGGCGTCCGTTCTTGGACGAGGCTCAAGATCTCTGCTTTGAGTTCCGATATTTTAGACCTGTCCATACGCCCGGTTCTCCTCCTGTTCCTTCGGGTTGACCGTGAAACCCTCAGACAGCATAGCCCAAAGCTGCTTACCAATACTGAGTCCCGTCATGAAGGCGTCTGTACCGATTCCCGCGGCCAGGAGAGCGGACTCAGGGTCGAGCCCGTCCGTCGAGACACTGACAGCCACCTTTTGGAGCAGCAGGTCATAGAGCTGCTGCTGAAGCGTTCCGGCGTAGATGGGAGAGAATATTCGGGTGGGGATCCGCTGCCCGATACGATCGACTCGCCCCACGGCTTGGCGGTAGATAATTGGGTTACACGCGGGGTTCTCCATCCACAATTCTGTCGCAAAGTGCACCAAGTTGTTGAGCCCTGTTTGGATCACAATCGGATTGGTCACGAGAACTCGCACCCCCTTCTTGACGACCTGTTTCGTGATCCACTCCTGGCGCTTTGCTGTACCAACTTTGTTAGCGTAAAGAATCGGAACCTTTTGATCGATGTGATCCGAGATGAGGCGGGCGTACCGCTGGAGAAGGGACGTGTGCCACGAGAACACGAGGACGTTACGCCCCTCGGACAGTTCCTGTTGAACTTTTCTTAGGAGCCACTCTTCCTTGGGTAAGACTTCAGAGGCCGGCAGCGGTGGTTGTGTGGCAACAACCTCGTTTCCAACTGACTCAGGGTAACGAATCGTGTAGTCCCCCTCCTCCGTGTTTCCAGTGTCGGCCGTCGCACGATCAAGGTAACTCGGCAGTTCGGCAAGTTGCCCGAAAAGCTTTCCTGCCAATTCCGGGTTGAATTGGTCTTTGCGGATCTGCGCGATGAGCTTGGTCTGGAGAACCCGATAGCGCTTAAGCAGCTCTGGGTCTGGATCGATCAACTCCCTCTCCTGAGTGCACGGAGGCAGCTCCAATGCAAGATCGGCCTTGTGTAACGTGACCGAGATCGGCAGGAGATGTCGCAGCAAGAACAGCGGAAGGACACCAGGAGCATTGCCGATGACTCGGTTGGATCGTGTGACTCGATCCGACATCGAGCCGAATTCCACAACCGAGCCTTCCTCATCGCGATCCTGGAGCAGACGTTTACGGTAGCCGTAGCGATCGTTGAACTTGCTCTTGTCACTGCGGACAAACTCTTCGCGGAACGGTGGCGAGATCGCCCACATGTTCATGAAGAGGCTCTCCGCATAACCGTTCATGACGCTGCCGGTCATCAATAAGGTGGGAAGACCAAGCCCTGTCAATCGGTGGCCCGCCTGTTGTTGAGCGGAACCGGCCGTAGAGTACTCGTGACACTCGTCCAAGATTAAAGCGTCGAACAGTGCGGGGTAACGGTGGTAAATGTGATCCGCCAAAGCGACTCGACGAGGTTCGGGGACTGCTTGGAACAAAATCTCGCCGCATGGTTTGGACCATTGGAGCCCCGACAAGCGGCTAAGAATCGTCAGAGCCGCTTTAGCCGCCCCTAAGCTTCTAGCCTCAGCCTTTTCAACCGTAAGGCGCCCACCTTCCCAAAGAAGAGGTAGACCTGCCACGTGGGAGTGGAGCCCTTGTTGCTCTTCCGAGACCTGATTCAAAAGCTGGCCCCAGGGGTTCCACACGTCATGGTTGTTGTCCCCGTAACGGTGGATCAACTCCAGTTGACGTTGACCGTTCGGCGGTAGTAGGAACAATAGATGACGCCCAAAGTCCCTTAGCCGGTAGTCAACCCTTGGTTGACTTAAGAAGTGCTCCGCTACTTGGGCCACACGCTCTACACTTCCCAAGCACAGCAAGATCCACACGATGGCTTTGGCAACCCGGTCACCCTCACTGAACCGAGGAAGTAGCGCGTCTAGAACATCGTCAAAATAGTTCGGCGTGAACCCTGGGAACACCGGTGGGGTGTCTTCGTTGTACTTACCTTTATAGAATGCAATCCGCTTGCGATCCCAACGACCTTGCAGAAGGTATTCCACAGTAGGGTCAGTTGGATCGTACGGAATGAGCTGGTTGGCGAGTTTAAGCACCAGCCTAGCCAGTGGGCCATTGAGCTTCCGGGTCTCGAGCTTCCCTGTAGGTACGAGATGCCTTGCTTTACAACGCATTCTCTTGCGAGCTAAGTCGACCTTAGGCGTTGGCGATCCACATCTCGGGCACAGGGGGCCTACACCTTCCCAGCCATGAGAAAGCTTCGCGGTTTCACGTGAAACCACGGACAAGATCATCTCTTTTTGAGTATCCGCTGCGAGAGCTTCGATGTCCCCCACAGAGCGAAGCACGCGGACTTCGACATCGGGTAAGACTTGTGCTGCCTCGTCTCTCCACGAGTCCAACAGGTGGGGCGGGCACAACACCAATGGGCGCTTGGATCCAATGGTGTTGACGAGAGAGATCGAAACCGAGGTTTTCCCTGATCCGATCTCTCCGAGGAGGATCGCACCCTTACCCCGCCGCGCCTTCAGAGGCAGCCCAGGACCGCCTAGAAGCTTCACCAGGGCCTTGGTAGCGTGTTGTTGGGCGATGTACAGCGTGCGGGCCGTGGGGGCCAGGGGGATGCTGTCCCCGTCCTTGCGGGGGTCATACAGGATAGGGCACTGCTTTTCCATGACCTCCATCAAACTGTCGCCGTAGTGTTTGAGCAGACCAGCGACAGAAAGAGTCCCGACGTCAGGGCTCTCTGAGTCATTCTCCTGGAGTGTGTGGTACTGGTACGTGGTGAGGTCCAACACCGTGGCTACGAGTTTGGGCTGCTGCACTTGAACAACTGACGTGACTTCGCCCTTCTTGTTGGTCTTCTCTTCAACCGTCCTCCACTCCTGATCGAACACACCCTTGACCAGGAGCGGTGGAAGCCTCGTGCTCGAATCTGTCGGCTCCACTCGGGATCCGTTGAAGATCCCAGCCGCGATACCGGCTGCAATGTGGGCCGGCCGGGGTGGGGTTGCAACAGGGTACTTCCGGAGCAATAAGCTCTCAATCGGGACGTCGGGCAAGACCCCAAGAACCGGGACTTGATGACCGCCCCGAGAACTGAAAGTCCACGGTCGGGCTTTGCCGATGAGCCCGATCATGTCTGTAGGTTGCAGCCTCCATTCGCTTAGAGAGCCACGATAACTCGATGAAGGTAAGACCTCACCCAGAGGCTTCGAGACTAGGTTGGGCAACTCTGGGAGGTTACTTGGATCGGTAGCCCAACCCTTAATCCTCTCCTTGAGGGTAGGCTCTGGAACCAATCTTGGTTCGCTCAAACGGCGAGCGAACAGTACGACCTGTTTGAAGGATGCAAAATCCTCCTCCGGGAATTTGAAACAGTGTGGATCGTCGTACTCGGTTGCCAGAAACTCTGCAGACGCGGCGAGAGCGTAGTGAGGAACCACAAACAACAAGACCCCACCCCCGGGCTTCAAACCCGAGGTGAACCGAGACAGGAACTTGTGCTCAAGTCGCCCGTGAACCCTATCTGTGTCATACGGAGGGTTCAGAAACAGGACTGACACTCCCTCTCCGTTGAAGGTCACACAGAAAGCATCACCGTGGATTGAAGTCCTAACCCAGCCCCAGTGGTTGTCTTTGCAGATCTTTTGGAGGGTGCCCGCTCGCGTGGCCTCCATTTCGCAAGTGTAGAGTTGGATCTTCTGGTTTTTAATCCACGCCTGGGCCAGATGTAGAATGGCCTCCCCTTCACCCGCGCAAGGATCCATAAACGAGACTGTCTCGTCTCCGTGGTAGGGAGCCAATAGCGGAGTGATCCGCGGGAGAAGATGCGTTGGTGTCTTGTAATAGCCCCCAACGGCAACCGATTCAATACGAGCCATCAGGAGACCCCTTGGGCGTGCTGGAAGTAGAGAGAAACCTCTTCCGCTAACAGCTTCTCAAATCTCTCGTGGGATGCAGAAAACACCAGGCCCGGAGAGAGCCCAACTTTGGATGTGTTCTTCTCATAGTACCGTGCTTGTGGGTGGATCCCGAACCCTATTTTCTCATTGCGGTAGTAGTAATGAGTGTCGTCCGTAGTAAAGCTTGCGAGCCCATCTCTCAGGCACGCCAGCATCAGTTGTAGAAAAAACCGACCATCCGCTACCAGGGGGCAACGGGTCCGCCGGTCCAAGTACGCAATGAAGAGGTGCGCGATTGACACCCACGAGGCGAGCTGCTCGTCTGGGAGATCGTAACTTCGCTGCGCGTGGGAGATCAGTGGGTAGGGGTCAATCCGTTGCTCATCCACCCACGCTTGAGTTGGCAACAAGATGAATTTAATCCCCTCTGGGTCAACCAGTCCAGGGTCAATCTGAAACAAGTCGGGGAGGTAGATCGTCGCCAAAGCGCCTTCGGCTTCGCGTTGCCAAACGATGCGGTAACCGGCCGACCGTAGGATTTCAACACACTCGTCTCGAGATCGGCTGTACCCGTTGGACTTTGGGAACACCGCGATTCGACCTGACATCAGGTTGGCCATGAAGGCTCGCAATTCGTTTTCGGAACCACCAAACATGGCCCATACGGGACGCTGGTTATCGGTGTCGGTCATCCCCCCAGACCAGAGAAGATCCGCTTCGACCGACGCCAACAACACGGCGGTAAACGAGCGGCCCTTCTTGCCGGGCTTGGGGGCGATGACCATGTTTCTCATGCGGGCCCAGGCTCCCCACACGAACCATCGGGACGTTTCTGGTACAGCTCAGAGTACGCCTCGCGGGCCTGGACCTGCACGAACTCCGGTTCTCGGCCATCTTCGAGTACCATCGCGGTCAACCGACCCCCGAAACAACACCCAGTGTCGATCCCGTAACACCGACCGCCCGGGAAGGCGTCAATCTTAGGTTCCGTGAGCGAGTGCACAGCGTGTCCGTAGACGATGCTCTCTGGGCCCTGCCACCGCTCCGACCAGTAGATCGTGTTCTCCGGTTGATCGAGCGAGCCCGCAGCGTAGCCGACCATGCGATCGAACCGCTTATGGCCTTCTTCGGTCCCGACGTACCGCAAGCGGGTCAACACATCTCGACTCTGATCCGCGATGGAGTAGCGAGGCTCACAGCCCGCGTGGACCGCATGCAGACCGCCGCCGAGATCGTAGGAAAGCGGTAGGCTGGCTATCCAGGCGATGTCGTCATCCGAGAGCGCCGCATTCTGAGCGGCCTTGGTCTCACTGAATGCCTTCATGGGGTTCTTCTTGGGGGTCCGCCCCTCGCGGAGCACTGCCGCCCGCCGGTCCTCGTGCCGCCTCCAGCGGAGGTGCTTTTCCTCGTGGTTGCCCATGAGAACGATGGCCCCCAACTCGCGAGCGTAGCGGACGCAACCCACCGGATCGGGCCCTCGGTCCAGAAGGTCACCCACTTGCAGCAGGAAATCCTCACCTTTTCGGAAGGACAGTACCTTCAACAATTCACGCCACTCTTCCAAGCAACCGTGAACGTCACCGATGATTATTCTACGCATTCCCTCTGAGCTTCATCCGTGCCACCGGCGCTTGTTGCTTGATCACCCTTTTCACTACGCGAATGCGGCGGCAAGCCACCACGTGATTGGCCCCTCCAGCTTCCAGCTCAACATCTTGGCCGCAGCTTGCATGCGCTCCGTTTCTTCCGCAGTTATCTTCGACGAGCGCAAGTTAAGCTCCAGGCCGTCAGTCCAACCGGTGCTGTAGCACTCAAGCGCCAGGGCGTACTTAAGCCCGCCAATGCCGCCGAGGACATCAACGACTTCCACACCCATCTTCCCTTTGTTCTCCTCATTCCAATCGTACGGATCTTCATACTCCCTATCTGCGCCGGGGTACAACAACAAGTCCTCCAGATAACCTGCCTTAGTGCCTAACCACAGTTGCGTATAGGGCCTAGTTCCCATTCTCTTTGCTCCTCTTGTCGAACTCGTACTTGGACGCTCCAAGTACGAGTTCGTAGACCTCGTTACCGTCTGCTCTGAGCTAGGACGTGATCAGTGACCTTGTAAGGAGAGTCAGTAGGGTATTACAACTGACCGCGCCAGAAACCAAATTAAAATCGTTGGGGGAGGTTGGAGAGGCATTGTGTGAAATGAGGGTTCGTCAGAGTGCCAGGTCTCTGAAGTTGGATCATCGCACAAACATCCTTCCCTGATAGACCGAGGAGTTTGTGTAGAGCAAGACCGCTCACAAGGCTGGATCGATTAACCCCTGCCATGCAGGTGACAAGTACAGTCTCGCCTCGCCCAATGGCCTCGACAACTTTGTTTGCTGCCGCTATCGCAACTTCGAGCATTGGTTTCGTCGGGGGTGAGTCGAAGTCATCTACAGCGGGTGCATGCCAAACCCGCACCCCGGGAAATTTACGAGCAGGGGGTTGATACTCATGAGCGCAAAGAACCAGGAAATCGAATCCTGCATTCTTGACGCAGGGGCCTATAGGAGGGAGCCCTCCCTGCCACAAATGCTCATGTAAACAGGAAGCGTTAATCTCGTTGGTTTCTGTATAGATCATTCATCCTGCCCATACACTGACTCTAGAGCCTTCTGCGCAGCTACTTGGGGATCTTCCCCCCGAAACACCAAGTCGTCGAATTTAGATTTGACCGTTGCAGCCACACCTTCCGCGGCTTTTGAATTGGGTCGGGGCATACGAAGACGGGCCTCCAACCCAATCCTCTTGCGCATCTCTTGCACCGATCTCATTTCTAAACGCTTCAGTCGGATGATTACCCACTGAAGGCGTTCACCTTCAGTCAACGCACTGGTATCATCCGTATTGAGGTTGCCTATGGACACTACGCGGGCGGATTCCAATTTACCTAGACGGGTGTCCAATTGGGTGACTACTTCCGTCGAGGCTCTGGTGATCACCCAGCCCTTGAAAAAGGGCCAGATCCCTGTAGTGACCGCAGCGGTGATCGCAGCAAGGGCGGCACCGCCAACCCATTTGACAATTGGGTTGGCGAACACTTTCTTCGCTGCTGGGTAGAAGCTGTTTCTGCCCTCATAATCTCGCATGACTTCACCCTAGGGATCACATGAGTGGGAAATGGAGACCTGGTGAGCTGGATCTGATTTTAATTTCTGGTGCTCTTGATTGTAATACCCGAAGACCGTCAAAAACTGGCTAGGAGGTAGGTATGGGTTGGTTCGAAGTAGATAAGAAGGGTCTAGCCCAGCTTGTCCGACGTCGTGGGCTAGCCTTTGTCCTCTACGAGTTGGTTCAAAATGCCTGGGACACCTCGGCCACCAAAGCGGTCGTAACCCTCACCCCGATCCCCAACCGACCGGCCGTGAATTTCTCCGTCTACGATGATGATCCCGACGGGTTTCGTGATCTCTCCCATGCATACACGCTGTACGCCTCAAGCGAAAAGAAGGCCGATTCCCGAAAGCGAGGTCGCTTCAATTTGGGGGAGAAGCTTGTGCTAGCGGCTTGTGAGAGTGCCACGATCTCGACTACAACCGGGACGATTCTGTTCGAGCAGCGAAGCGGCAAATTTACTCGAACGGTTAAACAGACCAAGCGTGAAGTCGGGTCACTGTTCGAGGCTGTCATCCGCATGACTCGAGCGGAACAGGCGGAGGTGATTGAGGCTGCGCAGCTTCTACTCCCTCCGATCCAGACGACTATTAATGGGGTCGAGATCCCCTTCCGAGAGCCTTTCAAGCGCTTCGAAGCAGCGCTTGCGACTGAAATCTCTGATGACGAGGGGAACCTCAAGCGCACGACCCGCAAGACCGAGGTTGAGCTATACAAACTCGGTGAAGGCAGACCGGCTTTCCTTTACGAGATGGGGATCCCCGTCGTGGAACTCGACCTTCCCTGGAGTGTGAACATCCAGCAAAAGGTCCCGCTCAATGCGGACCGGGACAACGTGACTAATGCTTACCGCAAGGCCCTTTCAGTGGCTGTCCTCAATGAGATGCACAATCAATTGAAGACTGAGGATGCGAGTAACGTTCTGCTCCAAGAGGCCCTCGAACACCCCGACGTGAGTGATGCTGCCGTCAAGGCGGTACTCACTCACCGGTTCGGTGAGGCTAGGACGATCTACGACCCATCTGATCCTGAGGCAAACTCCAAAGCTTTTGCCCACGGCCACACAGTCATTCCTGGGGGTACTTTCTCCAAGCCAGCGTGGGCGAACATCCGGCGGACAGGAGCCGCCCAACCGTCTGGGCAACTGTTCCCAACCCCGAAGCCCTACGACCCCGAGGGTGACCCTGTTCGGATCATCCCAGAGCACCAGTGGACCAACGGGATGCAGGCCGTGGCGGATTACGCCAGAGGGCTCGCGTTAAGGCTGATGGACGTGAATATTGCTGTGACCATGGAGAACGAGCCCACGCAAGGTTACAGTGCCAATTACGGCCCCGGCCATTTGACGTTCAATGTTCCGAAGCTTGGTAAACGCTGGTTTGACCTGCAAAAGAACTTTGAAGGTGTGACCGATTTGATCATTCATGAATTTGGCCACCACTACGCCATGAATCACCTGGATGAAAAATACCACAAGGCACTCACCCGCCTTGGAGCCAAGCTCGCCCACACCGCGTTGACCAACCCCGAGTTCTTCAAACAGTTCGAGGCGTAAGGGTAGCTCCACCTTGGGGATTGAACCGGTGGCCGAAACCTGTTTAGAGTGTGCTGAACCGGCTGGTAGACCAGCGTTTGACCGAGCATCGAAAGGGCAGGTTGCTTCATTGACTGACACCCCCTCGTGCCCTTCGTGCGGCAGCACCTCCGTGGCTGTCGGGTATTCCATACCCACACATTACAAGTGTAGGGATTGTCGGCACGCTTGGTACGCGGAGGGCGGTCTGGAGCAGATGACCGAAGAAGAGGCCCGCAGGCGGCGGCCAGGGTACAAATGGCCCGAGCCCTCAAGTTGACCGAGAATGGATGGGCGCCTAGCAGTTGACCGCTAAGACAAGTTCAAACTATATTCTCGGTCAAAGCCGAACGACGGTGTGATCGAAGACGCTCCCGCAAGCGATCCTGACTCTACACTCATGTTGTGCTACACCGGTCCCTGATCATTCTGTGAGTTAGTCTGTGTGTGGTGAGTCCAATCCGAGTCCTGGCCCGCTGGGCGGCCGACAACGAGGTCCCAGCGGAAAACCGCGAGACCGGGCGGATCGTCTGGGTTCTACCCGAGACTCTCAAGGATCATCCGGAGCGGTTCGAGAAGCCGGATCCGAACGAAGACCCGCAGCAGCGGCCGAGGCCACCCCAGCGCCCCAGGAAGCCCCACAAACCCAGGATCCCGAGAGACCCGCCGCCAGCCCCTGTCCGTCCGCCACAGCCCCCAGAACCCCTGCAAGCTCCAGCAAAGCTCAAACCGGTACCACCCCTGAAGCGGACGAAGGTGCCGGAACCGAGCCCCTTTCGGAAGTGGCGGACGGAAAAGCGATTCCAGGCCGCAAGCGCCGTAGCCGAAAGGTTTACCACCCGCTGACCGACGAGGCTTTGAAATTCATCAACCAGGCGTTTGACGAGATGGAGCTGGAAGGCACACAGAGAAGCTCTGCTCTCTTGTTTGACGAGATGGAGCTGGAAGGCACACAGAGAAGCTCTGCTCTCTTGTTGTTGGCGATTCCGCACAGTGGGACAACCAACCCCGACAAGCTCTCCAAGGTGACCGGGCTCCAGAGGTCTTTCTGCCGTGATCGTTGCAAACGCCTAAGGGACAATGAGGTGATCTCAGACCAACGGCTTCACGTTGAGTGGTTCAGTGATGATCCTGGAATTGCCCAGGTTTCGTTCGTCTGTGATGTGTTGGTGGCCGAAGGTTTAGTGAGTCGGCGGTCCCATTGAGTCGAGCAACCTCACTCGACCAACGTCGGAGGTGACTTTGCGGGGGGCAACTGACGGCGGTCGGTGGGGCTCAATTTGACTGCCTTCCAGGACGGCGGCACTCCCACCGCGGCGATCTTTGCGATCTGCCGGTACCCGTAGGGATCAATTTCGTGCGAGATCGAGGTGACCCGGAAACCCCCGCTCACCTCGAGCTGCTCCCGCCTACCCAAATGAATCCGTTCCAAACGAAATCGAAGCTTTAGAGGATCACCTAGTCTCAAGGTGGGAACATCGACCCTGACGCGAGTCGTGCCGGGAAGATCCTCCATCTCCAAAAAAGTGGCCGTCATGAGGAGGATGTACACCAAAACGGTGGAGGTCTGGTGTACCCCCTGAACAGCCCTGGAAACAGGGTTCGGTCCTCAGGCCCCGTGCCTCGCCCGCGAAGCGGGCAGGACACATGGCCCGGGAAGCTCCCCGGGAGCCCAGTGAAAAGGCCAACTGCTCTAGCCAGGAGACTGGATGCTGACGATCTCATTTGCTCGGAGCTTCGAGTTGGAGATCAGGAGAGAGTGCGCAGGGAATCGGTTCTCGCTGCAAGTGAGTTCTCCCGGAGACAGCGTGCTTGGCTAAGTAGGTGCGAGAGGGTTAGAGCCGATCTGATCCTCCCAGAAGAGTGAGTCCTCTCTTCTGAGTTAACCGAAACTAGAGACAGAAATCATACTCCTATCAAAACCAGTTCTTCAGATCATCTCAGTTCTCATCCCCTAAACGCAGATACCGCAACAACAGTTCTCGCTACAGTAAGCACAGCTCGTCCTCTCAGTGCAGGTCATCGTAATCCACCTTCACTCAGTATAGGCCCAAACTAGCTAATTCGTCCTGGTGTGAATCTAGGTTACGCTCTCACCTTAACCTACAACTTATCCACAGTTAACCCACGGTAATGTCTTTGTGGAATAGCTTCTTAGCGGTGAGTTCTGAGTTCGTGGATCTCGTTCAAACAAATCGAGCTTGGTCCTCATTATTTGGTTGACGCCTCCTGCTCCGGCAGGTACTCAGATCAGCCTCTCGCTCTCCCCTCTGACCAGGGGTCTATCCGACTCAGGGAGACTCTCTAATGACGCCGAATTCGTCGTCTAGTGGATCTGTTGTACCTCGAGACTACAACGAGCTTCACAGTCAGTATGGAGCGTTGATCCTCCGACTGCTCAAGAAGTACAACAAGGTGGAGAGGAACTTTGAGGACCTTCACAGCTATGTTTGGATGAAGATCCTAGAAGCGAAGCTGTTGGATCGCTTCAAAGCCAAGATCGAGAAGCAACGCCCCAAGGTTCTCACTGCGATTGAGGTCTGCGACGTGCTTGGGGTTTCCTGGTTGCAGTGGCAGGCTGCAATGGCCGCGTACCACAGAGGGACTCCGCGGCTTCTGATCAACGGGGTTCCGGCGATCTACGTCGTGGGGAACTGGATGCCTACCCCGATCAACCTTGCTGAGTTTGAGGGTAGTCCGGAGAGTGGTTACCTGAAGCGTCAGGCTCTCTTTTCCATTGAGGACATTCACTATTTGACGACGATCCCCACAGCACTTCGTCTCGGTCAGGACGTGCGGGGCGGGGTTCTCTATGAGCGTGTGAGAGGTGAGCGCCTTAAGTGGCCTTCAGTCAAAGCTACCCGCGCTCAGTTCAAGAACTACTTGGCCTTCTCTGTCTTAAACCACTTCGCGAATTTCTGCCGCACGCAGGAGCGACGGCACAAAGAGCGTCCCTACCTCTTACCGACGTACGAGGATGGTGATGCTGTGGTCTGGGAGTCGACGATAGCGGATGTGAACACCCCGGATTGTGACACCATGATCTCTCTGGCGGAGGCCAAAGAGATTCTTCTGAGCACCCTTACGGAGTGCTCAGAAGACGAAGAGCTGTGCAAGCCGTTGGAGACCCACAGGAGTGAGGTCCTTGCCTTCCTAGGTGGGGGTGCAAAGCTCATGCAAGCCCTTCGGGACTCTGAGTTACCTCCTAGAGTACGCCGTACTGTGGTGGACGTTCTGAAGGCGGAGGCTCCGAATTTCAGTTAGTTTTTGTGTCGTGGCTCTGGTGATGGATCGCATAGCGAAGCTAGTCCAAGCCTCTGGTGATCTCCGACGGCAGCTTTGGGCTTCTTTACCCTTACAGGTCCGCCTCGGGGATTTCTTCACTCGTCTGGCGGTGACAACCACGGATGCTTTTGGGGAAGCGATGTACGCCGAGTTCCTCAAGAGAGGGGTGCAGGGGATCCCTGACGACTACAAGAACCGCGCGAGGAAGTTCGGTAAGATCTCCTATCGTTCGATGATGAGCCGATTTCGCCATCCGGACTTTGTCGAGGAGGTGATGATGGACTTCATGGTTCGATTCCTCAGTTCTGGATCTCAAGGGATACGTGAAGGGTCTTCTTTGCGTGATGCCGAGCAGTATGTCTATACGGGTCTCCGGCGACAGGGGCTGAATGCCCTAAAGAAGAAGCGGGAGGTCAGTGACATCTTCTTCAGTGATGGGGAAGAGGGTCGTCACGAGCTTTCGGTGTTCGACGAGGACACTGTAGAGCAGCAACTCAAACGACAACTCCCTAAGCTGCAGAGCAAGTTGAGAGCTATCCATCCTGATGCGCCACTCTATGTGAAGCTCTCATTGATCGACGGGTACTCTGACAAGGAAATCGTTGGAGATGTGGCCAATGGGGTGGAGTCCTTGTTGAAGCATCCTTACAGCTCGACCGGCAAACCGTTAACACCCTCTCTATGGCACGTCGGGTACAAGGCAAAGATCCTCAAGGTACTCCAGAACAACTTTGATTACCTTCAGGTAGGCGTCTAAATGGCATAGAGCCTTACCGGAGGATCTATGCCAGCTCTGAAACCTAACCAGGTCCACCTGGGCGACTGCCTCGAAGTCCTGAAGACGCTCCCTGACTCCAGCGTTGACTCGATCGTCACTGACCCCCCGTATGGTCTATCTTCTAGAGAACCTACCGCAGAGGACATCATCCGGTACCTTGGAGGCGCTCCGTCTCTCGGGCCATTGAAGAAGGGTGTCCAGCACTGCGCGAATAGCATTCTCCGGTCGTCCGTTGTCCCACAAGCGGACGACCTCGAACCCCAATTCGCTCAAGATCTTGTCTCGTTCAAAGTCAGCGTGCATCAACCCCCGATCATGTCGTCCGGGGTTATCCAATTCGATGATCAAACCCCCGTCGGCTCTAGTGGGGAAAAAGAAGTCAACCGCATAGGCCCTGTCGGGAAGTTCGACAACCTTCTGGTGGACAACGTTGATTCCTTGGGTTTTGAGGCGCTCAAGGACCGCCAGTTCTGTCTTCGGGAAAGCCAAACCTTTACCGGATGCGTAGAGGTGTGCGGCTGCTTTACTTCGGTTGGCCCGGCCTTGTTTCGTATGGTTGTACGGCTTGTACACAATCCGTTTGGAGAGCCCGAGGGAGCGCCCTTTATAGTGACAGATAGGGCTACAGAAGTTTGCGCCGTGCTTACCCTTGATGTGGCTCGGGTTTCTGGTGAACTCGTTTTTGCAGACCCCGCAGACCAAGCCGACGCTCGACTTCTTCTGACTTCCTCGGAGTGTATAGGAACAGCGTCTGGAGCAGGTAGTCTGACGACGCTTCTCAAGCGCTTTCTGACTTGCAAGGTAGGGTTGCCCGCAGGCGGGGCAATTACGTTGAACGTTGCGGTGCCAAGGGTTCTGTTGGATCGTTTCCATTCACCACACAAGACACATAAAGATTTTATGGGTCATACCTGGGAAATCCCGCCCGTTGCCGTATGGAGGGAATGCTACCGCGCCCTCAAGCCCGGCGGGCACCTCTTGAGCTTTGGCTCCACCCGCACGTTCGACTTAATCTCGATGGGACTGCGATTCGCGGGTTTTGAGTGTCGAGATACCGTAGCAGCGCAGTTCAGCGTCCAGGTGTTCCAGTGGGTTTACGGGTGTCTCAGTGAGGATAGTGAGATTCTCACTGAGCACGGGTGGGTGGGACCGGACCAACTCAAAGAAGGTTTGTCGGTAGCCACGTGGGACCCGGCCACAGAGGGGATTGGATTACGTCCTGTCTTAGAAGTGTTCCGAGCCCCTTACCAGGGGTCGATGGTGTGCTTTCGTAACGACAACACCGATCAGCTACTGACCCCTAACCATCGCGTATTCAAGCGACACGCTATCCGTAGACAGGTAGCAAAAACCCGTCGCAAGTGGTTCGAGGAAGAGTGGGTTCCGATGGAGGCTGCTGAGATCAATCGGTGGCAAGCAATCAAGCTACCATTGGCTGGGTACCACGATGGGGCGGGGATTGGCGGGGAAGACTACGCTGCTTTCTTGGCGTGGATCTGGACTGAGGGCGGATTCGATAACTCCTGGACGGGTGTTCGCATTTACCAGAGCAGTGTCAATCCCGACCATGTGGTTGAGATTGATCGGTTGACTCAGAAGTTCGCTCCCGACTTCAAAAAGTACGAGAGGGTACGCACATACAAGGGCCGGGAGTACACAGAATACACGTGGTTCTTCTCGGGCGAACCGGCTCTGAGTGTTCGAGAGATCTTGCCCGGCAAACATCCAACTTACGACCTGTTGTGGCGGATGACCCTTGATGAGAAGAGGGCGTTTCTATCCGCAGCTATGGACGGGGATGGATCTGTAGGCCAGAAGCAATTCTACCAAAAAGACGGTGTTGACCGTGAGTGGTTTCAGGTCCTGGCCCACATGATCGGGTGGCAAGGTCGGGACAACGCGAAGAAGCGTTGTGTTTCGTTGCACGACAATCGGACTACGGAATTACAGTCCAGACATCTCCATGCGACCCATCTGAAAGACTATGACGGGGAGGTGTGGTGTGTTCGCGTGGAGACTGGGGCGTTCGTAGCTCGACGCAATGGTAGGGTGTTCATCACAGGTAACTCTGGTTTTCCCAAGAGTTTAAATGTGAAGAAAGCGGTGTTGAAGGCAGGGGTGGACTCCGAAGCCGCTTCACAATTTGATGGCCTTGGCACGGCTCTTAAACCCTCGTGGGAACCGATATTAGTGTTCCGTAAGCCTCTTTCGGAGGCTACTGTTGCTCAGAACGTTCTGAAGCACGGTACGGGCGGGCTGAATATCGATGCGACGCGGATCGGCCACACGACGCGGACCAACAGCAGTTCGCCGGGCAAAGCTCGCAACACGATGGTGAAGGGGATGGTCGGGGGTGTGGAGACGGAGGTCCACAATCATGGGCGTTGGCCAGCTAACACTCTGATGATTCATTCGACCGAGTGTGAGGTCGTAGGTTCGAAGCGGGTCAAGGCCCCCGTCATCAACCGCTTCGATGACGGGATGAAGCCGTTCGGTGATGGGGCCGGACACTCTTACACGTCAGAGCCGCAAGGTGATGCTGATGGGATGGAGGAGATCCCCGTCTACGAGTGTGTCGAGGGGTGTCCGGTCAAGGCGTTGGACAAGCAGAGCGGTTTTAGAGCCCCGGGATGGTTCTCCGGTGAATGTCAAAAGGGTATGGGCTACCACGGGGCAGTCACAACTGCTGATGGGTCAAAACCATCATCGGTAGTGGGTGAGGGAGGAGGGGCTTCACGCTACTTCGGTCAGTTCGAGCCTGAGGCTCCATTCTTCTACACAGCGAAGGTCAGCAAGCAAGAGCGTGAAGGTTGGATGAAGGGAGCGAAGAACCCTCACCCCACGATGAAATCTCTCTCCCTCATGGAATGGTTGGTCAAGCTCGTTACGCCCCGAGGTGGGACAACGCTCGATCCGTACTGCGGAACAGGGACAACCTGTGTAGCGGCTATTCAGGCGGGCTGTCAGTACGTCGGAATCGAGAAGGATCCAGACTTCCATGCCCTGGCCGAAGCTCGCCTGAAGGCACTCCGCACGAAGTCGGGAGACAAAGCATTTGATGACGACCTCGCGGACATCTCATCTCGTCTCGAAGAACTGGTCCCGGAGGAATGAACCCGCCCTCCCTTGTGACGCTGGCGGGCCGCTACAAGGTCGTTTCTGCGGGCCCTTGTTGGGAGTCCCGACCATGAAGCCGTTGGCGCTGATGGAGCGGCTCGTCAAACTCGTCACGCCCCGCGGTGGGGTGACGCTCGATCCCTACTGCGGATCGGGGACGACCCTGCGTCGCAGCCCTGCATGCAGGTCGTAGTTACGTGGGTATTGACTCGACTCTAGGTTACACGCAGGACAACGTTCGTGTGGTGTGTAATCGAATCAACATAGCTTTAGGTGATTTAACCGACGCCGACTTTGAAGAATTCGCTGTAGGTTTTCTTGAGGGTCGAGGTTACCGGGTGTTCCGATGAGGCCCTTAGATACTCTCCCGTCGGTCTATCGGGTTATACACATTGACGTGCCATGGGAATACTATGGCGACCCGGATAAGGACCAGGCGGCTGGCAAACATTACAACATGATGTCCTTCGAGGAACTTGAAGCTTTGCCAGTCCGCCAGCTCATCGATGGTAAGGGAGTCTTGTTCATGTGGGCGACCGGGCCGAAGCTCGCAGAGGCGATCGACCTCATCCGGCAGTGGGGCTTCTACTACCGCGGTATCGCCTATTTCTGGATCAAGACGACGAAGGACGGCAAGGTCATCGAAGGTCAGGGGGTGCGGCCGAGTTTTGTGAAACAGCTAGGCGAGATCGTGCTCATAGGCTCAACACAGAAGCGGGGTCGCACGCTGCCATTGAGGACCGAGAGCCAGAGCCAGTATGTGTTCGCCCCACGACCACCGGGGCACTCTAGCAAGCCGCCAGAGGTTCGGGAGCGTATTGAGGAGCTTTTTGGGGATACCTCACGCATTGAGTTGTTTGCTAGAGGGTGTCCACCTGGTTGGGATGCATGGGGCATGGAAGCCGACAAGCCAATGCCATCGCACTTGGCGCGTTCAACTAAATTGAAGGCGAAGCTACGGGAAGCTGAGGAGGCCGAGCGTATTCGCGAGCTTGTGGGGAAGCTTCCTCAGGCAGATTAGGTCTCGATCAGTTCTAGTTTCTGATCTCGAGACAACCTCTTGACGGCTAGTTCTCGTCGCAACGCTTGACCTTTGGAGCCGCAGCACTCTGTATAGACCAACCTCCATGGTCGACCGGCACGAGTTGCTTTGGCACCTTTCCCGGTGTTGTGGACTTGCACCCTCTTTTCAGGGTCTGGTGAGATGCCGGTGTAGATCTTCCCAGAGGAATTCTGGATCAGGTACAGAAACCAGATGAGTGTTTTGCTCTCACAGCTCATGCGATTTGCGTCCGGGTCCAAACCTTGGCACGCGGCCCCGTTCTCTATTAAGATTGAACGGATTACGTGGTCAGTGGCGACAGACAGCTATATCCTGTTTGGGGTGAAGGCGGCGGGTCCTAAGCAGGGGAAAGGGTACCCAAAATCGCGCCTGGAGGACTTGTTGACGGGTCCACCTTCTGAGCCAAAGGTGTTCGTGGTTGAGGATTTGAAAGAGTGGGCTGGGGAAGCACCATCGAAGTTGATTCCTCTTGGTGATGTTGACTATGAACATCAGGGTGTTTTGCTCGGGCATGTTGTCGATCTTAGGAAGCTTGCGTATCTTTTGGCAAAGGTTACGTTACCCGAGATTCGAGGGTGGGTGGTTGAGAAGGGGCTTTTAGCCTTCGAACCACCCAAAGGCCAGTGGAGGGCTTTGTTGTCGACTCTGGAGGAGCTTCCAGATGGAGGTGAGCCCGTGTTTCGGGACAGTTTGGAGTTGGCGGCGATGTTGGAGGGCGAATGAGCACTTGGGCAGAGCGCTGGCAGCAGCGCAAGGTCGCGAAGAGGAAGCGCAAGAGGCGTCGCTCTCGGGACGAGGATCGATGGCGTACAACCAAATCTGAGCCAGAGGTTGAGCCTCGTGAGCCGTTTGTCCCGTCACCGAACCCACGCTGGTGGTATCAGTTCTGTGTTGAACGGACCCGAGCGTACGAAGAACGTGGTGATCCGGTGGCTGCGATGATGTACTGGGTGTTGCGGTTTATCGACAAGGAGGAGGTTGGATCGCTGTCCGATCCTTGCACGGAGGACGGCTACAGAGCCTTGTGTGACTACTGGGCGTACAAGCAATCCTGGATCGGGAAGGTGTTGTGATGAGCAAGGGTATCTTATCGAAATTTAACGGCCTACACATGGACAATCGGGATCGTTCCTACGGCTGCAACAGTCGGAGAGAGTATGAGGAGACCCTCAAAGCTATTGCCAAGAGTGGGAACACTCCACCGCGATGGCTACGTCGGTCGATTGCGAAGCTCGAGCGCCTCAAGGCTAATAGAGGCCGCAAGTGACAGATCACCATGTCAGATCACCACACTCTTTCTTCTGTCTCAGCCGGGTGATGAGGTGGGGCCCGAACGCTGTCATTGCGTAGACGCCTCCGGCCCACCTTTTACGATCGTAGTCGGAGTCCGTCGCCATGGCTCGATCTCGACGGTTGCGGATGTTGTCGGCGGCGGCTTTGATCATCATGTCACGGTATGGCTCCCAGACGGGAGCGTGAGCTAAGATCCAGGTGCCGTAGTCCGCAGCCATACCCTCTTCATAGAAGGGGTCACCTTCTGGGAATGCCGCTAGCGACCCATGAACCATCTCGTGGGTGAGTTTCTCTAGAATGACTCCGGGGTTGCCGGCCATGGCGGGGGTGAGCTGGATCTGGCCGGTCACGATGTTGAAGCTCGCGTTGGCTCCGGCTATGTGAAATCCGGCGTCTAGGGGGATGATGGTTGGACGAGGCTCGGTGGCATAACTGCCTAGGGCTTCACGGATGAAGGTGTAGATCCTAGGTGCCCACAGCTCGACGAAGCTATTCCACTGAGGATCTTCGAAAACTTCGCAGACGAAAGGCTGCGTGGCGGTCTTCTCGGAGGCTTGGCGCAGCATCCGTTGCACGTCGGCGGATATTGGTCCCATTGCCTACGCGATAGCAAAAGAACTTTTGAGGATGGCTTGGTATACCGTCTTGCTCCTAATTACGAGGCTCAGCCGATTATGCCAAACATCCCCGACCACTCCCACATTCTCTACCCGACGGGCCTAGTGATGGATCCAGCACTCGTTAGTTCTGGGTCTAACAGCCTGAACACCCCTCCAGGGACCACCTTCAGGTCGCTTCCGGGGTTGTTGGTGACAACTAGGCGAGTAGGCGCTACTGCGATCGATCATCCTGGGATCCGAGGAATTATCGAGGTTGAGGTTGTCGCCCCAGCGTTGGGGGCGGGGAGCACGGTGATGGAGTTGGTCGGCAATGGAGGCAAGATCCGGATCGACATGGACGACTCCAACCGGCCCGAGTGTGCTATCTTCAACAGCACCGGAGGTAGTACGGCGGTCAACTCGTTGGCGGGCTCAGGGGATGCCATCGCGGAGGGGACGCGTTTGCAGATCCGTCTGGCGTGGGACTCGACAGCTCCGGTTGCTAGCGGGGAGTACATCCGCTTCACGGACTTCAAGGGGGTATCTTACCCGGGCACGTGGGATGCAGATCCCACTTTTGGGTGGTTGGCAGACCGACTCAACACGCTTCGCTCTGGGTTTGGTGAAGGCAACCCAGATTTTCTCGGTACCCTCACATACCTTCAAGTAGGCATCACACCGTAAGTGGTTGAGTTCTCGAGGTTCGGAGAAAAAGATCCGAATTCGACGCGAGGACGGTTGCACTTTCCTCTTGTAGACCGTAGGAAGGTAGAACGGTCAGCTCGTGTTGGGTTCATAACCCACCGACAACGGCCCCAAAGAACGACAGTCCAAACCAGAGTGATCGACATGATGTCCCGGACTTCAACACCAGCACGCTTCGAGCAAGGCAAAGCCTTGTCGGGGTCGTGGCGTGTCCTGGGACTGGGCTTTGGGAGACTCGGTTATGCAGGCGCCATTAAGCCTACGACCCATGTCGAAGCCTCCGCGTTTACGCGCCGCAATCAGAACCCGGAGGCGGATACTTAGGCGGACTCTCGTTGACTCACACTCTGTGCATGACGAAGGCCGCCTAGGGAAAACCCAGGTGGCTTTTTTCGTTTCTGGACCAAGGATTTCACATGATCAGCCCACGTACAAAGCCCATCCACGAAAGCTATCGAGGCTCACTCTCCAACCAACTCATGGGAGTGACCCGATGGACGGGAGACTGGCTGTAAACCGGTTGTCGAAAGGCGCAGGGGGTTCGATTCCCTCCACTCCCACCAAAGTCAGCGAACGATGAATGTAAGCGAACGATGACTTCTCGACTCAAACGTAGCTACGACTCCGAAGACCCTTCTGGGGCCGTAGCTCAACCAGGCAGAGCAGCGAGCTTTTAACTCGACGGTTGCAGGTTCGATTCCTGTCGGCCCCACCAACGACGCATGAGGGTTCTGAACGAACGACGACTGGACAACGCGGATGAAGATCGACTCACCGAGCAGGTGGTCTACTTCGACAACGGCTGCGTGGTCCGCCACACGAAGGACGCGAAAGGCAAGGTGACACAGAAACAGATCCTAGTCCGACTTCTCTACGCGGACGATGAGTTGCTCGACGAGCTGTTGGCTCTCATCCAGGCGAAGACAGCGGGTGGTTAGCATCAAGGCGATGCACCTGACTCTTAATCAGGCACAGGTGGGTTCGATTCCCATGCCACCCACTGGTGCGAAAGAGCGCCTCCAATGGAGGGGGCGAAAGCACTTCGGGACACAGGTCCCGTGGAAGCACCTACAGCTCTATGACAACTGAATAGGAATTCGGTGCGGCGAATGTAGCCTCGCACGCGGTACCCGCGACCTTCGGGGAGCGGCTCTGTAGCGGGGATCATCTCGCCGATGGTGGGGGCCTTGCGGCTCCTAAGGCTTCGGGGTCCCCACCTGTCATATTCCAGGGTAGCACTAATGGTAATGCGTCCGGCTGTTAACCGGAAAGATGGGGGTTCGAGTCCCTCCCCTGGAGCCAAGAGGCGTTTAATCAGACGGTGTGGCAGGACTCTCGCAAAGGAAGCTCGCCTCCTTCAAGAGCGAGACAGCAATGCGTGTATGCCTTGGCTGGCGGAAGAGCGAGATAAATCTAGGTCGGGGGCTAAGGAAGCCAAACGGACTCCAAATCCGTAGGACAGGGTTCGATTCCCTGCCGGCCTGCTAGTGTGGTCGCATCGTCTGTACGGCGATCTGTGTAAGAGGCCCCGAAGGCTCGCCACGCTTTGCCCGTGAGGCCCTGAAGGTAGGGCGCCTGCTTCGTACGCAGGAGGTAGTCGGTTCGATCCCGATCGCGGGCTCCACGTCCCTATCGTCTAGTCGGCCAGGACGCCAGATTCTCAATCTGGAAACCAGAGTTCAAATCTCTGTAGGGACGCCAACGCTCCTATCGTCTAGTGGTCAGGATGCTGGGTTTTCACCCCGGCGGCCGGGGTTCGATTCCCCGTAGGAGCACTGAGTGGTTGGCTAGTAGGCCAGTGGGGAGTAAGGGAAGCTCACCCCCTACAAGAGTGAGACAAAAATCGGAGAACTCGGTTCGATCCCGAGAGGACCCACCACAACGGCCAGATAGCTCAGTTGGTAGAGCGCTTCGCTGAAGATGAAGGCGTCGGGGGTTCGATTCCCTCTCTGGCCACCGCGGGAAGAGTGTTGGCCCTCAACTCGGGCTCATAACCCAAGCCTCGTCGGTTCGATTCCGGCTCCCGCAACTGGTTTGAAAAACCGTGGTAGCTCGCCACCTGAAAGAGCGAGACCGGCTCCCGCAACCAAACAACGGGGTGTAGCTCAGTGGAAGGGCGTCTGTCTGGGGGACAGAAGGTCGCGGGTTCGACTCCCGCCACCCCGACCATGCAGGTATCGTCCAGTCGGTAGGATGCCAGCTTGCCAAGCTGGAGGCGAGGGTTCGATTCCCTCTACCTGCTCCGCCTTCTTTGGTGTATTAGAGAGGGTACTGCATCATCGCCAGAGAGCTTCACAGGGGCGCCGGTCCCTTGCGTTGACGACGGTGGTGTGGTGAGCACCGGCATCTGGGGAGTAGGAGGGTTGGCCTCTATTTCGACGGTAAATCGAAAGCGATACTCCAGCACTGCCTCTCGCTCCCGCAAGGGAGCCGCCAGCGGCGCTTACAAGCAAACTTGGTTCGACTCCAAGACTCCCCACCAGCTCGCGTTCCGCCAGAACGATCTTACATGCATATGCGGGTTCGAGTCCCGTCGAAGGCCGTCCGGCCTTTGTGGCGTAACTGGCAAACGCACTTGTTCGGAAAACAAGCAATCGCTAACCAGGTCGCTCATCTCGAACGCGGGCTAAACTTTACGGGGCTTTTGGCGGTGGCCGCCAACTTGATTGCTCGCTGAGGCGAGACGACTCCCTCCGTCGCTACCATTTTCTCCACCGGTCGATGCTGAACGATGACCCTCATCTTGGGCTCTCTAGCCCGGTCAAAAGCTCTGAGGTATTCGGACGGCGTCCCGCCTGACACCAGGCCCCTGGTGGGCTGCCAAGCTAGGCTGGCGGCCCGGGGTATGTAGGGCCGCTGCTAGAGTGCGGACCGGTGTGAGAACTCTAGCGTTTTCTGCTGGCGTAGCTAAGCCCCTTAAGCATAGTTGGTGATGCGCTGGTCTTGTAAACCAGATAACTCGGTTCGATTCCGGGAAGGGGCTCCAGACTTTTGGTGTATGCGATGACAGATTTAGGGCTCGTAAAGGTTTCGACTGGGAGGTAATTCGAGCAGCAGCGTGCCCCGGTTGGTCAGCAGGCCGGGTTATCAAGCCGACCAAACAAGAAAAGCCAACTATAACGGCTTTGCTCAGGCTGCCTGAGCCGTCGCTCGGGGTAGATTCCCTGCTTCGATTTCGAGCGGCGTAAGTAAACGCAGGGCTGCACCACAGAGTCCGATTGGCTGTGGGAAACGGGTCGCAAGACCTTAGGTCGCTAGATCGGTGGTGGAGGCAAGACTGGAAAACCAGTCACGCCCCAGGTGGAAGCCGGCGTGAGGCATGGGCACGACCTTAACCGAGTCCGAAGTCACGCTACGCACGTAGACGCTGTTCGATAGCTTTCTAGGACGTGGGTTCGATTCCCACCGAGTCCAAGGGTACGAAGATGGCAACCTGCACGTGGTGTACCCTGCACGCCGAGACTGTCTCGGTGACTAATGGCTGTCAAAACTTGTAGCTCGTGTTGCAGACTTTTCACACCAAGTAGCAGACATCGGAAATGCCCGATGTGTCGGCGGCGATCTCTCCCAAAGGTACCCTGCCTTGGGTGCGGCGATCCGATTCGATACGTGATGCGGCGAGTTCCGCTGCACCCTAGGGCTACAAGCGGTCCGTACGTGTTTGAGCACATCCTTGTGATGGAGGAAGTCCTTGGCCGCTATCTCTTGCCGGGTGAGACGGTACACCACAAGAACGGGGTTAGGGACGACAACAGACCGTGCAACCTGGAGTTGTGGCGAAGTCCGCAACCTACCGGCGCGAGGGTGTCGGACCTCGTAGATTGGGCAAAGGAGCTATTGACACTTTATGAGCCGTCATCTCTTCGGTGAGATACCCCTCAGCCGTATCGGTTGGCGGGGGCGAGCTGCACTTGCAATGCGGCTTTGCGGCGGGTTCGATCCCCGCCGGCTCCACTGGGTAGTCATGTTTGGCCAGCATCAACCAAAACCCGTGTCACATTCCTGAAACAGCTCGACTTCGCGGGGTTGAGCGAGAGGACTGGCCCTTGTGGGCACGGTACTGCCCATGCTCTCAACTCTTCGCCGGGACGTGGAGTTTCCTTGTTGGACGGCATCGGAACGCGAGAGCCTCGGTGACGCCTGGAGCCCGGGGATCGCTCGCAAGACAATGAATTTAGGGTCTTGCGCTCTCTGTGAACAGTGTAGTACTCTCCATGGAGTCGGATTTAGCGGGAGTTTGCAGAGGCTCTCGCAATCCGGCTCTCAGCTCTTTGGAAATTTTAGGTCTTTTTGAGCGCACTGCAGCAACGGAAGCCCACCTCCATCAAGAGTGGGACCAACATCATCTTAGCCACTTCGAGCCGTCCTGCCTGGCAGCAACGGAAGCCCACCTCCATCAAGAGTGGGACGGCTGGTCGCGATCCTGCGGGATTGCGATCGGAGCGAAGTCACAACGGAAGCCCACCTCCATCAAGAGTGGGACCGATGACGGCTTCAGCGTCATCTCCGAAATCCGCACGGTCACAACGGAAGCCCACCTCCATCAAGAGTGGGACTTACGGAGCCGTACGCATCGGGTGAGGCGGCTGGCTTGTCACGCCAGTGAGGGGGGTTCGAGTCCCCTCGGCTCCGCTGGTTCGAGTAGCTCAGTGTTAGAGCGCCAGCTATTGCGTACGGAAGCTGGAGACGCGGAGTCGACAATTCGCCTCGGACCTAAATGGGCTTGTCTGACGGGTCAGGGCTCTCCCTTGCAAGGAGAGTTTGCGGGTTCAACTCCCGACAGGTCCACCACGTAGTCACGCAACTGGCCTGCTTCCATCAGCGCTTGTTGGCTTGGTGTAGTCATACACTCATTGCTCGCTGCGGCGAGACGACTCCTGTCTCCAGCACCGTAGCTTGCAAGAAGGATTTCCTGTATGGGATCAAAGGAAGCTCGCCTCCCCTAAGAGCGAGACTGAGTAGTGCTCACGCGAACGTGGCGGAATGGCAGACGCGGCTGGCTCAAACCCAGCTGATCGCGAGGTCGTGGAGGTTCGACTCCTCTCGTTCGCACCGTGTCACAACGGGGCACAGAACGCAGCGCGTCCGAGCTAGCTACTCGGCGCGTGTGGCTAGCTCGTCGCACCCGGCCCGGGACCGTTGTGATACTTCTGCTGCCTGAGCGCCGATAGGATGGCGGCCGGATTGTGGGTCCGGTGAGAGCGGGTTCGAGTCCCGTCAGGTAGCCTCACTAATCTACCCATCACACTGCACGAGGTGATGGGTACTCTTGCAAAGCGCGTGGCGGCCAGGTGGGGTTACCAGGTAGCCCTTGGGGACTGGCAGCCGGAAATCCCGTCATGGGTCGTTCCGTGGTCCGAGAGGATGGCCCGGCAAGCTCGTTGGGGTCCTCCTGAAGTCGGGGTGCCAACGTCTGCGCAAGAGGTCTTTGATGCGGCCAAGTTGTCTATCGAGATCCTCTTACCCAAGGCCCTTTCAGCATTCAGGCGGAAGTTCCATGGCGATCGTTTCTACATGAATGCTACCCAGCAGCGGATGAAGCTGTACTACTACTTCTCCACTCGACCCGCTTTGGAGACCTTCACGTTGATGTTGTCAATCCGGGGCGGTCTTCCGTTACTTTCGTTCGGGTATGTGCCTCACAAACCCTTGAGCGGAGCTGACTTCAAACGGTCTATCACGGAGACCGCATTCAGCACAGATCCTGAACTCGCTGGACTGACGTTCATGCGGTTGGTTCGAAAGGTGTTAGGTCAGATCTGATGCCGGTACCCAAACCGGACCGTCCTTTTGAGGTGACTTTCCCTCGGCCTGGACTACTGCCTCGATCCTTGACCCCAAAAGAGGTGGACTATATCGAGCAGCAACTTAGGAAGGTTGAGCGTCAGGATCGGACCACAGGCTTGCGGCTCCCTAAGCGTTTGCAAGATCGGAATCGGATCCGACGAGAGATCGATAAACTAGAGAGGCTTATAGACAGCGGAGCGAAGGAGCGGGAGCTTTACGATGCGATCGTCAACCTTCAAATTCTGAGGCATGCCTTACGCGATATGGAGTCTAGGAGGCAAGCTAGAGAGAGGGTTGTCTTTCGGTTCAACGCCCGTATAGCTCAGTGGCAGAGCACCACCTTGGTACGGTGGTAACCGGGATCGGGGTTCAACTCCCGACAGGTCCACTACGTAGTCACGCAACTGGCCTGCTTCCATCAGCGCTTGTTGGCTTGGTGTAGTCATGCACTCATTGCTCGCTGCGGCGAGACGATTCCCTCAACAGGCTCCCCTTGGAAGCTGAACCAGTTAGGGACTGGACCCGCTTGGAAAGCGGTGGGAACGGCCTCTCGGGGTCGTTTGGGATTCGAGTTCTCCGGCTTCCGCTTTGGGCGCTCGGGGGCATGCTGCCTGCGGTGTATATTCCGCCCATCAGAAACACAATCAAAAACCCGAGAGATGGCCTCTACAGCGGATATTGACGCTTCCTTGTCCGATTTGGGAGGGAGTCTGGAAGCTCCTCTTAGTGAGGAGGAGTTGTCGGCTCTGTGGAGGTCTGGGCCTACGGCTTCTGGATTGAGTGCCAGGGAGACGCGTAAGATCATGTCTGTGTGTCTCAGTTCTCACATCGCGATCACTCGGTTGTGTCGAGAGAACTACGGCGACAAGTTCAAGGATTGGCCCGAGCATGCGCAGAGGATCCCGAACACTCTTTCCATGTGGGGTTGCTCCCCATAAGCTTCGAGTTCGATGTCCTGGGTGCCAGCCTTCAAGGTAAGCTGCTAAGCCATTTATGGCTTTTCTATGGTGTTATGCGCAAAATTTCGACCCCTCAAGAGTTACAGTCTGAGCTTCGTTAAATTCTTGCCTACAGCCAAGGCGTGAATCCCAGTAGGGTCGAAATTGCTACGAAGCTTGTCGAGCTAGCTCTTCGAACAGCAGCGCATACGAAGGAACAAGACGCTAAAGCCTTGGCGTGGATCAAGAAAGAGTTCGGTGCGAACTCGGGCCAAGTCAAGGGTGCCTTGAAAATAGGACCTGCTAATTGGATCAAACGTGAATACGGAGCCAATTCCGGTCAGTACAAAAGACACACAAAGACCTCCTAAGCTGAGAGAAGTACAGCTTCCGCCGCCTTGTGAGTTCTGACTTTTGCCTTGGGAGGCCGCCAACTACGGGGCATAAGCGTGTGTCGTTCAATGGTAGGATAGCTGGCTTCCACCCAGCAGATGAGGGTTCGATCCCCTCCACGCGCACTTGTAACGCTTCGGCGTTCTCGTCTTCTAGTAGGTGAAGGTTTCGGCGCAGTACCCAAGCGGCTAAGGGGCCTGTCTGCAAAACAGGTATTTTCGTGGGTTCGAGTCCCGCCTGCGCCTCCAAAGGCTCTGCCGGCGTGCCTTCGGTGTGTTGTAGTTGCGAGGGAAGCTCACCTCCCTCTAGAGTGAGACCAATGCTCCCGTAGTCTAACTGGATAGGCGCCTGGCTTCTAACCAGGATCATGCAGGTTCGAGTCCTGTCGGGAGTGCCGGTGTTTCGGCACCGTAGCGTGGTGATTGCGCGTAGGAACGACCTACGAGTGCGTCTACGGGTTGGTGGTTGATCCCGCACGCGAATGGCAAATCACCACAAGCCCTCGTAGCTCAGTTGGACAGAGCGCCGGCCTCCGAAGCCGGGTCATGCGGAGGTTCGAGTCCTCCCGGGGGTGCCTCTAAAAACGAATGCCTCTGTAGATCAATTGGACAGATCGTCGGTCTACGAAACCGAAGCTTGAAGGTTCGAATCCTTCCAGAGGCGCTAGGTAGGAGCAGCAAGATCTGATCACGAGAGGAGAGGATCACTGAGCGAAGAACTCAGGACCTAGTTCCTTACCGCCTTTTGTCATGAATTTATGCGGGTACATCCCAAAGGGATGTATGTTTGATTGGATCCAATAATGGTCGCCTTCAAGGGTGGCTTCAAAGAGGTGGGACTCCAAAAGGGTGCCTTTCACAACTCCCCCAGTCATCACAAAGGTAACACCTTTGTCGAATTTCACCTTCTTCCTTCCTGGCTTACCCTTGCTCACAGAAACGGGTTTAGTGAGCTTGATGAGGTGGCCTTTTAACTTTGGCCACGTCATGACCGAGGATGCTGCTGTTAGGTATCTGTGGATGATGCGGTTGGGATCCATGGGGTGGGGCTCCTTAGGCAGGGTGCCCTATAAGAGAGTTTTTGGCGACGTTCCACCGTCAAAACCAACAAGGAGCAGCAAGATGCTGATCACGAGAGGAGAGCCGCCTTTAGGTCTTTGAACCTGGAGGCGACATGCGACGGAATCATCGACGTAAGAACGGACGGCACAGCCCCAATCGGGAAGGCCAAGGTTCCAATTGGGCGGCTCGGAGCCCCCGAGATGACCGGCGGTTCTTTTGGAAGGGACACCGAGCCAGGGAACTCCGACTGATCTGGCACGGCAGGTACGATGACTTTGATGATCGGGCACATCGGCACAGCATCCAGTGGAGGTGGTGATGTGCTTGGGGCTTCGGCCCCACCACGGCGACGCCCTACGGGTTAGGACGCGGCTCTCATAAGGCTGTCGGCTGGGGTTCAAGTCCCCTCGTCGCCACCACCCGCCTCGTGTGGATTCGAGCGAGGGTAAACCCGGGTAAGTCGTCAACGAGGATTCTGTCAGGGGCTGCCGGTTTGCAGTGGCCGACGGGGACTCGTGGCGGCTATCGCATCACTTGGAAGGTGAAGGCTCAGTGGTGGGCCGCCGGCTTCGAAAACCGGTTGTCGGCAACGGCAAGGGTTCGACTCCCTCTCTTTCCGCTCTTTGGAGGATTGGCTGAATGGCAAGGCACCCGATTTGAAATCGGAGGTACGTGAAAGCGTGTGGGGGTTCGAGTCCCTCATCCTCCGCCTTGGAAGGTTGGTCGAGTGGTAAGACACCAGATTGCTAATCTGAGGTCGCGCTGATGAGGCGTGCGAGGGTTCGATCCCCTCACCTTCCGCCAAGTGGTGTAGTGGATCTCATGCCTAAGACACGACGCTACCGAATGGTCCCCCAGACCATTGAGTCCATATCTCAAGTGGGAGCCGGATGAGCACTCGGGTCGTGCATTGTCGTCGAGATCGCTACGATGTCTACGTCGGACGTCCGTCGATCTACGGTAATCCTTACAGCCACAAAGAGAACACTCGGGCACAGTTCAAGGTCGCGACTCGTGAGGAAGCTATCGAGAAGTACGAGACTTGGATCCGCGGTAAGCCTTCGTTGCTCCGCCTAGTGAAGCAGGAACTCCGTGGTAAGGTGCTGGGCTGCTGGTGTGTCCCGGATCCGTGCCATGGGCATGTTCTGGCCCGAATCGCGGAGGAACCGTGACCAGTTTCAAAGTCAATGGACAGGACTTCCAGACCGACGCAGAGGTTCTGAGCTACGAGGATGTGGTTGAGCTGGCGGAACTCAAGTCGGAGTACAACCCGACGGTGGTGTTTCATTGCAAGCTACGGGAGAAGTACCACGAGATGAACGGGAGCTTGACTCACGGCCAGGAAGTGCTCGTGATGTCGGGGATGGTTTTCAGCGTGGCTTATACGGGCAGCGCGTGAGGCGGTAGTTTTTCGGGGTTCGTCTAATGGTAGGACAGCAGTTTCTGGTACTGTTTACGGGAGTTCGAATCTCTCACCCCGAGCTAGTGCGAAACAAATACAGGCCCTACATCCGTAGGGTAAATGGTAAGGGAAGCCCACCTCCATCAAGAGTGGGACAGGATCGAAAGGCTCTTCGATGCGGGAAACATTGAAGTTGGTGTTTGGCGGTAACAGTAAGAGGAGCTGTGCAACTTCGCTTGGGCTGCCTTCAAGCTCCACCCTATGGCCATTGACTTAAAGAAGCAGGCTGGATCTGGGTTGCGCATGATACAACAGGTGGTGGAGGCCATTGGGAAAGCCAGGATGGGACTCAACAGCTTTGGGGTCCCGCAGAGAGCCATCAGGCGCTCAGCATAGTCCTCCTTTAGGACCTCACCGTTCGAGCCCGTGGGGGTTCGACTCCCTCCGCCCGAGCAAAGGATAACAGACGTGTTCCAGTGGTTGCGAAACCTGTTGAAGCCCAAGCAGCAGACGTTTACTCGGGTCTATTGCCCGCAGTGCAACAACGAGCTGGTGACTGACGAGGCGACCACGTTCAAGCACACCCCGGAGGGGTTCGTCCAGTACGACTGCGGTAAGTGCCACGCACAGCATGTCTGGGACTTCGATGCTCCTGTGCCGCTGTTGCTGCGACGGTTGAACTAGCATGCGGAGCAAGTTCCAGCCGTACATCCGCCGAGCGAACGGCAAGGAACGGTCTGAGGATCTGCGGACAGCGATCCGGCTGGCCTTCTACCAGCAGCTACGCAGGCCCTTTTACGTGATGGTGCAGAGGGGCTACCCTCGCCATGTGATGGCGGTAGGCGCGAGTCGCCACGACATTGCTAAAAGCCTTCTGGGAGCTAGGGTTGGAGGCTTCAAGGCGTGGTCGAAACGGGTCCAGCGCAGAGCTTCAGGAGCGTGAAACGTTTTTCTGGCGTCGTCTAATGGTAGGACGGGTGATTCTGGTTCATCTAATCGGGGGTTCGAGTCCCTGCGCCCGAGCTGGTGTAGTCTTTTCAGCATGACACGAGTCCGCATCACATACACAGCCAACCTCGCGGGCATCACCTTCTGGGTGGAACCGAGCGAACGCAGGAGGTTGGAACTCGGAAAGCGGGGTCGCGGTAGGATCTTCATTGGTGCTGATGGGGGTACGGTGCCAACATTGGAGGATATTACCAACGACCTTCAACGGAAGTCGATCGCGACCCTCTTGACGACGATCCCCAACGACGAGGTGGATCCGGAGTTCGTAGAATTTTCGTAGCGGGATGGAGCAGTGGCAGCTCGCGAGCCTCATAAGCTCGAGGTCGGTGGTTCGACTCCACCTCCCGCTTCCAAGCCACGAGTAACGGAATGGGAGAAACCCATGACATACTACTGCAAGCGTGGCGGAATGGCAGACGCGCAACGTTGAGGTCGTTGTGGGCGAAAGCCCGTGAGGGTTCGACTCCCTCCGCTTGCACCCATCCTAGCGAGGCTCAACATGAAGGCAGCACAGCAGCTCAAGGAAGAGAACGACAGTCGGACATACAAGCGCGTCAAGCGGGTCGTCGATCTGTCATGCTCGTTCTGCCCGCCCCATCGGAACGAGAATGCCGGCCGCTGGGTCAAGCGTGGGGCACAGAAGCCCCGCAACAAGAACAAGCGGCGGGGCTGACAACTCGGGCGGGATAGAGGTCCTATGAACGATTTCCTCGCTGTGATTTACTTGCTCAGCATCGTGGGTGGTTTGGGCCAAAGAGACCTGTCTGTGTGGCTAGGTTATACCATCCCTACCAGACAGGCATTGATCGAGTCCTATGAGGCCCTATCGGTTATTTCGGGTAGGTTGGTCCCCCAAGGGGAAGTAGTCCGCTGAACGTTTTGTGAGCCGGTGAAGGCATGAACAAGATCGCATCGGCCGATGAACTTGAAGCGGAACTTCGCAAGCTACTGGCCTACTCCCAGACCGAGAGCCCGTCCCGCAAGGTGCTGGCCCGGGATCTCGTGGGCCTTGGTATCCGGGTAGCCGGTGAGCTTCCGCCCGAGTTTTTGAAGAACATCAAGAAGAAGAAGAAGAACGACGACTCCGACGACGACAAGGACTGAATCGTCGTCTTGGGGGCGGAAGTATAGCGAGTTTACCTGAGTTTATCTGGATCACGCTAAACTTGGGTAAAACTCGCTATACTCTTCAAACTGGCTTTCCGAGCTTGAGCCGTGCGTAGGTCGTAGTACGAACACCTGTGCCGGCTTGCAGCATAATTTCAGACCACGCGCGCATCGTCCAACGGTTAGGACCCTCGTCTGATGAGCGAGAAATGAAGGTTCAAATCCTTCTGCGCGTACCGGGGTGTAGTCCACTGGTAGGACGCCTGTTTCGGGAACACCCGTGGTATTCGCATCCGTATTGGGCGATGGACTTCGATCATCGCGATCCAAGAACTAAGGCGTTCGATCTCGGCTCGGCAAGCAGGACGGGCTCTCTCAAACGAACCAAGGAAGAGGCTGCCAAATGCGACGTGGTGTGCGCCTTGTGTCACAGATACAGAACGTATGGAAAACGAAGAACCGGGGTGAAGTCTGATGGTTAGCGAAGACGTTCCTCGCCTTCCTCTTCGAGACCGATATGGTATTCAACTTCGCGAGTTTCACGCGAGGACTTCAACGCCTTCTCGATGGCCTGGGCCATGTTGCGAGTCCAGCTGCGGACCTGCTTAGGCGAGTAGCCGAGCTTCTTGAGGTAGATCTCGGCCATCTCTTGGAACTCGCGATCAGTGGCGGTCTTCGGGCGGCGGTCGTAGGTGTGATCCACGGTCAAATCTCTCGGAGCACGTGGTTGTCGTAGTCTAGCCAGCGTATAACAGATTTCTCGGGGTGTTGCTCAGTGGTAGAGCGCTCGCTTTGGGGGCGAGAGGTCGCAGGTTCGATCCCTGTCACCCCGACTAAACTCGACCTGCCCTTCCGGGGGAATCCAGGGTCCAGCAAAAACCCGCTCTCTTTAACTCGGTCGAGTTCTGGCTTTTCGGTGTAGTAGACACCACGGGCGCCGTCATCCTCCTTAGCGGTAATTTGCTCGCTGAGGCGAGACGCGGCAATTCCCCTCCCATGCGGAGGGTTGCGAGAGAGGTGGATCGTGCCAAATCACGAACAGAACGCACTCGGGCCGGCTGAGAGAATCCTCCAGACGGTCCTCTCGTATTCTGATCACGCAATGCACAACCGACCAGGCGTAGTGATTCCAGATCCTGGCTCCGTGGTGGGCACGAAGTGGCTGCCGGTGACCCACGCAGAGGAAGAGGGCGACAAGATCGTCTACGAGCTTCGCAAGGGCGTGGGCCGTCGGAAGGGCACCAAGGTCAAGCTCGGGAAGATGACCACGGGTCGGAACCCCGCGACGCTCGCCCCAGTGCTTCAGGGCGATGTCATCGTTAAGGACGGCAACCGCGCTGTTGGTCGCTACCAGCCGCCCGGCCTCTACCCGGAGGTCGTGATCTGGATGTACAAGCAGGTCGCCGAGGTCTGGAAGCTCGACAACGAGTTCGCCGCCAAGTGGGCCAGCTACGCATTCGGGCAGGAGCACCGGGACCTGAAGGTCATTCTCGCGGCGTTCATGCTCGTGCAATACCGCAAGGGTGACCCGGTTGTTGAGAACGGCAAGGTCCTGTTCTTCGACGAGGATTACCGGGATGTCGGTGAGGCCATGCTGCTGCTCACCCGGTCCCGCTCTCAAGGTGACGGGGCACAACAGAAGAACGAGATCAAGACATTCGATCCCAAGCTTCTAATGCGGATCCACGACATCCTACGGCTGCCGCAGGTGGCCGAGATCAACCGGGAGCTGGGCTTTGGCAAGTCCGCTCGTCGGCCGTTCATGGGTCGTTGGCCCAAGGCGGCGGAGAAGTGGCTCCGGTACCGTGAAGAGAACCCTCAGATGTTGGAGGGCCTCGTCAAGGCGGGCTTCCGGACGAAGGTGATCGAACTCGCCATCGCCTGCCGGTACAAGCCGACCTCACCAAAGTTCTTCGAGACGCTGCGGTGGGGGCAGCAGCAGGCCGACGAGGGTCACCGTACCGTCGCCATCGGCCAGGCTGTCAAGGCTGCGGAGTCCTGGGAGGGCCTTTCGGAGGAGCAGGTCTGCGAGACTATCGTTGCGACCAAGCCTAACTTCAAGCGCATCGTGGGGCTCCTGCCGAAGGGTATGGGGCTGACGCGGGCGATTGTGGCGGCAGCCATCGAGGCAGGGTCTCTTTCCAACAAGGACCTTTTGATCGCAACCCCAACGCTCGAAGAGCTTGGACTTCTTGAGGTCCAGGAGATTCGAGAGCGGTGGGAGTGTGCCACTAAGGAAGCCGACGACATGCGGGCAGCGAACATCGCGACCCGAGTGCGGTCGAAGGCGACCCAAGAGAAGCTGAACGAGGCGGCCGACAACGCCCTCAAGGCGGCGGTCGAGGAAGTCGTGAAGGGTTTGCGGATCTACTTCATGGTGGACATCTCGGGATCCATGCAGAACGCGATCACCGAAGCCAAGCGCTACTTGGCGAAGTTCCTACAGGGCTTCCCCAAGGACCAGGTGCACATCTCGGTCTTCAACACTACGGGGCGAGAGATTGCCCTTAAGCATGAATCCGCAGCGGGCGTCGAACAGGCGTTCCGCGGGATCCATGCAGGAGGAGGGACTGACTACGGAGCGGGGGTTCGGGCTCTCAATCAACATAAGCCTCAGCCGGACGAGGATGTGTTGTTTATCTTCGTCGGAGATGAGGAGGCTGGCCCGTTCCATAAGGCGGTCCAAGCTTCGGGCCTCAACCCGATTGCATTTGGCTTCTTGAAGGTCCGCAGCTCCCCCATGTACCACGCGGTCACGGACACGGCAGCCCAACTCGGCATCCCGTGCTTCATGATCGACGAGGGGATCTTCGCGGATCCCTACGCGATCCCGCCTACCATCCGAGCCATGATCGCTGCCACGCCGGTAGGTAGGGCAGTGGTAAAGGCCGCTCCGCGAGTAACCCTCGTGGAAACCATTCTCAAGACGGATCTGTTGCAGAAGCCAGCAGCCTTTTGCTAAAACTGCGGTTGTGTACGGTTTGGTTTACAGGATTCGTTGTTTGGTCAGCGGAAAATGTTACCACGGTCAAACCATCAACCCTTCGGAGAGGTGGTCACATCATTTCAGGACTGACAGCCATTGCCACGCTTTGCGGGCGGCTATCGCCAAGTATGGCCGAGACAAATTCGTGTTTGAGGTCGTTGGTGAGGCATCCTCGAAAGAGGAATTGGATGCGCTGGAAATTAAATGGGTGGCCACCTCTCTGTCTCCGCTTGGGTACAATCTGAAGACAGGTGGGTCAAACGGGAAGCCTTCGGCAGAGACTCGACGGAAAATGTCGGTGTCTGGGAAAGAGGCTCAGAATAGGCCGGAGGTTCGAGCTAAGAACAGTGCTGGGGTAAAGTTAGCTATGGCACGGCCCGACGTAAAGGCTAGGCACCGTGAAGCGTTGATCTTGGCCTGCAGTCAACCTGATTCTAAAGCTCGTCGTAGAGCTAAGATGTTGGAGGTTTACTCCAGACCCGGTGAGAAGGAGAAACGTAGTGCGGGTCTTAAGGCATCTTGGGCTGGGTACTCGGCCGAGGAAAGGGGGCAACGCATCAAGCTTCAAAAAGCCGGGTATACAAGTGAGGTGCGAAAGAAGCTAAGCATTGAGGCAGCTAAGAGACTGGCCCTACCTGAGGTGAAGAAGCGCCATAAGATTGGTGTTCAAGCATCAATGACTTTGGAACGGCTGGCCGCTATGAGTCGTAGGATGAAAGGCCAATGGGCTCAACCTGGGGAGAAAGAGAAACGCGGTAGGGCTATAGCCCAGACACTCAGTATCCCCGAAGTTAAAGCCAAACATAGCGAGGCTATAACGAAGGCTCTTAGTACCCCCGAAGCAAGACTGAAGTTGGCCCGACGTAGAAGACGTGGTGAGAGTTTGGAGTCCTGGAAGATTAGGGTTGGAGAGTCATGACTTGGAGGACCCTACTTCAGAAAGAAGGTGAGACGATTGTCGCACCTTGGGTTGGGGGCCGGTCCCTCCGGTCGGGCTCCCGTCGCTGGGTCATCGAGGGGAGCCTTCCTGTAGAGCATGGCTGGATTGAGTTTGCGTTGGAGGGACGTAAGGCTCAGGTCAAGGCTCTGGCCGAACCTGAGTTAGAAAGCCTGTGGCACAGGCAGGTTGGCTATCTCGTTGGAGATCGCCTCGTACCGTCCTCGGTTCAGGCTGGACAAGCGGACGGGGAGGTTCTCCGTGCTGCGGAGCGGGTCCATCTCATCGAACCGGGCCTAGATCGCTTTGTACGGGTCTCTGCGGGCCGGCTTGAAAAACGAGGTGGGGGCGTCGTCTGGTAGTGAAATTAGACGACGCCCCGCTTGTCGATCTAAATCAGGCCGCGACCCACAAAGGTGCCTTCTACGTGGGCTTTAGCTGAGTGTAGAGATTCCGCCTGGTCGTGCCAGGAGCTGTCTCCACCACCAAAAACTTCCCAGTGGAAGCCTTCGTCGTGCGGGTAGACAATTCCAGACCCTTTGTTCGTGAACGTGTGGTGAATGTCGCCGTGTTGGTTCCAGGGCAGCAGGCGTTCTGTGTCTTTCATTTTCATCTCCATTTTGGCCCCAGGAGGGCTCCGCCAGGCTTGCAGGAAGTAGGCCAAACCCAACACGTCGTTGAAATCAGGGTGTTTAATTAACCCTCATGTGACATCCCAAACCAAAATTTGGACGCCGTGACAGTGGTAGTAATTCCACTTTGATGGGGCGAATCCCTTCGTTTTGGTTGTTTGCTGGCAGCCTAATCGGTGTAATAGGTGGCTGGGCCATGGGTTGGAGAGACTTACTTGCGACTGAAGGCGAGACGCTTGTCGCGCCTTGGATTGGGGGTAGGTCCCTCCGGTCGGGCCCACGTCGGTGGGTGATCGAGGGTCGGCTGCCGGCGGAGCATGGCTGGGTTCGGTTCTCGGTGGGCGGTCGGACGGCTCGGGTCCAGGAGGTGTGTGATCCCGAGCCGGAGCAGCTCAAGTACCGAGAGGTAGGCTACCTGGTCGGCGATCGGCTCGTGTCGGCTTCGCAAAGGAAGCTCGCCTCCTTTAAGAGCGAGACGGAGCGGGTCCATCTCATCGAACCGGGCCTAGATCGCTTCGTACGGGTCTCTGCGGGCCGCGTGTCCGAGGACGGCCCGTTGGTCTACATCCAGCAAGAAATGCCTCTGGGGCCCGAGTTCGAGGTGCAGACGGCCTTTCTGGACGGCAAGGATACGCTAGCTGATATCCGAGAGGTGTCGCCGGCTTTGGATGTCGCCTTCACGCTTGAGCGGTGGCGGCGGTTGGAGGCGGAGCGGCGTCGGCGGGAGCTGGCGGAACGCCTTCAGCGTGAGGAAGAGGAACGGCAGCGGGAAACCCGTCGTCGGGAGATCGCGGAGCAGCTCGGTGATGGTGCTGGCCGGCGGGCGTTGGCCCAAGAGGATTTCGGGACCGCGGCTCGGGCGGCTCTCGCGGTTGGTGAGGCTGAGTATCTCGATCACCGGCAGGCCCCGCGACGCAACGAGATGGTCGTGCGGTTCCGGATGGGTGGGCGGCGTTACGAGTGCACATGCGACGCTCGGACTCTACAGATCATCGACGCGGGCATCTGTCTGACGGCACACTACGACGACACGGATTTTGCGGGCGGCACCCGCGGGGATGCTTGGTTGAGTTTAGAATCTCTGCCGCCGGTCATTCGCCAGGCGGAGCGGGAAGGTCGTCTTGTAGTGTTTCGGCATGTGGGTTAGCGATGGCACTGCACAAGGGACGCAAACTAGAGTTCATGGGTACGACGTACCATTGGGCGATCACCCCGCGAACCAAGGGCTGGACCCCCAAGGTACTGAAGCTGACGATCCAAGATCTCAGCGGCGGGGCGGCGACGCAGTTCACCTGCACGTCGCGGCGATGGACCGATCAAGATGAGTACGACCAGTTCGAGGGCGGTGCTGCCTTCAACCACAAGGTACCGTTTGGCCCCGGACATGTGAGGCAGATCATTGAACACGGTCCCGAGGGCTGTAATCTCGACGACTGGAAGGTCCAGTCGCTGTGAGGGTTGTCCACCTTCTTTGGCACGGGTTGGCACTATGCGGCGCAGGTGAGCCAAACTCGTGGCCGTCGGCACATCGGTGGCTCGCAGCGTCAGACTACTCGAAGGAGGCTGGCAAAGACAGTTTCTGCCTCGACTGCGTGGCTGAATGGGAGAAGACCGAGTGGACCATCAAGAGTTAAAATGTCCGGAATGCAGCGAGCCCTGTAGGCAGGATTCGGTCGACGTGGGGGTTGGGGTCATTTACGGCCCTTGGGGTTGTTCTAACTGCGGGTGGTCGGAGGATCCTCAATACGACTGTTCGGAGGGCAAACTCCCTACACATCCTGACTACCCGGGTCGCTATGTGGATCCGTTTGGGTCAGTGCATTCAGTGGTCCGCACAATGGAGAACACGGGGAATCACATGAGCGTCGAAGCTGGAGTTTTGGTGGATCTGGATTGCAACCCGATCTACTGGCACAATCCCGCGGGTCGAACCGTGGGGAGCCTTCCCGACAGCCGCGAGCTGTGGGATGTCATCTGGGAGCACCGGGAGCGCGTCCTGGGTTTCGCTCACAGTCACCCGGGGTTTGGAGAGCCCGGCCCGTCCTATGAGGATGTGACGACCTTCCACGCGGTTGAAGCGGCTTTGGGTAAGCGTCTTGTCTGGTGGATCACTACGGCGGATCGATTCTGCGAATTATGTTGGGTCGGTCCGGGACGCTTGGATTACCGCAAGGGACCTGCACTGTACAAGCCCCCCTGGATGGAACAGCTTCGGCGAGAGTCGGGGCTGCCTAAGATTGGATCACAAGGAGGTATAACATGATCGCAGAACACGAAGCCAAGGTGAACGTCACCTACGGCGGTCAGAATGGTGACCTGCCGGACCCGGTGGCGTTCGATTCAACGGACGGGGATGTACGAGGGTGGGTCTCTGAAGCCTTGCGGGGCGGTATCCCCGGCATCGACGCACAGGAGGTGGACCTGACGGATTTCGTGGTGGACCGATTCTCGGCAAACGAGGCTCGTCCGTACAACTTGATCCAACTGAGGCCGAAGGTCCCCTTCGGTTCTGTGTCTAAGTTAGCAGAGAACCACTCTCTGGATGAGGTAGTCGAGTTGATTACTAAGGATGGCATACAACTTGACCATCCAGCGAACAAGGAACGCATCGCTGAGTACCTCAAAGAGCTGGTGCAATGGCGTCAGTACGAAAACGCCATGAATGAATCTAGGCGCTTTTTGCCAAAGCGATAAAGAGCGCAAGGAGGTCGCTATGAAGTACGTAACCATCGTTGGAGCCGGCGCTCTAGGCTCCCACTTGGCCTTGTTCCTCCGGGGTGAGGCCGACCTCAAGATCATCGACTTCGACCGGGTGGAACAGAAGAACACCCTGGCCCAATTCCACGGCAAGCCGAGCGTGGGTAAGAACAAGGCTCAGGCGCTCGGGCAAACCCTGTTGTTTATGTTCGGTCTTAAGCCGACGGTCGTGCCGCACAAGCTCACCGAGGTCAACGTTCGGGAGTTGCTCATCAACACCGACTTGATCATCGATTGCTTGGACAATGCTGCCTCACGACAGCTCGTCCAGGGCTTCGCCCGGGACTCCAAGATTCCGTGTCTGCATGGGGCCCTGGCGGCTGATGGGGCCTTCGGACGGGTTGTCTGGGACGAGAACTTCATCATCGATTCCGAGGGCGTGGCGGGGGCTGCTACCTGCGAGGGCGGTGAGCATTTACCCTTCATAGGGGTTGCTTCCACCCTTTTGGCGAGGGCCGCCCAAGAATTTCTCGCCACGGGGGAGAAAATTGGTTTCGAATTGCATCCCGGTGGTGTAACTAGGACTTGAGAGTCTTCTTCTTCTCGCCAAGGTCGGTCCAGAATGGTCTGGGCCGGCCGAACTGGGGCTATACAGACGGTCGGTCCGTCACCTTGCTAATAACGAGGAAACAAACCAGGTTCAACCCTCTCTCGTGCAAGCGAGACGCTGTTGGTCCTTACAAGCTTGGGTTCGACTCCCAATAGCCCCGCTAGTCTGCACCCCAGACAACTATTTGCTTTGCTCGCTGCGGCGAGACGTCAGGACTTGTTTGGAAGCCAGCGTGGTTCGATCCCACGTCCTGACACTGAAGGCCGTTCCGCTAGAGATAGCTTACACGCGTAGCTCATTGGAAGAGCGTCTGTCTACGGAACAGGATGTAGCGGGTTCGACTCCCGTCGCCCGGGAAACCGGTTCACAGCTTCTCACCTCGAACGGCCTTCAAACTTTCCCACCTTATGATCGGCCCCCGTCACCTTTGGTAATCAATGAGACACACAACCCGGTCTTTTTTGGTGTATGGGCCGAGATGTACACCAATCTGTTTGACCTGTTGGATGATGTGCGATGCTACATACAGAAAAACCGGCAAACTGTTGAATTGGCGGACAACCCTTTTACCCGAACGCTCGGGTACAAGAGCCAGGACCGGGAGTGGAGTATCACGTTGACGGATGTCAAACGATCATCGTTACTGCCGCTCACTGCCGAGCAACAGCGGCTTGTCGATCAATTCAAGACCCTGGAGGGCCGCCGGGAGCTTGTGAAACCTGCCCCCGTAGCCTAGCGGATGAGGCCCCCGTTTCCTAAGCGGGTCACGCAGGTTCGAGTCCTGCCGGGGGCGCTAAGGGGCTGTAGCTCAGTTGGGAGAGCGCCTGCATGGCATGCAGGCGCTCAGGGGTTCGATTCCCCAGCAGATGGAGATGAACATGAAGATGACAGGGTATCAACTACGGGAGGCCATCAAGCAGCAAGAGCTGCGGAGGGATACGGCTTCTCGGATGTACGATGGGTCCCTCAGGAGGTTCCCTGACGAACCGGAAAAGGAGAATCCGCAACAGGTCGTGGCGACCTACCTCAGGGCGGAGGCGGCTATCGCAACCCTTCAGACAGCTCAGATGCGGTACAACTTGGCGGTCAGGGTTGAGGTTCCCTATGAGGATTCGGTGTTCCCCGACGGGGAGACTACGCTGGCCTTCCTGATCAAGCTCGTCGGAAGTTTGGCGCGGGCCGAGAAGATGTACCGGAAAGGTGTCGGTCCGAAGGAGGATCGGTACAGCTACCACGACGACGTGAGGCAGGTGGGTCAGGTCCATGCGATCCCGACCATCACCCCGGCGGCGGCGGTGGAGCGGGCGACCGAGTACGCGAAGAAGGCCGGCAAGGTTCGGGCTACCATTGCGGTTGCGAACGCGACCTTGATCGACATCGAAGGCTTGGATCCCGCGCTCGTTGAGTGAGGGGTCGGGGGCGATGGGGCTTCGGTTCCGTCGTCGGGCAAGGAGACCTAGTCAGTTAGTCAAGAGATTGACTGGAACGTACCTGCAATCCCAAAGGGGGCCATCTGAGGCGCTTCCTGAGGCCCGGTACGGGCTGGCGTGCAATTCGGCTTTCCCAGGGACTGTGTGCTTTTCTCGCTCCTGTTTCTTCTTGCCCAAATGCAGGTGTAACTCAGTTGGTAGAGTGTCAGCTTCCCAAGCTGGTTGTCGTGGGTTCGAGTCCCATCACCTGCTCTAAACTGGAATCCTCAAGAGGAGTGTTGTAAGTTTAGGATTTTCGGGGATCGTCTAAGGGTAGGACGGTGGGTTTTGGTCCCACGAATGGGGGTTCGAGTCCCTCTCCCCGAGCCACCCATGGATGAGAACAAGAAACGTAAGCTGCAAGAGGTTGGGTACCGGGTTGCAGTGGCTTGTGGTTTCTGCACGCACTCGATCTTTCCGAGCCCGAGCGGGGTGTGGGGTACTTGCTTGTACCACACGTACTGAGTTACAGGTCCGACTCCGTTAGGAATTCCACAAATAGACCCAGCTCCGCGGTACAGCGGTTTTTGGTGCCGCTTATCGGGGTTCGAGTCCCTGCACCCGAGCTAGGAGTTCATCATGGACGCTAACAAACGAGAGGAGCTGCTTCGCATCGGGTACTCGATCCGAGGTACCTGCGGCACGTGCGTCCACGGGCATTTCAACAACGACAACTTCGGGACCTGTGTGATCCACGACTACCAACACCTGAAGCATACTGGGGGTAAACGGCAGTTGAGCGTCTACGCTCACGGAAGCTGCCCGAAGTTCGAGCGCGGAAGGTCCCATCTGGGCCTCTGGGAGGAGTTCGTGAAGTGATCAAGCTTTCTGAGTGTGGGTATCCCAAGCGTCGGTTGTGGTTGGCATTGAAGTCCATCGTGACCACGTTGTCGGACTTGGTGTCGGAGATCGCTCACCACACGATCATCCTGGCGCCCTGCGAATACTGCGACCGATCAGAAGCTTTCATTACAAGCCTCGAACCTCTAGACGACGGTGTTCGTCGGTACCGCTGCATGAATTGTAGCCGAGAGATCGACGTGAAGATCGACGTTGAACCGTTCGGGGCTCCGTGAAGCGGGTTGTTGGACTGACGGGAGGTATTGCCTCAGGTAAGAGTACCGTAGGGCGTGTTCTCGCCAAGCAAGGCGTGGTGATCATCGACGCCGACGAACTGGCCCTCGACGCAGCGGCCCCAGGGACGTTCGGCTTTCGTGAGCTGGTTAGATGCTTCGGTGAAGAGTACGTGCACCCGCTTATCCACGGGTTGGCGTAGCGCAACAAGGCCCGGCCCCCTATGTCGTCTACGATGCGGCTCTCCACGTCGAGATGGGCACCTACAAGCACATGGACAAGCTCATTGTCGTCGCGGCGGAGCCATCGTTGCAGATACGTCGGATGATGAAGCGCAACAAGCTGTCGGAAGTCGAGGCTCAGAAGCGGTTGGAGTCAACTTCCTTTGTCGGAAAAGCTAAAGGTAGCGGACTACGTGATTCGGAACGACAACGATCGCGAGGCGTTGGAACGACGAACACTACGAACCCACCAACTCATCTTGGACCTGTAACTCAGCGGCCAGAGTGCTACCTCGACACGGTAGAAGTCGTCGGTTCAATTCCGACCAGGTCCACCACGCGGGCCCATAGCTCAATTGGTCAGAGTCCCCGTCTCATAAACGGGTAGGTCCCGGTTCGAGTCCGGGTGGGCCTACTTTGCCGTCGGAGGTGGCGGAGGTGGAGCTTCCCTCTGCTGCATCATGTCGGAGAACTTAGGTGCCTTCAGGGCTTCTGGGTGAGCTTTCATTTCAGGTAGGGCGGGCTTCGGTGGTGGTGCAGGTGGGGTGTCGTCGGCGGCTAGCGGATTCTCTGGTACCACCGGTGCCGTCGTTTCCTTCGGTGCCGCCGCTGCGGCAGGTCGTGCAGGGTCGCTGCCAGAGCTGTCTGATGAAGGACGGCGAGATGTGCGGCGGTTCTGCGTGCGGGTAGGGCGTCTAGAGGTCTCTTCGACCTCGTCTTCGACTTCGACCTCGTGGCCGGCCATATAGCCTTCCAGGAAGCCGCGGAGGGCCACCACGTCAGCGTGTAGCTTCGCGTCGTTCTCGGACAGAGTCTCGATCTTCTCGGCGGTCCACTCGTAAGTGTTCTCGGTTGCGGTGGTGTCAGCGGGCTTGAGCCAGGATCCAACGGCGGTTGCGAGTGCCGCAGCAGCCAGGATCAGATCTCGGTATGCATTGAGCTTCTTGGTGGCCTTTGGGGCGGCGGGTTCTTCGGTCATTGATGCTCCCGAGCTTTGCTCGCTGCGGCGAGACGGTCCTTTTAGGCACGGTCCTTTTAGGCACGGGGATAAGATGAACACCGTTGATGTAATTCTTTCATAGGGTGCTTCGTGGTGTAGTGTGGGAGAGGGAATGCTATGGCCGTTCCTGAAGAGCAGGTTTACGTGTGCCTCAATTGCGGTCGTTGCTCTTGTGATCAAGCGGGTCGTCGAGCACTGAGTGCGGGTTGGGGTCGCAGTTGTTGTAAGGCAGCCGTCAGGTTTTCTATTGAGGATCTGTGTATTAGCCCGCAGGGAATCGTACAGTATGTTCGAAAGGGAGCTGTTACAGCTGTCCAACAGCGTGGCTTGTCCGCGCTGAACTGAGGTTATGCTCGGGTGGTGGAAACAGGGAGACACGGCCGGGTCTCAATGAGACCTTGCTGCCGAGAGGCGTGCAAGTTCGATCCTTGCCCCGAGCACCATGTTAACGCGGGTCTGGCGAAATGGTAAACGCTGTGGATTTAAAATCCACTGTCCGCGAGGACGTGAGGGTTCGACTCCCTCGACCCGCACTTAAAAACCCTAGCTGGAGGCGCCGATGCGGAAGAAGAGACGCAGGCGATAGAACCAAATGCAATTCCACACTCTGATCCTAACTCCATGGATGCAAGCGCACCGGATTGTTCCGTGGCAAGACGCGATCTGCAAGCTGCTCGACTCTCACATCGAGCCGCTTGAAACGACATGGGATGGAGAGCCGTTCGTGGCGACTTCCCCAAGCGTGTCGTTTGAGATTCCGTCGGTAGCCCGGCTTACGACGAAGATCCCTTTCAACAAGAAGGGCGTAAAGTTCTCTCGGACCAACGTTCTGACTCGAGATAATTTCACGTGCCAGTACTGCGGAAAGCGGGCTCCTCGTCGGGAGCTGAACTACGACCACGTGAATCCGCGGAAGTTGGGTGGTCGAACGGTGTGGGAGAACATCGTGACGTCTTGTTACTCCTGCAACTCCCGCAAGGCGGGGCGGACGCCGGAGCAAGCCAAGATGAAGTTGCTTAGACGCCCGTACAGGCCCAAGGAGCTTCCTCTGTCGGTGCCGGCGATCCCGATCGCCAAGGCTCCTGCAGAGTGGGCTTTTTACCTCGGCGGTGAGGATCGACTGATCTCGATAGGTTAGTCGATCCACGTCACAACCTGACACCGGATTCCTATTCAGTGGTGTTTCAATTACGAGGGAGGCTTTCACCTCCCTCAGGGGTGGATTCTGAGAAACCGTGTGAATTCTGCAACTACGGTTGTTTTAGGTCTCGTCCTTACGTCGTCTGGGCATTTGTCCACTTGCCGGCACAGTGTCGACCAATCCCAAATCCTCAGGAGCATCGAGCGGCTCGTTCAACGATGCAGCCCATTCTTCGACTTCATCTTGTTCTTCATCGGTGAGTTCCCGCCAAATGTCCCACAGACGCTCGGTGTAGCTACTTTCAGCCTCTTGCCCTAGCTCACCACCGTTTATCTCACGCTCTAGTAGTAACTCCACGAGTAGTGTTTTGTACTGTTTAATATGCGCCTGACCCATGGCACACCTCGGCTGAGTTCTTCGTTGCATCACATCCATGATGTCCTTCTGCTTCGCTCAGATCATGGCTTTCTCCTCCTCATACACTGAACAACTAGCGAAAACCTAAAAGCCAAACCCCCTCCAAATGCGGTAGACCCATCCGCGGCTTTGCGGGCGCCTTCCTCGCTCCGAAGGGGGCAGCCAAGGCGGTATTCCGTGGCGAACCGAGCTGGCAAGCCCGCAAGAGTGGGTGTTCTACCTAGGCGGCGCCACGGAAAGTCTAGTTGGTTTCGGTTAGGCTTTGGCGGGCTACCGGACAAAACAGGTGGCATCTCCCCTCACACCGAGTTCCTATTCAGGTTGTTCTTATAAAGGCGTCACCCTGAGGGGTGACGCCTCTCGTTACCATATTCTTTGTGTTGACCCACACCAAGTATGGGCGGCAGCGGTGACGAAACGGACCGGGTCGGTATGGAGATTCGTCGTTTGGAACAACGCGATCCGCTGAACCCTTCGCTAGAAGCGCTGAAGGCAGTTTGTTCTGAACTGCAATTGTTGCGTCAAGATTTGGTTGCTTCAGGGCTGGATGTGACCGCTCTAGGGGCGCAAACACGAATACTCCAGAAGGAAGTTCAGTTTTTGCGAGATGATGTGCGAGAGCTAGCTACGAATACCCGGCACATCCCAGTCATCAAGGACATGCTTGCTGAGGTGTTGTCTCGTCTCGGTGATTAACGTGTCCGCTCCGTAGTTGGACCGCTCTAGATCTTGACCTCGATCTCACGCATCTCGGCCTTGCATGGGATGTCCTTACCATCGACCGTGATGGTAAGCGAGTTCTCATCGAGAGAGTTAAACTCGCTGAACCACGTCTGACCGACGATGAGGGCGAACGAGACTTCGGCCATCTTGTAGAGGTGCTCGCGGGTCTTGGCTTTGGCGGCTTTGGTCTGCCCTTCGAGCCACGCCTTCAGGACGGCGTCCTTGTCCGCGGCCTGCTTGTAAGCATCGCTGTCGAGGAAGCTCTCGACCAATTCCAACACGGGCTTCATGAGTTCGCCGCCTGCGTTGAACTTACCCTTGTCGCGTTGCTTGCGGACATCGTTGAGGCTCGGCAGCGAAGACAACCCTTTGAGGTTGACCTTCAGTTCCTTGCCCATGTAGAAGTCCGTGGCCCGACTTCTCGGCCATGGCGGTGAGCAGGGGCCGGTCGGCGTAGTAGCCGTACTCGACGAAAGTTGTGGAAGCGAACCCTCCAGCGGCTGTCTCGGTGGCCTTGAGGATCTCGGCCCGGTCCCACTGGTTGTCACAGCCGTCGGACATGAAGAACAAAGAGGCGACCGAACCCTTGCGAGCCTTGGACACGCGCTCGACGACCTTGGCGGCCTCTTCGAGGGGTTCCCTGAATCCGGTGAGCCCCACGGGCTTGAGCCAGCGATCGATGGCTCTCTCAACATCCTGGAGGTCGACCAGCGTTGCGACGGGCTCGGCTTCCAACAGCGTCCCGAATTGCCGCCGGCCGCTGAACCAGATGATCGAGATGGTGTCCTGCTCCTTCAGTAGTTTCGGAACTTTGCGTTTGAGTTGCTCGCGGATCTTCGGCAGATCCCAGGACATGCTGCCGCTGCAATCAATCACAACGAGATGATTGATTGCCGTTTCGACGGCAGCGGTTGGTGGGGTGTTCTGGCTCAGAACCTGCTTGATTAGAAATAGATCTCTGCTGAGTGTGTAGGCGGTACTTGACATAGCTGCGTCCTTCTCCATGCGTAGGGTGCGTTTGTCCACTGCGGACTGCCGGATCTCGAAAGTTCGGATGCGGTGGCAGTTCGAGCAGCGAACTACACACTTGGCAATCTCATCTTTGAGGGCCTCTAGGCTTCGCGACACCTTCGATAGGGCGAATTTTTTCTCCCCGACAATGTGATCGAAGTCGAGTGCTGCGGGATGCTTGTTGTAGCCGCAGTCAATACAACCACGGCGAAGTTTTTCTGCCTGCATCCAGGCCCGGCGACGTTCCTTGTACTGACGTTGAACTGCCTTGCCCTTGGGCGTCCGCATCCATTTCTGGCGCCTCGCTTTTGCCTTGGGGCTCTTTGCGTGGCGGCTGGCGTTAGCTCGCCCTTTTGGGGATTGGTTATAACGCCGCCGGCTTTCTTCTCGCGACACTGCCACGTTGTGTTAGTACACCGACGGTCGGTGTTCGGTGTATAGAGTGCTGGGTGTAACAAAGCCCGCGAAGGTGAAGAGGATTGAGTGACCCCTGAATCTGAACCCCTGGTTATACCGCTGCTCTTGTGGTGTCCAGAGTGCGGTAAGCGTCATATCGACCAAGGCGAGTTCGCTACAAAATTCCATCATACGCATTCGTGTCAGCACTGTGGCATGACTTGGCGGCCGGCGATCGAATTCACGACTGGGGTGCAGTTTCTACCCGGCTTCAAGGATTCCGACGATCCGGTGTAGGTGAGCAGTATGGCTTTCTGTGCGTTGATGGGGATCGGAACCGTTCTGTTTGGCTATCTCTGGCTGTCGGAGTGTCAGCGGCGGAAAATGCACGAGCGCGACAGCGCTTTCTGGCGGCGGCAGTTTCAACAGGAATCGGAGCATGCACATCGGATCGTGATGCAGTTCCTCGGGGCAGAGTAGTGTCGTTTCACGTGAAAGTGCTCGACCAGCTCATCCTTCGGGAGGCGATTCTCCAGGTGGATTGTGCAGAGTTGGAGAGACACTTGAGGGTCAAAGTCTACACGCGAGACAGCGGCTTGTACGTGGTTGAAGGACAGCAAGCGCTCGACCTTGTGATGGATCTTCGGCCGGCGATGATCGAAGGCAAGCGCTTCAGGGTTGCCAGGCATGCGTGGGCCTTCCACAACCTGGTGGCCCATCCGACGCTTCAGGTCCTTGCGTGGTTGGGTCAGGCAAAGCTGGGCTTTCGGCTGCATGACGCCACGATTCCGCGGCCAAAGGGCAAGACTCGCATCTGATTGGTGTAGGGCCTCCGGGTGCCAGACAAAAAGGAAACCCCACTCGTCGCCCTCTGTAAGAAGTCCTTCCCTGGGCTGCGGTTCAAAAAACATGACTCGAGGCAGGCTGGTAGGATCCTCAAGTCGAAAGGCGAAGGCGCTGCTGTGGCCTTTCTTGAAGGAAAGGGGGGCACAACACAGCCTAATTTCAAACCTCCGGTGAAGTGTAACATCGTGGCGATGAGTCGGCCTTTGGAGGAGTGGCCGATCTACAAAGCGTCGGTGGTGATCCAGAAGTACGTCTATGCTCAGAGTTACGAGGAGTTCAAGGCTACGGATCCTGGGAAGTCTGAAGCAGGGCTTAGGGCCTGGCTTAAGGCTACGCGGGTGGACACGGACGGGTACTTCAATGTCCAAGGTCTCAACCTGATTTTCCAAAACGCTCGGGCCACCTACGAGGGGGTTCTCAAGAAGGTTGAGAATCGCAACAGCAAAAAGGTAGCAAAGATTGAACAGCGGAACGAGCATCGGGCAGAACGTGGCCTACCTCTTCTAACACTCGACGAACCTGAAACGGCCCTCGATGAGACAGGTCATCTGCGGCACCGCCCGGGGATCAACTGTAGCGTGTTTGGGTACCAGCATATGAAGTTGAAGCCCTATGTGCCTGGGTCCATTCCTGGGGTGACGGGTTATAGCCGAGATCCGTCAACACCCATCGCCGCTTGTGGTGTAGATCGGCTAGAGATACCTGAAGGTCAACCGGGGTATGTACCCCCATGGGATCGAGAAAATCTTTCCGTTAAGAAGCACCGTCGGAAACGGGCTTCTTGGGCACGCTCACGTGGTGGGGCGATCGACGACAACATGTTGTTGGCGGTCGTTAGGGTAGCTGATGACTGGGCACTTCTCGATCTCCGAGGGCTTCTCCGCAACACACAGTACCGCAAATTGTTAGACCGATCGGTGCCGGTGACGATTGAGAGTCTTCTGAATCTGGTGACGAATGACCCCACGTTGAGTGTAGTGAAGAAGCCGGGCAAGCCGGTACGTTACACCGCCACGTTGATCTATAAGCAAGGGGTCGTGCCGGTCGTCAAGGCCAAGGTTGTGAAGGGATCCTATGTGTCGAAGATGCTAGATGACACCACGGAGACGTTTAGCCTCGTAGGTGTCGATCTAGGCGTCAACAACTTGATCGCTGCGAATGCGCTACGGATTCGTCCAGGGAAGTGCGTAGAACGGTTGCAGGCTTTTACGTTACCGGAGCAGACTGTAGAGGACTTCTTCCGGTTTCGTAAGGCGTATGACAAGCACCAAGAGAATTTGCGGTTAGCAGCCGTACGCTCTCTGACCGCCGAACAACAAGCGGAGGTGTTGGCGTTGGATACCTTCGGACCAGAGCAAGCCAAGATGCAGGTGTGTGGCCATCTCGGGCTATCGGTGGATGAAGTACCCTGGGACAAGGTGAACAGTCGAAGCTCTATTCTATCTGACTTGGCGAAGGAACGTGGTGTGGACGACACGCTCTACATGTTCCCCTTCTTCAAGGGTAAAGGGAAAAAGCGGAAGACCGAGATTCGCAAGAGATGGGACGTGAACTGGGCTCAGCATTTTCGGCCTCAACTGACATCCGAGACCCGCAAGGCACTGAACGAAGCCAAATGGGAGGCTGAAAGGAACAGCTCGAAGTACCACCAGCTATCCATCCGCAAGAAGGAGTTGTCGCGACACTGCGTCAACTACGTCATTAGGACAGCCGAGAAGCGGGCTCAGTGCGGAAAGGTCATCGTAGCGGTCGAGGACCTTCATCACAGCTTCCGTAGAGGCGGGAAGGGGAGCCGTAAGTCAGGGTGGGGTGGTTTCTTCGCAGCCAAACAGGAAGGGCGGTGGCTCATGGACGCTCTCTTCGGAGCGTTCTGCGACTTGGCTGTGCACCGAGGCTATCGGGTGATCAAAGTGGATCCGTATAATACATCACGGACGTGCCCCGAGTGCGGGCACTGTGACAAGGCCAATCGAGACCGAGTCAATCGTGAAGCTTTCATATGTGTTTGTTGCGGGTACCGTGGGAACGCGGACATCGATGTGGCTGCCTATAATATCGCGATGGTAGCCATCACTGGTGTATCCCTCCGGAAAGCCGCGAGAGCCTCAGTGGCGTCTACCCCCCTGGAGTCTCTCGCGGCTGAGTGAATTCGGTCGTTTAGCCCACACCCTGGGCACTTTCCGCCCGTGTTCTTTGACATCTGAATCTGTGGTACTTGGGACCGCTCGCAATGCGGCTTATAACCGATTGGAATGTCTGGGCTTCCACTGGAGCCCTGGGGACCGATCCTGATTGCTCGCTGCGGCGAGACGAGGACGGCATATAACGCGAAGTCCAGTTTTTGCAGCTGGGGACCGATCCTGATTGCTCGCTGCGGCGAGACACAAGGCTGCAGCCACCGATCCGCAGCTCGCACGCTGCTGGGGACCGATCCTGATTGCTCGCTGCGGCGAGACGTTCTCGCGGCCACGCTCATCACGTCGGACGCCGTAGCTGGGGACCGATCCTGATTGCTCGCTGCGGCGAGACCTCGCGTCGTACTCGTTGCCGTTGATCTCGAGGACGTCCTGGGGACCGATCCTGATTGCTCGCTGCGGCGAGACTTGAAGCGGATGCCGGCAGCTGAATCGTGATGATCAGCTGGGGACCGATCCTGATTGCTCGCTGCGGCGAGACGCGGAGTAGGCGTGACTGCCTCCGGCAGGAATCAGCCGCTGGGGACCGATCCTGATTGCTCGCTGCGGCGAGACGCGGTAACGTAACCAGTGTGGCTCGAAGACGGCCACCCGACCCTGTCAATCTGAGACGGTATGGGGCGGCGGCTTCGGCTGTCGCCCCATTCCTAATTGGAGCCCCATGCAGAGGATTCAGGAAGCCGTCCAGTTGAACGATCTAGAGACCATCACGATGACTGAACTCCGCGGTCGGCCGGGAGAGGTGATGCGTATGGTGGAGCTAGGTCGGACCTTTATCATCACGAAGGGCGGCAAGCCCTTGGGCGTGCTAAGCCGAATTCCCGGCGAGCAGCTCGGGTTGGAGGCGGCTTCGGACGGCACCTTCTCCTACGTGAAGTAGTCTCATGTCTTTCAAGTACCAGGCTCAGAAGGTCAGCGACAATCACTACGTGCTGCCCCGCGTTGGGCAGATGCGGGTGGAGGCTCATGCCTTTTTGTCGGATGACCTTTATGCGGCGTCGGAAGAGTCGGTCTGGCAGCAGATCGCGAACGGGGCGTCCTACGAGGGGGTCATTGGGGCGTACCTGATGCCGGATTGCCACAGGGGATACGGCGTGCCGGTCGGCTCGGTCATCGTGACTGAAGACACGATCATCCAGGGCGGCTCGGGCTACGACATCTCGTGCGGGGCTCTTTGCATGAAAGTGAACCTTGGAGCCAAGGCGGTTCGGAGTCGGCACAAGCGTCAGCAGTGGGTCGAGGAAGTCGAGAAGCGGGTGGCGACCGGCGTAGGGTCCGAGCGGCCTGCCCTCATGAGGCGGCTGGGCTCTCGTCAGGTCGACGAGGTGCTTCGATATGGGGCCAAGTCTTTGGGGATCAACGAGGCGCTCTGTGAGCGGCGGTACATCCCGATCCCGGAGACGTTGGATCTAAGTCACATCGAGAAAGCCTACTCGAAGGTGTCCGACCAGCTCGGTAGCGTGGGTGGCGGCAACCACTTCATCGAGATGCAAGTCGATCGAGATGACGGGTCGGTTTGGGTGATGGTCCACTGTGGGTCGCGGGGCTACGGTTGGCAGACGGCGAACCACTTCTTCTACGAAGGGGCCGCTCTCCGGGGGTTACCGAAGAACCGTCGAGAGGATTCCTGGCTTCGAATAGATGAGCCTCTTGGTCGAGAGTACTGGGCTTACCACAACTCGGCGGCCAACTTCGCGGTCGCGAACCGTCATCAGATCGTGGTGGGGGTTCAAGAGGCGACGCAGGAAGTGTTCAACGCTGACCTCGAAGTCTACTACGAGATCAGCCACAACCTGGTGCAGGAAGAGACCCTTGTGCTGCCCGACGGGACCCACAAGCGGGGCTTCGTGCATCGGAAGGGAGCAACCCGAGCCTTTCCGGCAGGGCATCCTGACCTGGTAGGGACGGCGTGGGAGACTACGGGTCACCCGTGCCTCATTCCGGGCTCGATGTACGAAGGTGCTGCGATCCTGTTCCCGGGAGATGGGGCCTACAAGTCCGCCTGCTCGGTGAACCACGGTTCGGGTCGGATCTTAGGCCGCTCAGAAGCGAAGCGCCGGCTGGGGCACAAGCAGGCTCGAATCGACAACGAGATGGCGAGCGTCAAGCGAACCTTCGGCGGCGTCCAGATCGAGGGGATCGTGGGCAATCACAAGAAGACGCCGCTTGATGAGTGCGGGCACGTCTACAAGGATCTCGACGCGGTTCTCGCCGTTCTAGAGGCGGAGGGGATTGCGAGAGTTGAACACCGGCTTTACCCGGTCTCGAACCTCAAGGGCGCGGATTGATGCCACAATTCCACGGCTAAAGGGCAAAGCTCGCGCTTGACTGGTGTAGGGCCTCGGAGTGGACCTCCGGCGGAATTACAAATACCGGCTCTACCCGACGCCTGAGCAGGAGGGAAGAAGCTATGACTCAGTGCCCAGCATGCGGTTCTACCCAACTCGAACCGATCGATCGATGCGAGAACATCGCTGTCCCATATGGCCCTTCCGTTTCGTGGAAGATGCAGCAGCTGAGGTGCCGAATGTGCGGAGAAAGCGGTGATTTCGCCGACGTAAACGATTCGAGGATTGAAGAAGCGCTGGATAGCTCAAAGAAGGCATCGATACCAACGATGCTGGTCTACCTTGATGCCTGTGGGCTCAGCAACGCCTATATTGAGCGCGTGTTTCAACTTCCGTCACGCACCATCGCAAGGTGGAAGCGCGGAGAGGAGTCGGGTGCGGCGCTCGCGTTTCTTCGCCTGCTACGAACGTATCCATGGCTCGCGAAAGTTGCGGACGCAGGCTTCGATAGGCTGGAAGCAGACGTGGCTGTGTACAGAGCAGCCTGCGAGGCGAGGCTGCAAGACAACGTCTCTTCCGCGGGCGTGGGGAGTGCTGGACCGCGCAGGTGAAGGAACTGGGCTCTCAGGCGTCTCTTCCGCGGGCGTGGGTAGTGGGGTGATTTGATCGGCGCCCCGATCTTGGCACGGCCGCCGGGCGGGTTAGGCTTCCGGCATGGACCCCGCCGGAACCGACGCCTTGCTCGAAGCCATCAAGCACCTTCACGGCTGCGCCGCGCGCCACGTCGAGACTGTGCATGTAGTCGAGCGCGCCCCCACGGGGGAGACAGCCTGGGAGGGAGACGTCGAGGTGTTCGAGCTGGACGGGCACCCCAAGGCGCGCCGGGCCTACGCGTGGAGCGAGGCCACCACGGGCACCAAGCGCCGGTTCTTCGCGGTGCTGGGGCTGGGGCCCGTCACGGGGGCTGCGGAGGCGGTCCGGGCGAGCATCCTTGCGGACGCCAGCAGCAAGACGCATCATGGTGGCGGAGGGTGAGGGATTCGAACCCCACCGGAGCTGCAACACCGGGCCCGATCAGGATGTAGAGCCCTTGAGCGGTCCAACCGCGGGTCACCCTCCAGTCTTTCAATTCCGTAGCTCCTGGCTAGAAGAGCAGCTGTTGCCCTCCAGGGTCCTCCTCTCTGTCAGCGGTTGCCTGCCGCAGAATGAAGCGGCCAAGAAGAGGCACTGCGAAGGAGTACTTCCCGTGCCTGTTCTTGTTGATCATGCCGTTGTTCGCGAGAGTGACTAGCATCTGGTTGATGTGGCTTGGACTGAATGGTTTAGTCAGCTCTTTCGATTTCTCTGCGATCTCCTGCACCATGAATTCGCCGTCGGAGCTTTCCAGAGAGGCTACTACTTTGAGAAGCTCGCGTTGTCTGTCGGTGACGCGCGACCACCTACCGGCGAAGAAGTCGCTGTCGAGCTTTCGCGTTATCTCGTCAACAGGTACCCGTGTCTGCCCTTGCAGGAACGCGTCATAGACTTCTCGGCAGATGAACTGGATGAAGTACGGGTAGCAGCCGGAAATGTCTATGATGTGTTCGGCGGACGGGTCGTCGAGTTGGATGGGGCATTGAGCGTCTTGGACTGGTTTCAGGATGGCGTCCCTACAATCCTGGCGCCCAAGCCTGTCGAGAAAGACAACCCGGAACATGCGCTCGGCGAAAGTGCGCGCCTCCACCAACTTCGGAAACAAGGTTGGTAGCCCAACCAGGGTAAGCAGGAATGGGAGCTGATGCTTCTGAAGCGACTGGAATACGTCGAGGAGGAGCGACAGTGGAAACTCCTCTTTCGCAGCATGGTCTGAGAGGTTCTGCGCCTCATCGTAGGCGAAGACGATCCCTCGGTGTCCTAGCGGCTTGAGAGCTGACCACGCCAGCTGCAGTACGGCTTTCAGCTTATCGGCAGGCAATCCTGGAGTGGCCTTGTACACCGCATCAAGCGCGGAATAGTCGAGACAGATTGGGACCGTTGTCGTGCCAGCACCGAAGCCGATCTGCTTGCGCTGGTGTTCGCTGATCTGGATGCTAGCGGTGACGATCGCGAGGTCAGCTAGAAGCCTCTTCACAATCCGTTCTTCACTGATGCTAGTCGACTCAGAGAGGTCCGCTCCCACCCACACCCACTTTGAGGAGATCGCGATAGGCTTGAAGGTATCTAGCAGGACTGTCTTTCCGGTCCCCCGAAGCCCCGTCAGGACCAGACTGTTCAGAATCACGTCCTGATCCAGTAAGATTTTGAATTCATTAGTTTCCCGCGACCGACCAGCCAGGTAAGGAGGCTGGTGACCTGCCCCAGGACGGAAAGGATTAGAAAACCCGGGAGGCGTCATACCAAGAGTCGATTACCACGAGGGCTAAATTTAGACAACACTCTAAACAAATGTTGACTCTGGGTCACCGCCCAAGGCGAGGATCGGCAGGCCGCCGTTGCCGAAGGGCGCTGCGAAGTCGGTCTTCGCGATCAGGCTGAGCGACGGAGAGCGGGCGGCTATCACGGAAGCCGCCGCGAGGGCGGGACAGCCCGTAACCCAGTGGGCGAGATCGGTGCTTTTGGAGCGAGCGACAAGCTAGCCTTAGAACTCGCAGAATGTTCAGGGGCACGCGCTTTTTCGCTTATTTTGCGGCTGTGCATGGTTTGCGCATACGGTCTCGGCATGCTAGCGGCGCTTGCCGCTGAGCGCCGTGGCCCCTACTATTACAGACGCACTAGGGCGAACGCTCTCGCTCTTGTCAAGAAAACCGCGCGACTATGCAAAAGAGCTGGAAGTTTGAGGACTTGAGCATTGTCATCCTTCTTGAAGAAGGCACGTGGGTTGCTCAGTGTCTAGAGTTTGATGTCGCGGCACAGGGAACTTCTTTGGACGCCGTGCTTGCATCTTGGCAGCGCGCATTTGTCAACCAAGCGGCTGCCAATATCGAGCTGGGCAAGGACCCAATGCAAGACGTCCCGAGAGCACCCAGCCACTATTTTGAGAAGTTCAGGGAGGCTCGCCCATTGGGCGGCGCCGTGGATTTGCTGGGGCCAACCGTGGCACCCGATGTTCCGCCGCCGTGGATCATCCACGCAACGGCTAGCAAATTGAGACTATCGGCCTAGAATAGGCCGTCATGCCTGCATTCCCATTCGGGCCGTCGATTACGGTCCGGGAGTTCGTCGAGAAAGTGTGCCGTGAGCACGGCGTGACCGTCACGTCTGCAACGCGCATGATCAACGGCGAGGAGTGCGTTGTGAGAGATCTCCACAGACAGACAGTACGAGGAGATCAAACTCGTGTTGCCGATCGAAGAGGACGACGACACGAGAATCATGCCGAGCGTGCTCAGGTCATGGCTGGCTAGGCTCTACATTCATCCGAGCAACTTCCATCGCTACCTAGACAGTTGAGCCCTGCTACTCGCCCGCCCACACATCGGGCAGCTCCCTGGCTCCGACCGCGCCCCGGTGAGCATCGCCTCCACGGGCAAGCCCAGCGCTCGGGCCACGTGGAGCGCCAAGCCCGGGGACGGTCGCCGCCGGGTCTCTGCGGCCTTCTCCAGGGCCCTCTTCGTGCAACCCATGACGCGGGCCACCTCGCGCCAGCACCCGTGCTGGGCCCGCAAATGGAGCAGGGCAACCTTGACGTTGGCGGCCTCGGTTGAGGTGAGCTGGAAGCCGCGCGGCTCGCGGTCTTGGCGGGTCCTGCCGCGGACCACGCGTTCGCGTAGAATGCCCATCGGACCACAGCGTAGGGCCGGAGGGGGCCGGCCGGGTGGGCGGAATCCGATTCACCCCACTACCCGGGCGTGGGGAGTGCTGGACATGACTCGCCACAGTGCTACCATCACACCCGGAGTTCGTCTCTTCCGCGGGCGTGCTGGTCGCCCATGTGTAGCCGGTGGGGAGTGCTGGAGGGTGCCCTCCTGTTTTCGCTCGAAGAAACAACCACGTGGACGTCGGATGACGCTCTAGCTCGCCTCAAGCAGACTCTTCCTGCTTCGTGGGAGCTGAAGCATTCGGTAGAGCAAGGTTGGTATCGGGCAACGATCCAGAACGAAGAGGGTGAGCAGCAGTGGGCTGGGGAACACCCGGATCCGAAAATTCTGTTTCTGGATGCTTTGGGTTGGCTTAGGTTACGGAACCACCAAACCAAGAACCCCGCTTGGCGTCGTCGTCGGGAACGGGGGGTGGTGCTAGTTCGGCCTGGCACACAAGACGTAGTTCCAGATCCGCCTGACCTCGATCCGGATGAGGTCGGAGTGGTGTATCGCTCTCGGTAGAACTCAAACCGAGGACGAGGATGGCAATCAAATACGGTGTGGAGGCCCGTCAAGGGCTGCTCTCTGGGGTCAACAAACTCGCGGACGCTGTTGTAGTCACGATGGGGCCTAGAGGCCGTAACGTGTGCTTGGAAAAGAGCTTCGGTAGCCCCTTCATCACAAAGGACGGGGTGTCCGTTGCCAAAGAGGTGGAGCTAGAGGACCCGTATGAGAACATGGGGTGCCGAATGCTCCGTGAGGCCGCTAGTAAGACGAGCGAAGATGCGGGGGATGGGACCACGACCTCTATCGCCTTGGCAAGGTTCATGGTGGTCCAGGGTCTCCGTCGGGTTGAAGAGAACTTCTCTCCAGTCCAGTTCAAGCGAGGCATGGACAAAGCCCTACGCCTGCTCACCGAGCGTCTTGTCGGTATGTCGTTGCCCGTTAAGAGCCAGCAGAACGTCGAGAGTGTGGCCAAGATCAGTGCTAATGGTGATGCCGAGATTGCCAGGATCATCGCAGACGCTGTGGCACGGGTAGGCAAGGATGGTGTGGTCAACATCGAGGAGGGGCGCTCGATGAAGACGGTTGTCGAGACCACTGATGGGATGAAGCTCGATCGGGGCTGGGCCAGTCCTGTGCTTTGCCTGGATGAGGAAAGGCAGGAGAGTGTTCTACAGAACCCCTACGTCTTGGTCACCGACCACACAGTAGCGGCTATGCGACCGTTGGTCCCTCTCATGGAGAGTGTGATGCAGGAGCAAGGGGAGTTGCTGATTGTAGCTCCGGATTTCCAAGGGGAGTCTATCGCTACCTTCGCTCTCAATAGATCTAAGCTGAAGTCCCAACTGGTGAGGGCGCCAGGGTTTGGATCATCCCAGCACGACATGTTGGAGGACATTGCGATCCTCACGGGAGCCACGTTTATCACACAGAAGACGGGGAGAGATTTGGAGTCTGTAGCACTGGAGGACTTGGGTCGTCTCGGTAGCGTGAGAGTCACGTCCAAAGCGACGGTGCTGGTGGATGGAGACGGCAATGAGGAGGATTTGGAGGCTCGGATCTCCCAGATCAAAACGGAGATCTCTCGCTCTGGGTCTGAGTACGACAAGGACAAGCTTCGTGAGAGGCTGAGCAAGCTGTTGGGGGGCGTTTGTGTCATCCGAGTTGGAGCCGCATCCGAGTTATCAATGAAGGAGATCAAGTCTCGAATGGAGGACGCGCTCTACGCGACGAAAGCCTCCATTGATGAGGGTGTCGTAGTAGGCGGGGGCCTAGCGGTTTTGCGTGCTGCACAAGAGGTGAGAGCACACGTGGAGAGTGACGACCTTGATCGGCCGATCGGGATTGATGAGGAGGCGGGCTTCGAAACGGTTCTGAGAGCCTGTGAAGAACCGCTTCGTCAAATTGTGTCCAACGCAGGCTTGGTGGGTGAGTTCTACGTGGCGAAAGTCAAGGCATCGCCTGATGAGGTTGGGTTTGATGTTGAGGATCTCACCATGAAGGATCTGCTCGAGGCCGGTGTGATTGATCCCACAAAGGTGGTCCGGAGTGCGTTGACTAACGCTGTCTCCGTTGCGGGTACGATGTTGACAACAGAAGTCGCGATTCACAAAGAGGGGCCGGGGAAGCCTGGAGAGCACTAGGGTCTTTGTGAGCCGTCACTAGGTGATGGATTCGCGACTTCAGCGAATAGGGGGGAGCCGGCCTACCCATGTTCGAAGGTCGGATGTGCCCCGTTTGGCACAAGCCATCGTAGACGCTGCGAAGGGTCGGGCTCAGGTCCGGTCAGGTAAGCTACGAGACACTTCATTCGTGGAGTTTGTCCGGCCAAGGTCCTACACCGTGGTAGTTCGAGGGGACGATTGGAGAAAGATCTTTCCGTTCTTTCGGTACAGCACGACGGTTTTTCAGCCCGTCATTCCACCAGGCAACCCTCCATCGGCAGTGGTATCCCCTCAACCCAATCGGGTGATGCAGCCTCCTCCAGAAAAGCCTTCGGCCGGGTTGAGGTCCTTCCTCGATAGGTTGCGGTATGACGAGTACCAGAAGATCCAAGGATTGCTGACGATGTTATCTGCGGGAGAGAGCCCGTCTCTCCCTTTCAAACCTTCTCGGGGGATCCCGGACGCCTCACATCTCATCCCTTCGGAGAAGCGAGAGGGTACGCTCACCCAGGAGGATATGTTCTTCAATCGCCTTGTGCTTGTGTTGCAAGAGTTGTTCCCTGTTGACTACCCTACGAGGTTCTAACGATGACCATTGACCCGACTTCTTTGAACCCCGGACTTGGCAAGGACTCTAAGCCTTCCGTGGAAGTGAACATGCGGTGCAAGAATGAAGACTGTGACTCCATAACCTCGATTGAGATCACTTCGGCAGGAAGCGGATCTCGAGTCTATCAGTGTGTCAAGTGCCACCGAACACAGGTCGTTTCTGTTGGCGGTCCAATCTCTCTATGATCGTAACCCGTTGCATGAAGTGTGAGGGCAGGTTGGAATCTACTGGTGTAGAGGTCCATCGGTACGCCTGTCAGCGTTGCGGACAGCACTACCATGCTGTCCTTCAGTTCGTCCCAGTGGATCCTCCCCAGCGATCCGTTGGTTTCCTCGAGTCTGATGCTAGCGGAAGTGAAACACCAAGAGGAGGGGACGAAGTTCCTTCGGAGGTTCGTAGAAGGGAGTCTTGAGACACCTCTACTTCTGGTGGGGCCCTCTGGTGTTGGTCGACGGTTTTCCGTTCAGAAGGCTGTCCAGGAGTTGTTCTGCGTTGGGAGCCGTGAGGTAGGGTGCCCGTGCCCTTCTTGCTATGACCTCATGCGAGGTCAGCATCCGGATCTCATCGTCGTATCAGCTGACGAAAAGGACATCGGAGTAGATCGCGTACGCAAGCTCATTGCGGACGCTCAGGTCAGGCCCGGTCTCGGTAGCGTACGATGTTTCATTGTGGACGGTGCGGATCTTTTCACGGTCCCGGCGGCGGACGCCTTTTTGAAGACGTTGGAAGAGCCGCCAGAGAGTGCAAGGTTTTTTTTGATAGCGGAAGAGCGGGAACGTGTTCTTCCCACTCTTCGATCACGTTGCGGTCTCGTGCGGTACGGACCCCTACCTGACGACTTCGTTTCATCAGTAGTTGTTGAATCCGTGGGGGAGGGTGAGGAGACCGCTAAAGCTCTAATCTGTGCGCGATTGGGAGAAGGTTCAGTTGGTCGAGCGGTTGGATATTGGAACTCAGGGAAGATAGCCCTTAGGGACCAAGTCCTACGAGTGCTACAGCTAGCTGTTCAAAGGGACTGGTCCGCACTTTTTTCGGCAGTAGACGCGATGGATCGGGACTTACCTCTAGCACTGAAATTTCTGGAGCAGATCTCTCATGATGTCCTTATGGTTCGTGTAGATCCCATGCGAGCACTGAACGCTGACTGCCTTGACGAGCTGAAAGATCTCGGACTCAAGGCAAGCGTCAGGTCCTGGTTTACAGTCTCTCAGAAGACACGTGAGCTTCTCCAACAGAGACGTTCCACACCGCTTAACCTCTCCTTCCATTTCAAGACTCGCCTCGTGGAGTCTTTCCTCCTGTAGTGTGCTCGGATGGCGGCAAAGTCAATATTCAGGCCCTTTATCGTCTTGTTTGGAGAGGATGACTTCTTTCTAGATCGGGACGTCGAGTCTGTGCTCAAAAAGGATCGAATCGTCATCAAGGTTGATGCCGAGGATGGGCTAAAGGACACGGTCTTGGTGGACATGTGTGAGGGCTTCCAGGAGCCTCATACGGTCGTTGTTGAGAACGCTCAGAAGGTGAAGGGAGAGGAAGCTCTTCGTCAGTTTATTTCAGAGCGTGATGCGTCGGATAAGTCTGTTGTGGTGATCGCGGTTGTCCGTAGTGCGAAGTTGCCTGACGTTTGGGCTGAGGCGGCGAAGAGGGGTAAGAAAGTCGAGCGACGTAAGTACAAGCCGTGGGAAGACGGTAAGTATCTTGACTTCATTAGAGGGGAGGCTACGCGACTTAAGGTCTCCTTGGGGAAGGACGTGGCGTCCTTGCTGTACCAATACGTTGGTTCGGACCTCTATCGGTTGTCGAACGAGCTGAAGAAGCTCTCGTTGTATGTAGGGCAGGATTGTTCGATCCAAAAAAAGCATGTGGCGGAGGTGGTCAGCCCGACACCTGACGCCACGCCTTATGCGGTGGCGGAAGCCGTAATGGCGAAGGACCTCAAAAAGGCTATGCGCCTCTTCTCGTACTTGTACGCCGGGGAAGGGGACACCTGTCTTGTCCCCGTGGTGTCATCGTTGATGAGGCAAGTTGAGAAGACAGCCTCTATCCGAGCTTTGCAGGATAGAGGTGTAGAGCCTGAAGAGATTGCAGTCCTCACGGGAACGAAGCTCTGGCCATACAAGAATTTGTTGGCTCCTGTGGCTCGTAAGCACAGCTTCAAATCCTTGGCGGGGTATATGGGACGGTTGTGCCAGATAGATGTAGATGTAAAGGGTTCGTCTCGGTCCAAGAGGACTCTTGTGGAGACGACAATGCTAACTATCGCCCAGTAGACAAGACGAGGATTCAAACATGGAGATCGTCCGCCACACTTCGACGGAGACAGCACAGCCTTTCAAGCTCCAGGAATCTTTCTTGGCCCTGTACCGGCAGATGGGCGATCCATTCCGCACGCTCTTAGCTCGGTCAACATACCTGTCAAAGTACTGCCGCAATGGTGAGACGTGGACCGATACGATTCGTCGCGTAGTGGAAGGTAATATGGCCCTGGCTCATCAGCAGCCATCCCAACGCGAGGCAGAGAAGCTCTTTCATCTTTTTTGGACGGGTCAGGCGCTACCCCCTGGGCGTGGGCTATGGGTCGGAGGTGTTGAAGGGATCCCAGCGGACGCTAGGTACAATTGCTTTGCAGGGGAGACTCGCTTTTGGGCGAACGGGGAGCTTGCGTCTCTTCGGGACTTGGTAGGCCAGCAGGTGGAGGTGTTGACCAAGGACGGTGGGTGGTCTCCGGCTGAGGTTCGGTCCTTCGGTAAGCAGAAGCTTTTGACCTACGGGTTCAAGCTCCCTGGGGCCTCCAAGTACGTTATGGAATTCTGCGCGACGCGGGACCATCGGTGGTTCACGTCAAACCGCGGTGAAGTGACTGACCTCTCCGTTGGCGATCGTGTTGTCGTCACGCCCACCCAACATGATGTGGAGTCGAGCTTCTACCGTGCAGGGTTTGTGCATGGTCTCGTGTTCGGGGACGGGTCGCAGTCTACGGGCCGAGAGGGGCAATACCAGGTTCGGCTTTGTGGGGCCAAAGCGCGGTATCTGACGGTGTTAGAGTCGAGTCCTTTGCACCACAACACATGCTCCCCTCCTTCATATCAGGGCGACTCTGTGGTGTTCCTGCGATCACAAGCCAACCTGAAAGCCCTCCCGGATAGAGCCACATCGTTGACCTACCAAGCTGGGTTCTTGGAAGGTTGGAAAGCGATGGATGGTAGTGACCGTAAGGATCCAAGTAAGCAGGGCCCTCGGTTGGGATCTCAGAACGCACAGGCGATCCAATGGGCAACCGAACGTGCACCCTTGCTGGGTTACTGCGTGACGGGATACTCCGTGGAGACCGGAGACACGAACTACGGTCCTCGATCTGCGCCTTTGGTTACGATCACGCTGCGCCCGGAACCTGTTGAGTACCAAGTGTTCAGAGTTGTAGACGAGGGTCGCGAGGAGGAGGTCTTTTGCGTAGTCGAGCCGAAGACACGCTCCTTTACGTTGGAAGGCGGTGTCCTCACTGGCAATTGCTGGGGAGTCACGCTCCGCTCGATCGACGACTGGTGTTGGGTGATGAACCAGTTGATGTTGGGCGGAGGCGTCGGGGTGGGATTGGGATCCCTCGGCTTGCTGGGAAAGGTCAGTGCAGGATCAGGTTCCTCACGCATGGCGGTGTGGTGCCGCCATGATCATCCTAACGTTGAGGATGTGGGGCCCAATGACAAAGAGTTCCTGAACGGTCAGACCCCGGTCCACCAGATCCCTGACTCACGTGAGGGGTGGGTAGAGTCCTTGCGTCTCGTTCTCCAGGCGGCTTTCGAAGGTCGGGATATCATCGTAGACCTTTCGGACATCCGCCCTCGGGGCGAGCCTATTCGTACGTTTGGAGGTGTTGCGTGCGGTCCGGGCCCGCTGTCGATGCTGCTGAGGTTTTCGTGGGACATCGTGCGTGGAGCGGTGGGACGCGGCTTGACGAGCGTTGAGTGCCTCGATATCACCAACTTGATCGGGTTCTGTGTGAAGTCCGGTAATGTCCGCCGGTCAGCCTTGATCGTTTTGGGCGACGCGGAGGATCGGCCTTTCCGGGACGCGAAGAAGGACTTCGAAGCTGTGAAGTCTCATCGGCACACCAGCAACAACTCGCTGCTGTTTTACACAGACAAGCAGATTGCCGAGTTCGATTGGCATGGGATGGTCGAGGACAACATCCTCTACGGGGAGCCCGGTCTGCTGAACCTGGCGCTCATCCGCAAGACCGATCCTGGGGCCACCGTCATCAATCCGTGTTTTTCTGGAGACACGAAGATCGCCGTGGCAGACGGTCGCAATTCTGTCTCGATCCGCCAGCTCGCGGAGGAGGGCGAGGACGTGCCGGTTTACTCCCTGAACAAGGAGACCGGCAAGATCGAGATCAAGATGGGTCGTAACCCCCGGATCACAGGCTACAACCAAAAGCTTGTCCGGGTGTGGTTGGATGATGGTAGTCACCTAGACACCACGCCGAACCACGGTTTCTTGCTACGTGATGGTACTCCAGTAGAGGCGAAAGATCTCCAACCTGGGGACAGTTTGCCGCGTTTCAAGAAGGCTCTGGAGAAGGTTAAGAAGGGAGGTAAGGACTATTATCGTATTTACTGCAACACGCGTCACCCGGATCGAGACAAGATATTTGAGCATCGCTTGATTGCTTGTTTCCAGGACCCGGATGGCTGGGATCGGGTCTATTCGGTATGTGCGGAGAACGGGTTCGCGAACACTGGCGGCCTTGTAGTCCACCATAAGGACTACGATCAGCTGAACAACGCTCCTGATAACCTCCAGATCATGACTTTTCGTGATCACGCCAAGTTGCACGGAGAGAAAGACAACTCTGGCGAGGCGAATGGTCGTTGGTCAGGTTTGACCTGTGGTGAGTTGAAGGATCATGGTCTGACGTTGACTCGTAAATTGGGACGCCGATTCAGCAAGAAGGATTGGCTGGAGTACGCCTCGGCACAGGGTATCCCGCAAGCCTTCTCTGGCTATCGATCCTGGAAGTCTGTTGTGGAGCTAGCCAAGCAATGTGCTTCGGAGCTTGGCTTGGAGCACGTCGACACCGATCCACGTGTCATCAAAACGCTCTGCTCCATGTTGGAACAAGGGTACGAAGCTTTCATCAAAGACTCCAAGGTCTTTGTGGTCAAGTCTTGTGAAGGGTGTTCGGCCTCGTTTGAGGTGGAGCATTCCTATCGTGAGCGATCCTTTTGCTCAGAAGCTTGTGGCAACGCCTATATCAACAGTGACGCGAAGGTCAAAGCGAAACGGCTTCAGGCGATGGACACGCACTACGGGTCCAAGCAGGTCGCGACCAAAGTGGAGCAGGCTCGTGTTTGTTCTGATCTGGCTTTCAGGCTAGGACGCCACCCGAATCGCAAGGAATGGTCCTTGGCTTGCAAAGGGGAAGGGGTGCCTTCCCGTATCGGGCCGACACTCAAGCACGGCTTCAAGAAGTTCTCGGAGGTCTTGGAAGCTGCGTCCGATTACAACCACAAGGTTGCGCGTGTGGAGGAGCTGGAAGGAGAGCACACGGTCTACAACCTCACGGTGGACGAAAACCACACTGTGTCTGTAATAACGAAGGAGCACAAAAATCTAGACAAATTCTGGTTTTCAGGCGTAAGTGTGCGACAATGCGGCGAAATTCCCTTGCACAATCGAGAAGCTTGTAACCTAGCAGAAGCATTTCCGGCGCAATTCGACGGTTCGACCGATCCAGGCACTGTGTTCCGCCTGCTCACCCGTTATTGTCTGCGCCAGCGTCTGACTCCGTTGCTGGATGAGGAGTCGGACGAGGTGCGTCGCAAGAACATGCGTTTGGGCGTCGGACTCGGTGGCATCTGTGATTTCGACTGGGTCGGACCTCAGCTCGCTCGTTGGTTCGAGGTGTGCCGGCTGGAGGCCAACTCCTACGCCGATGAGCTGGGGGTAGCCCGCCCGAACGCGGTCACGACGACCAAGCCTTCTGGGACGATCAGCCTGCTCAACTCCAGCAGCCCTGGCATTCACGCACCTTTCGCCCCGTACTACATCCGTCGGGCTCGGTTGGCCGTCAATGAGCCTATGACTAGAGCGCTACAAGAGGCTGGGGTTGCGTGGGAGTACGATGTTTACGACCAGACCGGGCACACGCTTGTGTTCTCGTTCCCGACCAAGGCGGTCCACACGCGGGTGACTGTGCAGACTGAGACGATTGACGACCAATTCGAGCGGCAGGCGTTGATCCAGGAGTGGTGGGCGGACAATTCTGTCTCCGCTACGCTCTCGTTCAATCCCGAGACCGAAAGGGAGCGCACGGCGGAGCTGCTGGCGAAGTACGTGCCTCGGTTTAAATCCACGAGCTTGTTGGCGAAAGCCCACGGCTATGCTCAAGCTCCGTACGAAGAGATCTCGGAATCGCAGTTTCAGGAGATGTTCTCTGGGATCAAACACGACCATCCGCTAGTGAATGACGGTGGAGATGTCGAGATTGAAGAGTGTGCAAATGGCGTCTGTCCCGTCCGTTGAGGGTTTGGATCTGGGAGCCCTTATCGAGGGTGTTGTAGAGCTGGATCCGATGAATGGTCGCATGGTCCTACGGATCCAGCAGGCCGATGGGTCTTTCGATTTTTTGGACGTTCAGACCATCCTCGAGCAGTATCAGGGGGAGGAAGTCCGTTTTATCGTGACCCCTTTGAAATCGGTTGAGATCTTGGCTCGCCTTGTAGAGTCTGGGCAGCTTGATCCTGAGGATGTCCCGCGGCTGAAAGCCACGAAAACAACCCATTGAATGGATCGTTGACAACGAAGGGTTTGCGGTCTATTAAAGGCTTTCAAGGGTAGCTTGCCACCTATTAAAGAGCGAGACAATGGATCACCGGGTGCTCGCTATCGTCCAGATTCCCCCTCAGGACTTCTCGCCTGGCTCTTCGGAGAGGGCCCCTAGTACGGACCACTTTGATTTCGATGCTGCGGCAGAACAGGGATGGGAAGACGCCCTAGCCCTGATCCGCGAACAAGGGGATGACCCTGCCGAGGTGATAAAGCGGGCCGGTGAGAACCTCGATGCTTGGCGGCAGAATCCGTGGCGCGGTGACCTGTCGGATGAGGATTTTGAAGACGAAGGATAAGAATGCCTTCCCCAGCGCTTCAGTGTCCGGAGTGGGCTGACGACTTCACGGAGCGAAAATCATCTGCCTTCGAGAGTGTTGCACGACGGGTTACAGCCGCCGCATTCCACGACGCAAGAGTCGCCATTCCGGACTCGCAGGCACCGAGGAAGTGGCACGAGGAATTGTTCAAGGCCGTCGCCCCCATGGAGTACTACGCGGGGAACTACCGGCAAGATGATGTGTCTCGTCCCTGCCTCGGCCAGCAGATAGGTGTGCGCTCTGCCAGTGGTAGCGTCCACCCTGGTGCTCACTTCCGTGATGTGATTTACGGTGAGACTTGGTGTAATCCATGGCCATGGATACCGACCCCGATCCGAACACTGTATTGCGCCGGCTAGATCTGGAAGATCGGATCAAGCGGGCTCGTCACGATTACTACAACAACGGCGGTAACGGTGCCAACGCGGTTTCAGACGAAGTCTACGATGCGTGGGTAGACGAGTTGTCGGCGCTTCAAGGGGATAACCCTGCGGTGACAGCGATTGGTGCCCCTCCAGTGTCGGCGTGGACGAAGTCTGAACACAGCATTCCCATGGGGTCCCTAAGTAAGGTCAACACTCTCGAGGAGTTGACGGCGTGGATTATGGGGACGGGAGAGGCTAAGTCTGCACCCCTCTTAGTGACCGAGAAGCTTGATGGGATTTCGATTGCGGTTGAGTATGTGAAGGGGGTTTTCTCCCGAGCTTTGACCCGAGGGGACGGGACTACGGGCGAAGACATCTCAGTGAACGTGGCCAAGATGAAGGGAGTTCCAGGGCGGCTCTCCGTCCGGTCCACGATCACGTTGCGCGGGGAAGTGATACTCAAAAAGAGTGACCATGCCACGCATTTCCCGGGATACGCAAATCCTCGGAATGCCGCCAGCGGAATTGCCAAGCGGTATGACGGAACCGGTTGTGAGCTGCTAACCATCATGTTCTACCAGGTTGCGGAGGGGCCGGACTTTGGGACCGAGGGGGAGCAATTCGCCTGGCTCGAAAGCCAAGGCTTGTTGGTGCCTAATTGGTACGTGACAGCGATGGTGCCGGGTGTTCGAACCCCACAGGATCTGTGGTTGGAGTACCAACAGTTCAAGCGGGAGGAATTGGACTACGAGATCGATGGTTTGGTCGTTCGGATCAACGACCTTGCTACGCAGTTGTCCCTCGGCGAGGTTGATGGCCGCCCTAAGGGTGCGGTGGCGTTCAAATTCGCGCCGATGACGCGAGAGTCGATCCTGCAGCGAATAGATTGGCAGGTAGGTGGTTCGGGGCGGATCACGCCTGTCGCAGTTTTCAATCCTGTGCGTCTTGTAGGCGCAGAGATTACAAATGCGAGCCTCTACAACGTGGCTTACATTCGGACGCTTGGGGTAGATGTGGGGGCTACGGTTCTGATCGCTCGTGCGCAGGATGTGATTCCTCGGGTTGCTTCGGTATTGAGGGGGACTGGGACCGTCGCTGAACCTCCGGCGTTGTGCCCTACGTGCAAGGAACCGACTCAGATGGAGGGGGAGTACCTAGTTTGCCCTAACACGTCGGATTGTCCGGCGCAGGCCGTAGGCCGGATCAAGCGTTACGTCTCGGGTATGGGTCTGAAAGAATGGGGTGAGACTCTCATCGAGCGTTTGGTGTCCTTGGGGCTCATCAAGGACGTGGCGGACCTCTACGGGCTCACAGAGGGGCAGCTTGCCCAGGTTGACCGGATGGGAGCCAGGTCCGCAAAGAAAGTCCTGGAGACCCTCTGGGGCCGATGCAGGGTGCCCTTGGAGACGCTGTTGGGATCGCTGTCCATCCCATTGTGTGGCGAGAGCACCATCAAGATGGCCACTTGTGCTGGATTCGATACTTTGGATCGGTTGTGTGGGGCTGATGTTGAGCAGCTCTCCGCGGTGGGTGGTTTAGGACCGGTTAAGGCAAGCGCCCTTTGGAGGTGGCTCCAAGCCCATCGGGGCTTGGTGGATCGACTGCTAGAGTCGGGCGTTGAGATCGAGCCCAAGGTCTATGGCAGTCTTTCGGGCAAGAGTGTCTGCTTCACGGGGTCGCTTAGCCAATCTCGGAAGGATCTGGAGGCTTTAGTCGTGCAGGCTGGGGGCGAAGTGAAGAAGTCGGTGACTCGGACGCTTACCTACTTGGTCATGGCTGATCCTAATTCGAGCAGCACAAAAGCCAAAGCGGCACGCAAGAACGGCACTACGTGCTTGTCTGAAGATTCGTTCCTAACGCTCGTCGGCTCCCAGTGAGTTGTCTCCGCGGACGGGTCGAGCGGGTAGTCCACACCAGCGAGACGTTTCACATCCTCGTGGTCAGGGTGTACGAATGCGAGGATCGCTCTAATGTCAGGGAGACGAAGGTAACAGGCCACTTTTTTGGCGTGTCCACGCTCGTGTCAGGGGCGGTCCTTGAGTTTGAAGGGGGGTGGGTTAGGCACCCTAAATACGGTTTGCAATTCAGATCTACGTTGTGGCGTCCGTGGGGTCGCAATGCGAGTGACGTCAGGTACTTCCTGACAAACTGTGTTTCGATCTTTGGAGGCGACTTCGGGCTTCTTCGTCGCGTTGTGAGGGAGTTCGGCACCCAATCGTATGACGCTCTCGGGGAGGTTGATCGGCTCGTAGAGGTTGCTGCTAGCGAGGATGAGCGTAGGGAGCTGCGGAGGGTTTCGAAGGAGTGGTTGGATCTCCGAGGGGTGGCTACTCTTTCGGATTTCCTGCAGGAGTATGAGCTGGGGGCTTCAATGGTAGCGAGTGTCTACCAGTGCTTTGGGGCGAAGGCTGTCGAGGTCCTTGCAGAGAACCCTTACCGTTTGATGGAGATCGAAGGGTTCTCGTTCTATCGAGCGGACAAGATAGCGGTGGCGAAAGGAATCGGTCCTGATGACCCCCGTCGAGTTGTTGGGGGTGTGCTGTGGACTCTCCGGGAACAGATTCAGCAGGGACATCTCTATGTCCAGCGTGGAGCTGTGAGCGGGCTGATGTTGAAAGTGGCGTCGTATTCACACGTCGCTCCTTTCTCGTGCCCTGATCTGGATTCGGAAGTCTCCAAAGTTCTGGCATCACTGGCTGATGCGGGATCAGTCAAGGTGGACGCTGGCGTCGGGGTGTACTTCCCTAGCACGTATCTGTACGAACGTGGGGCGGCCGAGAAGCTATCTCAACTCTTGGCACCTTCTGAGCTGCAAGTAGATCTCGGTGCTTTCCTGTCCAATTACGAAATGTTCAACAACATCGAGTTGTCGAAGGAGCAGCGAAGAGCGGTCGAGCAGATCCTTATGACTCGAGTGTTGGTAGTTACCGGGGCCCCGGGGACGGGTAAGACGACGTTGGTTCGTTCTTTTGTGCAGCTCTTTAGGCAGTTGAATGTCCAACATATGCTGATGGCCCCGACTGGGATTGCGGCAAAGCGGCTCACTTCGGTGACTGGAGTTGGAGCGCAAACCATTCACCGAGCACTGCGGTACGATGGGTTCGCTTGGGGACACAATCGGGACTGTCTACTGGAGACACAGGCACTCATCATTGACGAGTTTTCGATGGTCGACCAGGAGTTGTTCTACCGGCTTCTCGATGCCACACCACCGACTACCATCGTGATCATGGTCGGAGACGATGCGCAGCTGCCCTCGGTTGGTCCTGGTAACGTGCTTCGAGAACTGCTGGCCTGTGAAGCGGTCCCACACATACGATTGGAGCACGTGTTTCGTCAAGCTGAGACGAGTGACATCGTGCTGGCAGCTCATCGGGTGCGACGTGGTATGTCCCCTTTGGACATACCGGAGAAAGAGGATTCCGAATTCCGTTTCTTGGCTACGTCGGACGAGGATCTGATTGTGGATTTCGTCGTTCAGTTGGCTGCCAAACTCAAAAGCCGTGACGAGAACTTTCAGGTCGTGTCGCCGAAATACGAGGGGGTTGTAGGAGTCAACTACCTAAATGCCAGGCTGCGAGACGAACTCAATCCAGATCTGGGGCAGCCCACATGGGCCTTGCCGGAGTTTGTGACGAGGATTGGCGATCGCCTGATGGTGATCAAGAACAACTACAATTTGAACGTCTACAACGGAGATATCGGGAAGCTTGTTGGGATCACGGCGGAGAACCTGATTTTGCGGATTCATGGCGTTGGGGGGGTCCCTGATATGGAGGTGGAGATCCCTAAGACAGACGCTGAGCACATGCTCAAGCTGGCTTACGCAGTGACAGTTCACCGGTGTCAGGGGGAAGAGTTCGACACTGTGATCATGCCACTGGTGAAGACTCAGAGAAGTATGTTACAACGGAATTTGTTCTACACAGCTATCACACGGGCCCGCCGAAAGGTTTGGATCCTGGGTGAGGTTGAGGCAGTATTCAAGGCCGTGTCAAATGACAAGGTTGTACATCGCAATTCTATTCTCAGGGATCTAGTCTCATGCCGAGCAGGGGCGTAGCCATTCTTTTCTACCATTCTGGGAAAGTCTTGTCGGTCTCACGCAAAGATGATCACTTAGATTTCGGCTTGCCGGGCGGCAGCGTGGAGCCTGGGGAGACTTTCGTGGAAGCGGCTCTCCGGGAGACTCGTGAGGAGATCGGTGTAGAAGCCCTCAAGATGCATCGCGTGTTCTGCCATCCATGTCTCGCTGGCCGGGAAGTGGTGACTTTCCAGGTGGCGGAGTACGAGGGGACACCTCGGCCAATGGAAGGGGCTGCGGTCGACTGGGTCTATCCTGCAGTCCTGTTGAAACCGCACTGTTCATTCCGTGAGTACAATACGGCTCTGTTTAGGCATTTGGGGATTCTGGTGACGTTGGACGAATTTCGTTTGGCATACCTTGACTACGTGGAGGGAGTCCAACCTGAACCTAAGTTCGAGTCGCTCTCCGTTTCCGACCAAGATCGGGCTAGCCGTTGGATTCGGTCGTTGGCTGCAGTGTGCGGTGTGGACCCAACAGCTCAGCGGCCTTCCACGGAGGATTTGCTAGCGAAGTCAGATCGGGACCGTTAGCAGTTTCTTGACGGTAGCTTGGAGCGGACGGTTAAGCAGGATGAGGTAGATCTCCTCCAGCGGCCCCATAAGCGCTCGAAGCGGGGCCCACACCCCACTCGAGAGAGGACCCCCGCTGGAACTGATCAGCGTGATGAGGATGGCTTTGCTCATGAGGCTGCCTAGTTGTTTCAACGCGGCTTTGCGTTCATGAGGGCTGACAGCCTCTCCCCGAGCAAGGCGCCCGGCGACATTGATCAGGTGCCGAGTGGAACGAGCTTCTCGGTTCAGCTCCCGGTGGAAGGCGGCTTTGACCTCGTTCCGGAAGGCTGAGGACCGGACGAGTTTGTTGATCAGCAGAAACGGCCTAACGAGTAGGTACCAAAGGCCGCGTCTAACCCAACCTCCAAGAGCACGCAGACGTTCGCCGGCTTGTTTGTTGCCATCGAGCAGCTCTAGATCGTCTGCTGATATGCCTTGGGTCTGGAGGAGCCTTTCTACGGACTTCTCCGTGATTTTCGTCCCCTGCCCGAACTCCGTGAGGAATAGGTCGACCCAACGGTCCAGTACGACGTCGGTGCTCGCACGCTGGTAACGGGCTGCGACCCTCTCGGCAGATAGCTCCACATCCAGAGAGGTGGCATGGAAGCTTTACCACACCCGGGCCGCGGTGTAGGCGACAGCTATGGACCTGACCGAGGAACGGGCGGACGCCATCTTCGCTGAGATGGACACCTACACGCTGGAGCTAGCGAATGACCCTGGCAGCCTGGGTCCCAACTACTTCCAGGACATCATTGCAACCTGTCGGAACTATCTCAACAAGGTCGGTTTCGTCCTTTCCGAATTGAATCGCGACAAGATGAAGGTTGGCGGGGAGCTGCGGCGGTTGGAGGCGGTATACGCCCTTGAGTACGACAACCTGTTGGCGAATGACGACCGTGTTCGAGCGCTTTCCAATATCGAGGATCGCAAGTCAACTGCGGGTTTCTTTCTACGTGATCAGAGACTTCGGATCAACGAACTCAAAGATCAGATGCACATGCTCGACGCTGTACTCAAAGCTGTGACCTATAGAAATCGAGAGCTGCATTCTACGATGACCTCGATTAAGGACCAGCGGCGTCTCATGCAGACTGAAATCTCAACCGGTGCTTTCTACGGTGATGAGCGCGTTCCTAGGAGCCAGCGTTCTCCCAGAGATCCCGGTGGTGGTTTGGGTTTGGACGATGATTTCAACGCGGATGACCTTGCGTCGATGTTGGATGATGAGCTGCCCGAACCTGTTGAGACTACGTCTGAACAACCAGGATCTGAGGAATCTGATGTTGGGGACGAGAAAGGTGCGGACGAGAAAGAGACCCCTAAATCTTCTGGTACCGAGAGAGAAAGGGCGAAGTTGACCGAAGCTGATGTTCGACGTTTTCTAGAGTCTACGGACGAGTTTGAGGGTGTTCCACCACAAGGGGTAGTGGGTGAGTCAAACGCCGCCATATTGGAGGATCTAGATCTCTCGATATTGGACGACATCTGACTATTTTCTTGTTGCGCTGGTGTAGCGGGTCTTTGACAGGCTTGGGGAGACCCGCCCTTTGGCTTTCCTCAACGAGTCGCAACGGAAGCCCACCTCCATTAAGAGTGGGACAACCACCTGGCAATGTCGGCCTGAGCCTGTCACCTGATACGTCGTATCTCAACCTCCTTGTCTAACGGACTCAGTGGTTGGGGCGACCAAACATTGAGGCATAAGATGAGTGATAATATCGATATTCCAGAAGAGTATGACTTTGAGGGTGAAGTTTCTCTTGCCCCCGACGAGAAGAACGTCGGAGGACAGTCGAACGATTGGCTTAAGCTGACGAAAAAAGGCCAGACGATTCGGTGCGCGTTTGTCTATTTCCACACGGTAGACGCGAATACCGTTCGCCAAGCTGTCAAAGAAGCGAAGAAGAAAGATCAGAAGCTGAGCCGAGAGGAGATCAAGCAGGTGGCCTCGACCGCTCTTAAGAAGCAGGCGGAGAGCCTGGACAAGAGCGTTGACGAGCTGACTGGCATTGAGAAGCTCGATATCGGCACGGCGCATTTCAAGGTCATGAAGGCGCACTACCAGGAGGGGCTAGGGTTTGTGCTGTCTCGGTTGGGGAAAGACGGGGCGGAGGCCGACGCTGTCTGGAAGAGGCTGCCTGAGGTGAAGACCTACTTCACCACGTTGTTGCTGATCTATCCGACGGATAGCGAGGGCAAGATCATCAACAAGGAAGCCCTCGCTGATCAGATCAAAAAGGGCAAGCTCGACATACTTCCGTGGCGCTTCAGCAACCGGATTTACGAAGACATCTGGAAGGTCAACGACAGTCTTCGTGAAAACGGCATGGCTCTGGCTTCTCAAGACATCAAGCTGGAGTGCAAAGAGCCTCAATACCAGAACATCAGCGTGAGTTTTACCGGGCCTGCGGTCTGGCTCAAGAACGACCAGCTCAGGCAAGCCGTCCTCCGACAGGCTATCAACCTGTACGACAAGCTGATTCCGTTCCGGGAGGTGACCACCGACCAACTCAAGGCCAAATTGGGTCTTGGCGGATCTGCGGCAGAGGACGTCTCGGCGGACAACTTGCACGACCTGCTGGATCAGGTGTGAGCCAAACAGTGTTGGCAACCGATCCTGATTGCTCGCTGAGGCGAGACCCAGAAGACCCGAGTTGCGTCTCGCTGACGCCCTCTGGGAATCGATCCTGATTGCTCGCTGCGGCGAGACGCTCAACTGTGTTCACGCTAGGACTGGATCCTTCTCTCACAGGTTTTGGCTGGCTGATTCACAATTCGTCGGTCGTGGACCACGCTCGTGTTGTTGCTCGAGGGCGGTGGTCCACGACCTCCAAGACGATTTGGGTGGAGCGCTACGTTTTGCTCCGACAGTGGCTCGTGGAGTTGTTGGACCACTACCCGCTCATCGAGGCTGTGGGGGTCGAATCCCCGCCGTATGGAGAACTGTTCAGTGAAGGACTCTACGCCTTGTTTCTGGTGGTCAACGAAGCTCTCTGGAGCCGCCGCAAGGACGTGGTGTACTTCGATCCGAGCACGGTCAAGATGATGGTCAAAGAGGATCCCAAGCTCCGCAAAGGCAAGATGTTCAAGTCGGACATGATTTCCGCAGCCAAGGCGGAGACCGGGATCGCTAAGTGGAGTTCTGACGAGGCTGATGGGTACCACGTCGCTAAGTTCACCGCTCGTTTTTGGATGTTCCTTCGTGGGGAGCTGACTGAAGCAGATTTGACTCCTGCGGAGCTTCGAGCTTTCGCCAAGATCCACACCTTCACGAAAGGCAAGAGGTCGGGTCAGACCGTCTACAGAGGAGCTATTTTCAAGGAAAACCAGCGGTTCTTCCGCTTTTCAATTCTCCCCAGACATGAGGCGTTGAGACATGCCACCACGTAAGAAGGAACCGGTTAATCCCGTAGCTGAAGCGCGAGCTGCAATGGTCGCCAAGGCACGATCTGCGATCCAGAAATCCACAAAACAGAAGCCTCTGGAGCCTACTGCTACAACGATTCCCTTTGTGTCGACGGGATCGTTTTCTACGGACATGCTGATCGGGGGTAGTTTGTCGAGAGACGGTAAGAACCCTATCTGTCCAGGTTTCCCTCGTCGTCGCATCATCGAAGTCTATGGGCCCGAGTCGAGTGGTAAGACAACCATGCTGATCTCAGCCATGGTGCAAGCTCAGAAGGCCGGCGGTGCAGCGATGTTCATCGACTATGAACACGCGTTGGACCATTCCTACGCTAAGGCGTTGGGTCTTTCTTACGAGGAGGACAAGCTCCTTGTCTACCAACCTGACTCTATGGAGGAGGGTTTCAAGATGATGTTCGTTGGCGTGGCAGCTGGCTTTGACATCATAGGAGTCGACTCAGTTGCGGCTATGGTGCCCAAAAAGGAGCTGGACAAGGGCTTCGATGATGAGGCGGCTATTGGCGGTGTCGCTCGTCAATTTTCGAGAGCGCTGCCCAAGTTCGCCATGTGGCTTCTCAAGTTCCCGAAGGACCCCAACAACAAGGAGAAGCCAGACCCTACGCATCCAGGTACGACCTTAGTGTTCGTCAACCAGACTCGAGCGCTTATCGGAGGTTCGGGGCGTGACAACGAAACCACGAGTGGCGGCAAGGCGCTGAAGTTCTACGCCTACCTGCGGCTGCGGATGCAGCGCATCAAGTCCGAGTTCATCGAGCGCAAGGATCCGATGACGGGCAGGAAGCGCCGCTTCCCTTACGGGAATGTGACGGACGTCAAGGTCGTCAAGTCTAAGATCGATGCCAAGCAAGGGCATTCGGCGCAGGTGTTCATCCGCTACGGAGCTGGTATAGACGACCATTTCTCTCTGATTGAAACAGGGGTGGCCCAGAAGTTGATCAAGAAAGAGGGGGCTTATTACTCTATCGGGGAACACCGCTTTCAAGGCAAGGAAAAATTTCGTGCCTTTCTAGTGGAGAACCACAAGATCTACACGGCTCTGAGGGACAAGTTGGTCCAAGCCGTGAACGCCTCCGCAGTGGATGGGCCCATTGAGTTGGAAGAGGAAGATGAGTTGTTGGAGGGATATGATCTCGAGGGCGACAGTGTGGATGATGACCTAGAAGGACTCGAAGATGAAGTGACGGAGGCCCTCAGTGAGGGAGAAGATGAGGCTTCTTCCAGTGGTGAGGCCGCTTCGGAAGCCTGATGGTCCGTGTAGAGATCAAAGACTTCCAGTCCATCGACCATCAGGTCGTGGAGATCGATGGTTTTTCTACCGTCGTTGGGAAGTCCAATATCGGTAAGAGTGCGGTGGTTAGGGCCATCAAGGCGGCGTTGACAGGTCCTCCTGCGGATCCCTGTGTTAGACACAAGCAGGATTGCCCACGAGCGTTGAAGGGTAACAAGTCGTGTCAGTGCTTCTGTTCGGTGCACATCCAGGCCAAGGATTTTGATCTGCTTTGGGAGAAGGGGGACTCTGTCAATCGGTACGTGTTCAATGGCTCCGAGTACACAGTGGCCGGTAGAGGTACTCCGGAGTTCCTAGAGAGCGCCTTCGGTCCGGTTAAGTTGGGCACCAACAAGGAGGTCCTTCAAGTATCTGACCAGTTCCATCCAATTTTCATCTTGGATCAATCGGGTACTGTGGTAGCGGACGTCCTGTCCGATGTGGCTAAGCTGGACCAAATCAACACCGCCATGCGTTTGGTCGAGAAGGACCGAAAGAGCACCGCTTCTCTACGGAAAGTCAGAGAGCAGGACGTTCGGGATCTTAGGATCTCATTGGAGACGTATGAAGGACTTGACGAGGTTGTGTCCAGGGTTGGTAGCGTTGAAGATTTGGGGCGCCAAGCTTATGAAGCAGAGGTAGAAGTAGAACGTCTGGATCGGTACTTAGGGATTCTGTTGAGCGTCGCTAAGTGTGTGAAAGACCTGTCTTCGGTTGAGAGTGTAGAGGTCCCAGAGATCTCCGCTCTACAGAGCAGTGGGGAGACATACCTGTCTCTTAGGTCTTTTGCTGAGGCGTTGGCAGGGAAAACCCGAGGTGTGGAAGCCCTGTCTAAGGTGGAGGAGATAGCCGTTCCTTCTCCAGCTAGCTCTACGCTGTTGGAAGAGAAGTACCGGACCTTGGCGGCATGGTCCATGAGACTGAGATTCCTGAAGGCATTTTTTGAACGGATGCAGAAGTCTCAGGACGTTGAAGCTCCAGCGTTGGATCCGTTGGGAGCAGCTGAAAGTAAGTACGGCCGTCTTTCGGCTTGGGAGCAGTGCTTACTGAGAATGCTTCAAATTGTGAATCGATTGGAGGGTGAATTGTCTGCGGCTGAACGGGATGCAGACGAGGCTTTGAGGGAGTTTGGGGTCCTTGGGGTATGCCCCACGTGTAACAGGGCTCTCTACGAGGCACATGAACATGTCTAGGGTTGCTTTCATCTTTCGAACGGACACCCATGTGGCGGATCGAGGTCCGGCGTCCTGGAAAGGCGATTACCCTGCTGAGATTTGGTCTAGCTTGGAGCAAATCGGTCAGATGGCGGCACGGTATAGGGCCGCTGCCGTGCTTGACGGTGGGGACTACTTCCACGTGAAGGCTGCATCTCGTAATAGCCACGGGTTGATTTACCGGACGGCTGAGATCCATCGGAGATACCCGTGTGACACCTATTGTGTCGAGGGGAACCATGACATCACATACAACAACTTAGACAGTCTGGAGCGTCAGCCCTTGGGGGTGTTGTATGCGGCAGGGATCTTCCAACACTTGAGGGACTCCGTCTTCACTGATGGAGGTATGCAGGTTCGTGTTGTTGGGGTCCCGTACCACCCGCGGCGTACGCTAGACGAGCTGCTCGCCATTCAAAAGCAACCAGGGGATGATCATCTCGTGGCGGTTGTTCACGCGTTGGCATCAGAGAACCCGCCCTCTAAGGTTGAGGATTTCTTCGGAGAACCTGTCTTCAAGTACGACGACTTGGTAACGCGGGAGGGTCCGGACGTGTGGTTGTTCGGGCACTGGCACCGGGATCAAGGGATTGTCCAAGTGGGGGGTAAGCATTTCGTCAACCAGGGAGCAGTGTCTCGTGGCGCGCTGATCCACGAGAACATCACGCGAACCCCTCAGGTATCTCTTTTGGAGTTTGAGCCGGACTCGATCACTTGCACTGTGTTGCCCTTGGTTGTGGCGCCACCTGAGGAGGTGTTCGATCTTGAACGAAAAGAGCGAGTGGAACATGAGAGTAGAAGCATCGACGCTTTCATAGAACATCTCCAGCAAGACGTGCTGCTAGACCCTGAGTCGACGATCGAGACGAACATTCAGAAGCTAGATTTCGCTGCTGACGTTCGAGATCTGGCTATGGAGTACCTAAGCAAGGCTCGGGAGTCGTGATGTACATCTCCTACTCAGGGTACAAGGTCAGGGATGAGTGTCCTCGAGAGCACTACCATCAGTACATAGCTAAAACCCCTGCGCCTAAGCCAGACAATCGAGCCCACATGCTCTATGGAGAGACTGTAGGGAAGCTCTTTGAGAGGTTCTACGCAGATCAAATGTGGGACAGTAAGGTTGTAGGGCTCAATCTGCTGCAGATGGTTCGTTCGACTCTCACACGGGTGATGATCAAAGAGTCCGAGAAGGGAGGGGTCTTTGATTGGGGGGAGTCTGGTCTCAAACCGGGCAATCGATCGGTGGATGAGGTGGAGGTTGAGGTAAAGGAAACCATTCCGCGTGGGCTCAGAAGCATCAGGCACCACAGCCTAATTTCTCTGGATGCTGAGGCTGAGGTGGTGCTCGATACTGTGGTGGATGGGTTCAAGATCGGCGGGAGGGCTGATTTTGTGATGACCCGGATCCCTCCTCATAAGGACTTGGTCATTGTCGACGGTAAGGGGTCTAGGTGGAGAGGCCAGTATGTAAATGAACGCCAGCTCCGGTGGTACGCCATGCTGTATTGGCTCAGGTATGGGGTCATTCCGGATCGTCTTGGCTTCCTGTACTGGCGGTACGATCCTGCGGAGAGTATGGATTGGTTTGAGACCACAGAGTCGGAGTTGGAGGATCTCTTGAGAGCGGTTCTCTCAACTCTGAAAGAGATCGAGCGAGATAAGGAAGAATGGGTGGAGCTTAGGCTCCAGAAAGAGTCCGATTCTAGTGTCAATCCGGAGAGAGTTTTTTGGGCTAACACAGGCTCACATTGCAAGCTCTGTCGGTATCTCTCTTTGTGTCCGGAGGGTGCTAAGGCAATGTCCAAAAGCACCAAGACAAAGATCGCTAAGGACCGAATTCGTGGTGTAGAGGACGGCGGGGTTAGTTTCTGAACTGGCTCTAACGAGGTGTGTGGAATGCCCGACGACGATGACATCATCAAACAGCAGATCGAGGATCTTCAAAAACGGTGGAACAAGGCGTCCAAAGCGAAAGCTGAGCTGAGTGGGGAACTCAAGGCTAAGAAAGAAGAACTCGCTACGGTGGTGCAGGAGATCCGTGATGCAGGGTACGATCCTAAACACATCTCTAGAGAGAGGGATCAAGCTCGAGAGGAGCTGAAGAGAATCATCTCTAAGCTTGATGCGGAGTTGACAGAGGTGGAGACGGCGTTGTCATCCTTCAACCAAAAGGAAAACTAACTAGATGGACATCAAATTCACAGTGGATGCGAGTGCTCTGAAGAGAGCCCTCAAAACGGTCTCGATTGTCCAACCACAAGGGACGGATGCGACTCAAAGTCGTGGGTACCTGATGGTGGTCCAAGGCGAGGTGTGCAGGGTCTACTCACGAGGGTCTGGGTCTGGAGCTGCATTTCAAGCTCGGTCGTCCTTCCCGATCACTGAGGTGAGTGGGGAAGGCGCTTTCATGTACCCGGCGGAGAACTCCGACGAGTTCAACTTCATCAAGGGCCCTATCCAGTTCAGTGTTGGGATGGAAGGGGATAGTTACAAGGTCGTGTACCGCTTCGGAGCCTCTGGAGAGGTCGATCGAGTGTCTTTCAACCCTGGAACAATGGCGATGTTCGAGCGCAAGATCGCTGATGCAGTGAGGGACCAGGAGCCTAAGGTGTATCCAATTGCACTGCTTCAGGAAGCAGTTCCCCATGCGAGGGAGATAGCGACCCCTGATAACGATAAGGTTGCCCCAGAGGTGCACAAAGTCATTCAGATCTTTGACTCTGGGGACGATCCTTCTCAGGCGGCCAAGGTCAATGGCACTCTCTACGCGATGAATAGTAAGTGTCAGTTCTTTTTCAAGACCGAAGCGTTCAAGGACAAGAGCCTGGTGATCCCTGGCGGGGGGCTGTTGGAGAAGTTCCTAGGTAAGACGACGGGGTTGCTGAAGGTCTACACCCTGCCCGATATCTACTATGCGGAGAACGCGCAGGGGGATGTGCTGGGGTGGCCTCGTACGGCGGAGGTGCACAAGGGGTTCGTCTATTTCAACTTGGACGATGACATCATAACGCAAGTGGACACTGAAGCTATGCGCGAACAACTTCAGTTCATGCGTGCGGCGATCCCGAAGGATCAAACCAAGGTTCGTTTGCACTTTGACCCGGCAAGGAAAGTCTTCTGGTTCTCTAGCGTAGACGAGGCGGTTCAGGCCACTAGCCTGCCAGTCGCGATCGATTCGATCGACACCTGTAAGGTCGAAGACCCGATTACGGCGAACGTCAACGTCTCGTATCTTCTGGACCTGTTTCGTGGCACAAAGGGGGCCCGAGTAGAGTTCCGTATTCGGGCCACTCCAGATCACGGTAAGACCACCTATTTGTTCCGGACGATTGACGTGTTTCTTCTAGATGAGGCTACCGGGGCGGTGGTCGGAGGAAGCGGGGTTGAACAGGTGCCGGAAGGGACACACCAGTGCGCAGTGACGAGATACGCGCCGGGCAGATCCGGCTGAAGTCGCTCAGGGAGAAATCTTCTGGCCTCCAAGCTCTGCGAGGGCAGCTCCAACGGGATCTGTCTTCGCGGCTGAAGGAGGTGGATGGCCTTTCAGAGAAACTGGATCGATTGACGAAGGTTGGAGAGTTGTTTCGGGCTCTCATGGATCTCCTAGTGCTAGATCATGTCCAATCCATCGAGAATGTGATCACAGAGGGCCTGCAAACCATCTTCGTTGATCAAGACTTGACATTTGAAGCGGAAGTCAGCCAACGCTACAACAAGTTGGCGATCGACTTCTTCATCCGAGAGGACAATCAGCGGGTTTCGGTTCGAGCCCATCCGCTGGAAGCCTTCGGCGGAGGTCCGGCGAGTATCGCCTCGCTCATTCTGAAAGTTCTGGCTCTCCGGCGGCTAAAGAAGTGGCCACTGTTGGTGATGGATGAGACCTTGGCTGCGGTCTCGGTGGACTATGTGGATCAGACTGGTCTTTTCCTACGGGGTTTGGCACGTAAGACTGGTATCACAATTTTGCTCGTGACTCACAATCGAGCGTTTCTCGATCATGCTGTGATCGGGTATACAGGGTCCGCGGAAACTGATGCCGACGGGGTACGCTACTTGCAGCTTCGACGGGAGGCAGGCCATGCGCTCTGAAGATGAAGTCCAAAACCGGATCCGGTATCTGTTGACCCAAGAGTTGGAGCGGAGAATCCAGGAAGCGGGGGTTCGACTTCCTAGGCGTTGTGTGCACAACCACATTCAACCTTTGGACCTGCGGAAGCAAGTCGATGGGGAAGTGAACGAAACCTACAACCGCGTGGGGGGCGAACGACTTCCGGTCATTGGGTTATGTATGTTGGGTGCCGAAGACCCGACAGAGTGGCGAGGGGCAATATGTGAGGATCCCATCGATGCTCAACGATGTCCTTACTTTGACTCTGGTCTGACGAAGGAAGGCATCAAAGAGGAGTTCCAGACTCAAATCAAGGACTTGAAGTGGCTCGTTTCGGAGCTACCAGAAGTCTATGGTTTGCTCTGGGCTCTCGGGTCACAAGTGGCTCCACCTCTACCGTGGTGGGTGGCGTTGTGGTACCGTCTTCTCAGGGTTCGTCCGGATCCTTTGGTTCGGGTGGAGACTCCAAAACTAAGTCCATGAGACAGTTGCAGTACGCACCCGGACTTCAAAACGGCTCACCCTGTATGGCAGCACTATGATCAGTGGGCGGATGACATCTGAACCGGTGTTTTCTGCGCTGTCGCAGCTCTTCACAGTCGAGCGCCATCGTCCTCGGGCCGGAGAGGTGGGCTTCTCGGTGCCGGCAATTACTGAGATCGATGTGGCTGATGGAGACATCGAACCTCTACTAGCGACGAATATGCGAGGAGGGTTCCTGCGGACTCGGGTGTCTCGAGCGGGAACAGCCCGGTACGGTTATTCTGAGTGCGCCTTGGACCAAGAGCCGGCGCTGTTTCGGGTGTTCTACCAAACGTTGGTGCGAGAGGCTGAACGCGAGGGCTGGGGGACGGTTAGGACCGTCTCTGAGGCTTGTGAGCTGATGACCCTAAGGGGAGTCCGTCCAGCGGTCGTAGTGGCGCCTGAGGCCCTGGAGACAGGACTGCGATGCCTCGTTTCGGAGCTACCTCCGGGAGCGGCTCTTGTATCCGCAGGTCCTGTGGCTTCAGGGGTGTACACTCGTATAGGCAACTACGTGGGCATCCTGGCTTATCGCGTGGACAAAGTGTTCGTGGTGGTGGTCCCATGAAGTGGTGTAGGGCGATTTTATGGGGTGGCCTGAAGACCTCACAGCGTTTGCAGAGTCTCAGCTTTCGGACCGTGTTCGGGAGTCGCTGTTAGCTCGAGGGGTATCAGATGAGCAGGCCCGACTCTATCGGGTGGGGTACTTGGATCGGGAGCTGATCCCCGGTCTACCGAAGCATTTCCTGAACTGGGCCAAGGGTGGGAAGAAGCTCGATGATGTGTTCGTCTTACCGCTGACAACGACCCTTGGGGAGGTTCGCGGTTTCCAGTTCCGACATGTAGACCGCGGTCGTTCGAGGTACATGGACTACTTCTTGGACCGCAGAGGAGAGGCGTGTTTGTTTGGGCTCCATCAGGCAGTCGAGGCGATGTGGGCAACACGATCCGTGTATTTGGTTGAGGGAGCGTTCGACCTGTTCCCTATTCAGCGTGCGATGCCAGCCGTGGTAGCGACCTTGACTGCCCACGCTAGTCAGTCTGCGGTGAGGGTGTTTCGGCGGATCGTTCGTAGAGTGTGGTTGGGGTACGATATGGACTCACCTGGGAGGTCGGGCTGCTCGAAGTTCCAAAAAGATCACGGTCATGAGTTTCAGGTGTATACGGTCGACTATCCAAGGGTAAACGGTGCGCAGATCAAAGATCCTGGTGACTTATGGGAAGCCTTGGGCGATGCCCAGGTGATTCCGTTTGTACACTCGGTGCTGGCTCAAGCAGACCTTTTTACCTTGCAAGAATAGGAGACATGGATGGCCCAGAAACTGTACGGATCGGCAGAGGAAGTAGAGGAGATCGCAGGGAAGATCATCCCTACTTACCATTCAGAGTTGGCTACTGCGAAGATTGAGTACGTCTTCGTCGATCGGGCTAGTCAAAAGAACGGGCAACCGGTATTGGGGAAGGCTAGGCGTCTAACCGGAGAGATGGAGTTCTTGCTCGGGAAGGACTTCCTCATCACCGTGGCGCTTGATCAATGGAACGAAGCGGGTATGAGCCAACGTGAAGCGCTGGTGGACCACTTGTTGGAACTCTGCACCGGCGTAGAGGACGAGGACACTGGTGAAATGCGATGGTCCATGCGGACACCGGACATTCAAGAGTTCACGTCAGTGCTGCATCGCCATGGAGCGTGGAACGACAGGTTGGTGGGAATGGTGGAGGTGGCACAGAGGCTGAATATCCAGGCCCGTGTGCAGGAAGTCACGGATGCTGAGGTCCGGCAGAGCGAAGACTAGTCGTGTGGGACACGAGGTATAGACCCTTCCGGTTCAGTGATGTCTTAGGGCAAGAAGGCACTGTTCAGCTTCTCAAGTCTCGATTGAGGAACGGGACGGCATTCGACACGTCGTATATCTTCTCGGGTGCCTTCGGGCGTGGGAAGACAACGTTGAGTCGTATCTACGCTCGGGCGATGCTGTGCCAGAGTCTTGACAGCAGTGATCCGGAGCCCTGCAACGAGTGCGACAACTGCAAATCGTTTTTGAGCGATGGTCCTGGAGCGTTTGTAGAGCGCGACGCAGCGAGCCAGGGAACGGTTGACCATATTCGGGCAATCGTTGAGGAGTTGGCGTACGTCCTACCTAATGCCAAGAAGAGAATCTATCTCTTCGATGAGGCGCATCGAATGAGCATCGCTGCTCAGGATGTTCTCCTTAAGCCTCTCGAGGAGAAGAAGATGGTCGGTATGTTCTGCACCACTGAGGCGGGGAAGGTGCGGGGTCCAATCCGATCTCGTTGTGAGGAGTACACAATCCGTAAGGTCTCGAGGGAGGATATTCTCACGCGGATGAGGATGATCTTGGAGAAGGAGGGGGTCGAATCTCAGGATGATGCGGTGCTGATCGTGATCGACCATTCGGGTGGTCATGTTCGCGATGTCGTCAACAAGTTGGAGATGATCTCGCAGTTGGGGCCGGTGACGGTCGACAATGTCCGCGAGTACCTCAATCTGTCGTCAATCACGTTGTACTACCAAATCCTGTTGAGCTTGTCGGAGCCGTCCAAGTCGATTGAGTTCTTGGATCGGGTCTGTGAGCAGGTTGCTCCGGAAGATGTGGCAGCAGGTCTAGCTGAAGCAGCCATGAACTCGTATCGGCTGGCTCATCGGATGCACACAGACTTTGCGTTTGTGGATGCTGAGTTAGCTGAGTCTGTGTACAAGCTGTATGGGGACCAGGTTGTGAGGTTTGCGCATTGGTTTCTGAGTTCCAAGTACCCGAGTAAATTGAGTTTGACGAGAGATATAGTTGTTTTTAGCCACACTCGGGATCACTTGCCGACAGCAGTGCCCCCTCCGACGTCAGAGACGAGCGTTTCGGTTGAGGCGACTAGCGTTGGTCCTAAGGCGCCAGTCGAGCCTGTGGACGACTACACGGACTTGGAGAGGCAGGTCGTTAACGTCCCCATGCCGCGCCAACGAAGGTCAGTGAGTTCCTTCTCAACGGAACGCTCGAAGCCGAGAAACATGTCTCCGAGAGAGTGGAGACAGCTTTTTGAGCACACCCTTCGGAAAAGAACGCCGGTGAGGTTGCCGTAAGCTAAGTTACAGTGTAGGCACACGAGAATAGAGGAATGCAATCGCCAGGCGCACAGTGGGTGGTACTTGAGTTGTCAGCCAAGGCGGAGAGCGAGGACCCCGATTTGGTTCGAGCTTCTATCCGGCATCACATCCGGGATGCTGAGGTTTTTGTGCCTGCGTCGATTGTGCAGAGGGGGGAGCAACGTGTCTACCACTACCTGATGGAGGGTTACGCCTTTATCCTCGATCGGCACTCTCCCGGGCAGTATGCCCGGTTGGAAGACACCAAGTACGTACAGAGTCCTTTGTACATCTCGAAGGGGCCTAAGCGTGAGAGAAAGATAGCCACCGTTCCTCAGTCTCAGATTGATCAGTTGAGGAGACAGATCAAGGCTGAGGTCGATCAGGGGATTGAGATTGGCGACACTGTTCTAATTACCTCCGGACCCTACAAAAGCATCTCAGCGGTGGTCAAAGAGGAAATCAGAGAGCAGGACGCCGTGACGGTGCATATCCAACTGAGATCGACTGATCGGTTGGTCACGATGCCCAGGGCGTTTCTTCGCCTGCTCCACAAGTCGCCTCTGATCGTGTATCGACCTCGTCTGGAATCAGTTCAATCTTGGATACGGGCGGCACAGTGCTTGCTCCAATGGCCTAGGGTCCCTATCGAGATATTCTACAATGCGGTTAGCTCGTATGTTTGTTGTGAGTCCTGGTTGAATCGCATCTCTACGATCTATCGGTTTGTTGCGGCCTACCACACTCAAGTCGATTTGAGTCTCGTGTATCTGAAATGGACCGAGTTCCAACGGTTGTGTTCTGGGCTAATGCTGCAAGGTCAGGTCGTAGCCTTGTCGAACCCCCTTCCTGATGTGCATCTGGTGGAGAGAAAGCAACGTGAGTTGATCTTTCTCACGTCAGTTCTTGAACGAATCCTAACTATCTACTCAGACGTGAGTCGCATGACAGAGACCAGACCCGTGAATTTGATCGTTGACGGTACCCAACTTTACATCAGGTGCTCAGAGGCTCCTGGTCTAAGCTCTCTCACTGATGACCAGGGACGCCCTACGGGTGGTATCGTCGGTTTTCTCAGGAGTCTCGGCTCGTATAAGAAGAGGTTCCCTGGAGCTGTTGTGTATGTGTGTTGGGACGGGTCATCCCAACGCCGTAAGAGGATGGACCCTGCGTACAAAGCCAATCGGTCATCTCGTTCTGAGGAGCGTCCTTTTGGGTTGCAGTGGCTTCAAGAGACTCTTCCATCATTAGGGGTCCATCAAGCCTTCAACCCCGAAGAAGAAGCTGATGATGTGATGGCGTCTTTGGTTCGAGGCGACCTTGCGGGCGCTCCTAACGTCCTGGTCACCACGGATCGGGATCTTCTGCAAGTGGTGTCGGAGTTTACGCAGCAGCTCTGTCCTGCTGTGGGTGCTGGCAAAGAGAAGCTCTATGATCCAGTCTTGGTGGAGAAGGAGTACGGAGTTCCACCCGGGAGCATGGTCCAACTCCGTGCTCTGAGCGGAGACAGCTCGGACAATATCCAGGGAGTGCCTGGATTTGGGTTGAAGACCTCCGGTAAGGTAGTCAAACTGTACGGAACTGTGTCGGCTCTGTTGGGGTCTAACCTTGCAGGGTTGGGAAAAGCTCAGGTCTCGAATCTTCGGGCCCATGCAGATCAGGTTCGAAAGAACGTGGACTTGCTGAAGCTGCGGGACGTGTCCTTTTCCAAGATCGAATCAAATCCAGATCAAACAACAGTCGTGGGCAGGTTAGAGGGCTTAGGGATCAAACCCGGTCCTATTGTGTCTGCGTTCTTTGATCGTCAGCTCACGATCCCAGAGTCGTGAGTTTGAAAAGCGGCTATGCCGCAGGAGGATGCGATCTATGTCAAGCGGATACGTGATTCCGGTAGACCCAGCCGAACTGGCAAATCGTTTCGCCGATCCTGACAGTCTCCTTGATGAGTGTGAGCGAGAGGACGCTGAGGAGGTGGAGGCGTTGTTCTCCGGCGATGACTACGAGACTAGAATTCTGCCGTTACTTGACCGAATACCGAAGCGAGAGGCAGATCTGATCGACCTCTACTACGTCTGCAAGAAGAGGCAGGCGGATATTGCCACTATTTTTGGCGTGACCCAGGCAGCCATCTCGTACCGTTTGGACCGCGGCATCCAGAGGATCAAGTTCCTCTTGTCTATACCGGATGTCCTGGAAGAGGACATGCGGGAAGATTTGAAGGGTTTGTTTGAGCAGATCGATATCAATATCTTGGTCGGTATGTGGAAAACGACTTGCCAGTCTGAGGTCGCCAAGGAGTTGCAGTTGACCCAGGGTCGTGTGCGCCACCGGTTTTTCAAGGCTGTTGACACCCTTAAGAGGGAAGTCGAGCAGGCGGGAGTCAGAGACGAGATTTCGGTCTACACCCCATACCACAAGATATTCTCGTCGATCAGCAGCAAGAAGTTCAACATCCTGAGAGCGGTGCAGTTGCCTCAATGGGCGAATCGTGGTGTGGATCGCTGCCTCTGACCTTTCCCTGTGAGGTCCTAAATCCAGGGTTTTCTTTTATATAGTGCGATCAGACGAGGCTATCCTTGTCTAGTCAATCGCTACTCCGACACCAGGATTACCACTTCCAGGTCACTTTGCTTGACGGGCCTTGGAGGTGGACGACGCGTGTGGATGTGTCGCAAGCGGTCGTGAGGACCGAGATCCGGGACGTGATCACCCCGTACGGGTTCCTGCGCGACATGGTGCCGATACCCGGTGATGTGGCGAAGGCGATGTCGGATTCGATCGATGAGGTGCGTCAGGCGTACACGCCAAGCATCCTCTTGTCTCCTACGACCTTGGTTTTTGTCGTCGATGAGGGTCGGGGGGTGTCAATCGCTAAGTCCGTTCTTCTGACCAACAATGGGATTCTGGGGTCGTTGTTGTCGGCGACGGTTACGTCATCCGTTTCGTACGTGTACCCGTTACCGGCCACTGTGGAGGCGTTGGTGGCGAACGCCTCGGGTAGTTTTGATGTGCAGGTTGACAGCACCAACTTGCTCGAGACAGGGAGCCCGTACTCAGCTCAGCTGACGGTGCAAGCTTCGGATGCGCCGAACAGCCCGCAGACGATCCCGGTGACGGTTGAAGTGCGACCAAAGGCGGAGATCTCGCCTGCACCTACAAGTCTGACCTTCAATGTGGCGGCCCCTCTAACTGGGTCCTTCCCAGCGATTCCGTCCCAACAGATCTTGTTGACCAACTCGGGTCCGGCGGCCTCTGTGTTGGATTTCCAGGTGAAGAGACTGCAAGGGGTCACTTGGCTGGCCAGCTTCTCTCCGACCTACGGGTCACTCAACGGCGGGGCCTCACAACCGATCACTGTGTTGGTGGCACCTTCGGATGGCATGCTTGTTGGAACATACACGGAGACATTGAGGATCACTGGTTACAGCTCGAACCTGAGCGTGGATGTGACTGTGACCTTGAACATTACGTGAGGGTAGGATGGACGACTTCGATCTGAGTGCGATGAGAATGGCCGGTGAGACAGGCTTAGATGCCTTGTTCGAGAGGGAGGCCCATATCCTCAAACCACACCAGACAGGACGTACCAAGGTGGCGTCCATGGCGGACATTCGTCCGTTCATCCGACTGTCTTCTGACACGTTGATCCATCGGAGCGAGAGGGAACTCTGGACCCTTAAGAAAGAGGGGGACGGCTACTACATTGAGAGGCTATTTGATGACAAGGGGGAGCCCCTCAAGGGCTGAATACCGTGAGTGCACGCGAGAACACACTAGCCGCTCTCAATCGGCATGTTCAAGAGCTGGAGAGGACACAGCTTCAACTTCAGATGAAGCTAGCTGGGTATCGAGGGGGAGGTGTGCATGTTGTGGGGCAGGTACCTAAGACAGCTTCTGGCCCTGACAACGAGATGGTCGATCATCTCAAGCGTGCGATCCCAAAGGACTACGACTACAACCCCAAGGCTCTCAAGCCGCTAGCTAGAATGCTGTGGGCGATGTCCGTAGCTTTGGGGCATGCGATGACCGCACATCGGCAGTTCGCTAAGGTCAAGTCTTCTACCATTTCTCCGGATGGTTTGATCGGTGGGCGTGGGTATGTGATGTCTATCAAGGATGTCAGGAAGGCTCTCTACGATGCGTGCGAGAGCCTTTCCGCGATCTCGGATACGGTTCATGACGAACTGAATGCCTCTCATTGGAAACCCAAATTGGCGGAACTCGAGAGCAGTGATGTCGAGACCGTAGAGCGCCTTGTGGGTGAGGCGGAACGGAATATGGATGACCCTGATAGAGAGACCAAGGACGATATGGAGGAGGTCGAGCAGGAGGGGGACAGGGTTGATCTAGATGGAGACGGAGAGGGAAGGGCGTCTAGAACACCTGATGGTAAGGACTTGGCGGATAACTACGTGGATCCCAAGTCTCCGGCGGACCCGGTAGAACAGAGCCTAAAGCAAGCGTCGTTGCAAGCGAGAGTCTTGGCTAGAACTGCCAACTCGTCAATTCCGCCTTCGACTTTGCCTGGACCTCGGGTCGAAGATTTGGATCGCACCAATGATGAGGATCTGTGGAGTTTGAACGACGCTGGCCCCCGCGAATATGACTACAACATGGAGTGGGAGAATCGTTTGGAGAGCCCCTCTGCGACGGTTGCAGGCTCTGGCTTGCCGGTTGACCGCACTCCGACAGATGCTGATTCCTTTGGGTTAGGTGATGGGCATGGGGGTGGTTTGGAGGTACCGAACCCAACTTCGACTGGGAAAGGGGTTTACGGACCTCATTCTGAACTCCCGGGCGGAGCTGCTTCTCTTGGAGTGAGTGACACGACTCCTGTTGTGGAATTGGCTGTGGGTCAGTCCCGATGGAAGGCGGCTACATTGCTCCCTCAAGACGTGTTGCCTCCGGTGGCTAGGTCTGACTACTACCCTCAACAATCGGCTTCGTCGGGGATCCCAGAGGTCCCTGACACTAGGTATGACCATGATTTAGATGTGCCAGGAGTGGGGGAGCGTCTAGAGCAGAGTCAACCGTATATCAAATGGGATTACACGACTCGTAGTATGCGTCCGGATTACACATACCAGCGCGAAGTCCAAGGTCCTTATGTGGCCCAAGACGACCACATTCAAGGATAGGGAGACGATTGATCCATGGCGGAGTTTGATCTCAGCAACTTCTTGAAGGATTCCTCAGTGGCCGACCTGGATTGGTTGGACATTGATGAAGAGGCGTATCGGGAATCTGAAGATCTGCCCAAGCAGAACTTGGATGTCCAACCCGATCTTGAAGCCTTGTGGGCCCGCAACGATGAGGATCCTACTAGCTACCTGGTTCCTAACACAGGTCCGAACACCATGGGAGACCTATCTCAGGTGCACGGTCCTTTGCGCCCTCAAGCAGAGACCATCCGTAGGATTTCACGCCTAGCGCTCATGCAGTCAAGTGATCCCTCTCGATTGAGGAGTGAACTGATCAAGCGTATTGGAAGTGTTGAGATCCTCCGTGAACACCGACAGGTGTTAGCAGAGGTGTTGACCGAACGTGGCCTTTTGGGGCCGCTCTACGTGATGGCTGAGGACTTCCCTACGTGTGCTAGAGGAGGCCGAGCTGCGGAGTTTGTCAAACGGTACGCACGAGATGCCCGCTATGTGATCGCCAAGGATGCCTGTCAAGGATGCCGGCATGTCAGCTCAACGGCAGGTTCAACAAACCATTGCGGGATTTTCCACAAGCAGCTCGAGCTGGAGGTCCCCTACTCGAACTCTCTGGCGGACGCTATTGAGCGGGCGGAGCAGGGTAAGGGTCGTGCTGTTCAGGCTGTTGAGGGGGTAGACCCGCGTGAACGAATTCGAGGGGCTTTCTTGGCCCCTCGAAGGACTCGACCTTCTGAGACGTATGAAGGTCAAGGAATTTCCCGGACACGGGTGGCTACGGTTGATCCTGCTCTAGTTAAGGAACAGCTCGTTTCTGTCTCCGCTTTGACTCGCAAAAAGCAGGCGGAAGTTGATGGCAAGCCTGTCGTGGCTTTCTTGCACCGTGAGATGGTGAAGGGTCTCACGCGTGAAGAACTCGTTCGGTCTCTCAAGCTCGCCTTTAGTTCGGACCTGCTAGTTCGCACACGTGATCAGTGGCAGCCAATCTTCCGTGAGGCGGGACTCTATGGGGTGATCTACACGAAGCAGGCTAGCTTCGAGTCCTGCCACAAGGGGGCCGACTTTCTGGCGAAGCACAACCCGGGTGTCCGTGCTGTCGTAGCGGGTGAGAAGTGCGGATCTTGCATCTACAATAAGACGCGCTGCATGTTGTACGGTAAACGCCTAGTTCAAGCGGCGTCTGACGTATTGACTGAAGAGACGGTCGAAGCGGTTCTTCAGGAGCACAAGCTCTCGGGTCGTCTCAACCCGTGGGATGTGAAGACCGCGTCGAGCTGGGGTGAGACCCCGGCGAAGGCCCTCAAGGCTATCCACGATGCCACACGGGAAGCTGCCTTGCCTCAGGTGGCGCCTGCTCGTATGGGCTTCATGGAGGGCTTCTATGGGCAGCGTTTGGAGCACAGTACTGGTGGGATAACTCGTCGGGATATTGCCCGGCAGGCTAGTCGTTACATGAACGAGGGTCTTTACGGCGAGGATCTCGTGATGGCTCTCAAAACACGTTACGAAGTTCGTGACCTCGTAGCGGCAAAAGAAGAGTTGAGGCCCATACTCGCGGAGCAAGGGCTTCAGGGGATCTTCTACGTAGACCCTTCAGTCTATGACGACTACGGTCGTGGCTGTGACGAGGCTGCCCGTTTACACAGGTCTCGTGGATTGGGTTACGTCAAACAAGGGTCCAAATGCGATAGTTGTGTGCATCAAACCAGGCTCGGATTTTGCTCCAAGATCCACAAGCGTCTAGTGGTTGAACCACCTTACACCAACAAGGCTGCTCAGCAGCGTGAGGTGTTAGCGTCTGGGAGATCGATGGAGGTCACGTACGAGTCTCTAGTAAACAATGCCACGAACACTGTAGCGGAGTTTCAGATGCAGCACGAGCTGGATGTTTCAGTGAGGGAGGCTGCAGATCCTGACTTGGTCACCATTCAGTTTGGTACAGGGAAGGTCAGACTTTGAGTTCTGTGCTGACAGTTCGTGTCGTGGCTCGTTTCCAACGGAGGGTTGCGGACCAGGCTCCCGGTGGTCGCAAGGAGACCCGGGATTCTGTTCGACTGGTGAACAAGCCTAAGGGGATCTCAAGAGAGGTTGTCCGAGATTTTGCTCAAACGGACACTACTCGAGAGGACGGTACCAAGCCTGATCGTAGGGACCTAAGACCTAAGGATTTGTTCCAACCCGTGCCTCGCAGCGTAGGTGTTCTTAACTACGTGGAGAAGGGCTGGCCAGGTGATAGCAACACCTACGTTGATATGGACCGCACGTTGAGGGTCCAGGTGCCTAGGGATAAGGGGTACGCCACGGTCAACAACCTGAGTCAATACCTCATTGAGACAGGCGGCGGTGGGGGGACCTCCCCGGTGGGTGGCGTATGAGTAACGCGAGCGATCCAGACAATGACCTACTAGAGAGGGTGGAGGAGAAACCTGTAATGGGCCCTAAGGCCAAAGTGATGTTTATGCCGCCTGCAGTACCGGCGGGGGGCCGTGCGGCGGGTAAGCGCAGCAAGGACAAACCCCCCGGTAGTCGCTTTAACCGACCTACGGAAGAGGATGAAGCGTACTACGAGCAGACTGCGGCGGAGCGGAATGCGGCCATCGACAATGATCCAGTCGTCCGCTCTTCGAAGGGGAAGGATTCGTTAGCCCTGCTGAGCACCCTCAAGGGGGAGGTTGCTCGCGAAGCAGCAACGTTGGCATACCAACGTACGATCAACACCAAGATGGGGAAGGACATCACAACCATCTCAGCCCGCCGTATCGACGCTCTCAAGAAGATCGCTGATATCGAGATGGAGATGAGGAAGATCGGGTTCGATCAGGTCGATGTTCACAGCGAGAAGTTCCAGAGGATCTTTGCCCTCTGGGTTACCACTATTCGAGAGGTGGCGGAAGAGACCCTAGAACCAGAATCTCTCGACTTGTTTTTCAATCGACTTACCTCTGCGATGGACGGTTGGGAGGACAGGGCCGAAGAATTGGTGCGGTGATGCATGGCAGGGCGTAGGCGAGCGGGGGAAGGGGTTGCCGCTCTCATCCGTGATGCGGGTAGTAAAGCTAAGCTCGCTGTCGGACAGAAAGAGCTGGAGCTTGCTCAGGGCGGGGTTGATGATGAGGGAGAACTCGTCATCGATGGGACGCCCAAGCCTTTCAAGCCACGGATCTTTAACATCCTGGAGTACATCGAGAGCCAGTGGGGCCTCGGGATGCGGTTGTTCCCGGCACAGCGCTTCATCGTCAAGCTGTACTACCACCTGGAACTAGACGACAAGGAGAAGAGAATTGAGATCCCTGACATGCTTGGGACCAAGGTTCTCCACACCTTCACCGAGAAGGAGTACCTGGAGTACCTCTACAATGAAGGTCGCTGCAATATTGGGGAGCAGGATCACGAGCGACGTGAGTTAGTCTTGGCTATCGGTAGGCGCGGCGGAAAAACAACGCTTTCTGGAATCTTTGCGAGCTACGAAGTCTACCGGCTGCTCAATCTCTACAATCCTCAGGAGTACTACGGCCTCCCCAACGGCAACCGAATCCAGATCATCTCGGTTGCTACGGACAAAGAGCAGGCCGGGATCCTTTTCAATGAGGTGACCTCTCACCTCGTTCGGTGCGAGTACTTCAAACCGTACGTCGCCAACAACACTCTGTCTCACGTTCAGTTTAGGACCCCGTACGACATCGAGAAGTATGGAACGGTCTATCGTCAGGACGGTCGCTTTCAAAGCTTGAACGGGAAGGCAACGCTCCGTGTTACTTTCAAGAGCTGTATCGCGAAGGGCCTTCGTGGTTCTGGCAATTGTGTTGTGATCCTGGACGAGGTGGCTCACTTCCAGGACAAGGGTCAGGCGTCGGCGGAAGATATCTACAAGGCGGTCACACCCTCAACCGCGGCCTTTTCTCCCAAGGATCCCAATCGCCCTGATAAGCCGATTGGAGACGTTGAGGCGAGGATCATTATGATCTCGTCCCCGCTCAACCGGAACGGCAAGTTCTTCGATCAGTTTGACTTGGCAATGAGAAAGGGCCCTGGGTCGAACAACATTCTTGCGATCCAAGCCCCGACTTGGGAGGTTAACCCGACGGTTCCGGCTTCCTACTACAAGCAGCACTACCATGCGGATCCGGCTTCGTTTATGACGGAGCACGGGGCCCAGTTTAGTGATCGTGTTCGTGGGTGGATTGAACGCGAGCAGGATTTGCTCGACTGCATCAATCCTGAGTTAAGACCGCAGATTGTCGGAGGCCCTAGAACACCCCATCAGATGGGAATCGACGTGGGTTTGGTTAAGGACGGTACGTGCGTGGCAATCACGACGAATGTCGGCGGTCAGATTGTGTTGGTGTACCACGAGTATTGGCAGGCGGGGGTAGATTGGCGTGAGTCTAACCCCCATTTAGGAGGTCGGTTCTCAACACCCTATAGCAAGACGATTGGTGATGTAACGCGTTTGGACTTTGACGAGATCGCGGACTGGATTTGGGCACTGACGAAGAGGTTCTATATTTCGGAGGGTCTCTTTGACCGATGGAATGGGATCCCGTTGGAGCAACGATTGCGCAAGAAGGGCCTAACTCAATTCAAGTGCGAGTTGTTTCAACGGGAGATGACTTCTCGTATGTACCAGAACACCAAGATGCTCATGTTCGATCGGTCTTTGACTCTGTACGACACGCCAATCCCACAGAACAAGAAGCACTCCGATTTCATTGATGAGCTGCTCCATCTCCAAGCCGAGCAAGTGTCTCGACACATTGTCCTCGTAGAAGCCCCTAAGACAGCTGGCTATCACGATGACCGCAGTGATGCGTTCGTCCGTTCGGTCTGGCTGACCTCTGAGCGTATGCGTGACGAGAAGCATGTGTTTGGCGCGAGTGCGGGTATCAGGGGTACTGGTCAGCATATGACGGTAAGCCGCTATCAGAGGATGAGGGCTCTGAAGCATGGCGGGTATTCGGAACGCACTGTCCCTCGTAGTTTGGGGCTACGGAGTCGGCTCCGGTAAGGATCCTCTTGGGAGTACGCCTCTATGGACGATGACGCTCCAAAGGTTTTTTCCAACAAGATCATTAGGTTGATGGTTGATCAATTGGTGTCGGACGACGTCATCCTTGATCCTCAGGACTATTTGGCGATTCGGATAGTGTTCAGACGGTGTGGAGGTCGATGGGAGCAGTTCGCTTTGGGGGATCAGGTCCCTATTGAGTTGTTGAAGGCGATCCTCAAAGGTTGGGGATCGATGCCAGAACGTAAGCGACGTTCGGACCAGATGATCTGATGCCAGAGATTTTTCGTACACGGGATGTGGTTGTGTTCCACAAAGGCCCCAGTTTCACTGTAGAGGTCTCACAGAGCACAGCTACCTCTGGTTGGTTGGGTGGTTCGGGGTTTGTGTGGACGGATCCCGTTGGGGATCGTCTTCTAGCCACCGTTTCAGATGGGTTGTTTGGTGGGTTCGCTTTGTGGGGATCGGACGAGTCGTCGGACGATTTCACAGCCTCAACAAGAAACCAACCCACATACCGTTTTGTGGTCTTAGCCGCGGGGGGTTGGATCTTCTCAACTTCGACGTATGAGCGGTACACCTATGTATCCCGTACGGGTGGAGGACCGTTAGTACCTCTTGTGTACAACGCTAGTGATCGCCTCAGGTTCTCTCTCCGTGGGTACTTCACGGTGGAGGACGAGTGGGATTTGTCAGGAGACCCTAGGGCTCCGAATCTCAATTATGTCGGCGCGGTAGTTCAAAGGCCCACTCCTTCGAGGAGTGACTACCTTACGATTCAGGCCATGCTATGACGGAACGTGCTTACACACGGGATGTAGTTGTGTTGGTCAAGGACTTGACCTACCCGTGTCGAGTAACGGCGGCTATGTCTGCTGCCGGTTGGCCTGGAGGCCAGGGGGTCGTTTGGGCTCCTACCGGTTCGGATGAGTTCTTATTGGACTTCTCCGATGGGTTGCCGGCGGCATTTCTGTTGTGGGGGTCCAATGAGGATAGCGACCAGTTCGTTGCGTATACAGGCAGTCAACCGCGGTACGGGTATGCGGTTGCGTGTGTGGGCACGTGGATCATTGCGACGCGGACCTTCGAACAGTACACCCTGCAGTCTCGTCTTGTGCCACCGCTAGTAGAGAATGTGTACATCCCAGGCACTCACGTGAAGTTTTCATTACGCGGGCTGTGCACATCCCAAGACGAATGGACGATCAGCGGAGATCCTAGAGCCCCTAACGACAACGTCGTTGGGTCTGTGATTCAGGCCCCGAACCCAAGCAACAACAACTACCTCATGCTGCAGACATTCATCTGATGCCATTCCCACCTCCAGCAGGAACTTTCCAGTTCGATTCGCATGGTATCGATCTAGTGCGGTCCCGAGACTGTGTTGTCTTTGTGAAGGACGACACGTTCCCGGTGCGGGTGGATGGTGCCATGTTACAAGCCGGTTGGCCTGGAGGGCAGGGTGTCCAATGGGTGGATGTGAGTTCAGACCACTTTACGGTCACGTACTCTACTGGTTTGTTCGGTGGCTTCTTGGTGTGGGGTTCGGATGAGTCAGCAGATCAACACGTAAGCTCTACTAGAGGATCGATCTATTACGGGGATGCTGTGCTGTTTGCCGGTAGCCCCCTGTTGTCGACATCCTCCTACGAGCAATTCACATACGCTTCTAGGCTAGGGGGTCCGCCATTCATCCCATTGGCCTACGCCCCGAATGACCCCCTTTACTTCTCTCTTCGAGGGCTGTGGACAAAAGAGGATGAACTGTCTCTGTCGGGCAGTGGGTTAGCGCCTGCGGTCAGTGTAGGGTGGGTGACGCAGACCCCACAAACAGTCAATCAGTTCTTTCTAGGGATCCAGGCGACATTGTGAGTGCTGAAAACGGACCGTTCGATCTCACTCCGGTGGCTAGCACGGTCACGGAGATTTCTCGATTGCAGGAAGAGATCCGCGACCGTGGGAAGCGGATACATCTCTTAGCTGCGGGGATAGTACAAAGGACCCGCAGATCCACGTCAGATGACACCACGGCGATCTATCTAACCTACGCTAACGTGATGACCAGGTTCGCTGGGTCGATCGATCAGATCTCAATGCGGGCTAGTCGATCGTCTCGTATTTTGGAGCGCATCTCTCTCATAGAAGCTGAAAAAGAGGGAGAGATGCTCATGAGGCAAAGGCGTGAGCGGAAGGCTCAAAAAGAGGCTCAGAGCAAGGCAGTTCAGCGGAGCCCAATGGAATCCTTGATAGATTTGTATGGACAGGATCTGTCTATAGGTGAGTGATGCCCAGGCAATTCTCGAATGTTCGACCCCAATCCGTGGTGATCACGTCATCTGCCTCATCACCACCACCGTTCACTTCAAAGGGGCCGATCAGCAATCTGACCCCTAAGGAGAGAGCCGCGAGAGCGCTGAAAAGCCAACAACGCGTGGCTAACTTCGGTCTTGGTGGGGGATTTGGCGGGAGTCTCAATACGACGATGGCGAGTCACGGGCAGTTCTTTTCGCCCCAGCTCTCCACCGACTTCCTCGAATTGCCGCAGTCCCTTCGCGAGAAGCGGGAGATCTATCGCCACTTCTACAACACAGATCCGATCGTAGGTCAGTCGATCGACCTCCACACAGAACTGCCATTGTCCAAGGTCCGGTTGGCGACTCCAAAGCCTCAAACGCATCCGGAACGTTTTAAGGACACCCACGACTACGCCAACTACATCCTTTGGTTTTTCACTCGCATGTGTGACAAGATCAAGCTGTTCCAACGCTTAGTCACCATGGTCCACCACTACTGGTTGGACGGCGGGTGCGTGACGGGTGAGACGCTGATCTCTACTCCCAGCGGAGAGCGGAGGGCGGATGAGATAGGGCTTGGGGATCAGGTTTTAACACACACAGGGCGCTGGCGAACGGTTGAAGCCGTCCAACAACGAGCGGGCGAGGATATCCTTAGCCTTGACATCGCACGACTTCCTGGTCGCTTGAACTTGACAAGAGAACATCCCATCGAGGTGGTTCGAGGTGATCGGTTTGAGTTCATTGAAACTGGAGACCTTAGAGAAGGGGATTTCGTTCGAGCTACGTGGCCTGTAGGTGAAGCCGACGTGTCCGAGGTGTCCCTATTGGATCCATTACCCGCGTTCGTGGAACCTTGTGACGGTGGGTACAGAGTAACTCGAACTCAGGTCAGACCCCGATCTGAGAACGCGGCCAGGGCTCGGTTGGGTTTGTTGTCGTGGTTGTGCTCTCTACAAGAACCGGTTAGGCGATCCCGAGCGTCTATAGCGGAAGAACTCGGGGTCCCTCTTTACACGCTCCACAATGTCATCTTGACCCTTGATCAGGAACTTCCGTACCCCTTCCGCCGCAGGGTTGCGACCGGTCCTAAACACGGAGACCACACACTTTGGCTGCCTCTCTGGTCGGGCGAGGAAAATAGTTGGTACTACGAGATCAACCGAGACTACCGTTTCCAAGCTCCGCGAGAACTTCCTGTCGACGCTGATTTCCTTTACCTACTGGGGTATTGGCTGGGGGATGGGACTTTGACTCGTGATACAAGTCGCTCCTCGTGGGGCCGCGGTGTCTGGTCCGTATGTTTTGGGTCTGAGTCGAACACGCACAGGGAACGTGTCCGTTGGATCCTAGATCAGTGGTTTGGCTCAGAGAGAGTTTATGAGAGAACCGACCGAGAGTGTGTGTCTCTGGCTGTGACTCATAATCCTGCTTTTGTGGAGTGGTGGGCTTCTCAATTCGGGTGCACGTCGAAAGGCCCCAATCCGAAACGTATCCCCAATTGGGTCATGCAGTTGCCAGCAGACAAGCAGTTGCATTTAGTTGCGGGGTTGATCGACTCAGACGGTTGCGTGTCAGTTGGGACGACAACTAACTCTGTGGTGCAACTGAGTATGGTGTCCGAAGGGCTCATCTACCACATCAGAGATCTGTTTCTACGTGTTGGGAGTGTTCCGTCTTTACGTGTAGCCCCGCCCGCCTCAGATTCGTATATCGATGGTCAGCGGGTGCAATCGAATGGGCCGTCGTACGTTCTGACTGTGAACGACGAGGATGAAAGCCGTCGGTTGTGTAAGTACGCGACCAAAGCGGATCGGCTTCTAGCTCAATCCAAATGGGTATCGCGTCACACTTCCTACAAACGCGTGGCAGGCCAAGTGGCCTTGTTGATTAGGGGTGTGGAAGGTTATCCCGATGAGACCGTATACAACTTCCAAGTAGACCGCGACCACACTTTCAGGGCTGGTTTTGTTAGCACACACAATTGTTTTATCTTCGCAGAGGATTCCGAAGTAGACGTCCCTGCGGAGCTTGGCTACGACCAGAAGCAGGTTGGAGTTAAATACATCGTCACGGAGGACGGTGAAGCCAAAGAGGAACCGGAGATCGGCCTTGTAGAGCGTGAGGACCGCGAAAACCAGGAACTCGGGCACTACCAGAAAGAGTACAAAGGCTGGGACCGCCTGATAATCATACCCATTGATCGAGTCAAAGCGACGACGGCACACTCGTTCACCGACAAAATGAGGATCGAGCTGATCCCCTCCGATAAGGATCGGGCTTTGATTGAGCAGGCTAGGTCGGGGGATGAATTCGCGGAGATGGTGGTCAGGGAATTACCTGCGGAAGTTCGTGATTACATGGAGCAGGGGAAGCTCATTCCTCTGGGGACAGATCCGGACGAGGGCTCTTTTTGCTACTACATGGCTGGACGTCGAGGGGCCGGAGAACCATTGGGTCAGAGCATCTTGGACCGGGTCCTCCGAACTCTCATGTATCGGGAGAAGCTACGGCAAGCGCAGACTCAGATTGCTTCCCGGGCGATGACGCCTAAACGGATCATCTGGGGTGATCGGATCTCCGAAGTTGACGTTATGGACTTGAGGGAGCAAGTGGACCTTGCTTTGGTCGACCCAGACTACTCTATCGTGACCAACTATGAGGTTCGATGGGAGGAAATGGGAGCCAGAGATCGCTTGCTTGATCTGTCGAGTGAGTATGAGATCACGGATAAACAACTCTACGCTGGCTTGGGGGTCACGGAGAGTTTGCTGTCTGGGGAGACTCTCTATTCAGGTGATCGTCTTAAGTTGGAGGTGATCAACACTCGGTACCTCTTCCTTCGTGAGATGGTTCAAGAGTATGTTGAACGCTACCTATTTGAACCGGTCTCCCGTCGGAAAGGCTTTGTCGAGAAGAACGCGTGGGGTGAGGAAGTTGTGCTGTACCCCAGGTTGTCGTTCACGCGACTTCCTCTTAGGGACTCTCAGGACACGTACGATGCCTTGTTCAACCTCTACAACAAGGGTTCGATCGACATCAGTCTCATTTTGGAGATGTTCAACATCGATGCAGATGACACGCGGGTTAAGCTGGAGAAGGATCTGTTCACTGTAAACGATGCTCTGTTCAACGAGGTGTTACGGGCTATCTACAGCACGGTGGCTCAAGAGATCGTGGAGCAGACGAACGTTGCCGAGAAGATCATTGAGACCCTCAAGCTGCAGCGTAAGCCGGAGGAAGAGGCCCAGGATCCGCGTTTCTAGTCTTTCGATGGATGGGGTCCTACAAAAGGTATGAGGATCGGGATCTCTCACGAAAGACTGCGCCAGCTTGTGGCGGAGGAACCGCCGAAGGTGGATATTCACGCTGGTGGTCCTTTGCTCACGGGTGAAGAGACCCTGCGGCCCTCTCGGAACGAAGTGGCGCGTAGATTCGCTACCAAATCTGAGGGGGAACGTGAGGACGAGGAGATCGAGCGTCTGGTTCGTACGAGCCCTAAGGTCAAACCGCCTCGTCACGACCGCCGTCGGGAGCGTGTTGAGACTGATCAGGATCCAGACTTGAAGGATCCTGACACGGTTGAGAGCGATCCTGACCTGTCGAAGAACTACAAGACCATAGGGGGCTCAGAGAAGCGTGACCTGATCACGGTCCGTCTGAAATCGAACCCCCGTCAGGTTGTTCAGGTGTCTCCGGATACGTTGCGTAGGGAGCCAGGTAAGTATGAGGAGCTAGAGCACGACGAGGAGACAACAACCACACCCGAAGTGGAGCCCAAGCCTAGAGCGGGGCCTAAGAACTACGAGAAGCTGCATCAGTCGTTGCAAGAGATGGCAAAAGCAGACGAAGAGTTTGCCGCTGTCCTCAAGGATTTCACGAACCCGAACGCTGATATGTTTCAGATGGCGAAGGCTCGTCCGGAGATCCCCGTCGAGCAGTTCTTGAGGGGCCGAACGCCGCCAAAAGGCATTGTCACTTTAGGCGACCTTCAGCAATCCTTGTTGTACAAGCCGAGTTTAGCCCCGAGTTCAGGTCAACCCTCCCGTAAACCTTCTCCTGAGCCCCCACAAGGGCCTCCATCGGGCGGTGGGGGCAGACCCCAGCCTCAAGGTCCTCGTGAACCTCTACCGCCCAAGGGGAGCCCTGGAAGGCCAGTTTCGAGGGGAGAACGGGACGAGGCTAAGCTGCAGATCGTCAGGACGTTTCCAGCGGATGTAGCTGTCGATCTGCTGCTAATCAGGCCCCCGTTGCACCCGGATGAGGTGTCCACGCTTATCGGCGACTACCACAAAGCTCGCTCTCTCCCCATAAAACCTAGTAATGTTGAGGGTTTGAGGTCTGCAGTCTCCAGATTCTACACGACTAACCCAAATCAGGTTCGACCTCCGAAAACGGTTTCCAGGGACGGTAGGGACGTTCCATTTGGGGAATTGGACGGTGAGAAGCAAGCCGAAGCGTTGAGAAGGCACCAGCTCCAGACGGTTGCGATGAGTCTTGCGGCTCATCGTGTGATTGGGGACACATTAGAACACAAGGCGGGAGCGCCTAGAGAGTTAGCTAGCGATCTAGCGTCTTTCATGCTGACGGGGCATGGCGAGGCTCCAGAGGCTCGCCAGAAACGGGCTACCCATGAGGCCGAGGCGCTGTTCTACAAGGGCCTGGAAGCCTCTCCTGGCTCTGTAAAGCCTGTGTCCGCGGGGGCGGTCAAGAAGGTGTTGAGGGCCGTAAAGGACCCGGCGTCTCAGCGGCTGGCGGTCGGGTATTTTCAGGCTCACGATTACAATGAGGCTCGTAGACGGTTCCTAGATCCCAGGTCTGAGGACCATATCTCTGAGCGGCAGTCTCCGGATGTGATTGCGTCCCGGATCGCTAAAGCGATGGATTTTCTTCGGGCCCGCGCTTTACGGTACCCCGAAGGTCTTTCTCAAGACACCGGGACCACGTTCAGAGCCCGCGTGATGAGACATTTGGGGACTTTGGCCCCAGAGAAACTGCCGCTTGTACAAGAGCTGTTGGACGAAGAGGATAACCGGTATTACGACCGTGCGTTGAAGCAGTACAAGCGAGCCCAGCGAGCGTACGAGGAAGCGAAACAGCACGCTCGTCGTGCGTTCAAACGCGATTACCAGGAGTACTCTTCTCGGCTGCGCGATGGTGTGGATGATAGCGACCCCCCTTTGTCGACCTTGGATAGGTTAGCGGCTGAGGGGATCCTAGAACCTCAGGAGCCGGTCAAACCACCCCACTATGACCTGAGGAGGCAGCATCCAGAGGAGTTAGCGGCCTCCTCGCTTGATCTTTGGGAGCGGTTCCAGAGACGAACAGCGGCCAGGGTGGCTGTTCGGTCTCTTGTGGGGTCGTTTTTTACTTATTCCGATACTATTGCGATGGAACGGAACCGCCAGGCTGTTTACTGGGGAGTCGAGCCCGAGGTTGTCACGCACCCGGGGTGGTCTCAGCCTCAGTCCAGGGATCTGGGCGAAGCCGACTTGGATCGGATCCTCACCGCGGCCAGACAATGGCTAAACAGCCCAGTTTTGTCTCAGCAGGTCGACGGGATCGTTCGAGACACGCAATTGCGGGCAGCCCTTGATTTAGCGATCCAGGCAAATAACTACCGCAATGCGATCCACCCTAAAGTCTACAACGACTTGCTCGCTCGACTCGCAGGTAAGTCGCTCGACGAGACTCTGACAACGGTTACGGCGGGGTCACCCGCGAGAACAGTGAGGAATGAGATGCCCAAGAAGATCGAGTTAGAGACCACTATGGCTGATCGCCTGTTGGCTCGTTTGGATCGCGTTGCTTCAACGGTCCAAGAGCAACATGGGAAGTGGGGTATGGGGTTCGAGCAGGCAAAGGGTCTAGTCAACGAGATTGACCGAATTGCTGATGAGCTGGAGGTGGCGGCCTACGGTGAGAATTCCATGACGATCCGTCAGGCGCAGGTGATCCAACGGGAGACGGACGAGCCCTACATGGATACGTTTGAAAATCCCCAGCAGCCTCATCAGACGGATGCGGACGAGCCCTACATGGATGCGTATCGAAGCGACGACTCCTCTGGTGTTCATCAGGGTAAGGCTGAGAACGGTCGTCCGCTCGCTCCTTGATAGGACGTTACCTCGTTTAGGGAGACAGAGGGCCTAGCCTGTGATTGACTTTTGGAAGCTCGTCAGGGACTTCAAGCGAGGCGATGCTGTGCAGAGATTCGCCCCTAGCTCGGGTGACTCGCTTTCGCCTTATGTGGGTTATGTCACGTGTGTCCACCGAGGTTTGGGGCAAATCGACGTTCAGTTTCCCTATGGCAATGAGCGTTTGTCTCCAGACGAACTGGTGAGAGTCGATCCCAAGATCACTTCATGGTTCTCGCCAACGTTTGATCAGTCGTATGACAGTTACGACAGTCGAAGAGATCGAGAGCGCTGGGCATCTCTGCGCGGACGGCCCTTTTGGAAGGGGGCTAGGATGCCGGTCGGGTTCTACCACGAGTTGGCTCGACTATGGGGCCAAGGTGGGAATGAGGTAACGGCTTACGATACGTTGTGGCATCGCTATGCCGCTCAGGGAGTCTTGGATGAGGATCTCAGGTCAGAAGTTGGATTGTTCTACCAAGTAGCCTCTAGGTTGGCAGATCTACGCCTTCAGCAATTTGCCCACAAGAGTGCCGCCTATTGGGTAGCCCAGAATCGGCAGTACAGGGTTAGTCAGAACGAGCTGAAGTTGGGTAAGCCTTCCTGTCCGAAGTGCGGCGCAACGATGCGTCGGACGACATACAAGATGGCCGAGGGTAATCGGATCCGGTTGTTTGCATGCCCCAGAGATCTCTTCCTTGTGAAATCTGACGCGCTTCTTGGTCCGCAGGGGGAGCCCCTCGGATGGTAGCGTCTGTCAAAGAGAGGGTGGTTCGGCGTTATGCGGCGGAAGTGCGTGCTAGAGGGCTGCTACGTCCAGGCCCCCAGGCTCAGCAGCTGAAACGTGTGCTCCAAGATTTGGATCGGGCTAACTACTTAAGGGACTTCGATATTCTCGGGGATGTTATTGCGTCTTTAGACAAGGCACCTCTTCCACTGCCTCCGGATCGCTTACGAGAGGCTAGAGGTTTGGCTCATCGGATGCACGCAATCCACAAGTACATCACAACGTTTGTGTTGGACGCTGTCGTGGAAGCTGGGGAGCTTTTGGAGGTCCTGGAGGACCAAGCACGACACCCAGAAGACTACATGGGTATTGCTGCTTCCTCGGGAGGGGCCTGATGGCCTTCATGAAGTACGCCAAAGCCACGCTCCAAAAGCCTGGCATCAAGTTTTCTGAGTGGGACGCCTTGCGTAGCAAAGCTGTTATCCCCTCACCTGATTTTCAGAGGCGCACAGCCAGGGTAATCCTTCAAGAGTACGATCCGTCCCGTTACATGCTGAGCCATGCGACGATCGTTGCGTCGGTGGATGTCTCGGACTCGCCCGATCCGCTGGGTCGTCATCTAGTAGACGGGTTTGAAGTCAACCGAAAGTACTCTGACTTTTATGTGACTCCCGAGACGAGTCAGTACATCAACAACAACTGCTTCGTGCCGGGCACGTTGGTCACGATGGCTGATGGCTCAATGAAGGCCATCGAACAAGTTCAGGTGGGGGATTCTGTTGTCACCCACTTAGGGAACACGCAAGAAGTAGTCCGGGTGATGTCTCGTCAAGTCTCTGAAGAGATCTACAGAATCAAACCGCGTGGGACTACAGAACGTCTGGAGGTAACGGGAGAACATCCGTTCTTCGTGTTCCGTGCCGTTTCTAACTGTGTTGTCTGCTCTAAGCCAGTACATCGAAGTCTGCACTGTATCTCCTTCTTGCTGGGTAAGCATTATTGCTCAAAGGAGTGCTACTACGCTAAGCGAGTCTCGAACAAGCAGCTCTTGGCGGTGAAGTCAGGTGAGTTTGTTGAGGCCAAGAATTTGTCCAGGACCGACTTCACTTCGGTACCAGTTCTACGAGACACCGTTGACCCTGGTTTGACCTTAGGTCAAGCCAGGCTGCTGGGCTTATTCGCTGCTGAGGGTTACTACAAGCTTTACGCTTACCAGGGCAATGAGAAGGTAGCCCCCACGTGGGCTTTCCACAGGGATGAGACTGCGTCTCTAGCGAAATCTGTAGTGGCGTTGCTCAAGTCGGAGTTTGGGGTCGAGGCTAAGATCCACCCTCATTCTAATGACAACGGGATCCATGTAGACACGGCGGTCAATAGGGATCTCGTTCAGTTCTTTTCTCATTGGGTCCCAGGTGAGTCGAAGACTAAGAGGCTCCACTCCGATCTTCTTCGGGCGCCTGTAGAGGTGCAACGTGAACTGTTGCAAGGGTGGTTTGAGGGAGACGGGAGTTTCACTACATCCAAGACTGATTTTCGTCTCACTGGGTCCACAGCTAGTCGATCTATGGCTAATCAGATGCAGATGATGCTCCACCGTTTGGGGGTGTCGTCACATCTAACTAGAAGTGAGACCGATGGTCGGTCTAGGGTGCGATCAGAGGACGGATCAGTTCGTATTGAGAGCGATCCTTCAAAGAGGTGTGTCAGTTGGCAGGTAGCTTGTGGTGGAGGGTGGTTAGAGAATCTTGTCGAAGGTACTTACTACGAACCTGGATACCGTGCGTCGTTAGAGGCCAACGGCGGAGTTCAGCGCGTACCTGAGTTACGGTTTTTGAACGGCTATCATCTTCAGATGGTAGAGAAGATTGATAGATTCTCTTACTCAGGGCCTGTGTACAACTTGGAGGTTGCAGGGGACAACTCCTATTTGGCTAACGGCGTCTCTGTTCATAACTGCGATTCCTTTGAGCGGAAGTTGCTGCTCTCGAGCTTCAAGACTTTCATTGGGGCTCAGTCTTATGTGGAGCACGTTCAGATCCCTGAGCTGTCAAAGGGCAGGATCATCGATGCAGCGGCTCGCGATGTGGGGGATTCGGTCTACATCGACATTCTGATAGCGAACGATCTCAAGCACGCCCCGCTTATTCGGGCGATCAAGAGCGGCAAACTTGGAACGCTCTCGATGGGCTGCACAACCTCGTCCACGATCTGCACCAAGTGCGGCAACGTTGCGGAGGATGAAACCCATTTGTGCCCTTGTGTGCGTTACTTCAAGGGCAGTGAGTTCATCGACGGTCTGGGGATCAAGCGAAAAGTAGCTGAGCTTTGTTTCGTTTCCGGATCCCGGGTTGTGATGAGTGATGGGAGCCGTAGGGGGGTAGAAACCCTCCAAGTCGGGGACATGGTCGTGACTCATAAGGGTGTGCCCCGAGAGGTCACACGGGTGTTTGAGCGATCGTATCGGGGTCCTTTGATCGCCGTGAAGGCAGAGGGGGTGCCCCAAACATTGCAAGTTACGCCAGAACATCCATTCTGGGTACTGTCTGTACGGGACGAGTGTGCTTGCGGGTGTGGAGGTAAATTACCAAGGCCAAAAGACTTCGGTAAGGCTAGATTCTGGAGACGTTATTTGAAAGGGCACAACCCTAATCAGGTGGTGTCCTTGTCCCCTCCTGAGTTCGTGTTCAAGAAAGCTGAAGATCTACGTCCTGGGGATGTGCTTGGCATGCCCATACTCACAGAACAAAGGGTCTCAGTTTCTGATGTAGATGAGGATCGCGCAGAGTTGTTGGGCTGGTTCCTAGCGGAAGGGTCCTTCATCAAGCATAAGGGTCAGCGCCGCGGTGTGCAGTTCACCCTGAACGGGGAGGATGAGAATGAAGTGGTGCACCGGTTGGCTGGTTTGTTGGAGAAATGCTTCACGCCAGAGCAACGTTTGACCTCTCCACCAAAGCGGCGTTCGCATGGGAGAGGCAATGCAACTGATTCGTTACTCAACGCTTTGAAAACGCCCAAACTGACGTGTGATTTAAAACAGATTTTCCCGTCGTCGTATGTAGGTGCGATTCTTCGCCGTTATGCGCGTAAAGGGATTGTGTCTTCTAGGCCCCTAGAGCCAGGGGAAAGGTTGGATGTCAAAGGTCGTAGAAGAAGCCGTGCCCGAGTGTGGTGTTCACTTCAAGACGAAGCTTTGTCGGAGAGGACAACTAACTATGAAGCCAATTCGGGCCGTAAACATCTCGCCAAACTGACTCAGTACAACGCTCGGGCTCGATGTGAACCGCGGGTTCACCTATACAAGAGAACGGAAGGTGGCCTCAAGCTCGTTGTTGCGTACAACAATACGTCAGCAGCGGATTGGTTCTATCGACACGCTGGGGAATACTCAGATAGCAAACGACTATCAGAAGAAGCATTGTACTGGCCTGTTAGGCTTCAAAGGCAAATTCTAAAAGCCTACGTTCATGGGGATGGATCAGTTGATCGAGTAGCACGACATTACGGGTCGTCTGTGTCTGAGACGTTGGTGTCTCAAATGCAATTGGTGTCTGCACGATGCGGGTTTTGGACACGTAGGCAAGTGGTCTACGAAGGACGGTCTGTTGAGATAGCTCAAGTCGTGAATGGGGATGCCTGTGTAGGAATCGATGGTCTTAAACCTAGGCATGAACTGCATTTCCAACCTTCCGACGAGACAACGCAGTTCTTTGGCTTCGACGTTGATCACGAAAGAGGGACCGGCCCTAGATGGAGGTCGTTTCGTGGTTACATGTTGTACTCCATCAGAGGTTTGAGTCGTCGGACCTATGACGGGAAAGTGTACAATCTGGCCGTAGATCAGGATGAGTCCTATTTGGTCGAAGGACTAGCATCGCACAATTGCGGTCACTATACGGATCCTAACTCGGTCCGTTTCATCGAGGCGTCATGGGTCGCCAACCCAGCGTTCAAAGGAGCCGTTCTCAGGAACATCATCACGCATGGCGTGCCTGAGGGTGTGGAAAGGCAGCTCCACAAGGCGTTTTTGATGCCGACACCTGTAGTGGACCCTAGTCACATGTCGAGGGCAGCTCGTTGGACGCTGGGGCAGGAAGAGGATTTCACAGACACCTTCGAACCAGAGACTGAATCGAGTCCAGAGGTGGAGGAGGACCCGGTTGACAAGGCAGTTTCGGATCTGACGGACGCAATTCGGGAAAAGGCTATCCGCAAGGTTAGGGACGAGATCAGCAAGTCTGAGGTGGATGAGATCCGCACGCATGATCCGAATACGCAGAACGATACTTTGATCCGTTCAGCTCTACAGCATCCAGAGTGGCGAAAGATAGCCAGATCTGTGTTTTCTTTTGTAGGTAAGCAGAGAACTAAGAGAGTGCTTCAGGGCCTGATCTTACACAAGCAAGGCGGGTGGAAGCGCGTGCAGGCAGCAGGCTTCACAGGTAGGGAGATACTGGCTGTCTCTAGGGTCATGGATCTCATGGGCCAGAAGACCACCATGGCCGGTGAAAACAGAGTTTATCGGGTCGTACTGGATGTGGGAGGTTCGGCCCCATATGAAGATGAAAAGACCTACCTAGCGGCTTGCCGGCAAGTTCTTGGCCGACCCGTTACAGGTAGTGAGGCGGCCCGGCTGCTAGAAAAAGGTCGTTTGTATGCTTTGGGCCGATCGTAAACCTTTTATGCAATCGCTCCCCTGCGGGGAGACAACCCCAGCCTAGGTAAAAAGGATCCCCTGCCATGCGTGAGCGCTCAACCTGGAATCGACAAGACGTACTTCGAAAGGCTGCCTCGATCAACAAGGAGGCGGACCCTTACACGATGAATCAAAGTCACCCTCAGCCTCCTGCGGATGAGTACTTGACTGGGGATCCCTCAGCGTTTGCTGAGGATGTGCATTCTCCTGGCACGTGGAAGTCGGAGTATGAGGGCGGTCAGACTAAGCGTAACGAAATCGGTGAGCCCGAGATGCGAGGAGACACCTTCAATCACGCGGAGAAGACGGCGACAGAGGTCCTTATGAAGAAAGCCGATCTTTGCATCGCCATCGCTCAGTTGATGCTCGGAGGGAAGAAGGTCGCCTCTGAACAGCTGATCGAGGATCAGGCTGTTGCTCTGATGCACCTGCCGGACAGTGAACTCCTGGATACTCATGCCCGTCTTGCCTCGGATGACGAGGACAGTGACGACGACGATTCGCAAGACGAAGATGAAGGCCAGGACAAACAGGCTCAACAGCAGTCGGATGACGACGATGAGGGCCAGGACAAGCAAGCCCAGCAACAGTCCGAGGATGAGGAGTCGGAGGACAAGGATGCTGACCAGCAGCAGGGTCAGGGCCAGCAGAGCAAACAGGCTAAGACTGCTGAAATCATGCAGCAGATGGCCCAGCAGATTGTTCAGGCCGTGTCTTCCGGCAATTACGCTGCGGCCCAAGAGCAGGTCCAGAAAATGGTTCAGCAGGCTCAGCAGCAGATGCAGCAGGGTCAGCAGCAACAGCAAATGGCCCAGCAGATCCAGCAGATGATTCAGGAGGCTATGGGGCAGATGCAGCAGATGCCCCAGCAGCAGGTGCAGCAGGATCCTCTGCTGGATGACGAAGAGACCCTCGATCAGATGCTATCAGCGTCGGCGGATCAAACTGCTTCAATGTCTGAGGCAGACATTGAAATGGAAGCCGCTCCGATGGACGTGGGGGCGAGTGATTTGGGCCAGGAGGATGCAATTCTGCGTACGCTCTTTGCTCAAGATGACGAAGACGGTGAGCAGCAGGAGGATGAGCAGCAGCAGGATAAGCAAGCTGCCGCCAAAACTCGTACAGCGTCTACTCGCACTGTTGGGACCCGTCCCACGGGCGGTGTGTCCAAGCTAGGAGGTGTCGGTGCTGGATCCGCTGGTGGATCTGAGGGTATCGAACAACTCTCCAAGCTATGGCAGTCGGCACCGGACGTGCGAGACGCCTTTAACCTCAAGTGACCTTTTTCATCTCGGTTCGCCGAGATGCTTAGATCGAATCGGATGTAAAGCACCCTAGTTCAACTGCCCGTGAAGGAGAAAGTCAGACCATGACTAGTTTCGCCATCGGCGGTCAAAGCTCGGGTGATTTTCGGGAGACTTCTGGACGTTTGCAACCTCTCTACGTCGTGACCCGCAACTCAGTGGGTATTCTGACGGCGGATGCATTCACACAGAGCAATCCCCCGATCGTCACCGTAGCCAACACCGTCTCCACCACGCTTTCGGGCGTCATCAAGGTAGGTGTCCTTGGTGGTACCGTAGCGTTCACCAGGCCCGATGTTGGCAACAACTACATCGGTGGCCCCAACTCGGCTGGCTTTGTCGCTGGCTGTCGACCTCTCGGGTTGTTTCTCAACGACGCTTTGGGTAACCCCTTCGAGAACACGCCAGGTGTGGCTTCGGGACGCGGTCCATACGTCTGCGGGAGCGGCTCGTGTGTTGGTGTCTCAGTCTACGAGACACAGGTGCTGATCGGCGGTGGCGCCGGGAATGCCCTGACTTACGCGGCTGGTGACAAACTGTACGCTTCTCAGAACGGTTTGCTCACCAACGTACTCGCGGACAGCTACGAGACCCAGGTTGCGGCTGGGATCGAGAACAATACCATCATGGGCATTGTTAAGGTTGCTCCAGACGCCAATTCTTCGCTCCTCGTGTTGGACCTTAGGGTCTGAGGACTTCGGACAATAGGAGCAGAGAACCATGGGTAACCAAGTCTCAAACGCCACAAAGCAGCAGGTCATCTCGGAGTATATCAAGACGGCCGCTGGACGTGCGAAGCTCGCAGCTTCGATGATCCAACCCCTGCGTCTTCGGCGGGACTACTCGTCGGTTGGTCGTAAGACCTTCCTCGTCGAGCAGCTTCCGGACGGAGCATTGCCGATCTACGACAAGGATCCGGATGTCACGGCCTACGTCGTGGGCGAGGAAGGCGAGAACATTCTTGCCATCCAGAAGCCTCGGCGCGTGATCTTCCCCTTGTTCGAGATCGCCTCGAACCCGGAGATCCCTCTCACTCAGATTAAGGATCGTCGTTTCGATCTGATCGAGCGTGCTCAAGATCTGGCGAAGGCGCAGATCCAGGCAGCGGAGGATGAGCGTGTGTTCGCGATCTTGGACAGCATCGCTGTCTCGGGTTTCGACACGCTGCCGGGCCAGACCAACCCGGACGTTCCGGTGGTCGCTCCGGTGTCGCCTGCGGTCCTGGCTGATGCGTTTGCGGCGATCGAGCGTCACGACCTTCGTGTCGCCCGCATCTACATGAACGCTACGGACTACGCGGACATCCGCAAGTTCGGTCGTGATATCTTGGACATCGAGAGTCAGGCCACCCTGCTCAAGACCGGCCTCCAGGCCGTTCTGTGGGGCGCCCAGATCATCACGTCCAGGCTCGTTCCGACCGGCTTCTCGTACGTGTGCTGCGAACCCGAGCAGTTCGGCCGCATCCCCGTTAGGACGGAAGTCACCGTCTTGTCGGCGGATGACCCGAAGGCTCGCACCATCGGCTTCTCGTGCTTCGAGAACCTGGGCATTGGCGCGTTCAACCCGCGTGGTTTGACCCGTATTGTCATCACCCGGGTGTGAGCGTAACTAGGCGTACAGCCTAGAGAAACCAAGGCGAAGGCCGACCTGGGAGACTGGGTCGGCCTTTTGCTTTTTAATCTCGCAGGAGAGGTGTAGTGTCTGGTTGGTTCCTGCGGTACGTTGCTTGGCTTCGTAGGTAGTTTGATTTACCGATAGTGTGTTTTTTATGGCAACTTTCTAGTGGTACCCTCGTAAGCGTGGTAGCTAGGTAGCATCCCTATGGCCTCTAAAGAGATCCCCACGGAGACACTGCGCACCCTCTACGTTGAACGTAATCTTACGGATAAAGAGATAGCCCAGATGCACGGTGTCTCAGATGTTTCCGTATCGAAGTGGAGGCGTAAAGCAGGGATTGAGACAAAGAGTCAGCTTGCCAGGCTGGGCCACGAAACGGGTTGTCTTGAATTTGACACGCTCACTCCAGCCAATTTGGCCTCCATGTACTCGTCTATGGGCCAGCAGGCCATAGCCAAGAAATTCGGTGTCAGTAAACCAACTGTCAGATCTAGACTGAAGAAATTTGGAATCCGTTCGATATCCAAAACGGAACGATCCACATCTCGTGTGGAATTGACTCTGGAGCAAAAAGAAGCCTGCATTGGGGTCATGCTGGGGGCCCATGGATTGAGCTTCTCGGTGCCGGACGGAGTGATGGCCCCGCCCAGCCTGAGGAACATCCACAAGGAGCTGCTTGACGACCTTGGGGTGCAGCGTTCACACCTCGACGGCAACCTCATCGGGTGGGCCAAGCAATTCGGTCTTGACAGTGCGGGCCCACGAGGCTGGATCCCATAGGGGGCAAGGCTGGGAGACCTTCACGGATGCCGTGATCAAGCTCCTCAGCGATCGGGATAAGCCGATAGTCTTCGTGCTCTGGGGTCAATACGCCCGCAGCAAGGCTGCTCTGATCGACACTGAGAGGAACACGATCCTCGAGTCGGCACATCCGAGCCCTCGTAGCGCCTGCAACGGCTTCTTCGGAAGCAAGCCGTTCTCGAAGGTCAACTCCGCCCTCGAAGTCTACGGTCACAAGCCTATCTACTGGGGTCTACCTGACACAGTCCTTTAGTCCTTTTGTGGTTTTTCATAAGGGGGTGCTCTTGCCCTCTATATGGAGATCACACATGGAAATCAAATACAAGACCGGGGATTTTCTGAACTTCGTTGCGACCCGAACTTTTGCTCTCGGCACCACGGATGTGAGTGTGGTTAAGGGCAGTGAGCTGGAGTTTGATGGTTCAACTGTGAAGTATAGTGGGTCTTCCTACGCATTCCCTCAGCTTCGAGCGGCGGTGAAGACGGGGTGGGTCATCCTTGCCGAGAACTATCTCGAGGGCCAGGTGTACGATCGGCCTGCACGGGCTAAGATATCGGTACGGTCTGCGGTTGAGGGTAAGGCTCCTCCACAGGAGATGGGGGAATCTTCTGAGCCGGACGAGCAAGAAGTCTCAGCCCCGGGCACATTTCGGTATTCAGCTAAAGGGGGGGAGGCTCCGAAGGCCAGGCGTCAAGAGGTTGAACCCCAAGACGGAGTGGTGGTGGGCCGAACGTTCAAGACGGCTGCTAAGACCAGCAGTTCAGTTACGGCTGAATCTGTGTCCAGGACATTATCTTCGACGCAAGACGTGCAAATCGAGGCCGGTCAAGGTCTTTCGGAAGAGGCTGTTCTGTCAAGGATGTCCGATGAAGATCGGGTCGCATATTTCACTAAGAAACAAGTACTGAGGTCCCAGTACGTAGACACGGAGCCCGGTCCACCTGTTGTAGGTCGTGTAGAGTCTGTTGGCTCTAAAGAGGCCGAGGGCCTGACTCTCACTCAAGCAGTGGGTGGTGGGGTAGAGACCGTCGATCTTGGTGGTACTGGGGGGAAGGCTAAAGAGAGTGTGGTGGAAGAGGGGGGAATCACCTTCCGTACCACGAATGGTCCGGAGAGAACGACAGATCCTCATCCTCGAGAGGTAACTGAGAGAGGTAAGGTTGCTTCTGATGGGACTTCTGAGACACGCCTCCACATTGCTCGGATGTTGTGTCCGGAGTTCCCGGATAACTATGATTTTTCGGCATCTGAGAGGAAGAAGATGGCACGCCTTCAGGCCGACTTTGAAGATCGTCCGGATGTTCTCAGAGCGGTATTCGCAGCGGAGACGGACGAGTTCAAGGTTAAGCTTCTCGAGGAGTTCCCAACGACCTTCAGGGTCTGAGTTGGGTTTCCTCTTGTGGGCCCCGTTTATTGCACGGGGCTGAAAGGCTCCGTCAGGGAGCCTTTCTGTGGACTCTTGCCTTCACCGTCATCCTCGTGGGCTTAAAGCCAGCGGCATCTCAGTTTTTCTGCTTGAGGAGCTTGGAGATGCCCGGGTTCGTTGCGCTCAACTCAAGAAGTATCTTGATGAGGCGACGAGTCTCATCGACAAGTCTGGTGCTAGGGATCATTTTTTCGAGGTCGCGGGTCATCTGATCCACGGGATCCCTGATACTTTGTTGAGGATGGATAAGGCGCTCAGTGCTGCGGCGCTGGCGGCGTCCAAGCTTGACTACGAAGAGATCAAAGACGAACTCCGGCCAGAGAAGGTAGAGGAATTGGAAAAAGCTTTAGAAGAAGTCCGCATTCGGCGTGTTCGACGTCGATCCAATCACAAGCTGGCTCGCAGTCTGAGCATTCTGGGTCCCAGGGCTCTGAGCATCTTCCGTTCGTTGTTTTTACCGCAGCTTCAGGGCGAGACGGTGGACGCCCTTGAGCAGGCTGTGGCTGACACGATGGTCGAGTTAGCTAGGATGCGAGCTGGGAATCGTACCCGGTACAGTGGGAAGATGGAGTCCACCAAGCCGGACGACCTTTCGATGGAGGAGTGGGTCGATCTTGTCGAAGAGGAGATGGGGTCGTGGTATGCGGATACCAAGCGCGGGATCCTCAAGCAAGCTACGGAGAAGGCAATGAACACCACGGAAGCTGCGGCTCGTTTGGAGCGTTTGGCAGCCCATGTTGAAGCCACGGGCCAAGTGGACACCGGTGATCTTACTGATCTCATCTCCCATCTTGAGCGGGGTCAGCCGAGGACAGCTTCCGAGGGGTCCAAGGAGATTGCAGAGGTTCTTCGACATTTGGCGGCAGGGCTCGTCGATGAGCCTGACCCTAAGGATCGCCCGAGTCGGTTGACGCTGGCATCCACGTTGCGTCGAATTCTAGGCGCCACGATGACGGTTGAGGCGGCTAGTCTCAAGGACATCAAGATCCGCAATCGTCCGCACGGCTCCGGTGTCTCTCTCGATGATTTCACCACGGCGATGGAAGCTGCGGCGGACAATCTCTACACGTGCCGTGGTGAGAACCGTCAAGCCCACACGGCGATCGGGGATGCTCTGACGGGGTATGTCGCGCGTATTGGCCCCCTGGCGGGTATGCCGGACGCTGTTATTACTCGGGCTGAAACTTTAAAGAAGTCGACGCAAGACCTTGATTGGGCGATGGGTCGTGTTGCCAATGACCTGGAAGTTCTGGCTCGGGATGCGAAGAGGGTGACTCCGGACATGGAGCGTATCGACCGTACGGCTGCGGACGCTTCGGACGACAAGAAGGAATCTCGCTTCGAGGAGGGTAAGCCTGCCGATCCGACGAAGAACATGAGTCCGGAAGAGGCCAAGGAGTGGGAGGCCAACACGGACAAGTACGAGGACAAGTTCAAGGCGGCGGGGACGAAGACAAGCGAGGATGACACGAAGGAATCCCGCTTCGAGGAAGGCAAGCCGGCGGATCCCACTCAGAACATGAGCGAGGCCGACGCTGAGAAGTGGAAGACCGAGCACGAGAAGAACAAGGACAAGTTCAAGGCGGCTGAGGCCAACGATCCCTGGAAGGCAAATTGATCATGGATGAGCGTTGGAAGACAGCCGAGGCCCAATCCAAGCGAGCCACCATGGAACGCCCTATCATCGAGGCCATGAAGAAGGCGTACTTCGCCGGCCAAGAGGCGGGTGACCCCGAGGCTCGGGAGGAGCTGGAGAACGCCTTCAAGGAGCTGCTGGAGTCTGGGAAAACAGCCATGCGGACCCGTCCTAACTCGTTGGGTGTCCCATCAGTCCACATGGAGAACATGGCGGTGGCTCTTTGGGAGTTCGCCTACTGGTGGGGTGGTGTGTCTAGCCAGAGCAAAACCGCGGCCAAGAAGCGCACGTGAGGAAGGCATCCGCACTGACGCAACCCTTAGTAACCCGTCCTTCCTACGGCCAACGGGAGCGTACAGTCGCGGAGTCAGGGCTTCCAGAGGGCGGTCCTGCTGGGAGGGGGGTGCCTCTGGACTCAGGCATCCCTGGGACACAGACGTTCACGAAGCCGCTTGACGACACTCGGGAGTTCGACAAACCCAAGGACAAGTCGATCTATCGAGTGGACAACCCCGACGACCTTCTAGGCAAGGGTGACCGTAACGAGGTCAACGAAGACAACGCCGACAAGCATGATGGGATCGGTACTTGGGGCAAGGGCACACCGTACAACAGTCCAAAGACCAAGTACCCTTACCGGAATGACATCCCAAACGAGAAGTCGGCCTACGTCGTGGCGTCTTGGTTGTCCGACACGGCTCCGACGTTACGTCTTCGGACAGGTATGCGGGTTGCCCTGCGGGTGGACTCTATCGTGGAGGGTCTCAACCCAAAGTACGTGGACCGAGCCTCTCGGTGTTCGGTGGGTGTATCTAGAGTTGACCGGAAGAACCTGCGGTGGATCTTTTCGGTCGACTGTGGCAACGGAGCCAAGGTTGTCAAGATCAAGGCGTTTCGCACGGGGAACATCACGAAGTTCTCCAAGATGGACTTAGACATCAAGTGCTCGTGTCCGGCCTGGCGGTGGCAGGGACCAGAGCACTGGTCACAGGAAGAGGAGTACTTGGACGGAAAGCCCCGCGGAACAGCGAGCTTTCCAATCATCCGGGACCCCTCGGGAGTCAACCGAGTGTGTAAGCATGTGGCGGCGGTTCTTGCGCACACGAAGACGTGGGACGTGGCTAGATAACAGATCGGATCCGAAAATATGCCTGTATACAACACCCAGTGTCGAGGTTGCGGTAGATGTGCTGACCGTAAGCTGACGTTCGCGCAGTATGATCTGGCGAAAGAGGATCAGCTCCGGCTAGATTGTGCTTGCGGGGGTCAGGTGGAGCTTGTCTTTGACCCGTCTGAGGTTTCGTTCGTCCTTAAGGACGGGGAGTCCGGCGGGTTTGTTTCGAAGGCACTGAGAGAGAACGCCTATCGGAAGCGGCGCTGCGAGACTATGGCTCAACGTGAGCGGGACCATGTCCGACCTAACCGGCTACAACCAAACTTCCAGGGCCAGACTACGTCTACTTGGGAGGAGGCCAAGGACGCTGCGTACCAGTCTACCTATGACAAGGTGAAGAGAGAGCATGGCAGTAAGGTTGCGGCGGATGCGGCAGCCAAGAGCGCGAAAACGTACGATCGCCAGATATCTGGCTCCTAGTTCGGATAGGATGAAGGCCCATGAGTGATCGAATCTTTTCTGTTGTCCGTAGGCGTCCCCATGTGGTCGATCTCTACGCTACCAGACGATCGGGAGGACCCACGCAAGACGGGTATCGGATTTTGGTGGCTCCGAACTTCGATACGTCTGTCTTCTCGACGATCATCGATGCTGGCTTGAATGGGTACTTGGATCCCAACGTGAACCAAGCAACCTTAGACGTCCAACCCTCTTCGGACAGGGCTAGGATCGTTTTTGACCCGACTTCGTTTGCACAACCCATTACCGGACAATCGGGAGCGGCTGCCTCAGTGGGGGCTTTCGGCGCGGGTGTCGCCACGATCACGGGTCTGACGGGGATGACCGCTGCCTCTGTTGGGCACTACTTGACGATCTCCGGAGCAGATACGGCGGGTAACAATGGCACTTTCTTGATCGTGACATTCAATTCCGCAACCAGTGTGGATGTGGAGAACGCCAATGGGGCCTCACCCGATGCGAACGATGGTTCGATCGTGTGGAGTGAAGCTCTGTCGAATCTGGACGACAGCAAGAGCTTTTGGCTTCAGTTGCAACCTCTGGCAGCCGGCTCCCCGTTGGGGGACCCTACAGCCCCAACGCTAATCCTGCCGGACTTCTTGAGGCACGGACTCATCACGCTCGTTGTTTCCGGGACAGCTCCTGCGACCGAGTTGCGGTTGGATTTCCCCACACTCATGGAGAACTTGAACTTCGTCAACACGGATAACGCCACGAATCTACTCGTTGGTACAGAGTCTGGAGGCCCGTACCACTTCGTGCTCCCAGAAAGTGATCAGTACGTAGGGTTCAATGGTGCTGTGGGCACCATCTACCTTTTGGGTAGTGGGGGCACGGTCGACTTCAGTCTCAACATGACACTCTGCTTTCCTCGCTAGGTTCGCGTGTGTACCTCGTCAATCCGTTCTCCCTGCAGCTAGCTGCGCAATTCTTTATTGCGAACGATCGGTTTCGGGTTGGCCAGCATCTCATAGGCGCGAAGGATGGGGTGAACGTCACGTACACGACTCCTGGAGGGGAGTTGTTTGTGCACAACCTTCCCTTCATAGGAATCGCTGTCTACTACAACGGCAGCCGTTTGACGTTGTTGGAAGACTACGTGGTGGTGGAATCCGGTGGAGCAGGGACAGGTTACGACACTGTGTTTCTGCTGGTTCCTCCTCCTGTGTCCAATGATCGTCTTTTCGCTGACTATATTGTAACCCCCTGAATGGGTCAGTATGTCCCCAACCCTCAAACGCTACAACAGCATTCGACGTGCTGATGATCTCGATGATCAGCAGGGGTCTTCGGCTATTGCGAATGCGATAGTCTCGTCGGGGACTCAGGAACAGTTTCAGATCTATGTCCTTAGCCGTATCCGACAGATCATTTTTGGGGAGGTTAGCACTGAGCATTGGTACGAGGACTTCGTAGCGACTGGGATCCCGTCGCTACGTGGTTTGGACACGTTGCTCACGCCTTCCGAGCCAGGTTCTCTTCTCTACTCCGAAGATGGAGTGTCGTACCAGAGTGTAGTGCCGTTGATCGGGGATTCCATTCTCGTCAACGATAACGGCGAGATCGTATTCAAAGGGTAGGCCGATCTCGGTTGCGCTTGATCAACCCTTGGGATGGGCGGGGGAAGTATGTCTGGTAGCCATAGCAAACAGAGACCAGCGGATGGAATTCATACTCCGATCTCGTTTACGTATCCAACAGAAGCGGACCGTCTGAACGATACCGGTCTTGTAGACCCTGATGACCTCTACAAGTTCGCTCTTCAATCAGACACCAACAACCTTTATTGGTTGTTACAGATCACTCCCAGCGTCATTTGGGTGGATGTTGGGAATGCTGCGATTGACCTGTCCGATGTTGATCCAAGTCCGTTAGGATCAGCGGCTTCTGGTGTGAGCATTCAAGCGTCTCGAGCGGATCACGTCCATCCCCACGGAGATCAGAGCGGGGGTACGTTGCACGCGGAGGCCACTTCGGCAACCTCCGGTTTCATGTCCGGTGGGGATAAGAGCAAGTTGGATGCAGACGGTGAACCTGCTGGCCAGGTGTTGGCAACGGAGTCTTTGGGTACTTCGAATTGGACTTCTCGTCCGACCTTGGATGGAGTGGACCTTCAGACCGGATTGGGGAATCCGTCGCATGTGGAAGGGAGACTGTTTTACGACGATGACAACAAGTGTATGGGTTTCTACAACGATGAGTTGGACTCCACCCTTCAGGTGGGTCGAGAGCTGTGGGTCCGTGTGTACAACAACACTGGCTCTACTTTACTAGATGGCCGTACAGTCTACGTGTCCGGTGCTGACGTTGGTACGGGCCTCCCTACAGTTGCGTATGCGATAGCTTCGGACGAGACAACGGCTCAGGTCCTTGGCGTAGTGACTCATGACATCGAGTCTGGCACCACTGGTTACGTGTGTAGCCACGGGACCGTGAGAGGCTTGGACACCTCGAGTTTCGCGAGCGGTGCTGTAGTGTTTTTGTCCGCCACTACTCCTGGTTTGTTTACCACTACAGCTCCATCTGCACCCGATTACACCACACGTATTGGGCACATTATCTTTTCAGACGCCGTGACTGGGGCTATTCATGTGAGTCCCCGGGTGCCGCAGTTATTGGGGTTCCTTAGGATTCGAGTCCGCAATGAGACCGGTGGTTTACTGTCGAAAGGGACGCTAGTTGTTTCGACCGGTTTCAGTGCTTCAGAGCAAGCATATACGGTAGCGGCTGCGGACAAAGACAGCCAAGCCTTACGGCCTGCGGTGGCTGTGTTGGAAGGGAATCTTCCCGACGCAACTACAGCTTTGGGGTTGGTTGCAGGGGTGCTCACAGGCGTAGACACCTCGACGTACTCGATCACTGACCAGTTAGTGTTAGGTAATTCGGGTTCCTTCAGTCGCCCTCCTCCTGATGTTGATCCTTTCACAGGGGAGGTGCAGCTAATTGGTAGTGTGCTTCGCACTTCGGTTTCGGATGGCGAGATCCTGATCAGCTTAGAGGGGCTGCTACCGCTATCTGCTGATGGTCTGTTTGCTCTTCCGATTTCGTTAGCCCGAGGGATTGCTGACGGTCTCCAGGTGACGCGTGACTCGGGTCTCACCGTAGATGTTGCTGCGGGCTCTGGGTTTATCCTATCGGGTGGAGAGACGGCTCGTATCGTGTATGCCGGCGGTTCGATTGTATTGCCGGCGAACTCTGTGAGCTTCATCTACATAGACAGCTCCGGGACCCTTAATCGCAGTGCTACTCATACAAGTTCCTCTCAGACGTTGGTTCTTGCTGTAGTTAGGACCAACGCCACAGATGTCGTGTATCTCAGTGCGCACAAGGTTGTGGCTGGGAACACTGGAGCCAGGATCCACACCTATCTTCGTGAGGCGGTAGGACCGTTAACCGTTTCTGGGGGAACGGCCACCGTCAACGGTGGCGACGCGTTACGGTTAGACGTTGATGCGAGTATCTTTTACCAAGCTGAGGATCGACACACTACTGTTTCTGTTGTAGCTGCAACGTGGGCGTATTGGTACCGTGATGGATCTGGGGGCCACACTCTTGTGCCGGGAGTGGTCCAAATAGACCCAGACAACTATGACGATGGGTCGGGATCCTTAGTTCCGGTCCCAGCGGGGGAATGGAAGAAAGATGCTCTCTACATCACAGCGAATGATGACGGGGCGGGTGTTGAGTTCCATGTTCTGTACGCTCAAGAGACGCATTCGGATCAGTCGACCGCCGAAGCGTCCCCTCGACCGTTCCCCCCAGACGCTCTGAAGCAGTACTCTCTAATCAGTTCTGGGGTGGTTTCACAGCAGGGTAGTGGGGTCATCACTTCGATTGTGGATGAGCGCCCCTTCTCTGGACAGCTAGCATCTGGGTTCAGTGCGGGCCTTGGTGGAGACCACGGGTTTCTGGGCGGGTTAGGGGATGATGATCACCCACAGTACCAACTTAGAAATGAGAAGAACGTTGCTAGTGGGTATGCGGGGTTGGATGGAAGCTCAGCCTTGCAATCGTCTCAGGTGCGTGGAATTCGGGAGTCAGGAGGTCCGACGGTCCTGACTCTGGGTTCGATTCCAGACGGGAGTCTTTTGCGCCGATCGGGAACCTCCCTTGTTGGATCTTCGGCTACGAAGTACCACATGGTTTGGGTGGAACCTAACTCGAATTTCAACAACATGAGGACTAGATCGATAGGATCCACTGGGTCGCAGAGATTCGACTTCTGGGTCCCTCCGGATTTCCTGTCTCTTTCGAGTGCGCAGTTACTAGGGGTTCCGAACGGAAGCAGTGCGGCTGCGGACATCGATCTCACAGTCAATTATGCTGGAGTGGGGGAATCTCCCAATCTGAACACTGCAGTAGATACCGCGGCGACGTACAGTTTGGTGGTCAATGTTCTCACGGCCATCGATCTGGCCCCGTTGCTGGGTTCGTTAGGCGCTGGAGACTTTGGAGGGGTTTTTGTGGACCATAAGGGGATCGGTCTCACAGTTGAGTATTATGGCATCTTGCTAGCCTACAACTGATCTTCTTATCCCTTGTCTCCCATGTCGTACGCCCGTTCACGTGGAATTTGACCTGGTTGCTGTGTCTCGGGCTGTGCCACGCACGCTAACCCTCTTATGGGGTGGGTAGATCACTAGGGTTTAGGCCCGAGACGGAGACGCTAGAACATGCTGAGACTCATTCACCAACAGACCGTCCAAGGGGCGATCCTTGTGGACGATATCGATGATGGTCTGCCCAACAAATCCTACCATCGTCTCGGGTCGACTGCAGACCCTAAGGCGTACGTTCGGGATGGGACGATCGATAAACCCAAGCAGAACTGTTATGTCCCACGGACTCGGACGGCGGAAGGTTTCCCGCTGATCGCTGGCTACATTGATCTTGATGAAACCAGCAGGGTGTTGAGTTCGGAAGGCCGAGGCAAAATCAAGGGGCTGCGAGACGCTGGGTACATCAGCACGGTCTCGTTTGTGGCGGCGGACTTGGCAGCACCTGTCGTGACTCAGGCTGAAATCGACGTCCCAGGTGCTGGCGACTTGACGATTGACGGCACTGGTTTCTTGTCGGTAGCTCCTGACATCACCACGGTTATCATCACGGGGGATGGTGCGGTGACTCTGACGCAGGCGCAGATCGTGGCCGGCACCGGGACGGTTTCGGACACAGCGATCGTAATTCCTGCGGCCTTGGTGGCCGGTATTTCCGACACGACAACGTCTGTGCAGATTCAGGCGGATGAACAACTGTCCAACACTGTGGCTGTGATCACCTGAGTTTTGGGCCTCGAGTGTGCGCTATCTCTACATCCCTTGGATTCTGGAGCAGGAACAAAGCTCTGAACTACAGTCAGTGCATCAGCGCTGGCGGCCTAGGGATCTCTTTCTCATGCGGCAGATCCAGCTCATCCTTAAGGACATGGAGTCTCGTCAAGCGAATCTTGAGTTGGCGAGTGAGGAGTTCAAGGGGCTTGAGCAAGCGCCCAAATACTTCAAGTACCTCCGGAGAATGCGAATCTGGTTGCGTGACGCCAAGTTCGCATGGAAAGCGGATCAGCTTCGGTTTCTCAAGTCCGTGGCAGGGTTCTACTCGGACTACGGAGCAGTCCTGAAGCTGTTGAGGATGGATGAGCTGCGCGGCAAGTTTTCAGAACCCGCAACAACGGTGAACACAACAGGAGTGTAGGAACATGCGCGTAGGAGTCATTCGTGGAGATCTGCCGGGTTCGGTTGCCTTGATGGATTTGGAGCCGGTTAGCCAGTACAACCCCCCGACCGAGCCCAGAGGGCAAGAACGTCGGCTAGGACGTCCGGTTCTATCCGATGTGGAGACGCTTGTTGCGGGGCATCCCGCGGGTCTCCAAGGCGCCACGGACATTTCTGGAGGGGACACGGTGGATGGCACCAATGACACCCTTCGGTTGCGTTTGGATTCGGGGGATGCCTTCACGGACGTCGCTATTGCGAACGCGGTCTACGCGACGGGACAGGCTATCGCGGACGCGGTCAACGCTGCGCTCATTGCGGAACCGTTTGACGCCCGGGTCCGTTTGGATGACACAGGGACGAATCTGATCCTCTACAGCGTCGCCACGGGTGCCGGGTCCTATATTGAGACGGATTCTACAGCGGGCGGCAACACCTTCAACGATGTTGCTGGATTCAACGTCGCTGGGGAGGATTTCACAGTCCAAACGGCTGCGGCGGTCATCACGGATCTGTTGCCCGTCGGGGGTCCTCTTGATGTGACGGCCGCTACCCTGGATACATCTCTGGGCTTCGGTCCCACGGCGGCTCAGCGAGTGGCTTTGGCGGACGCTTTGGCCCCCCGGTTCGTTGAGACCGATGTGGCGATCAAGTCCTTTCAAGTAGGCATGATCTCGGGCTACCTGAATGCCAACTACACTCCAGATCCCACTCGTGTGCCGGCCTTGGCGACGGGCCCGGCCATTTCGGTAGTGTCTGATGACGGGACGGCCTTTACGGCCCCACTCACGGTTATCACGGGCGCTGAAGAGGACGTCCCGAATGCTGGAGACATCACCATCGATGGCACCAACTTGGGAAACCCAGAAGTGCAGGCCACTGTGGTCAGGGTGGTTGCGCCGAACGGCTCGACTAGCATCAAGCTGTTCCAGTCGGTGATCGAAGGTACCCTTACGGGAGGCACTCAGGGCTCGGTGACGGCAACATCGATCGTCATCCCTGCGTCGTTGCTTAGCGGCCTGGCAGTGGGCTCCACGGTTCAGGTGCAGTACACGAGTTTCGCTTCGAACGTCTTCACTGTTACGACCTGATGACGTTCACAACGCTTTGAGCGTTGGCTAGATGTAGACCCAGACTCAGATAATTAGACTAAACAGATCAAATTTCAGCTCGCGTTGAGGCGAGTCAGATGAGGATGTTAGATGTCACAAAAATTGCAGTCGAAACCCGGAGAGTTTCGTACGCCTGATCTGTACCTCGCAGCCTATCTGCAGACAGCCGGCGTGGTGATGAAGCGTACGGATCGTGAGAACGGTGGGCGGGTCTTTTTTGTGTTCGACACCTCGATCTCGAACGTGGACGAACTCAAAACAGCCTGGTTCAACAACACAGGTAAAGTTCCGGCCCAACCCTACGCTCATTGCATCAAGAGTTTGAAGTCAGTTTGCCATCACCCGTGAACTGGTTGAGGCAGATAATCCTTAGATGACCTGGTGTCATTAGATTTCTCGCTAAAGGCGAGACCCCAACCTGAACGAGGGAACCGACAATGCCTGCGAAAGCTGAGACCCTGTCCAACGCCTTGCTTGACCATGTGCTACGCAACACGACGTTCACGTCCCCGGCCGCTGTCTTTGCTGCCCTGTACACGGTAGCTCCGACCGCAACGACTTCGGGGACTGAGGTCGTGACAGCGGGCGGCACGTTGTATGATCGTGTCGCGGTCACGTTCGGAGCTGCAGCGTCGTCCTCAACATCCAACACGGGTGCTGTGACATTCCCAGTTGCAGGAGCTTCCTGGGGTACGGTGGTTGCTGCTGCGATGACTGATAATGCCACGGTCGGAGCGGGCAACATCCTGTACTTCGGCAATTTGGCTGACCCCAAAGCGGTAGGTATCGGCGATGAATTGAATTTCGCCATCGGCGCGCTGGTGGTGACAGAGTCATAGTTGTTTCTTCACTCACGTAGGCCGCACGCTGAGGTGATAGATGGCGATTGTTGAAATCCTAGCAACGATGGATGGGGAATCCTCGCAGACGTCAGGGGCGGCCATGGCGTATGCGGCTTCCTTGACAGCAGCGGGAGAGTCAGAAACCACTTTCTCGGGGTCTCTTCAGGCTGCTCTCGGGCTGTTCCCGGTGGGCGGATCGTCAATGGTGATCAGTCCGTCTGGGATCACTATCAACAACTTCTCAGCAGGTCCTCAGATACCGGTTACAGCTAAGCCGATCACGGTTCCTATCGTGAGGATAGTGCCCCCATCACCCCCTGCTCCATCCTATTCGGTGGGGTCTCCCAGTGGTATTCGAAACCGACGGAGAGAGGAACGCTGATGGCTCGTGTAGACATCTCTACTAGAATGGAGGGTTCGGCTGGAGTCTTAGTGCGTCCTATCCGCCGGATGGCTCTTGTGGCGACATTGCGTGGTGCAGCTTCCTATGTGAAGCCGCAGACTCCTCCACCTCTGAAATCACCTGCTGAGCCCAGGTCCTGATGCCCACCACTCGAGGAAGAATCGTCCAGGCTAACCAAGTGGTACTGGACCAGGTCGACTTCTTCCAGATGGACCAGTTTACCAGGGCTACAGGACTAAGTCCTGCCTCCTTGGTGTCGGAGATCTTCTACAACAATCTCCTTCAGCCGTGGGCTCTCATATCGGGTGTTGCGGTGACGGATGCGCAAGTCGTTGCTGGGAATGTCTACTTCAATGAGATTGCGGGCAGTCCTGGTTACTACAACGTTCGTTTTCGTCCGAACGCGGTTGGGTATTGGCGCAATCTGCTGACGTACAGCGCCGGCCAACAGATCGTAGCCCAGGACTTCGATGTGATTGAAGGGTCCCCTGCTATCGAGAAGGGTATCCATGCTTCGTTTGTCAAACCTGGTAGTGGAGATTGCTGTTGATGGCCAACTCTTCTCAGATCTATCGAGAGGCTAGGGAAGCACGTAGAGTCTTTGAGGAAGCCCTAGGTCGCACGGCGGCTGCGGCTGTTCCGGTAGCCCCTTTCGGTCAATCTGGGTCCGGTCCGCTGTGATGTTGGAGACCACGAAGGTTTAACATGCCAAAGACCCACTACCTGAACGACAATTTCATCAATCTGGCGCTCCGGAACACTCCGTTCACGCCTCCGGCTGATGTGTACTTGGCATTGTTCACGGTGGCTCCGGATGTCAGCGGGGGAGGCACTGAAGTCTCGGGTGGGAGCTACCTTCGACAGGTGGTCACATTCTCGGTGTCATCTAATGGCCAAACGTCGAACACAGCGGAGGTCCTGTTTCCGATCGCGTCGTCGGCTTGGGGCACTGTAGTGTCTCTAGCGTTGATGGATGCTGTTGCGGGAGGGAACATGATGTACTTCGGTTCCTTGAACTCCCCAAGGACCGTGTTGACCTCCGACCAAATCCGCTTCCCTGCCGGACAATTAGTGGTCCAAGAAACGTAGGCAACTGACTGATCTAAGAGACGCAGACACATGCCGGTGTTTCAAATTGACCAGCCTACTGCGGGGATCCCTCCAGGTACTCCAGGAGAAGCTAGGGAAGACATCTCCGGAGAGGACGCAGGAGGGGGTGTTGGATATCCCATCGAGATCACCATCACAGATCCTGTGGTAGGGGCGACGGATGTTGTGCGGATTGCGGATGAGCCCGAAGGGGCGAACTCCTCGATAGTGGAGATCACGCCAACCCTATGGCAAATCACCTTTTCGGCTCCAGTCTACGGTCCTTTCAGGATTGAATTAGAACGAACTCTGCCTGATGCGGCTGTTGAGAAAGTTCGTCGCATCGCAAGTATCGCTAGCCCTAACTACGCCTTGCATTACCCAGCCCTCGGTGAGAGGGGGGATCCGGATGCATCACTTTTCAACAACGGTCCTGGGGTTGCTTTAGTCACGGAACGTAACGTCGGAGGGTCGGTTCGTGGCTACCACCCCTTCTACCGTCGCACGGTGGAGCAGTTGGAGGGCGTTATTGGGGCGGCTGGGACCCTAGAGTTCTGGATCGATACGGACGACCCTGGGGGCGCGGGCAGCGGCACCCAGGCTGACCCCTGGGGCGGTAATGAGGGCATGGAGGCCCTCTGGTCCGAGCTTCGAAAGTATGTTCGGATCGATCGGTGTGAAGTCCACATCATGGGGTCTGGGTCACTACCCAGGCAAGCCCAGCCGTTTGATGGTGCTCCGTTTGGGTCCACGGGGAGCCTAATCTTCATAGGTGAAGACTTCGTTGAGCTTGCGTCCGTTACGGTTGGCACAGGTTCGGATGTCACTCAAGCCGTGCTTGACTCTGATTACGGTACCGCTGCTCTTGGCAATGCCAGTCTGGAGGGTATTACCGGGGCGAATGCCGGTACTCGCCGCCGCATTCGAGGCTACCAACGCAAGCGCCCAGTAGACGCTGCGGCCACGGTGAGCTTGACCTTGTCCGGGGCCCAAACGGTCGATGATGTGGCCCTAGTGGATGGCAACCGTTGCCTGGCTCCTGTTCAAGCAACGGCTTCTGAGATCGGCATCTACATCGTTCGAACTGGCGCGTGGGAACGGGCTAGAGATGCCGACAGTATCGCGGAAGTGACCGCTGCGAGCGTCAGTGTGTCAGGGGGCACGGTCAATGGAGGGTCCACCTTTTACCAGTCTTCGGTCAGCTTTAGCACTCAATCGTGGACAACCGTCGATCGGGTTGTTGTCCCGTCTTACGAGTGGCCGAGTTCTCCCCAGGCCGGGGACACGTTCAGAGTTGTCGAGCCCGCAGCAACGCTTGAGCTTCCTGGTGGTGCTGCACAGGCGAGTACCATCGCTTTTTGCGATGGCTTTTACTCAGGGACACAGGAGGACACGCTGGCGTTTGCTACCGGAGAGTACCCTCCTGGCATCACTCTGATCAATCTCGCTGTGAACTCAAGCGTGTTTGCCGTGCTGGGTTGCGATCGTTCAACCGTGTCCATCTGGGGAGTAGACTTCATCGGTCAAGTTAGATTTCGGGCTCCTTCTGGAACCATGATGTCGGGGACAGCATCTTACTCTGGGCTTACAGGTACGGCATCCTTTAATACGTGGAGGGGGTGGGGGTTTCGGCATGTCCAGAACTTCAACAACGACATCGGCGCAAAGCTGTTTGGTCACGTCATCTTGGAAAATGGTTTATTTGCTAACTCAGAGCAACCGTTTTACGTTGAGCTGGAAGGTGGTCGAATCGGGGGCAGCGGAGGCGGTCAAGGTATAGTCGAGATGAGGATTGTGCGCGAAGCGTCGTTTGTCATCACCTCTTCTCGGGTGCCTGTGTTGTTCGATCGGTCTCGAATATCCACCACAGGCCCATCGGTAAAGATGAACGCTTTATTTTCTACCGGAGGGACCCTGTTTTCGTGGATCGAAGGTGCTCCAGCCGTACATGTTTTCGCTCCTGGGCAAGCAAAACTGATCTCCGGCGTGAGTGGTCACTCTACGGATGTAGGAGTTGACTGCCTATCCGGTGGCAGGTGTCAGCTGGAGAATGGCAATCCTAATCTGACTGGGGACGTGGCGGACTGGCGTGTTCAGTCTAATCAGGGGTTGTGGACGGACTACGAATTCTCTGGGACGGGCCAAGGGGTAGGGGACTTCTCTGAGCCTTATGTCACAGGCGCTTACATCTATCGGATACCCGGCGTGGTTGGAGTCCGAGGCGGTAGAAGGACCGTTGTTCAGTCGTTCGCATTCGCAGCCACCCCGACTTTGGACCTACGCATCGGTAATGACTGGGCGTTGAGCGATGTAGCCACGGGGGATATGGCTGTCACTCTGACGAATGGGGTAGACGGTTGGAAAGGCAGCATCTTGGGGCAGCAAGATGCTGTCGGAGGTCGAGTGATCACCGTGGTCGCCAGCGGTAGAACGGTCGTCGTCAAAGGAACGGTTCCGTCTGGCCCCAATGATGTATTTGAGCTTCGGTATCACTACGTGACGATCGCTAGCACTGCTTATGTGATTGTTGGAGCGCTTTAAGAAGGGACAAGCCATGGGTTCATTGAAGATTGGTGCTGGGGATCTTGAGTTTTGGATTGACTCCAATGAGTCATCCGAAAGCGGAGACGGTAGCGAGGCGAGTCCTTGGGGTCCGGAGGAAGGACTAGAGAAGCTGCGGGTAGAGCTAGAGCAGCACTTCGGTATTCGTCAGTGCGTTGTACATCTGTTAGGGGATGGGACGATCCTCCGCCCCTTGCTACCATTTGATGGCAGCCGGTTCACGGCGACGGGCACTCTTGTATTCCGTGGGGAGGACTTTGAGGAGCTTGCGACAGGCTTGACAGCTTCCGCAGCTTCAACTCGGGAACGTCTCGTCTTGACAGAGTCTGTAGGTAGTGACGAGTACCAAGACTGCACACTCGAAGCCGTAAGCACTACCAACGCACTCAACAGCTCAGCTAGGCGGACGATTCGAGGCTACCAGAGAAAGAAGCCTGTAGCCGCTGCTGCCACGGAGAGTTTGACACTGAGTGGAGAGCAGACGGTTGATGGCGTAGCCCTCTCCGATGGAGATCGTGTTCTATGCCCAGGCCAAACCACGGCAGCTGAGAGCGGTATCCACATCGTTCGAACGGGATCATGGGAGCGGGCTAAGGACGCGGATAGTGTTCAGGAGATCGATGCAGCCAAAGTCGAAGTCCTTAGTGGCACATCCAATGGAGGGAAAACTTTCTATCAGGCGTCGTCTGATTACGCCGAACAGGCTTGGTCTACCGACGATTTGGTTGTCCTGCCGGCCTACTGGTTTCCCGCTGTCTTGGATGCTGGAGACACGTTCCGGATTGTGAAGGCTGCGGTCAAGATTGACGTCGGTGGTCCTGCGACCAATTTCCCATTCACCGTTGGGTTCGGACCCGGGCATCATCAGGTGTTCCAGAAGCCGAATGAGGAATTGCCGCTTGGAGTGGCTATTTCGAACGTTAGCTTTACGGCGGACACCCCTTTCACCTATCTGACTTTCTCGGCGAGCACCGTGACTATGCATGGAGTTCGCGTAGATGATGAGGCCCGTTTGGGTTACGAGGGTACCTCACTATTAAGCGGTTACTTTGCCCGTGAAGAGTTGAGTGGTAGCTCCGTCAACTCCGCCTGGCTTGGATGGGGAACCTATGTCAAGCAGAACATGAGACTAGATGGAGGGGTGAACTTCTACGGTATCTTGCACGCGGGGAATGGTATCTTTGCGTCAGCCTTGGATCCATTCAAGTGCACGCTGATCGGAGGGAGGATTGGCGGATTGGATGGAGGAGAAGCTGAGGTCCAGATCCGTATAACCACGGTCGCTTTTTTTGAGATTGGGTTCTGTACGGTTCCGTTTCTGTTCGACCGCTGCCGGTTGTATACGACGGGTCCGAAGGTTGTGCTGAGCAATGGAGTGTTCAGCTACATCACGTCCGGTAGTGCTGTCCGGGCTCTATTCCCAGGTACGATCAAGATTTTCAATAACAACTACGGTCCCCATGGCCACAGTGAGTGGTTTGGGCTCAATGCGGCTTCTGGTGGCCACATTAGTTTGGAGTTCGGTAACCCCAATCTCACTGGAGACAAAGGAGACTGCCATCTTAGCCAAGAGACCTTTTCATGGTCCGACTTGGCCACTAACCAAGCAGGCTTTGCAGAATCGAAGGCACCACACGCTAGCGGTGGTGTGATCTCTAGACTAGAGACCAATGAAACCGAGATCGTGTATGCCGCTGAGCAGCATAAGCGTGGTACTTTTGCGTACTCGTCCAGTGTGACACTGGATGTCAGAGAGCGGAACAATTGGCAGATGTTAGACTGTCTGTCTGGGGACACCACCCTCACGCTGACCAATGGTGCGGACGGGTACGGTGGTCGAGTGTTGTTTGTGAATGACGGTTCCGGGGGTCATGTGGTCAGTTTTGTGGCGGCTGGGAGAACGGTTCTTGTTTCTGGGACTCAACCAGCGGCACCAGATGCGGTCTTCGAAACCACCTATGAGTATGCTTCGGTGGATGGGACTGGGTACCTCTTGCTGGGGTACTCTGAATACGACTGATGTCTGGGGTAGCGCCAGCCGGAGTTGTTGCAGCGGGTCTGGGGGGTTTAGGCGCTGGTCCAGGTCTCGACCTGATTCTGTCTGGATCTTTTGTCGGGTCCGCTGCCGTCTCGGCTGATGCTGAGAAGATCCTTGATTCCTCGGGTTATCTGGTCGGTTCGGGAGTTCTTCTCGATGAGACTTTGTTGGACGCTGGGGGGGCTATTTCCGGTGGGAGTAGCATCTCAGCCGATGCACAGGTGATTCTAGGGGCCAGTGGCTATCTAAGCGGTCAGGGGGCGTTCGCTTTTTCGGTCCCGGATCCCATTGTTGGGGTGGGCATTTTGACAGCGCACATGGAAGTCATCCATGTCTCGCCGCCGATCTGTCAGCAGCCAGTCGTTACAACAGCTTTCCGCTGGGGTCACGTCTTCACGCGAGGCGACCTCATGTTCAAGGTGGTCGATGGTCGGGGTAACCCATTTGGTCCGGTTTGCATCACCTACACGCTCTACCAGATGCAGCCGGGCTGCGTTCTCAAGCAAATCGGACCGTCGGGCCGCAAGCCGGCCACGGCGGGGGTTGGCTGCTATTACGTGACCGGTACTGCGGGCGAGTGCGGGCAGCCAGGCTTGTGGGCCGTCCGTTGGCAGCACCAAAGAATCTATGGGGATCCTGTAGTGGAGAGCGACTGCTACTTCCAAGTTCAGGATTCGGTCTCGTGTCCGATCCCTGGAGACACACTAGAACGGTATTGTAAATTCGGATGGGATTGAGCATGGATAAGTCTCGCAATGTCATAGCAAAGGCCAACGCAGCGGCCGACGAATTTCGTTCTGTGATAGCGGTCACCTACCACAGCAGTCCAGGGGCTCTCCGCAAGTATCTCAAGGAGCACCCGAACGCGGACAAGTCCAAGCATCAGGTTTCGACTAAATACAGGGATCGGGCTCGCCCGAAGCGTGAGAAAGAGTATGCTAAGGGCCGTGCCGAGAAGGATCTCCAGAGGCAGCGGAAGATTCTCAAGGACGATGAAGCCGCTCTAGAGGGAGCTAAGGACGACAAAGAGCGAGAGGAGATCCAGAAGGACATCGATGCGGGCAATAAGAACATCGAGAAGTTGGAGTCCAAGCTGAAGGGTGACAGCAAGCCCAAGGGAAAGCCTGCCGACAGTGGAAAGGATGACAACAGTGACCTGGATCTCGACGTTCGGGACAAGCTCAAGAAGTTGAGCCCAGCTAAGCGTGAGGATGTCATCCAGAAAGCACTGTTGAACGAAAAGTCGGATGACGGCAAGCCAGTCAAACAGAAGGATGTGTCAGGGGATAAGGGCTTCGAGGTTTTGAAGGGGCTCGATCCTGCGGCCCAGAAGAGGGTCATCGAACGCGCACTCAGGATGGCATCGAATGACGCAGCTGACGCGTTTCGTCTAGTCTTGGGCAAAATGTACCATCCGTCCCCGCAGGCCCTGCGGGAGTATCTCAAGGATCATCCACGTGCTGACCCGCGGAAGCACGAGGTCAGTAACAAGTACAAGAAGCCGGAGCGTCCTCAACGTGAGCGTGGTTACAAAGTGGAGCGTATGAAGAGCGATGTGGGTCGCTATGAAAAGATGCTCAAGGATGACCAGAAGGCGTTGGAGACAGCTAAGGATGACAAGGAACGTGCTGAGATCGAGCACGACATCAAGCAGAGTGAGAAAAACATCGCCGAGTTGAAGAAGAAGCTAGAACAAGCGGAGGGGGAGCGAGACAAACACAGGAAGGAAGCCGATGAGGCTGCGGAGTCTTTTCGTGCGTTGGTGGCGATGGAACATCCGTCCGAGGGTTCGAAGACGAAAGCAGCCAAGACCGCTTCCGAGGCTGCCGAAGCCTTCCGTCAGATTCTCGCCAACTGTGGAGGTGAGTGCACCGGCGGTTGCGGCCATGATCACCAGGCGGTATCTCCTCCGGGGTGGGAGGACACCGTCAAGAAGATGAAGAAGCACCCGGACGAGATCGACAACCCGTGGGCATTGTCGTGGTATATGAAAAACAAGGGCTACACGCCGGGTGGCAAGGAGGCCGCTGTCTTTTTGGTCGCCAAGGCCAATGCAGCGGCTGAGGCATTCCGGGCAGCCCTTGAGGGGTAGGCTTGAGCGTCACCTACTACAGAGGGCAACAGCTCGGCCGGAACGATCTCAACATCTTTCTGGTTAATGCTGCGAACACTCCGGTTAACGCGGCTGAGATCTCGTACGCCCTCTATGACTTCACCACGGGGGCTGAAGTCCTGATCGGTGTTCCGGAGCGCGAGCCTGCCAACCCTTCGGTCGGGGAATACTACGCCTCTATCGTGGTTCCGCTGGATGCAAACCTAGGAGACTACCGCATCCGATGGACCTTCAGGGAAGTCGTGGGTGGATCGATTCAGCAGGTGGTGCAAGAGTTCTCCGTCATTGACAAGGCGGGTTTGTCGACTCCGAGTGCGAGCATGATCACGGGCAGTGCTCTGAGTGCTTCCGTGACTGAGCTGAATTTGATGGGTAGGCTTAGGATTCTCCTTCGAGACTCGAATCCGGACCGAAATTATCATTTCAGGCCACCTAGCCACGAGGAAACAGTCCAGCAGTTCAGCCGGGTCTTCGGCTACATCTGGGAGGACGTGGAGCTGCAAGAGTACCTCTTGCGAGCGCTCGACATGATCGCTGCATCTCCACCTCGAACCCCATTCTCGAGCATCGATCAGATGGTGTCGTATCGGCCTGAGTGGCGAACCCTCTTGCTGACCGGGGCGATGATCCACGCGCTCAACGCCCTGCGAATCAATTGGATCGCTGACGAATTCAGTATTACAGGCCGAACGGAAGTCACTGTTGTGCTGCCGGGTAACCGACGAATCACTCTACCTATAAAGGATTTGTACGATCTTCTGTATGAAGATGGCTCGGTACAAGTTGGAGAAGGGAGCGATTTCTAAGAGACAGCTTTCGCTCGATTTTGGTTTCAATGCGAAACATTTGCGGACATTGCTAGAGAAGGGTATCTTAGCTCGTAAGGGGTATGGGGTAGCAGAAGCGAGTGTGAGACTTCTTCAAGAAGGCGAGCATTTTGTGGTCTGCTGTGAGTGTGGGGCAAGACAAGCGTCTATCACTCTTAAACACCTCCGTGCTTGTTCTGGTCTGACATTAAGCAAGTACCAGAAGGCTCACCCGCAAGCTCCTTTAGCGTCGTCCCTGACAATCTCACGTAGATCCAAGACTGAAGCTCAACGGTCACATCAATCGGAAACCCTTAAAGTCCGTTTCCAGACCGCTGAGGGTACTTTAACGCGGCGACAGATCAGCACTGCTTCAAAGCGGCTGCACCATGAACTGGGTTATCGTGAGGTGGCTGCGGACTTTTTACGGAAATTGAATCAGGATCCTGAGCACCGGAGAGCTAGAGGCGTAGAGTCTAAGGCTCGCTGGGAGTCAGGTTCTCAGAGAGAGGCAGTAGCGAAATGGCACGCTGAGAACAGAGAGCGGTCTTTGTTATTAGCTCAGCACGCTCGAAGCCACATCAAACGAAGGTTCTCGAAGCTTCACCGCTATGTTAAGGCTGAATTGATCTCGTCCGGGCTAGATGAGTTCGTGACGGAGTATGAGGTTGGATACTACTCGATCGATGAGGCTCTTCCACGGCTACAGTTGGCAGTGGAAGTGGATGGTTGTTACTGGCACGGTTGCGTGGTGTGTGGGCACGCGGGGGTGGGCTCTATTCTTGTGTACGATGCGCGTAAAACCACTTATCTGGAGGCTAGGGGGTGGAGCATCTTACGGCTTCGAGAACACGAGATAAACATGGATTGGCATGACTGTCTGAGTCGCGTGCGCCGAGAAATACAACGGTTAGAAGGAGTGAAGGATGGACTCAGAGACCCGAGAGGAAATTCGGAAAGCCTTTTGGTCGGGTGGGCTGCGCGTTCTGTCCGTGGACCCTTCTACGAGTGAGGTGAAGCAAAGTCGTGTGTCGGATGTTGTTAGACACGGGTCTAGACCTATCGTGGTAACCAAACTGGTGGACGGTAGGTCCGTGGAAACCACGCAAGATCATTCCTTGTTCCAATGTGTCGGACCTGGAATTGAACCGATAGAAGCAGGTCAATTGAGCCCGGGGGATTCTGTCGTGGTTGTCAATGGGAACGCAGTGGAGTCGGTGCCGGTAGTTTCAGTTGAAAAATCGGCTCCAGAGGATTTCACATACGATTTGTGTGTCCCCGGTCCGGAAAATTTTGTTCTCGCTAATGGGATCTTGGCCCACAATTCTTACTCCATCGGCGGCGTCTCGCTAGATCTAGAGAAGTCCAGCAAATACGAAGCCGCCGCCCAGTTCTCCAGCGACCAGTTCGACAAGCAGCTTGAGCAGGCCAAGGCGACTATCAATGTTGTCAAGGGCCTTCAGCAACCTCGGTTCGGCATTGGGATCCGGAGTGCCTTCGGTCCGTATACCGGTCGGGGGGTGTTAACACCCAGAAAATTCATTGGGGGGTGAGAGCCGTCTCGAAGACTGGCTGCAACAACCATTGGTGTAGGCCCTCTCCTATGGCCGATGACAAAGAACCCAAGAAACTGACCCCTGAAGACCCCATCGCTCCGGAAGTCCTCAAGGAGTTCAACCAGGTAGAGGAAGCCCGTTACGGAATTGCGATGAGGCTTTTGGAATTGGAGCAAAGCCGCGTGAAGCTGTTGGCGGCGGCCCATCAGGTCGACCAGCAGCAGCAACGGCTATTCGAGAAGGTGTTGTTGGAGCGAGGCTTAGCTGCCGACGCGCAAGTTTCAATCGATTCCAAGACCGGGAGACTAGAGGTTCTACAGCCACCGAAGTCACCTCAGATCTCAGAAGAATCGCCAGCGAGCTGAGGCGCACTTTCCTTTGGTGGGTAGACCTTAGAGAAGGGACCCACTGTGGCATACGCGAGCAATCGGGATTGGAACATCACGGACCTGGAGTACACAAAGACTCCATGGCCGCTACCGCCCCTCAATCTGTTTCTGGCCAGCGGGTACCAGCCTGGGGTGTTCGATCTTAGGTGGGACGATCCGTCGGTCCTTCCACTCAACAGCCGCTACAAGCTGTTGGGTGTCAACATCTACCGGTCCTTCGACTCGGAATTCGGCCCGTTCAATCGGATCAGTGAGTTACTTGTCTGTTCGACCTTTTGGCGAGATCGCACAGACAACGAGCTGATCATAGACGAGGACGTGTCCAACAACTTCATCCTCCGAGGCGAGTGTTCTGCATCAGGAGCGTCCGCGCCACGATGGGTATTCAAAGTTCTCCACTGCCCTATTGTGCAGGAGGGCTCTCAAGCGGTCGTAGCCAACGCTCCGGATGACGTGGTGGTCAAGATCGATGGTACTCCGGTTGTACCTCTGCGGGTGGATGGGTTCTCGGGGGAGGTTGAGATCAACCCCTTCCTCTACGCCAATGTGGCAACCCAGAAGCTCGATCCATCTCTGGTGCCAGGCCCAGACAGCGTGGTTACGTGCACCTACCGTCGAAATCGTAGCTTGCTCAAGACCGACTTGGGGCAACGGGTTTTCTATAGAGTCACGACGGTAGGAGTCCCGCTCAACTGCGACCTGAGTCAGGTCCGATGTGAGCACCTTGTAGAGACCCCTCTAGAGGAGGCGGTAGCCACCAGCTCGATGGAAATCGAGAAACTCGATTACATATGGCGTGAGGGGGTACGACGAAATCGTTTCATTTTGGAGCAGGGGGGAGAGCGAGTGAAGATCTTCATCCGCAAGGCGGTTGGCATTCCATGCCCTTGTGTATCGGACGAGCACCATCAACAACCGATCAACGATTGTCGGCACTGTTACGGGACATCTATTCTAGGCGGCTATGAGGGCCCCTACGACGCGTTGATCGCTCCGGATGATGCGGAGCGTCGCATCTCTCAGAAGGACACAGGGCGGACGCTGGAGCACGTCTATGAGGTGTGGACAGGACCGACGCCGTTGCTGAGTCAGCGGGACTTTCTCGTCAAGATCAACGGTATGCGGTACTCCATCGGATCGGTGCGATTCCCGAGCAACCGGGGGATGGTTCTTCAGCAGCATTTCAACATCGGGCATCTGGATGAGAAGGACATCCGATACCGAGTTCCGGTCGGAAACCCAGTCAGGCATGCGATGGTTCAATTTGCCCCTCGCGGGCCGGAACAGCAAGCTGCGGCGTATCCCACAGAGAAGCCCAACATCCCAGATGAGCGCGAGCTGAGAGGACGGACAAAGGTTTGGGAGAACATCTCCTACGGTGTCGCGTTCTGTGTCTTTCCGCATCTGGAGGAACTGTGGAGGGCCATTCTTTGGTTTGTGTGAGACGTGGGTAAGTTCGTCGCGACGAGGGTCTACCTCAAACCATTGGTCCCCGAGCGGATGTTTCAAACGGGGGATCCGGAGGCGATCCTCAAGCGGGCTCGGCGGGACCTGATGCGACGGCTCAAACAGGAGCTAATGCAGACGGCGTTTTCAGACCGTGCCAAGCGATCCCTGGCACGGTCTCTGGCAATTGAGATCAAGCCGTCTAGCCTTAGGGTGATCTCTAAACACCCAGCTTTCGGACCTTTGGTTCGTGGTCGGAAGCAGCGTCAGATGACCTGGTTAACGAAAGCTCGTGTCCCGATTCCGATCATCAAGGAGGATGGGGAGCTGATCTTCCGATGGGCTAGTGCTCGATCCATGCGAGATGGCCGGTGGGTTCATCCTGGCAGGGACCCTTCCACATTCGTGGATCGAGCCAAGAAGACAAGTCGGGCTTTCATGAAGGACAAGTTCGAAAAGGAGCTACGGAAACAAGGACGTGCGGCCTGGAAGAGGTGAGCATGACAGGTTTCTGGGCATGGTTGAGTAAGGTTATGAAACGCAAGCCGGTCATGAGAGATGTACGAGTGGTAGGGTTGGTCAATGGGGCGCACACGATTCTGGACCTCAACATCAAGGTTCCGTACGGAGTTGAGGTGGGTATACCCGCGGAGCTTGCTCTACAGTCCAGGGATTTGTGGCTTGGGATCTCTCAACGGCAGCTGTTTCAGTTGCGTCCTGACGCCAGGACACCATCATTTCTACGTCAACCGCCATCCGAGGACCTAGTTGTTGAACAGGAACGTGAGCGTTTAGCGAGACAGGTGGCGGTGTTGACCTCCCAGTTGGCCTCTCTTCAGGAAGAGAACTCTTCTCTCCGGTCCAGTCTGAGTACCGATATGGCGGCTCAGACGGCCAAGATAGACGCCTTACTGTTAGCGCTCCAGAACGGGGCGTTGGTGCCCTCTACGGGGACAAGTCCGGTTCGGGTTGCTAAAGAGGCGGAGGATGTGGTTGATGGGGCGGCTCCTACGTTCATCCCTAGGCAGATCAAGCCGGAGGACGTTGAGGTAAGGATCGACATCCAAGCAGAGTCCTCTACAGCGGAGATTTCGAGTGCTGCTGAGCGTCTTCGTCAGTTGCGCAAGAGGAAGTCAGACTGACCTTTGATAAAGCTTTCTTGATATGGCTACCGTGGAAAGGATCACCCTTCGACATGCACCCACGTCAAGCCAATCTCCTAACCCACGCCATTCGGACCGTCGAACAGATCTCGGGTAAGCCCTCTGAACGACCCAAGACAGCGGCTCAGGCATTTCTGTGGAAGTACACTGACCCAGACGGGGGCGTTTTCTACTTGGAAGAGCGCGTTCTCACGATCAAGTCCCCCTACTCTGGGAAGACCTTTACGGCTCGGCCCACGAAGCACACACCATCGCAAGTTGGGAAAGATCTGCGAGAGGATGGTGGGGACAAGACGGCTTCGGTGGATCCTTGGAAGGTAAGAATGCCAGCGGATTCCATACACGCGATCTGGGTCGATCCTCTGACTTTTGATGGTCAGACCAACGGCCCCCCATATCTTCCGGAGAAAGGTCAGATGAAAGAGGCCCATGAATCATTCGGAGGGGTCTTTAGTGGGCTTGTCCAAAGATTCGAGGGGGTCCCAATGTCTGAGTTGGGGGCCTTGCTGGCGATTTTGCGTGCGGCTTCTCACGTCCACCAGAGCCACCATTGGCAGACACGAGGGGGCCATTTTTATGGAGACCACTTGCTGTTCATGCGGATCTATGAGGACTCTCAGACCTTCATCGATCAGGTGGCGGAACGGGCGGTAGGATCGGGGCACGCAGTGCTCGTGAGCCCATCTCTACAGATCTCGTCCATGGGCTTTTTGATCCAGCTGTGGTGCGGGACTCCTGGTGTGCTGGGAGCAGAGGGTATGGTCGAGGCCAGTCTTAACGTGGAGCGATGTGTGGTCCATTGCATCGGAGAGGCCCGTAAGTCTCTTGAGGCGCGTGGTGAGCTTTCCGATGGCACTGACAACCTAATCCAAGGTGCCGCCGACAAGCACGAAGAGTTCCTCTACCTGCTTCAGCAACGGGGCGGGAAGCTGGAGTATAGCTACGACCGCACAGGGTTGTAGTTCAAAAATGGAGAAGATCAGATGAGTAAAAAAGATGAAGATGTAGGTCAGTACAACCCTGCTGTGGGCCTCGACGTTGGCACCATGAATCTTGTCGCAGCTCGACGGTTGTGGGCGTCTAGTGATAAGGTTGAAACCAAGCGGATTCGAGATGCCTTCCTCGACCTCGATCCCGAGGCAAAGAAGACTCTTCGTTTGTCCAAGGTCGATTATGTGGAGCATGAGGGCAACCTCATCGTCCTAGGCGACTCAGCTCTCAACATGGCTAATCTCTTCAAGCGGGAGGTGCGTCGCCCACTCAGTCGCGGCGTCATTTCCGCTGGTGAGCTTGACGCTCAACAGATTTTGAGCCTGCTGATCGGCAACGTGATCGGAGAGCCCGTTTCGACGGGCGAGCACTGCTTCTACAGTGTCCCAGCCTCACCTATCGACGACGAGACCCAAGACATCATCTATCACACTGAGGTGTTCCGAAAGATTTTGTCGGAGTTAGGGTACACACCCCACCCAATGAACGAGGCGATGGCGATCATCTACAGTCAGTGTGCGGACGAGAGTTTCTCTGGTTTGGCAGTCAGCTTCGGTTCGGGTATGTGTAACATCGCATTGGCGTACCAAGCGATGATGGGTATGGATTTCAGTCTGGCTCGGGGAGGGGACTGGGTCGACACGCATGCGGCTAAGGCAACCGGTTCGACGGCTTCTCGGATGTGTGCGGTCAAAGAGAAGGGTGTGAACCTTGCGGATCCCAAGAACCGGGACGAAGAAGCTATCGCCCTCTACATCCGTGCTTTGATCAAGTACTGTTTGGACAACATTGCGGTTCAATTTCGGAAGGTCCAGTCCACAGTAGACCTTCCGGATCCAGTGCCGTTTGTAATCTCTGGCGGCACCAGTCGGGCGGGAGGCTTCCTCGAAGTCTTCAAGGATGAGTTTGAGTCCGTCAAGAAGCGCGGGTTTCCAATTGAGATCAGTGAGATTCGAGCTGCTGCGAACCCTATGACCGCGGTAGCTGATGGTCTTTTGATTCTAGCCACGGAAGAACACGCGGAGTGATGCTGCGTGTACTACTACTTACTCCAGGCTCTTAAACGTAGGCTTGTTCTAGAACTGAAAGACAGTTTCTCTCAGCACCCTGTCTACGAGAAAATAGTCCCGTACATAGAGAACAAATACGCGTTCAAGGAGCGGCCCCAATACGGCATCGTCGTCAAGGGGTCGAGTGCCAACAAAGTGTCTCTGTCCGCTGACAACTTTCTAGGGTCAGTTATGAGTCACGTGATGTTGGCCTACGTGGGTGCTCCATCATACCCCTTAGAGTGGGTCAGGGAAGACTTGGCCTGTGTGAAGGCCAACGACGGACGCATGCCCACCCCACCCGGGGTTTACTACCTAGAGATCTTGGAGGCACCAACAACATCGCAAGAGATGGGCTCCTATGTGATTGATCCTCTGTTGACGGTTAATGATGAGCCTGTACTAAGGTTCCTAACAGGGGTTGAGAGCGAGGCTCAGCTCCAGCAACTACCACTGAAGGGTACGCTACGATTGTGGGAGAACCGGAGGTTCTTACTCACTGAAGGAACTCATTACAACGTAGATTACACCACGGGCTCGATTGAACTCCTGTCTCAGTCGTCTCCGGGTGCCACCCTCACAGCGGACTACCGTTATTCCGTACCGTCCGTCGGGCCCATCTCGTTCAAGTGGAATACGGGGGACTTCGAGACATTACCTGGAGTGGTTATGGCTTTCGGCAAGCGTGCTCAGAAAGGAGACAAGCTTGCTGTGGTGGTCTATGAGGATCGTGTGGAGTCAGCGGGAGCCTATGGCGGGCGCTTCGATGTCTCGTTTGACTTGGACGTGATTGCTCGCGATACCGTCCAGATGGAGGAGATCTCCGATCTCATTATCATGTACCTGTGGGCTCAAAAGAGGTCCGCGCTCTCAGCGGAGGGTATCGAGATCACGGATGTCTCCATTGGCGGGGAGGCAGAGGAGATCTACGATGAAACAGGGGATGACTACTTCTTCAACGCTTCGCTCTCTATTCAGCTGCAAGCTGATTGGGAAGTCCATGTTCCCCTACCCTTGACGATTTCACGTGTGCGGGACACCACACCGGAGGCGGACAAAGCGGCCTCCCCTCTAGATCCGATCAAAGTCACTACTCTTCATGGAGACGTGGGTGGTAAGCTGTTCTACGCCACTCTTCCGGTGATCAAGGGTCTCAACAACGATTTCGAGAGGATCTTGTAGTGCCGAAGTATGCGTTCGAATGTCTTGAGTGCCAGCTCTACTTCGAGCGGTATTTGAAGACTGGGGAACATACGACTCATGAGTGCCCGTCTTGCCGCGACGCTGCGCCACTTGTGATAACCGGGTTTGGCTTCTCGTTTGGGGGAGGAGCCACAGCGAATTCTGGGGTCCACAAGCAGGATTATCCGACAGCGGATCAGGCCGTTGGTCGCAGTGCGGAGGATCGGTGGAAAGTCATTTCGGCTCGAGAGCAAGTCAAGAAAGAGGCCCGTAAACAGGGTGGGACCCCCGCCTTGATTCGCCACACGGGTAGAGATTACATCGATTACGAACCTATGAGTGAGGCAGGGAAGTCTGCTCGCAGGAAGCTTGCGCAAGAGGCTTTCAAGGCTGTGGCCGAAGGCAAGCGATAAAGCTTTGTTTTGCTGCTCTGTTACGGGAGGCAATGCGCCTCTAGATCAAGACCCAAATCAGACTCCTAAGGATTCAGCGATCGGATCGCTTGTTTCGGCGAGACGATCCCAAATGAGACCCAGATCCAAATTGTTTCTCACCGCGGTGAGACAGGTAGCCTCAAGGAGATTCTGATGGCCCTAGGCCCCTTTATTTCATACGCTCCCCCTGGCGTCTACACCCGTACCCTGACTGAGACAAACGCCAGCAATTTGGTGGCGGGGCTTAGGATCCCAGCTCTGATTGGCGTCGGTCAGGAAGAGCTGGAGCAGAACGACTTTGAGATCGTTCGCGGGTCATCCTCAACTGTGGATCAGCGGATCGTCAACGAGGACGTGTCCGAGAGCTGGGTTGTGGATGACTCTAACGCCAACAACCTGATCCTTGGGGTCCAAGACGGCACTCTGACTCAGTTCCGAGTTCGGAACTACCCCATTGTGGATGGTCAAGGGTTTGGCTTGACCACGAATGACGTTCGGTCGGTGACTGTTACTGCGAATGGGACTCCGGTGGCTGTGGGCTCGATCCAAGGTTCGAGCGGGCTTGTCACGCTTCAGGTTCCCACACAAGCTACGGACGACGTCCGGGTCACGTACTTTTTCCATAGGGGCGACACCTCGTTCACTGATGATCTATCGGATCAGGTTACTGAGACGAACGCGTCTCTAACCTCTCCTGGGTATGCTCCGTTCGAAATCGTAGCGGGCAGCAATGATCAGTTCGTCATCAACGTCAATGGTACGGTGGCCACGATCACGCTTCCTGCGGGTTCGTTGTCTGCTACTACGGTGGTTTCGACCATCAATGCCGCCTCGGTGTCCAACCTGTCGACTTCGGTGTCAACTGATAACCAAGGTTTGGATCACATCCAGTTCACGACCCCGGTGGGTCTGACCATCGGAGAAGGCACTGCGAACGGCCCGTTGGGTTTCACTGCGGGTGCGTCGTCTAATCGCAACCGTGACTTCCGTGTGTTCCAACGGCCCATTGTGGACGGTACGGGAGGCGGCACCACCACTACGGACACGTCCAAGGTGGTGGCGAAGGTCGACGGAACTCAGGTCGTCGTGCAACAAGTGGACGGCACGAACGGGATCGTGACACTGCCCTTTGCGCCCGCTCCTGGAGCTACGGTAACAGTACAGTACTGGGCCAACACATGGCAGGATACCTTCGATTACCTGCCCAACAGTCTGGTGACAACGGTTCTCCGCGCTGGTATCTCACCTGGCCGCAATGACTTCATCCAAGGCACGGACTTTGTCGTTTCGAACCCGAGCACGGATGTGTCGGTCATTAACTGGGGATCTAGCTTCCAGGTGGCCCCCGGCACGACTACCCCAGGGGCTACGCCTTTCGATGGTTCGACAGGGGCCGGGGGGCAGGTGGTTGGTACGCTTATTGATGAGCGTTTGTATTTGGCGGAGTGCGTCCGAGTCACCGATACCAGCACCATCCCGGCAACGGTCTCGAGCACAGACTTCCTGCTACCGGAGGTGCCCACCACGGGTAACGGTCGTAGCACCACGCTGGGCTTGACAACCTTCAACTCGGTAGCCAACAGCCGTCAAGCGCTACTCACGAATCGACCAGATCTGATCCAGGTATACACGGGTCGTACACTGCGAGACGCGTTGAATCGACCTGCCGTACCTGTGGAAGTGGTGGACGGTGTGAACCGTCGCATCGTACTGCAGGACGCCCAGCCTCCTGGCTACAACGCTTACGCAACGTTCTACTACAGCCGCCTTGCGGATGACACGTACATCCTCACCAACACGGTCCCTGGCCCGGTAGGGACCGGCCAGTACAAGGTCTTCTCAACCACCCAGGATGCGAACCTCTACGAGACTCGATTTGGGTCCAAGACAGGTCTGAGTCAGATTGTCCAGTGGCCGAGAGGCTCGGAGCTGATTCCGGACGCCTTTCACTCGGGTTCTGGGGCCCCTGTGTCCGAGGTCGTGACCGTGACGTTCGATCAGAGCGTGGCGACCAACGCGGTCTACACTATCAAGGGCGCTGCACCCTATTCGTTCTACTCGCCGTTCTCGGCGACTTGGACGACCGTGGTGGACGCCGTGAACCAGGTCACCAACCTGGCGGCGGCGGCTCCGGCTGTGCTCGTGAGTGGCCCTGTCACGCCGATCCAAACAGGTGTCGACGCAGGTGACATCACGATCGATCCGGCTCCGGACAACGATCTGAACATCACCATCGACGGTGTTGACCTCGCTACGATCAGCCTGACCTCTGGCACCCAGACTCCAACAGCTATTGTAGCCGAGATCAATGCCGTTATCGACGCTGATGCGGCTTTCATTGGCACGGCTCCTAACAACCTGGCTAGTTTCTCTCAGGTCGGTGGGGCTACAGGGGATGTCTACTTCATCATCCGTGGTTTGGAAGTTCCAGGCGCTCTGCCTGGAGGTTTCGATGATGTCTCCAACGTCACGATCAACCAAGGCACGGCGGAGGGTACGCTCGGCTTCCAGACGTTTGCGAGCGTCGAGGGGACGACGGGGTCTATCAACAAGCCTGCTACGTTGTTGGGCACCCTGGTCGGGGATTTCAATATCACGGCGGGTCTCAATGACATTCTCGTTGCGACCGTGAACGGGGTCGAATACACGGTCACGCTGACCGCAGGAGCGGCTGTAACGGCGGTTACGGTCGCTGCTGACATCAACGGAGTGATTCCGGGCAGCGTAGCTTCAGTGGGCACTGGGGCCAACTTGGACAAGATCCGGCTAACAAGCGCGACGAATGACGCCAACTCTGCCATTTTGATCGGGGCCGGGTCTGCGAACGACGTGCTGGGATTCACCCAGAACCAGTTTGCCAGCCAGACTCTTGTTGAGGCTCAGGAAGTTGTGAGTTCTCTCATGGCGACGGTTGGTTTCGCCGCTGGGGCCGTGGCTTATGTTGATACCGTGAGCGGCTCGGACTACATCACGTTCGTTTCGCTCTCGACGGGGGCGGCTACGTCTAGCATTGGATTTGCTAACGCAGTGAACTCAGCGTTCCACCCCTCTACGGGTGTCGACATCACACCAGGTACGGATGGTGACGTCGGGGAAGATCCCTCGGACTTCTTCACTGTGACCTCTACCGCTGGCACGGGGTCATCGGGTACGGGCGTCCCAGGGCAAACGTATACTGATGCCACAACCGGGTTGCGTTTCACGGTGCTTCCAGCCAGCACGGGCAGCTACGACCCGGCGGGTTCGTTCACCTTGGAGGCGCAGGAGACCTTCCATGTGTCGCCGAGTGTGCCTCGATACTCGATCGGGGGCTTGGAGCTACTGGTTTCGAATACTGTGGGGGTCGGCGTCAACGATACGGCGGATCTGACGACCTACAATCCGGACGGAGTTGAACCGTCTGTCGGGGACTTCTACTTCATCACCTACCGATACCAAAAGCAGGACTACTCGCCGAGGATCTTCCAGCAGCTCAAGACGATCGAGGCCAACTTCGGAGGGACCTCGGCGGAAAACCGAGCTTCTCTGGGAGGGTACCTGGCGATCCTGAACGGTGCCGTCCTGATCATCATCAAGCAGGTGCTCAAGATCCCTAACACCAATCAGGCTTCGGCCCAGGCGTTCAATGAGGCGATCGACGAGCTGGCGACACCGCTGCCAGGCAACATCCGCCCGGACATCATCGTGCCGCTGGCGACTGACACCGCGGTCTACACACACCTGACCAACCACTGCGAAATTCAATCGAATATCCGCAACCAGGCGGAGCGTATTGGGTTCGTTGGGTTCGCGTCAGGTACGATTCCTACGGCTGTGCAGGCTGTGGCTCGAGGTTTGAACTCTAGTCGCATCGTGGCTCTGTACCCAGACTCTTCGGTCATCACTCTGACTGACGAGTTGGGGCAGAACTTTGAACAGCTCATCGACGGCAGCTTCTTCGGGGCGGCGGTTGCTGGAGCCGTAGTTTCGCCGGCTGTTGACGTGGCGACTCCTTACACTCGTCGCAGGATTCAGGGGTTCACCAGGATCCCAAGGATCCTAGATCCGGTGGAGGCCAATCAGACGGCTGTCGCTGGTGTCACCCTCTTGGAGGATTTGGATCCCATCATCCGTATCCGACAGGGTCTGACGACAAACATGGCCAACGTTCTCACACGTCTACCGACGGTTGTCCAGATTGCGGACTTTGTCCATCAGCAGAGTCGATCAATTTTGGATTCATACATTGGCACCAAGTTCCTTGCGAGCCGGACCAATGAAGTTGTCGTATCGATGACCGGGCTTTTCCGTTCGTTAGTTCAGGCTGAGATCGTCGGGGCCTTCACTGGCATGACGGCAGAGATAGACCCAGACGACCCCACTATCCTGAACTTCGAAATGTTCTATGCTCCAATTTTTCCTCTTTTGTATATTGTCCTTACTTTCAATCTTCGGGCTAGAATCTAAAAACAGTAGTTTTATCAGCTATTTAGAGGGAACGCTTGCTTTTTGGTAGCTCTCCTCTTTAGTTGGATCTAGCTGGATCAGATCCGTTTCGGCGGTGTAGGTTGTCTGCACTGCACTATGTCTAAGCGGAAGTGGACCTATGGGCAGGCCCTTGAAGGCTTCTTGGGTGGGGAGTCGTTGAAAGCCTTGTCCAGGCGTCTTGGGGGGAGCGTCAACACGATCAAACCGGTGTTGTTAGATCGTTTGGGCGAGGAGCGCTTTGCGGAGATCCGGGATCGCAACGACCCTAAGCGATCGACAGCTTCTCGTGCGGATATCCTTGCGGCATTCCACACCGAGCAGGCATTCAAGAAGGTGTCGGCTAGTTTTGGCATGAGCCCCAATACCTTGAGGAGCTTGTGGGTCGCGGAATTTGGCCAGGAGGCTTTTGATGCGCGGTCCAAGAGGTTCCATTCCGCGGCGGGCACAAAGGTTGGCCTTAGCCGGAAGGGGCAAAAACGGGTGACGCCTGAGCAGCTTCGTGAGCGTGCCGTCGCTCGTGGGGCGGATCACTGGTGTCCCGTTTGCGATGCAGGGTGTGTTGGGTACCAGGCTCTCACCCACCACATGGTTCGAGCTGGGGACGAGGAGCACGTTAGGGCGTTGGCCGAGATTCGAGAGCGTTTCAATTACGAGGGAGGCTTTCACCTCCCTCAGGACACCATGATCACGTCTATACGCTGACCCCACCCCTATTGCGTTTCAATTACGAGGGAGGCTTTCACCTCCCTCAGGACGACAAGCGAGGGATGGTTGTCGCGGGCCCATTCAAGGTTTCAATTACGAGGGAGGCTTTCACCTCCCTCAGGGTGACGGGGTCATGGGAGCGTACGGCTACGCTGCCGCGTTTCAATTACGAGGGAGGCTTTCACCTCCCTCAGGCAGTGCTCGTCACGGTCGGGCTCCGTAACCAGCCCAGCGTTTCAATTACGAGGGAGGCTTTCACCTCCCTCAGGGAGATCACCGATCTCGACATCAGAGTATCTGCGTTGGCGTTTCAATTACGAGGGAGGCTTTCACCTCCCTCAGGGAGACACCCGATCTATGACCCTGAGAGAGTTGATCCACGTTTCAATTACGAGGGAGGCTTTCACCTCCCTCAGGATCGCGCGCGATGCCGCCCGGCTGCGCTCCGAGCTCATCGTTTCAATTACGAGGGAGGCTTTCACCTCCCTCAGGGTCGTCGCGCCACAGGCGATTGCTGAGCTTGAGCAGGCGGCGTAACCGGCGGGGCGTCCGGTTTCGTTTCAATTACGAGGGAGGCTTTCACCTCCCTCAGGGATCACCTTTTGCGCCTTCTGGACCGTCGTTCCGCTGGTTTCAAATTACGAGTGAGGCTTTCACCTCCCTCAGGTGCGAAACCAAGCTGCACGTACTCGGGGATTACGGCGTGTTTCAATTACGAGGGAGGCTTTCACCTCCCTCAGGGCGCCTTCTCCGCATGTAGCTTACCTGAGGTTTCAATTACGAGGGAGGCGGGGATTCCGCCCAACGTCCTGTGGTTTCAATTACGAGGGAGGCGGGTACCTCCCTCAGGGAGTGAGAATGCAGTCCGGATGGGTCCACGCCGCTCTGTTTCAATTACGAGGGAGGCGGGTACCTCCCTCAGGGGGAGTCTGAGAAACCGTGTGAATTCAGGGATTCACAAGGCGGTTTGGGAGACCCCCTGTGGGATCATGAGTTGGGGACCCTTGGATCCAGAAGCCGATCGGGATCCGGATCCATCTAACCTATTGAATTTTCAAGGAACCCGCAGAATGCGAGAGACCCCCGAGGATAACACACCACTGAGGCTCTCGAAAACCTCCAAGAGACCTACGTACTTCCCTTAGGAGGTGGGGTAGGGGTGTTGTTGTCGACTTCTAGAAGCACTACGCGGCCGGAGAAACCTCCGTATTGATCGTACTTCCGCTGTTTGACTCGTTGGATCTCCCGTGGGTCGATCCTATGGTACAGGGCTAGGGCATCGAGGACTTCGAGGATGTCAGCCAGCTCTTCAACTGACTCAGATTCGAGGAACTCGTCGACCTTCTCGCGGAGTTTGGCTCGTAGATGGGAGGCATATAGACGGTCGCCTGTTTCGATGCGAGCGCTGTGCCTGATCTCCAGGAAGGCCAGTTTCATTGGAAGGCGGTCGCGAACAAGTTTGGGAAGCTGAGTCATATTAAATTCGAATCAGGATCTGGGTGGTGTCTTGGAGGAGGATGAGAGTCCCATCTCTGGGGCTCTTGAGCCAAAGTCCGTTGGGGTCTACGGTCCAGTCTGGAAGTTCGCCCATAGCCGATTCCATTTGGTTCAGGATTCGGCCGGCTGCTTTCAGGTCGAACAGCACATAGACGCTCTTGCGGGCGATGAGAACATGGCGCCTGTCATTCTGTTGTGCCGAGCTGACGAGGATGCCCCGAAGGAATCCCAGGCGGTAGAGTTCCACCCATCCGTCGAGCAGAGGGCCCTGGCATTGAGCCACCACGAACCCTGAGGTCCCCTGATCCAACACTTGGACACTGCTTACCTGGGCGGATCCAAGCAAGGAAACGCTCCCCTCATGGATGTATTTCCGGGTCCAGCTGACCGCGTGTTGGATTCGATTACTCAGGTCTCTTTGCGACAGACCTTCGTCAGGCAAATAGGTTCGCAATGCGGAAAAGAATCGGGCCAGATCCTCGTCAATATGAGCTAAAGCTGGTAGTCCAAGTCGGTGGACAAAGTCGGTGAGGTAAACGAACCCTGGCATAGCGGGATGCGTGGCAAGGTCTCGGTGTAGGAACAAGGAAATGGCTACTAGGGTGTCCACATCTTGGATTTGTGGTGTAGCGAACACGAGTGGCATAGGACGCCCGAGTAGCAAATCCTCGAAGAAAGCGGGTAACGCTCCCCTTTCCAGAGGGCTGAATTCGGGCCCGTGGTGCTCGTAAGCGATCTGGCTGGGATCGGCGAGCTGTTCCCGGGTCGCGCCTGTCTCAAAGGACACCGCCCCCTCCACCAGGGGCGGAAGGCCCTTTTCGATTCGGACGTTCAGGTCCATTGCAAGTTGTATCTACACCAGATTTCTTTGTGCGGGGTAGTAAGTATGGCGGACGATCTCGCAGATTTCCCGATCGTAGTACTTGAGGCCGACTACCCTGAGGCGGTAGGTAAAATCGGACTCTTTGATATCCACATGCCGGTGGGGCTTACGGGCATCGTCTTCGTTGCGGCGGTACCTGGACGTCTTTATGTGTGGGGGCCGAATTTCACGGATTCGGTACGACAGGCAGCCAACCTCAGGGCCGCTTCGACGCTTGTTCACATGGGGCTCATCAACGGAGATACGTTCACGTTTCTCCGTAGCACACTGCAGATCACCCAGGCGGATTTGGCAACTCAACTAGGCGTACCTTTTGCCACGGTCCAAGGGTGGGAAGATGGGAGCATCGAGATCCCTAGATTGTCTTGGACCACTTTGGCCCAACAAGTAGTAGCTGCGGACGGGCGTTCTTTGCCGGTTGAGTTAGCGTGCCCGCCGAATTTCCGTGGTCGGAAGATCCGCGTGTTTCCTAACATACCCATGGAGACGATGCCTCAGTCTTCCATTCCGTCTGATTGCAACCCAGGCGTCTCTCTAGTCTCTCCTGATTGTGAACCCCCGGTCGCATGTTGATTTTTCTTTAGCGGTTGAGTCAAGTAGGAGCGGAATGCATGACGACCCTGTCTGAGAGAGTAGTGGAGCGCGTCGGAGCTGAGGAAGAAGAGGATGATATAGGCGAGTTGGAGATCGCTGAATACATCGTCTTTTTGTTGGCTCTTGATACGTATTCCCGATACATCGAAGATGAGACTGGGGAGGATCATGCTGACGACCTTGTGCGTCGAGGGATCCAGCTAGTGCGCTTGGCGGATCGCCAGCATCTTGCAGCGGTGCAGATGTTTCTTGGCGAGGCTGTCCCAACCAGCGGTCAGAAGAAGATGGTCGACAAAGCGTTTCGGTTCCTACCGAACACCGCTGGTTTGGCTCGTAGGACGTTCAACATCCGTACGGTTCTGTCCCGTGGCGGGGCCTCTACGATGCGGGCGATTTTCAAACAGAACAAAGCCCTAAGAGCTGTCAAGGCGGCCATTGAAGCGTCCATGATGGACGATGCGGATGCGGCGCTAGACAAGTTCGCGGTGATCCCTCTGCGAAACCAACGGCTCCGGAAGTGGATCGATGTGGCGGCGGAGACTGCCGGTTCTGGCACGTACCAGAATGCTGTTGCGGTAAGTGCCGATGAGGTAGAGACCGAGTCTCTGTTAGCAACGCGTGTGCAGCAACAGGGAGCTTCAGTCTCCTCGGAGGAGCGTCAAGAGGCGGGTGCCGCCAAGGATGAGGCCATTGCGACGGTCCAAGAGAAGGCAACTGAGGCTGCTCAACGGTCGATGGCGGTTTCGGGCGAAGCGGATGAATCACCCACCAAGTCTGAGGTTGCTGGGATGGCGGCTGCCGCGGTGGCTGCGGCCATGTCAGACCCTGACAACCCGAACAATGTACCCACGCCCCTTCAGAAGCTAGACGACGAACAACGGGCGGCAGCGCTCACTGATGGTCGGGTCCTTGTAGCGGCGGGTGCCGGTTCCGGCAAGTCTACGACGGTGGTCTCGCGGGTCGAGTACCTGATCAAGGATCGGCGGGTCAACCCTTCCCGCGTGTTGGTGACGAGCTTCAACACGAAGGCGGCGGGGGAGCTGAAACAGAAGATTGGTACCGCCACGAGCGGGGACACGCTTAATCAAATGTCTGTAGGCACGATGCACTCGCTGTTTCGGAAGTTCATTGGCGAGTATGGGACAGCTCAAGAGCGTTCTGCGATGGGGCTGGGTAAGGATCGCGGAGGCTTTGTTCAGGGCGGTGGTTCGGTGGCCCGAGCCGTCCAGCGTATTTGGGCTGATTGCTATCCGGCGGAGACCCCCCAGGAGCGTAAGGTGCCCAAGCTCAAGAACGTCCTCATGGCGAAGTCCAAGTGGGCGGGAAACAATGTTTCTCCGGAGGAAGCAAAAGCGCAAGCCAAGGATCAGGACGAGCGTGACGCTGCCGACTGGTACGCGATGTACGAGGGCCTCAAAGGATCCATTCCCGGCTGGAAGCCAGCCTGCAGTTCCTCCAAGGCGTATGAGTCGTTCATGGCTCGTATGCGACCTAATGGGGGACGTCTGGGCGATTTCGATGACATGCTGGGATTGTTCTTGGCCATCCTTAAAAGAGAGCCACCGGTTAAAAAAACTCTTCAGGGGATGTTTGATCACATCCTTGTCGATGAGTGTGTTCACGAGGGCACCGAAGTGCTTACCAAATTTGGCGAAAGTAAAGCAATTTCTGAGTTGGAGGTGGGCGAAGAGATCCTGAGCTATTGCAATGGTTCCGCCACTTTCAAGAAGGTCCTAGCTAAAAAGCGCAGCTCAAAGACCGCGGGTGTGACTGCTCACACGAAATCTGGCTACAGCTTGACCATGACCTTAGATCATAGGTTGTACGCGACACGCTTTGATCCCTGTGACATTGGAGAGAACGAACTTGCCTTGTACCTCATGTACCGGAAGGACATGGGGTATCGCGTCGGAGTGTCAACCGTACCGTATTTGTTGGGTAGATCTACGCAAGCGTCAGGTGTTTTTAAGTCGCATCGAGCGGGAACGGAGAAGGCGGATTGCTTGTGGGTGTTGGAGGTTGGGGAAGAGTCCGAAATGTTGTACAAAGAGCTGGAATACTCTCTCCAATACCAAATCCCGTCACGTATCTTTGAGGCGGAACCCAGGAAGTGTGACCAGGCCCTATCGGATCGGATATTCGCCAAGTACGGGCAGAATGGACTGAAGCTCTTAGAACTGTACGGCCTGAGTAGAGAGTTCCCGCATTGGGTGAGTTCTAGTTACACTAATCGTAAAGTGGTTTCGATCAATGCTCACCGTCCTGGGGGTTACGGGAACAGATCTCTCGGGCGCCGGACTACAGCGTCAGTGTCTTGGACTGCGGGTGAGAATGAACCACTTATCCCAGACGGGTGCAAAGTATACCTAACTCACGGAGGAGTCCGTAAGACCACGGGTGTGTCCGATGTGTCGTATGTGATGGCGTCTAAAGCTGCACGCGCTTTGGCCCAAGCGCTCGGGGCCTATGTAGTAGAAGACATCTTGGTGAATGGGCAGTCTTGTGTCCTAACCAATGCAGGATCCCTGAAGGTTGGAATGGAACTCCCCATCCATCTGTCTGGGATTGACAACAACGAAAATGTTGTCAATTTCATGCGTGGTAAAGAGATCCGGCGTCTAGCAGACAAGTATCGAATTCAAGTCCCTGTTAGGGGTTGCGTCCACTATTCTATATATGAAGCCATTAGGCAGGCCCATCTGTCAGCTACGGGGCAGGATCTAGGAGCCAGAGATGACTCCAAATTTGGGCTTGATCCTATTGTGGCATTGGAGCCTATCGAAGGGGTTGTGTTCTACGACATTACTGTAGAGGACACTGGGAATTTTTTCGGGAATGGGGTACTGAGCCACAACTGCCAAGATCTCAACCAGGTTCAGAATGACATCATTGAGTTAATATCGGAGCACGTCACTGACGGATCTGACGGTAAGTCGGTTTGGATGGTTGGGGACGATCGCCAGTGTGTGTCCACCAGTACGTTAGTAGCGACCCCGGAGGGTGAGATTCCTGCGGGGGATCTTCGTGAAGGGCAGTTTGTTCTAGCCTATCGGAACGGTTGTGTGGTGCCCCAGAAGGTACAGTATGTCGTAGCGTCGAGCTGGACACACGGTCTTTTCGTCACAACCGAAAGCGGAAGAACGCTCACAATGAGCCCCAACCATAAGATCTGGGCCACACCTCCAGAATTGGAAGACGATCAACATCTGGTTTACCTAATGTACAAAGAGGGTGTGGGGTTTCGTGTGGGGGTTACAAATAGAGGCCGCTCGGATGCTAACCCTTATGGCTCCCGGATGATCCATGAGAGGGCGGATCGGTTGTGGGTTCTAAATGTGGAGTCGGATCTTGAATCGGCTCTTCTGAAAGAGGCTGAGTATTCTTTGGAATTTGGTGTACCCACGCTGGTATTTAATGGAGTTGGGAGGGGGATCAATCAAGACCGGGTCGATGCCGTGTTCGCGAAGTTCGGTAGTAAGGGTGCGGCTATTCTAGAGTCAAAAGGTATGAGTTTCGATCTGCCGGTGTGGATGGCGTGCGGTACCACCACTAGAGGGAGCACACAACGTCGGTTGATCAATCTAACAGCACACGGCGCAAAGGGTTCCCAGGTTCGATTGGAGTGGTCCGGTGATGACTTGGACGCACGCCTTGACGAAATGGGTGTTGTGTTTCAAAAGCGTGGGGCACGTAGACGCCTCCGCAAGTGGTTCACCAACTATCGCGATAGCCTGGATTTCGCCCAACGGCTGCAGGGATCGTTGGGTGTGCCAGTTAGGGAAAGGCTGTCGACTTCTGAGGGTCCTGCGCCTCTGATCACGGCATCATCCTTGATGGTTGGTATGCAAGTCGCGGTGTTAGAGGGGGGCTGTCTGGATCTGGAACTGATCACAGGCATTGAATCCGTCCCTGGCACGTTCGTCGATCTTGACATTGACGACGCCTCCAACTTTTTTGGTGGGGGGATCCTCTCACACAACAGCATTTACGGCTTCCGAGGAGCACGACCGGACATCTTCATTGCTAGGTCGCAGGCTGAGGGTTGGAAGACGCGGGTCATTCGCACCAACTATCGTTGTCAACCTGAGATTGTTGATCTTGCCAATCGCCTAATTGCCTACAATGAGGATCAAATTCCCTTGGAGGCGAATCCAGCACCATCGAAGACTCGTGGGGTGGGTTCGGTCCGGGTTGAAACTGCGATTGACGAGGCGGATGCTGCGCTCAATGTGATCGAGGAGATCAAAGCGTCACTTGCGGCCGACGGGGAGGTCACGGACAACGCCATCCTGACTCGCACGAACAAAGAACAACACGCTTACGAGACAGCTTGTATCATTCGCGGTGTTCCTTACGCGAGAAAGGGAACATCGAGCTTCCTAGGGTCTCCGGAGACGAAGGCATTCTTGAGTTACGTCCAGCTCGTGACGGGATCGAACTTTGCGAAGATGCAGGCGGCCTTGGGGGAAGTGATCAACAAACCCAATCGCTTTTTCGTGGGTCCAGATGCGGGCGTGAGTGCGGTCTCAGAAGCTTTCGCGAACTTCTCTCGCCAGACGAACTCAGATCTCAAGTCGGTCAACCCTGTCCAGGCTCTTGGGGACTCGCGTTTCGTCGAAACACTGGCTGCGAAACTGGCCCGTTCGCGTAGTGGCTTCAAGTACAACAAGACGGTAGAGAAGCTCTATGAGATCCATGATGAGCTGTCTCGCATGCAAGCGAACCTCTCGGATCCGTCTTACACGACTTATGCGTTGTTTGACGACATCCTCGGGATGACGGGCACGGTGGCTGTAACGAACCCTCGCACGGCCCGTGCGGAATACGTCGAGCAGACTTTCCGCGACAGCCTGAAAGCGGACCTCCGAGACAGCTTGGATGAGGATGACACGACTGAAGAGGAGGAAGACGAGACTGAGGGTCTTGGGAATATCAGCTTCCTGTTCGAATTGGCCAAGAAGGATCCAACGGACGAAGGGGACCTGCTTGATGATCCCAACACTCCGTCCGGTTTCAAATCCAAGATGGAGCGTTATGCAGCCAAGGCTCGCGAGCTGCGCATTGACATTTCCAAGTGGGACAAACAACAGGCGGCTCTGCCTCCTGAACAGCGGAAACCGCCTCCGGGTGTCTATATCGGGACGGCGCACGGGACCAAAGGCGCTCAATGGAAGAACTGCTATGTCTCGATGCCCAAGGGCAAGTTCCCCTTTACGCCACCGCAGAAGCCTGGAGCGCCTCCGCCTGATCCGGAGGTTGTCAAAGAGGAGATGGAATCGGAGCGGCGTCTTGGGTATGTGGCCCTCACTCGAGCGGCGATGAACTTGACGGTCGTGTGTCCGTCCTCGGTTGGCGGTAAAGCGGCGGGTATTAGTCCCTTTGTGGATGAAGCGGGTCTCAAGGTCGGAGAGAACGTACCGAAGCCCGGTGCTCCAACTGCGGATACAGGTAGTGGGGGATCAAAGACCGCAACTTCAAACGACTACGAAGGTGTCGTCCCGGATGACTGGGACATCCCCGCCTACGATCGGAGGCAGTCATGACGCAAAAGACTGCGATGGCTGCCCGGTATACGGAGATCACTCTTGAGGAGATGGAGAAGTTCCTCAAGAGAGGGTTTCGTGCTCTGCGTCCTCGAGAGGGGATCAAAAACGGGGAGATTATCTTTGACCTCACGCTGGGCGGACACGTTGGTATCCGTGTATGGTCCTCAATTAGCCCTCGTTCAGGCACAGGGGCGGGTGTTGGATCAGATGCTATCCGTGTGCAGCTCATCAGTCTGAAAGACAAAGGACCGTTAGAGAGGGGTAAGGCCCCTATTGTCAAAAGGACGCAGGGCTGGAAAAACAAGCTTCAGGATCGCATTGAAGAACTCGCAGAGAAGTACGAGAACCGGGAAGACTTCTGGGAGGAGTGGGCGGAGACTCGTCAGCGTAAGGGCGACCCTGAGCGTCAGATGCGTGAGGATGACGCACGGGAGAAGCGTGAAGAGAGGGAACGAGCAGAAGAATCGCACGGGGCGCAACCTACGTATCAGCGTGAAGTTCCTTTAGACAAGTTGAAAGGTGAAAGTACACCCAAGCAGATCAACTTCATCCGCGTACTTTTACGAGATCTCAAGGGGCATCAGGAATGGTCCGACTTAGGGTTGGATGTTTTGACTGGGTTTTCTCATATCCCTAACCAAAAGCAGCTAGTCACTTTATCCAAACAACAAGCTAGTCAAGTCATCTCTACTCTTCGTGGAGCCGGCTACGGTTACGGGAATCGTCGCTTTGCAGACTCTGAGTTGGCTGAATAAGATCTAAAGCGCACGCGATCTTTTTGTGAACTGCGCTACGTTAGTTGAAGTGGCAAAAACGACGTGCGCCATATGCTCGGGCCGCGGGCGTGTACACTTGCCTCGGTGTCGTATTTTCCTAGACCCCGATGCAACGTGCTCTTGCGGTCACCGCCCCTGTCACGCCTGTGACTCAACAGGTGAGACAGGGGTCGACGTTGAGAAACAACATGAACGTGTTGTGCTCCAGAATCGGTGCGCAGCTCTTCTTCGTTACCCATTAAGGTCAGACGAAAGAGACTACGTGTTAGAGCTGCAGGCTAGAATTCTCTCTGGAACCATTCCGATGAATGTGGATTGGTTTCGGACAAAGGAGCTGATGATGAAGTACGGGTTACGGTGAACTAGTTTTCAATCCTCTCTTGTGATGGGACGAGTAGCGCTAGTCACAATTAGCACCGATGGGTTCGTGGATACTGTCCAGGTGCCCGATGGATCTCGGTACACACTGGGTCCGGTGTCCGTCCTCCGGTTGATCACAGGGCTTGTGTCTGCCCGAATGGCCCGGAAAGCGCTTCAGGAGTTCACGTCCACCGGGCAGGTGATGTTGTCGGTGGACCTTGATCGGATGTGGGGGATGCTTCCATTTCAGAGGGCTCGATACTCGTCTTCGCCCGCTAACCCTCTTATGGGACTGGTTGATCGACCCGTCGAGATGGAGAACTACATGCCCAAGACTGCGTCCTACGATACTTTTTCTGCCAACATGGATCTGGCTGAGGGCATTGTTACCAAGGTTGCTGCAACAGACGAGATCATCGAGCGCCTGAAGAAGGCTGGAAAGCGCTTCGACAGTGTGAGAGCTAAGGCGGATCTCCACCGTATTGCGTCTCGAGTCACTGAGATCGCTCAGAATGTGGATCTTGCTCAGCCTTGGGTGGGTACTGACCTCTCGGATTTGTCCAAACGAGCGGACGCCATCCATGAGTTGTTCCATCCACCCAGTAAGACTGCGTGAGAGGTGAGACATGGCAAATGTAACTACAAGCAACTACATATACAGACAGGGAACGGCACCCAACACGCGAGCTGCGGTCTCGCAGAAAAACAAAGTGTTTGGTTACACCGTTGGCGTGGGCGGCTTCCAGCAGCTCGGTGTGATCAGTGAATTCAGCTTCGACGAGTCTCGGACCATCGATCCGGTTCGGGGCGTTGGGTTCGGAGATCAGATTGCCGAGCTTGTTCCGTCGGTCACCGACCCGATGACTCTGACGTTGAACAAGACTCTGCTGTACACAGCGAACCTGTTTCAGATCTTGGGGTACCGAGGCGGCATCGATGGCCTAGTTCGATCGCTGCGGCATCACCGGTGGCCCTTCGACATCAAGCAGGAGCTGGTCTTCTCGGAGTTGGCGTCCCTTCAGGATCCTAATGGCGAGTCTGTTGCAGCCACGGTCACGACAGGACCTACGGGCGACGACAATCCGATTGTGACTCCACGTGCTTTGCTAACGTTCTTTGAGGGCTGTTGGCTCAACTCGTATTCAGCAAGCTTCCCCAGTGACTCCGCTTTGGTGACGGAGAACAGCTCGGTGACGGTGACGGATGTCATCGACGGCGTAAGCCAATACGGCGAGTTCACCAACACGGGATTGGCTCCGGTTTCGGCGAATGGCAGTCCTGGGAAGGGTTTCTCTCTTAGGTTTGCGAACAACAGCAACACGGTAGTTCCGATCTAACGGGGATCTACCCCCTAGGGGTAGTTGATGGCAGCGATTGAGATGTGAATCGAACTAGATCAAACCAGAATGTGGATGTGTGTTTGGGGGTTGTCGGTCAAATGAAGATGTAGATCTCTAGTCGAGTCATTGCCCGCACTGGGCTAGCGCTGCCATCCTCGCAAAAATGAGGATGGGCATGGGTGTAATAGGATCAGACAAGATAGGGGAAGCTCTCGCCAAAGCCAAAGATATTGGATTGGTCGAGGAGTCGTTCCGGGTTGAGGGTCATGACATCACTCTCCGGAATTTGAGACCCGATGAGTACACCGAGATCATCAAGTCCTGCGAGGGATTGAATGATCTTGATTACCTCACGGCTTACCAGAAGGGGCATATCGCTCGGTCAATCCTCGAGATCAACGGGACCGATCTGCGGGACGTTGAGTTTGTGGAGGATGAGCGGCCGGACCCGAAGAATCCTGATGCCACCCGGGTCATCAAGGTAGAGTTACATGATTACCTGCTCCATCGCTTGGTCAATACTTGGAGTCGGGAGGTCCTCTTCACGATCTACCGCAAGTTCCTCGATGTCGTAGCTAAGGCTGAGAACAAGGCCAAGGAGGGGGTAGAGTTCTTGCTCGCCGAGGAAACGGAGGAAGAGAAGTACCGGCGTCTACTCTTGGAGGCTAAGGAGTGCGAGAGTGACCTCCCGCCCAGCTTGGTCGATCACGTGCTAAGTGAGCTGGGTTACATACGCCAGTCTACGGCTGAGGAGCTTAAGGCGACCATGGAGCGTGCCGACCAGATGGCGCGGGAGTCCTCCTCGAAGGACTCCCAGACGCCCCCCACGCCCCCTAGAGAGCCCCTAGAGGCCGCCTCACCCCCCACGCCCCCTAGAGAGCCTCTGGAAGCGGATCAAAGCCGGCAGAGTCCTCCCCAGAGCCCGCCGACCCAGGATCCCCATCGGACGTTGCAGGCGGCCATTGAAGCTCGTCGCGGCGTTTCTTCTTCAGACTCCGGTCGCTCGCCAGAGTCGGAGCCGGCCACGCCCGTTAAACGGGGGGACAAGATAGCGGCTCTTGAGACGGGGTCGGGGGCGGAGTTAGGCACTCTCCCTGGTCCCAATGGTGAACCAATCCCGGTCTACCGCCCTCCGAATCAGGAGCCTATGGAACTTCGAAAGCAGGAGCCTGTGGAACTTCGAAAGCAGGAGGTGGATCCTCAACAGGTGGCTACTATTCTCGATCAGCCTCCTGCAGTTGGGATAAACCCTCGTTTCAACCCACCGTCACGTAAAGCCTAATGTATGGCTGATCCGGTCCAAACATACGCGGCGGAGCAGAAGAGTTTACAGGCAGAGTACGACGGTAAGCTTCGAGAAGACATTAAGGTCACTGCCCCGAGGGAGCCGGAAGTCAATCCAGCTGTCTGGAAGGATGTCGAGCCGGTCCTTTACCGTGGGTTCCTCACTACCTCGGCTGAGATAAATAGGGTTCACTTCGTCTTCAAGTCTCTCAACCACCATGAGTACGACCTACTTCGCTTCAGCATCAACTTGAAGAACGCTAGCAAGGTTGACGAGTTCTGGTCGACCCTCTTGGCCTACTGTGTTTTCATGGTGGATGGGGCCAACATTCTTGCGGATAGGAGACAGTGGCTACCCAAGGTGGCTGAGACATTCTCGGATCTTCCGAAGCAGGCGAAAGCTACCATCTTGAGGCACGTTTCTGAGGTCAATCGAAGGGCATCTGCGGCTGTGACCCTCACGGAGGCGTATGCCATGGAGGGTGTGTCCAGGTACAGGTGGATGCAGCTTAAAGGGATCGATCTCACCTCAGTTTCGGTTACGGGTATTGAAGGCACCCAGTATCTTGGTCTCAACTGGGCACAGCAACTCTGGAGAGCGCTCAACTTGGCGGAGGACCGCAATGAGCACTACGAGCGGGATTGGGAGAACGCCAAGTTCCTCGGATCCTGCTTTGCTGGTAAGGGTCTGCAGAAGATCTACGCTCAGGATACAGATCGTCGTAGGAAGGAGAAGGAGGAGAGGATAGCTCGAAAGGATCGAATCCTTCGCGAAATCGTGCTCGGGGAAAAGGTTCCGGATAAGACGTCGGTATTGCCCGGAGCGGTAGTGACAGCCCCGCAAACCGTTGAAGAGCTGGCAGACCAGTTGCAGAAAGATCTACGGGGCGAGAAGGATTGGCACGACTCGGTGATCGAAGAACACGAGAAGAGGATTCAGCTCAATTATCAGGGTCGCCAGCGTCAGCAAGAAGCCGTTGCTCAAGAGAGTGCGAAGTTGTTCGGGGACAACAACGTTCTGGGGGAATCGGATTTGCACGGTCTCACGCGAGATCAAGTTGAAGAACGTATGCGTCGAGCTAAGCAGCTGCACGCGCAGAATGCTGCTCGAAGGCAGTTGCGCCCAGAGATGGACGAGAAGACGGATCGATTCTTGGGCAAATGGGGCTTGGGCCCGGAGGTCACGTCAGAAATCTCTACTACAGATCGAGATGTATCAGAGGCTGTTCCTGTTGTGAGACGTCCGCCAACCCCAACAACCCCATTCCGAAGGAAATAAGCCGTGCCTGAAGCAGTGGAGGTGATTGACTATAGGTTTGGCCTTGATCCCAAAGATGCGATCAAGGCGGCTCAGAAATTCCAGTCTGAGATGTCTCGTCGACTTAAGCTCGTTGAGAAGAGCGAGGACAGGGTCAACCAGAGCATTAGTCGGTACATCACGAAAGTCGGATCTGCCAAGAGGGTTTTCGGACCGGTTCTAGAGAAACAGCTCAAGCTCTATGAAGCAACTTCGCGAGCCATCGCCGATACTCGTCATGCTATCTCTGGGTACCGCACGGAGATTACCAGCCTCGATGGGGTTCTTGAGAGGTTGCGAGAACGAGAGAGTACCGCCAGTGATGAAGAGCTTAGAGCGATCAAGGAACGTATCTCTGAGGTTCAGCGCCTCAAGTCCGAAAGAGAGAAGGTACTAAAGACGAGTACGGGTGAGATGGAGTCTCAGCAAGAGGCTCTGAAAAAAATTGGCCGGGTTGCTAGCGAAGCTCGTCAACAGATTGAGATTGAGCCTACTCTAAAAGCTGATGCGTTGCGCGAAGCTGGCGAAGAGCTGACCCGTCCTCTCGCTGCGTTTATGAGGAAGGACTTCCCTGGGGCTATGGAAGCCGGGGTGGGTTTTGCTGGCAAGGCGTTCAAGAGTTTCGCTGCGTTGGGCAAGGCGGACACGAGCACGATGGACGCAGGCCCTCTCAAAGCGATTGCGGGTCTATCCAAGACGATGTCCCCTCTTGTGCGGACTCTGGGTAAGTTAGCGCCTGCGATCGGGTTGGTGGCGGGGGCGATGATGTCAATCGTGAAGCTGTTCCTTGATGCAGAATCTGCAGCCAAAGACTTTCACAAGCAGATCCTAGAAACGTCTAGCACATCGGGGTACCTAGGAGCGAATCTTGGCAATGTAGCTGATGCCTCCAAGCAACTGGAAGCCGATCTGAGGGACCTACGTGACGGTGCTATGTCCTGGAGCAACGTCCAGTGGGGGATCTCTAAAGAGGTCTCTGGTGCCTTCATCTCAGCTCTCACGGCTGAGGGTGTGACAATGCGGCAACTAGGCGAGGAGACTGAACGAGCCACAGGTTACGCAAGAAGTCACGCTCAAGTGACCCAGATGTCGGTTGCGTACTCACGAGCTTTCGGTATCAGCTTGAATGAGATTACTCAGCTGCAAGGTGAGATGATGACCGAGATGGGCATGGGTCTCGACTCGATCCAAGCAGGGTTTCAAGAGGTTGTAAGAGGGGCTGAACAAGCCAATATGGCCTCTAACAAGTTCTTCGGGATTGTTCGTAGCTTTTCGTCTGATCTGAGTCTGTTCACCTTGAGAATGGCCGATCTGACCAAGGTGATGACGGTTCTAGGTAAGACGATGAGCCCAAGGAACGCCCAAAAGTTCCTTCAAACGTTGACGCAGCAATTCAAGGGCGCGGGTCTGATGGACCGGGTCCGTACTACCATGTTGGGAGGCAAGGGAGCTACGAAGAATATCCTTCAAGAGGATGTGTCAAGACGGCTAGGAGGGTTGGCCGCAGATTTGAAAGGGATCGGGGTCACTGAAGAAGGTCTTAGGAAGGCTGTCGCCACCGGAAGCGAAGATGCCGCGGCTCAGTACATGGCTCAGTTCGTTGGGGAAATCTCGGGAGCACAACGCGAAGCCATCCAAGACGCTACGATCATGCAGGGGAAGTTGAACTCCGGCAATATGATCGAGGTCGCATCCGCTCTCAAGGACGCCAGTCCCATTGCGGCCATGCAGATACTAGATCAGGTGGCTCAACGACGGTTTGGGAAGCCTGTGTCGGAGTTGACTGGTCTGCAGAAGGTTGCGTTTGAGAGTATGACGGGGTTCAACGACGAGCAGATCGACCAGCAGCGTAAGATGGTCGCTGGTCTAGCTCAGACTCGGTATGATCTTGCCCACAAGATCGGACAAGAGAACAAGAATCTGACGGATGTAGAGCTGGAGATGCTAAACAAGCTCGATTTGGCTGGCAAGTCAGATGAGGAGCAGATCCGGGCGCTGAAGGAACAAGTGTCGGACGCGGACGTTTGGCACGCCATGAGTTCGGATCAGCAGAAGCTTCTGGAGGATAGTGCGGAGCAAATCAACTTCCAGAAGGAGGCTGCCCGTCTTCAGGTTAGCACCATTGATCAGCTCGGCGTGATTGCCGATATCTTGATGAATTATGTCTACAACATACTTACGGATATCTGGGGTACCCTTGTTACGATCGCGTCTCCTTTCTTGGGTGGGAACAAGGACTTCAAGCGCTTTGAAACTCAGATAGCGAAGCTCCAAGACGTAGGCGCCACACGGACCTTGAACCAATCTGGAGGTGACATTTGGAAGGCGCGTACGGGTATCATTGAGACATCTGGCAAGCGGATGTTGGCTCAAGTCGAGCAGGCGAAAGCGGAGAAGGATGCGTTGATCGCCAAAGGGGCGACCACGAAGGACGAGGGCGAGTTAGCGGCGATCAAGGCTCGGTTGGATCTGTTGGGGAATGTCGTCGCCGCGGGCGCCAATACCGGCGGTGTCAAGGGGCTCTACGATGTTGATCCGACGACTATGGCGACCCGTCTGGGTGGGTTAGCCACGGCGTTACGTGAGGCGAATCTGGGCGTGGGAGCCCCAGCGAACGTTGTGGGGGCGATGCCTGGGGTGAGCCCTGTCACTGCTTCTGCGGCCCCTGTGGAAGTCAAGGATGGCGCTAAGGCCGAGGATCAGCAGAAGACCACGGACCAGGTCAAGAAGGTCGAAAAGACCCTCAAGAAGAACGTGTCTCTTGCCAAGCCTTCCAGTGGGTACACGAGCGCTGTGGAGGACAGCACCCTTGGCGCGATTCGACAGGGCTTGTTTGAGTACTATCTCTATTCGGGGCTCAATCGTGAGGACGTGGCTGCCGGTCTTGCGACTGGCATGAGCCGGGAGGCATTGGTTGGGGGGATTGAGAGCCAAACAGCCAGCTTGGGTAGCACAGAGGCGGCGTTTCAAGCGATTCGGCAAGGTAATGCCCGTGGTGGGATCGTAGCCGGTCTTGCTGGCAAGATGGCGGCGGTGGATCGGTTCCCACCGGCTCCTCCAGGTGAGGGTTGGGCTGCGGTTCGTCCTGGCGAGGCCATCATGCCCGCAGGGCGAGGAGGGGGAGGCCGCACTCAAGTGGAGTTGAGGTTGAAGGGCGACCTTGGGCGGTTCATCGATGCTCGTGTGGTGAACGGCACTGCGGAGTTCCAGCGTAATCGTCGACTGAGGTAAGCGGATGCCTCGCATTCCTTCGGCAAATCCGGACTTCACTGCTTTGACCACTCCGTCGGAGGGGAATGGGTACGTGCACGGGTTAGAGAGCCGAAGGACTTTTGTTCCTGTGGCATTCCAAATCACGAGCCCTTTCAACACCCACCGAGTACTCCTGCCCCATGCTCTTGTGATGCACGTCAACCCACAGAATTGGTCGGAAAACCATACGAAACGGCAGGAACGCATCCAAACTCGCGGCGGCTTTGTCGAGCAGCATTGGGGGGATGAACTCACTGAGATCAACGCTGACGGTTCTACGGGCGCCTTCATGAACATCTACACGGGCCTCTCTTCCGTGTTGAGACACCGCACTATTGCTTGGGATCGCTATCGCGACCTTCAGGATCTCTATCGGAACAATGGTAGTGTCTACGATCCAGCCGGCAACATCGTCCTTCAAGGTCATGTGATGCTTATGTACGACAGGGGCACCTACATCGGGTTCTTCCGTTCGTTCGATGTCGAAGAGACCGACGATCAGCCCTTTGCTTTCCGTGTTTCGTGGGTCTTCAAGGTGGAAGAGGAGATCATGAAGATCCCGGGGCTAGGTTCCAATCCGGTGGCCAGGGGACCTAATGCCTGACAGCAGCCCAGACAAGCGGGTGTATGAGCAGATCGAAAAGGCTGCGGATTTCCATCAACCTGCGGTCTACGAGCTGCTGTCCTTTTACCACGGACTTCAGCTGGAGTCGGAGCCTCTTGACGGGCAGTTCATACCGCTCACGACCGTTCAGCCATGGGAGCAATCTAACACGCTCATCTTCGCAGTAGGAATCTTACCCCCCTCAGCCAAAGTGACGGGCCGTCTCTTGGATCGGTCGGCTTCGATTCAGGGTCTGTTGGGGGAGGTAACGGCCACGTCTGAGGAAGTGGATGCTCTTGAGATCGAGGAGGTTAGAGACGAGGTCACGGGTCTTTCTCGGTCCACAGTCCCCCCTACGGGGCGTTGGCAACGAATCAGCGCACAGCGGCAGGCGACGCTGCACGAAAGTATCCAACCTCTAGCCGACCGTTTGAAGGAAGCTGCGGCTAGAGAGGGGATCAGCATCATTGTCACACAGGGCCTTCGCAGTGTAGCTCAGCAAGACCAGTTGTACGCTAAGGGTAGGACGACACCCGGTCCGATTGTGACTGGCGTCAGAGGGGGGGATTCATGGCACAACTTCGGGTTGGCTTTTGATGTGGCTTTGGTCTCTCCAGGGCCGAAGCCTCCCAAAGGTACTCCCAATGCATCCCCTGGAAAGGATGAGTGGTCAGTCGTAGGTCGATTAGGCCAGGAGCTTGGCCTTGTGTGGGGCGGTACCTTCTCGAACCTATACGACCCTGGGCACTTCGAGTACCACCCGGGGATCACCAAGGCTCAGGCCCGCGCAGGGGAGCGTCCTGCTGTGCCTGTGGGATCCACGTCGCCTTTAGGGGATACCGCAAACTCGAATGGGAAGTGGGCGTTGAACGGGAGCCAAAACGCTAACAAAGCTTCCAAAACGGCTGCTCAAATAGCCGGAAAGGACCTCAACCGAACGAATTTGGGGCGGGAGTTCCAAGCTCAACAGGCGGCTACGATCTTAGCCACTCAAGCTGCGTTGGATCAGATGGCGAATACACCCCCTCTTCGTCTGCTGATCAACCCGCAATCCTTTCGACGGTCCTTTGAAAAGGTCGTCTCGGATGGCAACTGGGGGCGTAACGGTAACATCATAGAGCACTGGGGTGATAACCAAGACACAATCGAAGGTTCCGGTAAGATCGCTGCTTTCTACTCACTGGATGCGTTGGAGGGTAACGGTCCTGGTCTCACACGCACAGCGCGTCAATTTTCTGCTAGCTACCAGAACTTGCTTTCGTTGTTCTTGCTCTACAAGAACAACGGAGGTGTTTGGTTTCCGGATCCGATCTCACGTTCATCAAAGGCGAGGAATTTGTCCTTGGTGGGATCTGTGTATCTCTACTATGACCACACTTTGTACATCGGGTCATTTGATACATTCTCGCTCACGGAGAGTGAGACGTCTCCGTTCACTTTGGAGTACTCGTTTGCCTTCACAGTGCGTGCAAGTTTCCTTCTCGACCACTTAGACGATCCGCAGTACACGTATGGTCAGCCGGCTGATAGGGCTCCAGTGGTACCAACGACTACGGCGTCTAACGCACCGGCTTTCACTGGAGGGTACAACGAACAGCCGAGCCCGGATGTGGCTCAGCCTCCTTCGGATGACCTCTTAGTCGGGGACGACGACTTCAATCCCTTGGCGGTTGTGGGGTGATCGATGGCACGTAGCCCATACCAAGGGACGTACCTGCAGAACATCCGGCCAACGGTGGTGACGGCACCGGACGCGATTGTACACATCAACGGAGAAGCTGAAGTCATTGGCTGCCCTCAGTGCACTCGGCCCTTCGACCTCAACAAGTACATCACTTCCATCCAAACGGATCTGAGTGTGGACAGCTCCCCAGGCAGCGCCAGCATCTCTCTGTCTGTCCCACGACACACGATCGACGACTTCTACTTCGACGGCAACCCGGTGATTACACCGATGATGGAGGTTGAGATCTACGCCAAAGGGTACTACCTCGTCGAAGGCTTACCTCAGTACTATCCGATCTTCTGGGGGATTGTGACCGAGGTAACCGACAATTACTCGTCGGGGGAGCATACGGTCAACATCAATTGCTCAGACATCCTTAAGTGGTGGGAGCTGTGCAAGATGAACATCAACCCTGCTTGGACCGCTCCGGTTGGTCAACAGGGTCGTAGCATCAAGGGTAACGTTTTCGCTCAGACCAACCCCTACGATCTGATCTTCTCGTTGGCGATCCAGTCCTTCGGGGATGTGATTGTAGGCACGGGGTCCCTCAATCAGCTGGTGAAGGATGCGCAGCAAAAGGCCACCTTTGATGCTTCGCTGTCCGATCTCATGGCTTACTGGGAGCAGCGATTCTCTCGGATGCGAAGCAACCTTCTCCTGTACGGCACGCAAGGAGTGGCGGTTCGTGGGGAGACGTTGTACCAGGAGTACTCACGCCGCAATCCACCAGGTACAGTGCCAAAGAAACCGTTTGCTTCGACGGCGGTACGTGATGCCAATGGGGGGCCGGACTCCGGTCAAATGGTGTTCGATCCGACCTCTTCGGAAGTGGCTGCCACCCGCTTTGTCGTATCCAATGCCGGCCAACTCGATTTGTGGCAATCGGAGTACCAAACGAAGTTGGAGCTGGCCAACGCGGCTAAGGAAGCCGTGGGATTCGAGTTCTACATGGATGTCACTGGTGACATCGTGTTCAAGCCCCCTTTCTACAACCTTGATGTCCTGAGCAACAAACCGGTTTCGTGGATTCAGGATATCGACGTCATCGATTGGGACTTTTCTGATTCTGAGTCAGAAGTGGTGACGCAGATCATTCTGCAAGGTGCTTTCGGAGGCACTACAGACTATGGGGTGCCTGCGGACATCACTCCATTCACTTCGGTCACGGACTACCACTTGCTGCGAAAGTACGGGTGGCGCTCTCAGAACTACAATTCCGAGTTCATCTCCAAGCCCAGTCTAATGTTCTACCATGGGCTCGATATCCTGGATCGGATCAACTCACGCCGGCATCGGGGTAGCATTACCGTGCCAATGCGATCTGAGTTGCGTTTGGGCTTTCCAGTGTACGTGGCCCCGAAGGACCAAGTCTGGTATTTGTCGGGGATCAGCCACAGCATACAGTTTGGTGGGCGGGCTACGACCACGTTAGCATTGACTGCAAAACGTTCGAAGTTCATTGCCCCCCGAGGTATTGGTGATCTCAAGCTCACCAGGTTCAACGGAGTTCCGGCAGCCTCTTCGGACGGCAAGCCCCAGAGTTTTCGCTACAGCTCTCGACAGCTCAAGCAGAGCGGAGTGTTCTCTCTGAACGTGGGTAATGCAGCCTCGTTACCGCCTAGCTCTGATGCTTTTGAAGCCCAACCGGGAGCGGACAATCCTTACGAACCGCTCATCCTCAGACACCCAAAAACAGGGCGGATTGTAGGATACCCTAATGTCGTCATGGCTTATACCCGCCCGTTTGCCCCGGCGGATGTGAGCCTTGTGGCAGGTCAGAAGAGTGCGGCAAGACCGAATCCTCGAGTCGAACGAGCTAGGCAACGTGCTCATCAGGAGACTTTGGATCCTAACAACCTGGCCGCTCTTAGCCGAAACCAGGCTAACGATGAGGATACCATCTTAGATCGGTATCTGACGAATCGTTACCAGTATGGGCTTAACTCAGCCGGAGTCTACATCTATGCACGGGACTCTTCTCCCGGCGGTGGCGTTGTCAATGAGATACTGACGCTGCCATCTCGGAATCTTCACGTTACACCCGAGGAGAGCCTGGATTCAGTTCTGCGGCGTTACAATGGAAAGACCGCGTTGATTCGTCCTGTGAGCGACGAACGAGGCTTTGAGGTGATCGGACACTTTCAGTATGGGAGGCGAATCTACCTCAAAGATGGCCGGTTGATCACGCACGCACCGAACACTCGGGCTACCGTAGATTTACAACTGGCCTTGTCCGGAGACGTGCACGCGATGCTGACGGCACAGTCCCAGGGATTGACCACAGTTTCTACGGGCATGGCGGATCCGGCTTCAACTGTGGCTTCGTTGCGTCCAGAGGACCTGCAGACAGCAGCGGTCCTCAATCCGGACACGAGTGAACCGGAGTTCACTGATGTAGGTGACAGGTTCGTATCCACTGGAACTCTAGACTCGGAAGAGCAAGCGGGGGCTCCTGTCAGTGTTGAGGCTTCGCAGCTGTCTCGAGCCCTCACGTTGGCCGAGATGTCGGTGAGAGATTCCTCGACAATGGGGGATGAGAATTGTGTGTGCCTTACTGGCCGCCAGGATCTGGCGTTCATCAATTCGGGGTATCAGGTAAAGACGATTGAAGGCAGCACTCCTGATGAAATCGCTCCCTTGACGAACCTAGAAGCAGGATCTGGCCCTATTAACTCGGGGGCTACTCTACAAGCTCAATCAGCAGTGGACTTGGCCCAAGCAGAACTCAATGCAGCCCAAGCGACTCTTTCCGGGTTGGAGGCCGACGCTCGAGGAGATCCAGACAGTATTTCCAAGAGCCAACTTGTTCTGGATCAAGAGAGAGCGGTCCGGGAGGCTCAAGGACAATTGGAGACGGCTCAGGAGGCCCTTGATTCTCTGCAGGCTAGGTACCAATCCAGCAATTCGATCTTCACCCAACCCACATCCGAATTGATTGCTAGAGTCGATCAGTTCTTGGCCAATCTGTACCAAGTTCTCGATACGCCCCACCAGGAGTTTGAGAAAGCCGTACGGGGGGAACTCCTACCAAAGACCCCCCGGGAGACAGATTTCAATGGGGTCCAGGTCAGCCCTCCTTCGGAATTTGCGCCTCCGTTTTCAGCTCCGAACCGGTTCCAGCTGGGTGACCCAGAGGCTACGGTGGGGGCCTTCGAGACCAACGTTGCCAACCTTGACAAGAGTTGGAGGGAGTTCGGCGATCGGCTTCGAGCGAATGCTGAACGTACGAAGGTTGCCACTCAGATCAGTCAGGATAGGGCTAGCATTGCACGGTTGACCAACGCTAGAGATCGGTTGGCTCAACAACAACAGTCTTCAGTAGTCATCGGTACAGATCTTTCCGCTTCCATAGCTAGTCTCGATGAGCAGATTGCCCGACTCGAACGAGATGTAGCTAACAACCAAGCTAAGTTGAGCGCCGTCTAATGGACTACCGGCCTAAGAATCCTTCCGGGTATGTGCCAGGAGCTGAGTTCACTGATACGGCTGAGCCGTTTGGTCTTAAGCTAGGAATCATCACTCGGGTCGATGAGTTCGAGCTGAAGTGCGACATCAAGGTACTCACTGGCGGGGGTGAACGTTTCGAGATTGATTTAACACAGAGCATTGCAGGACCTCGAAGTTTCTGGGGAGGTGTCCCAGAGGTCAATTCGATGGTCATCCTGGGGTACCGGAGACGTCATAAGCAGCTCTATGAAGCTATGATCTTGGGGTACATACCCGTCGGGAAACGGTCCGCCATGCGGTTCGACCCACTGGCGTCGTCGGATCCGTTAGGCATCGCACCGGAAGACGCTGCTCTCTATAGTAAGGTGTTCTCCCCACAGACTCGCTACAAGCGATTGAAGCTAGTGCCAGGAGATGTGGGGGGGATGTCCTCTGCCGGTGCAGAACTCGTGCTCTCAGAAGATGTCCGGTTCTGTAATCGAGGCGGTGACTTGTTTGAGCTGAGAGATGAAGATCGAACCTTGGTCTCTCAAGCTTTGCACCGCGTAGATAGTGAGGCAGGAGTGTTTCGGTCCTCCGGTCCGGCTCGTCGCAGTGGAACGTACCTACCTCCGGACGTCTTCTCGAACGGGAATGCTTTCAAGACCGAAGGGGAGGATTACTTTGGAGGTTCTGTGGTTCGTCGGTACACCGCAGAGGAAGGAATTGCGTACAGCGTTTTCAACCAAACTGTGATCCCACCTGTCGTGTTTTCGAACGGCCGCCGGGCGTTCTACCCAGCAACGCTGCCAGGGGTTAACTTCGAAGACCCCGATGAGGGAGCGGGCGCTGAAGTCTACACAGAGGATCGATTAGAGCTGACCCACACGACTGACATGGTCCAGGAAGTGCGGGAGGAGATCGACGGGTTTCAGATGGATCGGCGTCCCATCTACATTGAGCGGGTTCTTGGGACACTTGTAGGCAATGACACGTCGTCCCAGACGGGGCTCCAACAATACGGTCAGCTCCTTCGACCTAAGATCTTTGATGACTTCCAATCAACTGGTGCCGGTAGTTTCGCCACGGAAGCCATCTCACGGTCCCCGCTGGACGATCTGGAGTCCTTCACTACGACAGGAGCCTATCTGTTTCGAATCACTCCTCCGCCGAGCCCGGCCGGACTCACCGACACCACTAGCGCTTTCGCAGTCGCGGTCTCGAAGCAAGGCAAGCTATTCGTTAACGTCCCGGGGTCGAGGGTGGAGAAGTACACGTCGGGAGTTAAGAACGTCTCGGCTGAAGTCAATATGGAAGGCGCCCTCAAGATGCGTTTGGGTGCGGCTAGGCCGGACAACCTCGCGCTGCATCTAACATTGGAAGGTGGTGCCGTCTTTGACTTTCGTGGAGGTTCGGATGGGGCTGGCCTCCGCTTTCGAACACACTCCTCTTACATTGTTGAAGCTCAGGGTGTCCAGGACAGTAACAACGTAGCGTATTCTGAGCAGCTACAAGGCAATCGAGAAAGCTTCACGGCTGCGGATTCGGTCGAGCGAGTTGATGGTGCGAAGGCAACGACCGTCAACGGAGGCTACTCGGTACTGGCCGATCGTTTCAGCATCAATGCGCAATCCGGACTTGGGTTGAATGGGGGTCAGCTTGACGTATTGATCTCGGGTAAGTCTCAGTACCAATACGCTCAAGCGGTCTTAGAGACCATTGTCACAGGAGGTCGGATCACAACCGTCCTCGCAGGTGGGGTTACCGAAACGATTGCCTTGGGGGCAAAGACAACAACCGTCCTCGGAGGTGCAATGTCCACTAGTGTTCCAGCGGGATCTTACACAGTGACCGTGGGGTCGGGGGCGATCACGATGAGCACAGCAGCGGGGGCTATGACGTTATCTGCTGCCGCAGGTGCTGTGTCTATATCGTCTGGATTAGCACTTAGTTTGACTGCTGGGGCATCGATGACTCTTACAGCGGCTACAGCGGTAACGTTAACGTCTCCTCAAGTGTTTGTAGGAGGCCCAGCGGCGGCGTTGGGTGTCTGCCGTGGGGCTCCTACTCAACCCCCTGGAACTCCCAGTCTTGATTGGGTCACCGGTCTGCCGCTACAAGGCTCTGCGACTTTCCGATCTCTACTCTAATGCCTCTGAATCCTCCAGCGCTGGCGACCGGTTTCATTGCCCCTAACCTACTGGCTGTAGGTAATGTTGGAACGGGTATGCCGAAATTGGCTATGGGGGTCGCCATCGGCGTCTGTCAGTATCTCACGATCCAGGCTAAGGTGTCGTCTGTTGACACCGGGACACTTGGTGTAGGTACGACTGTCTTTCCATTGATCGTGCCTCCGCCGTTGTTACAAGGATCGCTACTCCAGGGCTTCTCGACGATGGGGATCCTCGGGGTTATGGCGCCGTTACTGATCCAGGGGTTGACGACAGGGTTGGTAACGGGTTGGACCTCACTGGCGCTCCTGAGCATCCAGCATCCTGGGATTGGTACAGGATCCGGCGTGGCTAGGATAACGGGGCCATCTGCGGTGGCGGCTATGATCGCCGGTTTTGCTGCGATGGGGATGGTAGGGGAAGGACCGGTAAGAACGGCTAGGGCGATTGGCATTGGTCTCGACACGACGTTCTCAGGTTTCGTAGAGCCCGTGCCCATCGTGGGTTCAGCGTCACCGTCTGGTGGGGCTGGCACTGGCTTTGGGGTAGTGATTTGAATGCCCTTTGAGATCTCTGGATACGTACTTGAGCCAATTCGCGTGGGGCAGGCGAACTCGCCTTTCACGCAAACTCCAGATAATTTCATCTCGAATCAGGGGGGCTTCGATGCTGCTTACCCAAGCGACGAATCGGAGCCTCGTACGGATTACCTCGTCACGCTCATGTCCGAGGGAGCGCTCGACGGTCTCTTGGTTCAAGCGGAGTTCGGTTTCACCAAAAATGAGGTCATCCGGCGTTTCGACTACGATGCGAGGGCGGGACGGTTTCGCACTTTGCCAGGATCAAGTCCGATCGATGTAGGCACTCTGGCCGCAGATTCCAACACAAACCGCCTGAAGGTCCGAGCGCCGGCTCAAGCCGCTGTCCTATCGGATGCGCCCTATCGCCTCTCTGTGGGGCCCACAGGCAGCGGAATGACCTGGGTGGTGACGATCGTCGCTCTCGACAGCTCGTTCGGGAGCCCCGTCTCTGGAACCGTAGAACTGTCCCTGGAGACTGGAAACCTACATTGGAATACCTCGGACCTCACAACCTTTGCTGGGCAGCCGGTGCGATTCCAGCGACAGCAGTTCTACACATTCACGGAGTCGACCGGTCGAATCGGCCTTGCGGATGACCCTCTGCTAATGCTGAACCCACTGCCCGGCTCGGGGCAGTTTCCTTTGCTCCGGTTCGGTTTTGGGTTCTATTTGACGGCGGTGGAGGTGGCCACTGAAGGGGCCTTCGGGTCTCCCATCACGGGGACCTTTGAGTGGGCGGCAGACACTGGGCGGGTCAATCTCAACACCACCGACGCTGCCAACAACGCCGGTATCCCGGTTTACTATGACGGCGTCCTGTTCGGTTGGGACCTTCAGGTGCCCTCTCAGGTACTCGGCGACATCTCCTCTCCAAGCCAAGTGACCCTGCCAATGACGGCAGGTATGGATTTGATCTTTGCCCTACCTGGAGCGTCCCCGTACTACCAGTTCCCGCAGTTCACTTTCCTCGACAATGCACTGTTCTCGTCGGGCTCGGTGGGCGTCGTCCAGGTAGATCCAGTGACAGGTGACGTGCAGTTTTCGGCGTCAGATCAATCTACCTATGCGGGTGAAGGCGTCACGGTCTACTTGGGGGATCTACCCATCGAGCGTGGGATCACGATTCGCTTGTTTCGAACGCCAGTGAATCTGGACGCTTCGCAGTCAATCATCAAGGATGTCACGGCGATCTACACAGTGACAAACGCTGTGTGGGCCGACCCGATCATCCAGTCCCCTCAGGTGTTCCTACCTTCAACTCCGATCGATGACTTGAGCTACCCCCTTGTGGTGAAGGTTGCTCAGGGTCAAGGTACGTTTATCACAGACAACTTACCGCGGCTGGATGTGTCTTCGCCCCCAGCTGGTTTGGGGTACTTCATCGACTTTGACGAGGGTGTGCTTTACTACGCTGAACGCAAAGAGCAAGTCCTTGTCCCGATTGTGCAGCTCTCGCCGGATGTGATTCTTCCGGACCCGTTGGTGCTTTCCAGTAACCTCGCGCTGGAACTGGAACTAGCTCCGGGCTCTGGAACGTACGTTCCGCTCACGCTTGGACAAGATGCCTTGTTCGACTCTATTTCTGGAGTCGTCTCGATCACAACACTTCACGGCTCGAGTCTTACGATCGGCTCGGGAGCGGATGTGGTCGGCACCTCATTGACTGACACCAACGCTGACTTTGTAGCGTCTGGGGTGTCCTCCGGGCATCTTGTTGAAGTCCTCTCTCCGCTCTCTGTTTCGGGTGTCTATACGGTGGTGAATATCACAGGCCCGACTGGGATTACGACGGTAGAGACGTTCCCATCGGCTGAAACAGGGGTGGCCTATCGTATCCATGAGGGTCGTGAAGTGTTGGCCGACCGTTTCTTTGAAGAAGTGGTCCTCCTCGATCCCTCTACGAAGGTCGAGCGTATTCGCTCTCTTGGAAGTGCCACGAATGCGCCTAGGTTGAACGTCCCTTTGGCGTACGTTGAGACTTCAAGCTTTCGTCTTGGCCCGTCCGACTCAGGAACGTTTACGACTACCGTGCTAGTGCCTGATGACGGGTCCTTCACAAGTCCACCCGCTGGGACTGTTGAGATCAGCCAAGATACTGGCAACGTGAATTTCGCTACGGCGGATCTCGGGATTGAAGCATTCTGGGTTAACGAGTTGGTTCCCCGAGTGGATTACATCCTCTCTCCGGGTTTGGGTCTGATCCAATTCACGGATCGTATGCTGGGTCTGGAGGAAGTCCGGGTCACCTACACGACTGAGCCTCCGACGACCGATCCACCGACTGCTCCTGGCTCACCGATTACGGAGTACGGCCGATTTCTGATCCGCAAAGAGATCACGCAACCACATCCTATCCCAACTTCGACCCTGTTTTTCAACCCGAACGGGTTGACTGTAGCAAGCACACCTCCTCCGACTGTTTTTCGTGGGGGGAGGCCGCAGCGACTGGGTATTCAATGCGTAGTGGACACAGAGTTATCCACCATCACCTTTCTGGCGGATTCACAGGTCACGGACGCATTACCTCACGGAGCGACGATAGCTCCCGAGGAGAGGGTCTATATTGACTACTACGTGACGCAGGCGGTTGGTGGTGAGAATACGATCACGGTTCTCACCCCGCCCATGCTCACTGCGTTAGTTAACATCAACGAGCTGGATGCCAACGGGGACCCAAACAACCAGTTCGTCATTCGGAATGGTGATTACACGTCTAATTTCCCGCCCGAACGCTTGCTGCGGATCGAGAACGAAGAGATCTATCTCATCGGAAGTGCCGTCTATGATAGTGGGGCCAACACAACGACAGTGGCTCTTGCGGGTTCACAGACGTTCCAAGATACATTCACTGATCCTCTGGTCTACGTGTCGTCCGGAACGACCCCGATCGTAAGCGCTCCTCTAGATCCCTCGTATTTCGTTCCAGAGCTATCCTCCTTCGAGGCAGTGGCTCGAGGCAGCAAGACGTTCCGGGTCACGGGCGATCGTCTCACGTCGTACCGTGTTGGCACGGTAGTGTTGTTTACCGATGGAGGTTCTACCTTCACGGACTTTCTACAGGTGTTGGGTGCTAGCTACGATGGCAACACAGATCGTACCGAGATCAAGCTTGCGTCGGGCGCTGCCAGACAGTACCTGCCGGGGTCTCAACTTCTGTTGTACTCAGTACGTCCGTTGTTCGAGCCCCCCACGGTAGAGGTCAGAACGAGTCAGGTGCCGGTTCTCACGCAGCCCTACACGATCTACCGCAAGTTGATGGGGGAACCTGGGGCTCTACTGACGACTCCGCAGGACTACACGATCGACGAGTCAGGGCGCGTTCTTTTCACAACCCCGCTCTTGCCCAACGAAGAGTTCTCAATCTTCTACACAGGTCTGCAGGTTCCCGTGTCGATCGGGATTAATTTACGGGCGACCTACACATGCCAGGTTGTCCCTAACGGATCCAATGGTCTTGAGGGGCAGATCCTGTTGGCCGATCACTTCATCTTTTCGCCCGACTCGTTCTACTACCGTGTCGAGACGATGACCAACTTTCGTGGGGAGTACGCTCAAGAGATTGCCGGGAACGCCAGCAGCGGGTCCTCTGGACCCCAAACGGATAATGCGTCTCAACCTCAGATATTCGAACAGGGACGCACGTCCGTATACTTCGACGAGCGGCATCTTGCGAACCAGGACATTATCGCCAGGTCAAGCCTTCTGTTCTACAATGACGCTGTCAATAGTCTTGAGGACTACCTTCAAGCTCTTGATGGTCGAGTGGTGGGCAACAACGATGGCCGGTTCCTATTCGACGGCACCACAGGAACGTTGAACGGGACGGCCAACCAAATCGACGACATCATACAGGTCTCACCGGCTCCTTATGAGGTCACCTACCCACCATTCGCCGTGTCCTCGATAGGTACCTTCCGCAAATACTATCTCCCTGGCTCTCGTAGTCGATTCTACCCCACTCAGCGTGACTTCTTCGCGGTCTCGGCAGTGATCCTTGCTACCCAACCGGGTGATGAGGTAGTGGATACGAAGTCGGAGAGCATTACGGCCGTAACTCGACTCCACACCCGCCTTCCGTGGGCTGTCGTTACGGAATCCACTGAGTTCTCGGGGTCGAGCGTGCTGAAGGTGGATCTGGCTTCGGGTGTGGAAGCGGAATTCGCGGATCAAGCAGCGAAGTACGCCCGACCGCCGTTTGCCACGGGGATGGAATGTGTGGTCCAGGATCGGGATGGGAGCTTCATTAATGGTTCTTCTTCCCCGGTGACCATCACGTCAGTGTCGGATTACGAGCTAGGTATTTCGGGCCTGTCTGGTGTGGCGGGTGTCGGCTCGACCATCTACCAGTCGCTCATTGACACATCCGGCGAGGCTCCAACGTACTACTTGCTTGGGCGGGACTTCGGCTTCAATAGCGACAATGGGCAGATCACCTACGTCCCAGAAATCGCTGTTCTGTCGAACACACCTCTAGTCGAGGGGGAGGCTCTGTCAGGCTCGGTCAATCGCAACAACACTCTGACGGCTCCTGACAAGTTCCCGGCCCTTTACGGTGGGATTGAGGATGACGATGGAGAGTTGAGCTTCCCTATTCAGACTCCAGATCCGGACAGTGAGCAGAATGGGTATCTCGCGACTGAAGACAAGATCATACACGACTCGACGGGGCTCATTCGCACTCTTACCACGCCGACTTTCGAGGGCGCGGGGGACTACGACGACGGTTTGCAGAGGATCACCAATTCTGGAGGTAACTGGCCGGCACCTCTTCCCGAGGTCAACGACATGGTTCGAATTTTGACAGGGACCCACGGCCCTTCAGATTTCTATCGCATCGTAGCCGTGGGAGCAGACACCCTCGACATCGATACCGCTCTTGGCAGCAATGACACAGGTTTCTCTTTCGTGGTCACGGTGAGCGATCTCAGTGTTACGGGCACAGGGGATATAACGAGCACGGATGCCATTCTTGACGACGCTGTGGCTACTTTCCTGTCTGACGTGGCGGTAGGGCACACCTTGGTCAAGACAGGTACGGGGGAGCGGCGTCAGATCACTGGGATCAACAGCAATACACAACTGACCGTGTCTCCAGCGTTTGCGGCGCCTCTTGCCGGAGCGGCCTACCGCGTCGACAATTCCCTAGCAACCTACGGAGACACGGTCAACGACTACCTCACGGATCTTAGCGCAGCGGTGGCAGGGCAGTTCTCGCTGTACCCGAATGAGCAAGCACACATTCTCAACTTCTTGGACATTGTTTTCACGGATGTCGCTACAAGCGGGTCAGGTGAAACGAACAGTGACACAGTCTTAGATGACGCCTCGGCAACTTTTCTGACGGATGGGGTATCTACGACCCATTACGTTTTCATTCAGACAGGGGCGGACGCGGGGTTCTACCAGATCACCTCGGTCAATTCGGAGACTCAGCTCGAGGTGAACCCACCGTTCCCAGCTACTCTTGTGGGGGTCAGTTATCGTGTGGTGAAGCTCTTCGGAGCTTCGCCTGAATCTGTAGACGCCCTGTTTTCTCTGTATCTGAGCATCACTACCCTTCAAACCTCTGCGAATTCGTTCCTATCGTCCCTTGCTTCGGTTCCGGTAGCAGGGTTCGCGGGTAACTTCGCGACGGGTTTGACTACTTCTATCTTGGATGCTCGGGACGTTTTGGTTGACAGCCGTCTTGCTGCCATCCCTGCGACTGTTGAGACTGTAGAAGAGATACTCGCCAATACCGACAAACTCTATGACAAGCGTTACGCTTGGATCGACGCGAGAATCAACTTGGAAAATGGCTTGGTTGCACAACAAGCCATTGCCGCGGAGAACCGGGTGAAAGCTCAGCAGGAGTTCCTGAATGAGCTGATCAAGCTGTTGGCAGTAGAAGAAGTAACATGATGAATGAGACTGAAGAGCTAGAAGGGGACGACTCCGCGCCGGACGTACCGAAGTGGGAGCACAGAAACTTCCGCCTCAATGAGCATATGAAAGACGTTGTCTCAGCGACGGCGAAAGCCACTGAGTCTGAGATTGCTAGTCTTAAGCGGAAACTCCACAAGATTCAGTATGGGCGAGGCTGAGTTCTAGATGGCTGCGAATCCAGATTGGGAATCCCTTTCGATCCAGATCCCGGGGCAGGATTTGTTGGAAGGGGCCCGGAATGTCCTGGAGACGCTTGTCGTGTTCCTTGAGGTGCTGAAGACCATCCTAGAGACGGTGAAGGTGTTCTTGGTTGATTTCGGGAACCCGATCAAAGCTATTGTCGAAGCGTTGATTCAAAGGATCCTGCAACTGTTTGAGTCTCTACGGCGCTCTGGGATCTACGGGTGGTTCGATGTTCCCAACCCCTTAGTAGACCCTAACTTCAACCGCCACGTAGGTGGGTTCGAGGCATTCCTAACCCGCTTCAAGGCTGGCCTGTATGACTCCAGAGATCCTAACCGCCCACAACCCCTCGCGGGACTAAGCAACAGCGGTTTTACGATCATCGTAGCTGATGCGGAGAATGCCCATGGCCTTGTACGGCTGATCGAGATTCTGCTTCAGTTTCTTGGGAAGGAGTTCCTGAGTCCCCAGTATCAGGCTCCGCCAGACTTCAAAGTGCTCCCGCTTGGAGGGGATGGGGATCCGGTTCTTTCGGTCGTCAAGTTGTTTCAAGATCAACCTGAGTCGGTCGTAGTAGAGTGGTCTTCACCTCAAACTTCGGTGTCAGGTGATCCAGGATTCTCGGATCTTGCCAACACTGTTGGCTTCATCCCTCCTAGGTTTCTCATCGAGAAGTGTGTAGAAACCAATCCTGCGGTTGGGGAAGTCGATGTTTCGGCGTTGGGTGATGTGGACGCTGCTGGCCCTGTTGTAGCTACGATTCCGACTCGATTTGAGAGTCGCGGTAAGCCTGGAGCTGTCATTGAGCGTAAGGTCCGACTGCACGACAACTACAACGACCCTTTTCTGAAATTTCAGCAGTACATTGTCATCGATGCGAGTACGAATACTAGCACTTTCTTGCTAGGTCAGCTCGGTACGTTTCGTTATTTAGACGACGACGTTGAGGTTGGAAAGACCTACTACTACCGTGTTCGTGCGTACAGCGGGGATCTGGACGTTTCGGGAACTACGGTAGTGTTCGAGCAACCGAAGACGAACGTCATCGACTCCAATCCGTACATTGAGTGGCCAGGGGATAACCTGGTGATGGGTAAGGCGAGCCCCACGGTTCCCATTCGGATTCCGATCTACCCACCGGACTTCGATGTGATCGAGACTCTCAAGCGTTTGTTCCAAGTGGCCTTCTCGCTGAACTTCCACCTACCGTTACCGGAAGGCGCCAAGTTCAATCCGGATGGCACTGCAATTGAACCCTCAGCCACTAGTTCGGATATTGGTAGGGGGTCTCTCACATCGCTTGCGGGGCCTCTCACATCGTTCCAAGCAATTCCGCTTGTGGGGGACGCAGTGTCGGGGATCACAGATGTGACGGCGGCCTTCCAACGGGACCCAGCGACGGGGCTTCTACCGGAGCTTCCCTGGAATAACACGAACGTGAGACGAAATTCGACAAGGCTCGCAACGATGGTTGCCGGCGCGATGTTGGAAGCCAACTCGGCGGTCCCATTCAAAGCTCTCATGGAGGGTGTGTATCCTAACGGAACACCCAATGTGGAAGGTTTGGATGCGACGAACCTTGCCAATCTAGTCTTTGAGATCACGGAGGTTCAGAATCCCGACATCGCCGGTCAAGGGGGAGTGCAGGATGCGGGTGTTCTATACGGTACTGTTTGGGCGGACCCTACGGTTCGTCTGAATGTTTTAGCTGCGGTCAATTTCTGCAAGTCGTTCACGTTGGGGGGTAGTCCTCCGGACTGGATCCAAGTCAGTTTCCTCCGGGATATCGTGCCTTGGTCTGGACAGCTCTTGTACGACTTGTTGGCAAAGATGCAGGCGTTGCTGGACGCTTACTCGGGCGTGATTGATGAGCTGAATGCGTTCATCGATCTCATCATCCGTAAGATCGACACCCTGGAGCAGTTCCTCCAATACTTGATCTCGATTCTGGACTTCATCGAAGGTTTGTCTCTGGGCTACTACATTCTCAGTGTGCCTAGCACGGGTGGCGATGTGAACGAATGGGTATCGCTGATCGAGAACGCAGGCGGAACTCTGCCCCCTAGCGGTCCAGGAGGGTATACCGGAGGGGTGGCTCTGGCCTATGTGGCCCCAGATGTGGGACCGTTCGAAGAAGCCTTTGGTTTGATTTTCTAGGCCCGTTTTCTCTTGTAGTCTCACCTCAGTGAGCAATCTCTGTTGGTGGCCACACCAGAAAATGTAGATCGGAACGCACGTTGGCCTACGATTTCCAAGGCACACTTACTCGTAGCCAGTTCGAACGCTTCAAATCCTACGTTCGAGATCAGGTGCAGCTCATCGATGGTCGCATCGCGCATCTCAAGGCGGAGCGGGATCGGATTGGTAACCTTGCGTTTGCGTACGACGCGGGAGGGGTTCCTACGGCCCTCACGGACGACCCTCCCACCACGTACTGTGGCAAGCTCTATGGGGCTTATGTTGCGCTGGGTGGGAATGCAGAGTTCGATCTTCAGGTTCGAAGCACCAACCAGCCTGTGTTCCAACTCGAGGGTGATGAGGTTCAGGATAGCCAACTGATGAGCAATGGAGAGGTCATCAGTGTGCTAGGGCTATCCGATGCTGAATCTGCGATCCTCATGCAGCGGATGCGGGGTTGGGTTCAGGGTGACCTCCACCGTCGTCGGGACTACCTGGAGAGAAAAATCCGTCGTGCTCTGGACTACTCCGAGCAGCTCTCGGCTGAGATTAGCGAACTGGAGACTTTGAAGTCCAGTGTGGATACGGATGGTTCGCTGGAGTTCTTGATCACCGAAATGGAGGCTCTATCTTCAAACCGAGGGTATACCGCCATCACAGACGACAGCGGCTCCCCAGACCCGCACGGAAAGTTCGCACGGGCCCCGGTGGCTGGCTACATGCCAGGACCTAAGGGGGCCCCGGTGACGAGCTACCAGCGAACGCTGGATGGGCTTGTTAAGCCGGAGGAGTAATGTCGTTCGATCTTCAAATTGACCAAGTGTGTCAGCATCGCGTGACTGAGGAAGCGCTGTTTGTAGCATCGGATCGACAGACGGTGCGTCCTTTGCGTCCGATCTCGTCTTCAACCTCGGTCCAGGTGTTGCTAGATAACGCCATCCCAGTGCCGTCCGAGGGAACCTATTTGCCGGCTAAGTCTTCAGGGACTCGACGTGGCCCGTTTAGTTTCACGGCCGGAGTGAACAATGTCATTGAGTTGACGGTGGATCAGGGAGCTGTCCAGACGGCTACGTTACCTACTTCGCACCAGATGGGAGTAAGCAGGGTAGCTGCCTTACTCAGTCAGATGTTCACTGGGGTGTTCTTCTCGGTGCAAAACGAGCGACTGACCTTTGCGACACGAGCCAAAGGGCCTCAAGCAAGTGTCTTTCTACAGGACACTAGTACAGCGGCTTCTGTCTTTGGGTTTACGACGAATCGAGAGTATCGTGGTCAGCAACGTGTGCCGGGTTGGACACTTGTCAGCGACCCTGCGACTCTTGCGGACCGTCCTACACGGCTAATCGTGTTCGATGAGCCGCTAAGAAGCGGTTCTGACTTCGTGGAGATTTCGTATGTGACACGACGTGAGGAGTGTCGTCGGTGTGGAGGCACGGGGTACGAGAATGATTGGAGACACGATATCAAGGGGTCGTTGATCGAGGTCAGGGATGAGGCGTTGCTGCTCCAGGAACTACAGAAGAACTTCTACACCATTCGAGGTAGCAACCAGTTCCACACCTGGTACGGCACGCAAATCATCGACTCAATCGGAAAGAAGATCGCAGCCGGCGGCTTTGCTCAGAATCTTGTGGTGTCGGACATCCATCAAGCGTTCAATCGTTGGCAGTCGATCAAACGACAACAGGAAGATGATGTTGGTCAGTTCGTCTCGGATCGGGAATTCCCTTTTCGGTTATTGTCCGTTAATTTGGAGCAAAGCAGTCAGGACCCGACTGTAGTGTTCATCACGGTAACGGTTCAGAATCGATCCAATGAGCCGATTCAGTTAACACGGGGTTTGAAAGTCCCAGAGGCGCTCGAGTTGTCAGGATCTACCGGAACTATCCGGCAATCATTGAGCAGCACAGTTCTCTCGGGTTGAGGCATTGATGGCTACAGCTCCGCAAATCCAACTTCGAGGTGGCGGCGGGTTCACTACAAACCTTGTCTTCACCACAAACAAGAACGCTGTCATTCTTGAAGGGACGGTGGATGTCAACACGGTCTCGATCCAAATCTCGATCAACGGCGGAGCTTATGTCTCCGATCCTAATCTGGTCAGCTTCGTACTTCAAACGTTCACGATCCCGAACCTAACAGTCTACCCAACAGGACTCCCACTCGAATTCGGTGTGAACACGATCTTGATCCGCACGATCGACGTTGTAGGCGGTGTGTCAGCCCCTTCCACTGTCGTTGTGACCAGAGTGAGCGATGCGGACGTCACGGGGACACAGATTCCCACCGGGATTCGGTTGAGACGTAACCGAAACTCAGTCGACATCTTGGTAGCTAAGCCACAACCTCTCACAGACGTAGTTCAAGATGAGAGTGGCAACTTTGTCATTGTCACCACGGACACAGCGACTTTTCTAGGGTTCAACTTCTACGCCTCGGTGGAGCCTGCAGGTGTCAGTGGCTACTATCGAGTCAACGAAAAGCCGATCACAGCCCCGACCGAGTTTGAGGAAGATGACGTCACAGAGTACGAAGACATTGCGCAGTGGGATGTTAGCAGCAACAAGAATTTGAGAGTTCGTGTGTCAGAGGAAGACGAGTTCGGCAATGAAGTGGCCGTCAGGTTGGACTCCTTCCATGACAATGCTTCGATCGCCGGCCAGCTTCGGTTTGCTAGCGCTCTTCAGAACTACGAGCTGAACGAGTTCGTAGTCTTCAACCACGTGCGATCCGGGGGGACTGGGCTCGTCAACTCAGACCAGTTTGTCAGCATTTCAGATTCTGACCCCCTCTACTATGTGGTGACAGGAGTCTACTTCGACCCGACCACCAACACCGAAGTGGAGACCCCATTCTCCCAAGAGGTGTTGGGATCTCCGTTGGTGATTGACACCACGATTCGCGACCTTCCGGGACGGACTCAAACACAGATCGTCACGGACTACATCAATGCGGTTGGAAGGGTGAATTCAGAGGTCTCGCTCGTTCCTGGTTCGGTCTATCGAGACGTAGCGATTGACCCGTTTGCATCTGAGGCGGAGCGGATCTGGTTCTTGCTTGACTTCGTGCACCGGAGTCAGAGTTTCCTGACCTTGCTAGCGATCGATAATGTGAGCGGCAGTGGTGTCAGTGACCCGGTTGCCAGCAGTGCTTACAAGCAGGCTCTTAAGGCGGCCATCGGGCTCACCAGCGACACTTCGGTTCAGTCCCTTGTAGATCAGCAGTTCGACAAGCTGGCAGCCAACGTGAACAAGACCCGCCTTGGAGGGCGGCAGGCGGTCGGCACCTTGACGTTGTACACAGCGACCCGTCCTACTCAGGACATCCCAGTACCCGCTGGGTCGTTTGCCACCTCCTCTGCAGACGCAACAACAGGTGTCACTTCTCAGAGGTATCGTATTGGAGGGTCTTTCGTCCTACCCACAACGAATGCTGAGGCTTACTACAACTTTGATGAACGTCGATACGAGCTGCGGGTGTCCATTGTGGCGGAGCTGGCGGGTTCTGCAGGCAATGTCCCGGCCGGTGCGATCCGGACTCTGGTGGGGATTAGCGGTCTGCAAGCCATCAACGAGAGCGCGACGGTTTTTGGAGATGATGTAGAGTCTAATGCGAATCTGGCGGCTCGAGCGATGTTGGGGTTCGCTTCGGTCGACACTGGTACCGAAGGAGGCTATGCCGCAGAATCGGCTGCCAAGATCGGTATCATCAAGTCCAAGATCATCAAGTCAGGCGACGCCCTCATGATGCGGGACTACGACGATGTTCGTAAGAAGCACATCGGAGGCAAGGTCGATGTTTGGGTGCAGGGTGTTCAGGAGCGCCAGGTGCAGGACACGTTCGCCTTCACCTTCGAGGTTGCTCGTGATATTCAGTGTCAGATCATTGACGCGACCAATCTGATCTTCCGGGTGCTCGATTCCCGCGTGACCCCGGCGACACCCATCATCGAGATCCTAAACAACCCGGTCCAGGGGCTCGGGGTTCGGAACATCACCCTTGGCTCTGACTACGACTTAACGGGCGTCGCCATTCTCGACTATCAGACGTTTCAGGTCAACACAGCCATCGCGCAGCCTGCAACGGCTATCGACGACATCGTCACAGCGGACTACCGCTTCCGGGTCGTCAACCAGTTCTTCATGACCCTTCAGCCTGTGCGTCGCGTTGTGTCAGTCGTAGGCGAAGTGTCGGGCGCCTTGGACCCGTCCGTCCACTACGAACTGTTCAAGGTCGATGACCCCCTCCTGGAGGGCGAGAGCACGATTGCTCGGGACTATGTGGCGATTGTCCCCTCGGGTGGGGTCCCGAGCGGAGATACGATCACGGTCAATGACGAGCTGCACGTGATGATCGGCTTCGAGCAGGAGCCTTTGGACTCCATCGGCATCAACACGGCTACAATCCGGGTCTTCAACGAATCTCGCACCATTGAATACGAGCCGCCAGGGGCTGTGGCCCCTGATTACGACATCATCGCGGGTACGGCCACGACGCCGGCCCGTATCGTGCGGACCTCGGCATCTCAGATTGCGAACGGCGAGGAAGTCTCGGTGGACTATATTCACGATGAGAACTTCACGGTCACCTACGTGATCAATGACCTGCTGCAACAGCTTCAGGCCATTCTCAACAACAAGCGGCATGTGACTGCCGATGTGCTCGTCAAGCAGGCCATCCTGAACTCAATCGACATCGAGACGACTGTTCAGCTCGCCCGTGGCGCTTCGAAGGACAAGACTGATCCTGCGGTCCGTAACAACGTCTCGCTGAATCTGAACAAGAAGCTCATCGGCGAGGATGTGGCTCAGTCAAATGTGGACGCAGCGATCAACAACAGTAGCGGAGTGCAGTTCAATGTTCTCCCGATGGCTCGGATGGCGTACGCAGACGGTAGCCGCCGGCTTCGGGAGTCTGTGCTGCCTACAAACAATCGTGTGGCCTCGCTTGATATTGGAGGCAACCAGGCGTTCATCCTGACGAACCCCCTGGAATACCCCACGACGGACGGTGGGGGTGAAGATACCGAGCACAAGGGGGTGTTCCAGGACGACGAGTCCATGACCATTTCGGAGACACTCGCGCTCGTGTGTTCTTCCGCCAACCAAGCGTTCATCATCGGATCGGGTGGAGCCATCATTGCGGGGTATTCTGATGACGCTACGTTAGCTCTTGAGGGGTTCTTGGTTAACGAGTACGAAGAGGAGCGCCTTCGACGCACGGCCAACCATGTGGTGGTGTCGTTGGATGGTTCTGGCGTCCCTACGGACAACCCAGAGAGTCACGCTTACGCTGCGAGCTATGTTGTCCGTGGAGATGAGGACTCACATGACATCACCGTGGCCGCGATGGAAGTGGTAGAGCTTGGAGTGTTCACGGTCACCTACCGAGAGTTTACGGAGAACTGATGGCACGGTTTGTCTTCGGAGAGAACCGTCTCAACTCGACGGTGGTCCAGAAGGGGAAGGAGTACAATTTAAGGCTGATCCAACGGGCTCAGACGATCTTCTCTACTCTACTTAATTTGCTGCCTTCCAACTACATCTCATCCGTCCAGGGCCCTAACTACACTCAGGCGCTCAAGGCGGCAGCGGTGGAGTTGGCTCGTCTCGAATTGGCTCTCGAGGATGTGGATCGAGACCGCGAGTTCTCGACAACCCGTTCAGATTTTCTCTGGTCGATCGTGGGGTATCTCGTTCTTGTCAACAGCAAACTCCCGAACTTAGGATTCTCGGATGAGGAGTTCCGCAACTTCTTTCTCAACCTGATCCGAATCTACTTCCAGGGATCGATCCCGGAGTCGATGTCCGATGTGGTGAGGTTGTTTATCTCTGGCGATATTGAGGTCACCGAGGCGTTCATCTTGCTCCGGCAAGGGGCCAGCGGTCTCGACATCTCTGACGAGTTTGTCTTCAACATCGACTACATCGCACCGCCGGGCGGCGGATTCCCTCCGGACATCTTTGAGGCGGACTCGGCGATTCGTCAGATCCTGGATCTAGTGCGACCGGCACACACGCTTTTCCGCATTCGCTATATCTTCACAGATACCTACTTGCCAGGGGACGGTCTAGGTCAAATTCTAGATGCGATGCGATGGAAGTTGGGGGTCTACTACTACGAGGACTACCGCTCGTATTGGCAAGGCATCCGGGACCGGGATCGGTTGGGCAAGAAGGTCAACCAGTGTGTGACGGCGGAGGACCACTCGGATGACTTCTGAGCGCTACAGCTACGACAAACGCGCTGAGCTGCTTACGAAGTCCTGGCTCATGGGGGTTCGCCGCGGTTGGCTGTCCTTGATGAAGCCCAGTATCCGCGACTGGAACGGTGTGTTTCGAGCCATCGACGCGCTCGAAGACTTCGTCACCAACTTGCAGGAACAGGTCGCGTTTGTGCGACGTGCCCCGTTGTCGGACGCAGGTAAGACGAAGCTGTCTGGCCTGTTTACCACGCTGAAATCCGAGATCAAGGACAAACAAAGCACTGCAAAGCATTGGATGCAGGTCCACACGGGCACAACGGGTATGCCTGCCGGCACTTTCACGGTTGAGGAAGCCGAGAAGATGCTCGACCTGTACCGGAACAAGTTCGATGAGGTAATGACCTACTGGCAGGGCCGCGAGCGTCCTCTCACGGACCTCCTCGACAAGATCCTCGCCATCCTACGGCAGGAAGCAGTGCTACTGAAAAAGCACATCGACACAGAGCACGATCAGGGGAGCCGGGAGACCGAGCGGGAGTGGTCCGAGGCCGTCTTCCGAGAGTTCAGCTACGGTCGAATGAAGGTCATCGTTCAGGATATGAAGGCCAACGGGAATCTCGTTCGGGCTTACGTCCGCTTCATCGACAAGGCGTACCAGCTCCTTCGTCGTCGTGGGTTCGAGAAACTGTGGTACGGCGTGATGTTCATCGAGTCGGTCGACTACGACAAGCTGAATAAGTCGCAGATCGCGGCTTATGAAGCCCTGGGGTACAAGGGTCTACGGAGCCGCGCCGGTCGGTACCACGCAGGCGAAGACATCTTCGTTCTGACGCAGCCTCCGGGGCAGTGGGTAGCCGAGTCCATCGTGCACGAGCTGGGGCACCGCTACTGGTCCAAGTTCATGAAGGGCTCGCAGCGGGCTCGCTTCGAGAGCTTGGTCAAGGTCAACCGTGCGCCACAGGATGAGCTACAGCCCATCCCGGAGCGTGTGGTCTCCAGTCTTCAGGACAGTGTTCATGAAGCTCGCCAGCGAGTAGATCGGGGCATGGAGCTGGTCAAAAAGGATGACCGCTTCTACGACCCTAAAGGGATCCAGTACGCTTTCGACGAAGCCTACAGCCGCTTGAACGGCGGCTTGCAGGCCCTCAAAATCTTGATCCTAGACCCTGTCGAGTTGCGGGCCTATATCAAGCCGGAGGCTGATCCGTGGATCCGACAGACGTTGGGCCGAGCCGTGGCTCAGATCAAGCTGTTGGAAGAACGTATCCGCACTTTGAACGCGTTCGTGTCCAGTTTCAGTGGGGAGGTAGAAGCTGATCCCGACCACTTCCGGCGTCGTTTCGACATGTGGAAGCGTGACTGGCTCATGGGCATGGACGCGACTCTGATGGGCACGGAAGGGTTGGCCTATGAAGTGGTTCAAGCGTTCGAGACTGCTCAACGCGATCGGATCGAGAAGGAGGACAAAAACGACCCCCGAACTGTCCTGCCGGTGTCGGGTTATGGCAAGTCGCACATCCAGGAGGCGTTCGCCGAGGCGTACACCTGGTACGTGTACGGTCGGGATATGTCGCGTGATCAGATCGAGTCTTTCCGCTCGGTCCTCAAGAATGCTTCTCTAGCCCCGCTAGTGGTGAGCCGGTACCTCCATGGCGCTTACGGTCAACAGCGACAACACTCTGCTTGAGGTTACATTCGACACCCTATTGAGTTTCCGCGGGGTGTCGGATCTGACCAAGTACAGGCTGTCCCGAACAACTGGCGTCCCCATTGTGGCGCAGGCTGCGACCCCTGTGTACACGATCGTGCAGTCGGGGCGAGGCTTCGTTGGCCTGCCTCCCGGCACGACCGCAGTCAGCATGGACGGGTCGTCCTCCATGACTGCGAACTTGACCCGGGTGGGGAATTACGTCGATTTCAACGGGTCGTCCTCCATGACGGCCAACGCCGGACGGACCCGCGAGGCTCAGGCCACCTTCAACGGCAGCTCTGATGTCCAAGCTACTCTAAACTCAACTGGGGATAACGCGGATGTGGGTCTGGGCGGTGAATCGTCCTTCGCTGCGGACCTGACCTATGTCCAGCGGTCGACCACCTCACGGTTCTTGCCTGTTGGAGCTACGGCCCCAATCCAAGTGGGCGATTTTATCAGTCTCCAGAGTGCTGCGAACAACATCTCATTCGCGCAAGTCGTAGCCGTCTTCAGTGATGGTGCTGTCCTGCTCGACCAGGAGCTGTTGCGGCTCGACCCAGAGGGGTCTGTCCCATGGTCCCACACACGGGGCTTGGAAGGCGTGCGGCTGGAGATCAACGAGCCCACAAACGGTCAACTCTATACGCTGTTTGTGTCCGGTCTCGGCAACAAGACGGGGGCCACGTTCGCGGATTCTTCCGACTTTACCGCGGTGTCGTCCCCGCCACAGGTCGCATCGGCAGAACAGCTTCCCGACGGGGACGTGATCGTGACGTTCAATGAACCGATGCGGGTAGAGTCGGCACTTACCAACCCAACTGAATACAGCATCACAGGCGGCTCGACCGTGCGTGTCCGAGGGGTCCGGACCTTGTCCGACACACAGGTGTTGCTCGACACCGTGGGCCTCGCCGACGGCGACTACACGCTCACGGTCAACGCAACTGGCACCCCGCACGATGTGGCCGGCAATCCCATCGACCCAGTGTTCAACACAGCGATCTTCACGGCCACGCCGGCCATCACGACGCGTAGCATATTCGTCGACAAGGGTCCCATTACCAAGCCTGAGTTGTCCCTACAGACGGGAGCGGACGCCACGATCGACAGCCCCACACAGCTCACCATTCCTTCGGCGGTGTTTGACCCTTCTCACGTGGGGCTCTACCTCCGCCTGACAGGATCGGCGGCTAATGACGGTGACTTCCGCATTGTCACGCGGGTCTCGTCAACCGTAGTGCGTGTCGTTGCGAGCTTCTCTCTGCCTGACGCTTCCAACGGTAGTATCGGCTGGGAGTTGTATGACCCGCGGGACGGTGTGATCGCCGATGATCCGTCAGATGTGACCGTGCGGGTCAACGGGCTACCAGTGGTCCCGGAAGCTGTCATCGGTCTCCTCGGCCAGATCGTCCTGACTTCGGTGCCCGATCCGGCGGACGATGTGGAGGTCGACTACTGCTGGGTCTGTAACCCGGTGGTGGATTTCCGTCGGTTGAACTCGCAGGAATTTCGGCTCAACAACTGGAACCGAGACACCGGACGCCCGGTTGACTCGACGCAGCACAAGTACCGCTACAACAACACGCTGATCCAACCCCAGACATACATGCCGTTGGATATACAGGCCACGCTCGAGCAGCCCCTTCAGCGGGATCTCAAGTACCGAGCCTATGAACGTGCCTATTCGGTAGCGCTCAATGACCCCAATTTGCTGCTCCTCAACTCTCCGGTACACAGAATTGCGTTCCCGAGCTTGTCCCGCACGGTAGAGTCTACCTTCGTCAACTACCAGCCTACGGTTCTACCCGAGTCGGACCCAACCGCCCCGTGGGAGCGCCTGGGCACTGGGAACGCTTCTATCGTGAGTAGCGACCTAGTGGTTGAGGACACCACGACGGGTCCTTTCCCAGGCGGCGATCCATTTTTCTGGACACAGCCGGTCGACTTGACCTTCCCACACGTCTTCGCCATCGCGTGGCGGATGATGATCGATACGGTGACCACACCGGATGGGGTCTTCACTGGGATCGCAGCGGGCTACGCTGATGACCAAAAGGCCATCGTGGTTGGGTTTCTAGACGACGGGGGTACGACGAAGTGCGGAATTCTGAAGGCCGGTTTTGGTAACGACCCTTCAAGTCTAAGTGCGTGGACTGGAGGTTTGGATGGCGTGGGAGACCCTACTGGGTTACCGGCTGATCTAGATTGGACGGTACTTCGTAGCTATCGCATCTTTCGAAATCAAGGCGGTACGATTTCAGTGTTCATCGACGGGGCGGTCACACCGACACTCGTGGCCGCTCCAGAGGATTTGCCATATCTCGAGGAACTCAACGCGCCCTTCAATGAACTCCAAGGAGCGTTCTTCGGTTCCCTTTCACGGGAGGCGCAAAACGAGTCCACCTGGAGCTTCGTCCGTTACACAAGCATTCCGATTAACCCTCTCCAGACAAAGCCTTCGGTGTTTGTCTCGTACGAGGGCACCACACCTCCAGAAGAGTCGTCCCAACCTTGGACCCCGGTCGGATTCCATGGGACCGACACGATCCTAGCGAACGATTTCCTGTTGTTGGATTCGACGAGCGCCACAGACCTGCCTTCGTCGTCTGCGGCCGGGCTCATCAGTGGCGACTTCCGAGGTTACTCCCGCATCGAGCCCCTGTTATCCAAGGCGTTCAACATCGTTTTGGACGTGAACATGTCGATGCTGACCCACACGCACGGCATCACACCCAACGCCTGCATGGCCGCGGTCGACGACGGTAAGCGGTTGATCCAACTCTGCCTCTTTCCCGAGACCGAGGCCCCGAAGTTTAGCTACGGCGGACGAGCCCTGCCGGATGAGTTCGAGCCATACCTGTGGGATGTCTCGGGTGGGGTTGTGCCCTCCATGGTGGGCCAGTACCTGGCAATCGACGACACCACCAATGCGGACGGATTGGTCTACTCGCTCGAAGACACCGCCATTGTAGGGGACCCAGCCCGTGTCGTGGGCAATACGACCGACTACATGTTTGAGTTCCGGGTCCAGGTCCAGAGCTACACGGCGGACCTGGGCGGTTTCTGCGGAGTCATGACTTCGGTCTACGATAGTCTTCGGTCTGTCGGGATGATGTTCGAGGAAATCGCAGGCACGCGGTACGTGACGCTGCACTCGGATGGCGTCGCGGTGGCTGGCGGCCAGTTCGCATTCGACTGGTTCGATGCGGGGGCGCCTGCGTTCCACACGTATCGGGCGACCAAGGCCACTGCCGGGGACTTGGTGAGCTTGTTCATTGACGGGGTCTTCATTGGTTCCGTGGCGTACAGCGCTTTCTCGGTGCCGGCGGCGTCACTGACAGGTTTGGTGTCTTTTGGCTCTGCGACTCCGTTGAGCGTACAGTCCCAATCGAATGTGCTCTGGGCCTACGCAAACTACTGGCGGGTTGACAACACCGTTCGGAAGTTCGTTGGCCTTTGGAAGGGGCGGGATCCCGATTCGCTGACGGGGTATCATCTGCCGATTCGTGTCGCTGGCGGTGCCAGCGTCGCTGGCAACGTCCTTACAGACCCTCAGGCGGACTTCACGGTAAGCGGCGTTCTCGTTGGAGATCAGTTGATCATCGACGCGGGGGGTAATAAGGGAGTCTACGAAGTTGCATCCGTGGCGCCTGCCCTGGACGTGACGAAGCTGACCATCGTGGGCTCGTTCCCCGTGCAACCCTCTGAGGTGGACTACCGCATCGTCTTGGAAACTGACTGGACCACGCTGCATCGCTATCGGATCGTGAAGGACCCCTCGGGAGGTGTATCGGTCTTCTTGGATGCGATGACCGAGGCTTGGATCCATGCGGACTACAGCAGTCTGGACTTGCCGGTGCCCAGTGATGGCATCGCTCGGACGATTGCCGGTGGTTTACCCTCAATTCTCTGGGGCGCTTTTGATCCGACCAACATCTCGCAAACGTACTGGGACTACGTTCGTCTTGGGGCGGTGCGATCCATTACTGAGCAGGGCATCGTTCCGCACCACCAGGTCCTCAACCAGCGGAACATCATGGCTTCGTTCGAGCACCATCGGACAGTTCTTCCGCACTCGCACACGAATTACTGGAGTGAGTCCGAAGGGATCCCACCGCAAACGGATCCAGATTTTCTACAGGACCCCGGTCTCACCGCCTTTACGTTACTCAACGAAGGGACCCCGTTGGTCCCCTCCACTCAGACGTACGAGGTTCGAAGCCCGCAATCGGTCCTCACATCCGTCGTCGGTCTGAATCGACCGGAGGATATTCTCAATGATCAAGGCTTCTTGCTCAACAATGCAGAGCAGCGCATCCAGATCCTGGTCCCAGATGACGTGCTCTACAATTGTTTGGAAGTCATTGAGGCTCAAACCGGTTCGACCGATCTGATCGCGCCCTTTAACGATGAGTGTCAACCATCTTTGGGGACCCTCTACTACCAAAACGAGGTGTGTCTCAGCTACGACGGTTCGGTCTTACCTGAGAACGACGTCCTAGCAGCAACTCCTTGGAGTCTGCAGAGTGATGATCCATCCCACGTCTCGGCTTCGGCTTTTGCAGGAGTCCTGACCTATAGCACAGATGGGGTGGGCACTCGCACGATCTACCGTAACAACACACCGTTACCGGATTCGATCAGCTTGCAGACGGAGATCCGGTATCGGTTGAGATTGCTACAAGACTCCTCTGGCGGTCTAGGGGATAGCCAAGTGCGGTTTGGGTTCTCATCGCCCGGTATGACGTTGGGTCTGGCTTTCATCACATCTCCTTTGGGAGAGCGCTACGTTCTGGCTATTGACCTCAATAGTGGGATCACGGTCGGAGGCATACCGTTTGATTTCTACGACGGCTCGTTCCATGACTATCGCCTCGTTCGCGATCCAAGTTCGGCTTCCGTTCAAATCTTCATTGATGGCTAATCACGGGTATGGTCGACGGTAACTACGGCAGTGATGAGTACGGATCGAGTCCGTATGGAGGCCAGTACCCTGCGTTCGGGATCGAGGCGGTTATTCCCCTCACCCCCACGCTCTTCCGAGTTCGTTACACGGCGTTGTTTGACGCGGCGTTCGGTCCGTTAGTTGCGCTGGGTAACTACTCTCTCTTTCCGGCCCTCACGATCAACTCGATTGTAATCGAGACTGCTCAGACCGTGTTGGTGACGACTAATCCGCAGGACGCAGTCGTTTACACACTAACCATTGATCAGGCGTTGGGGTACTTTGGCCAACCCCTTGACCCTGACCTTGATTTCGCAACGTTCAATGGTCTCCTTCAGACCCCCACCTTCTTTGCAACGGCGACTTCGAACAGGAGAGTTCGGGCCACTTTCAGCTCTACCATGCTGCAGAATGCAGCTCTCACGGATACAGCTCAATACAGTCTCACAGATCTCTCTGGGAACGTTGTGTCCCTTGCGTCTGTAGAAGCTGAGCAAAGCAGTACAGTACGCTCAGTTGTTGTGACTACTGCTGAAGATCTCAGCGATGAGCGCCACTATGTGCTCACGATCCTCAGCGGAGTAGTCACAGAAGAAGGCACCCCACTTGACCCGAACAGGTCGCTTTTCCAATGGGTGGAGAATGCTCTCCAAACAAGAATCCCACTCAACCGTTTTTCGGGGGAGGTGCAGAATGGTCTGTACGGCATCCATGGGGGTTTGGTGTTCTTCTCTCCGGCTTTGGAGACCGCGGCTGCCAATTCGGTTCTCCAAGTTGACTCGGTAGATGTCTGCACCAAAGCCTACGACTCCTATGAGCTACCGCAGCCCATTGACCCTCCTGTGTTGTACACTCATGGTGTTGTTGTATCCCCGACGACATTGAACTCGTCGGCAGTGTTGTGGGCCAAATTCCCTCGTTTAGCAGAGGCGCGGTTTGAGATTGCCGATCTCCAAGAAGACACCATGCCGGCCCCAACGGACGGGAGTTGTGAGGCCACACTCCGGGAGGCATGGGATCTGACCTATGTTTCTCTGTTGAACAACGTGGCCTGGAAGTTGTTCGACAACGCTGGCGAGCCGCCAACCTACTTCAAAACGGCGGACAATCTCGCTCCGATCCCTTCGGGGAACACGACGTACATCATTCTCAAGCTGCCCTTCGAGGGTTCGTCTGGGTTGGAGGCCACGCCGACCTGAGTGGTGGTCGTTTTTCTCTTATGGGTTGCCTGGTTTGGGTCACACTTGGAAGGAGGAGAGCTTCCTTTGTTCCGTATACACCCCTACACGGCAGCTCTGAGAGGGCAAGGGACCCTTTGCCGAGGAGATGAAGATGAAAAGGATTGAGGCGTTCGACCTACCGAAGGAAAGAGACTTGGCGTTCGCAGTGCGGACAGTAGGGGAAGAGGATTTCCGCTATAACATCCGAGGCGACGTTTTCATGACGCTCCGCGACGGTGAGACTGGGGAAATTCAGGATCACCGCGAACTGCGGAACTTGGTTGTTCTCGACGCTTCGATCTTGATAGCTCGGTTGATGAAGAACAGTGTTGAACCTCCGCATGGTATCTTCGCCCTAGCGATCGGCACCGGAGACGTGGGTTGGGATCCTATGAACCCTCCGGCCCCGACCAACACGCAGCGCTCGCTGTATTCGGAGCTGGCTCGCAAGACGTTCGCCGACACCCAGTTTATCGATGGTGTTGGTGTTCCGACGGCTATCCCGACGAACGTTGTCGACTTCACTACGACGTTTGCTGAGGCCGAGGCGGTGGGGCCCCTGGTCGAGATGGGCCTCATCGGTGGCAACGTCTCGACCAACCTCTCGGTGCAGAACCCGGTGCTGCCACCCAACGGTCCCTACGATCCAGCGGTGGACCTGACGGCTTTCGACACTCAGGTGAATTACCTCACGTTCGCTGTTGTGAACAAGCCGCCTACATCCACCTTCACTATTGTCTGGCGATTGAGCTTCTAGGCGGGGTGAGGGACGAGGCATGAAAACTTGCTCAAAGTGCGGTCAAGAAGGAGAGTTTCGAGCTGGGCATGCTCTAGCCGGTACTATGCCGGACTCCCAAGTTAGCGAGCGTACTGGGATCAGTAAGGCAAGTGTCTGTGTATACCGCAAGAAAATGGGTATCCCTCGTTTCAAAGGACCAACTAAGGTTAAAACCTACCCTTGGTTGAGTTTGGCGGGGACTATGCCAGATTCCCAACTTGCTAAAATTGTAGGTCTGACATATGGGCGCGTGGCGGCGATCAGAAGCAGTCGCGGTATTCCTTCGTACAGATCTTCAATGAAGGAAGCGGCGTAATCCATGGCAAAGAATTTTGGGCCTGGGACCAGTGGTTACAACGTGCCCGAGGGGAGGGCCTGGGAAACGGTCGTCTACAAAGCCGGGGTCCCGGTACTAGACAGAGAGTACAATCTTCTCCAGGATGTGGACGGGGGCGCGGCTCAAGCCGTCCTGCGGCGTTCTACGCCCTCGGGCTGGGTGTCGGATGATTTCCTGCAGCAAACAGATCCGGTTGGCGCCATCTTCAGCGCATCGGCCGTTGTCGACACCATTGAAATCCCCAACGACATCCTGGCCCACGTCAATGGTTGGTTGATCAAGGTTCGGCATTCCTACGCCACGGGCACCAACCAGATCGATTTGGGAGCGGCGCCCGCTGGACAGGGTGTTCAGCGCACGGACCTCGTCTTCTTGGAGGTATGGAGGAAACTTCTGTCTGCTTCCCCGGACGTCGATGGCAAGAGCGTTACGGGCCGTATTTGGCAAGAGGGTAACGTCTCTACGGATCCGGCTAACGATCTGGTCCTGAACTACGCCGATGATATCCTCGACGCGAACGTCGGATCAGAGACCACAAAGAGAGTGCAGATCCAATACCGGCTGCGGGTCGTGCAGGGAGTAGATCTTGCCACCTACCCCTATGCGTTGGATGACCCGACCGTGGTCGCGAACACGGTGCCCGCCAGTGCTGCGGCCCCAGATGGGTCCGCTACGTTGTTCGCCTATGCAAACCAATCAGCCAGTGGAGATCCTGGCCTTTGGTTGGCTGGTGATGGCAATCCGGCCAACACCTTGGGCACTGTGGACGGCTATATGTACGCGGTTCCCCTGCTGGCGGTGTTTCGGCGTAACACAGCGGCTTTCGATCGTCGCCTCAATCACAATGGGGGAGTAGCCACGCCGGGCCCTTCGGATCGTCCCGACGGGTTGTTCTACGATCTCCTCGTAGCGGAAGACGTCCTGGATCTTCGTTCCGGTGTGTCCCCAACTGGATGGGACATGCGGGAGCTGCTCGAACGCAACGTGAACTTCTTGTTCGACAACGCTCTGCGATCTGAGTTCATGGACACATCCCCCACGGGTGGTGGGTACTCAGGCTCGACAGTCTTTACAGCGAATGAGATCGGAGTCCTACCCGGGGATGGGGTCACAACCGGTGATACAACTGCGGGCGAGTTCATCGGTCAATTCGATGCGGTCCGACGAAGGTTCTCTGATCGATCCGTCTTGGAGACGGTCACTGTGATCATTCCGGCACCCGGAGGTGGTTGGATGGCCGGGTCCTCCGTCGTGATTGATCCCACGGCGATGGCTGTGTACCCCGGAACAGGGGTTTACACTTTCAACTGGGCTTCCCACGCTCCGGCGGACGTCCGGTTCATGGATGTGCTCGATGCTCGGTGGGTAGACGTTCCTCCGAAAGTGACTGCTGACGCAATACCCCATATCCAAACGATCACCGGGATGGGCGCGGTTCCCATCACCTCCCTCACGGTTCTATTCCTCACGGTGGACGCAGCGGTCACAGACGAACCGCTGCACGTGACCCTCTTGGTTGGATACCCAACGGGCGTTGGAATGTCTCACACTCCGGTTGCGGACTACGGGGCCAACAGCTTCTTCCTCAACAACCCTGCACAGCTTCCGGCTGGAGCCCCTGTCTCCTATGACCAGCTTTTGTCTCCTGACTTTGATTACCCCCATCGAGAGGTGCATCTCGAGTACGAGACAGTCGACATCCTTACGCATACCTTGGCGGCGTTCCCTGTAGGGTCGACTTCGACTGTGTACATGCCGGAGAGGATCGAATCTCTCGTGAGCGTGACGGTCAATGCGGTGCCTACGGCGACGTCCGGTGTCGACGTGACGGGTCGAATCGTGTCTTTCACAGCGGCAGCCAGTCCGGGCGACACGATCGTGGTCACCTACTCAGCCCGACGTCCCCTTCCACAGAATGACGAACAACTCACGATCTATTTCCGCACGGCAGCGCCCCAAACAGCAAGGGCCGCTCTCTTGGGTGCAAGCTTGGACGTGATACCAAGGGTTACGAGTGATTTCCTGTACTCGTTGACAACTGGTTCCGGGTCTCAGGACGAAGGTTACCCCTTTGAAGGAGCGTATGTTCAGACGGGTGGGATCTTTCCCAGCAACTTGGCCACGTACTCCGGTGAGAGTGAGTTGTCCGGGAGATCCGAAGTTTCTGTGGCGGACTTTGATGCTCAAACGGGACTTCTACGGTTGCCGGTCTATGTGCCGATGGTCGCAGAGCCTGATGCCCTGACGCTAAACCGCGGCGGTGGGGATATCGACGTAGAGGGCAGGACGTTTTTCAAGGAAGTGCCCGCAGGGTACATCCCGAACGCCTACGCTCAAGATCTCAGCAACCCCGATCGGCACAAGGACATCTACCCTCTGATCGTGGAGCTAGCTGCGGATAGCGCACTTGGGTATCGAGGACAACTCGTGCTGGTTTTGCTGATTCGGTACGCATTGTTCGATGCGACGAACGGTGTGTTTTTTGATGCAGACTTGGACACCAACACCACAACAGCTGCTGTGTTCAGGCTTAAGGGGAATCTCCTCAGCAAGAGGGCTAGCTAATGCCATCCACCAAAGATCCTGTCGCTACGGTGCAACCTGGACCGGGTAGGCTGCCCTCTAACACGGTGCCGGCGGGAGCCCTTGTGTTTCCTTCGTCAGGAAGCTCCGGCGCCGCTCTAGAAGCTCACATCACTGACACGATTGACGCCCACCAGTCGACGGCGATTGGACAGGGAAGCCATTCTGGAGACACGGATCTCGCCATCACAGCTGGGTCGGTCGACACAGGGCTAGTCGAGCTTCTAGCCGCGGTTAACTCCCGGGCCTTCTGGGTCTTGGACGCTAACCCTGCTGGTGTGGCTGACTTCGCGGGTGCTAGTGCTTTGATCGATGCTATGGCCTCGGGTCTACTCTCGACTCGACAGCCAGTGTTGTTCCTAAGGCCAGGAACGTACACCTGGGACGACTCTGCAGTGTTTGATAACTGCACCGTGATTGGTTCGCGCCGAAGTGATGTGAACATCCAAAACTTGGCGGGCAACCTGCGTCTGGGAGCGCGAAGCCGCTTTGAGAATCTGATCCTCACGCTCTCCAACAACCTCCAGGCCGCGGGTGGTGGTAGTGTAGTTCGGGAAGTCGCACTTGCTGTAACAGGGGACATCAACGTTTCCACCACACGTAATGTGTTCGAGCACATCACAGCCAGCTCCCCTGCTAAGTTCGTGATCTCGAGCACGGACAACGAAGTGCGAGGCTTCAACAACAGTCAGTTCGAAGTCACAGGTAGTAGGAACCTCATCGAAGACGGGATCGTAACTTCGGTGAACGGTCTGACTGATCCGGTCCTGGACGTTTCCGGCGACTACAACATGATTCGAGACGTTGTGGTTGACAGTCTGTCGGCTTACAACTCAGTCACAGTGGATCTTTCAGGGGATCACAACACTGTGGATGGTCTGACTTTGTCGAACTACGTGATCCCCGCGGGCGGGGTCTCAGGGGTGGCAGACACAGGGCGGCAAAACACAATTCTGAATTTCGTTGCTACATCGATCCCGGCTCCTGCGATTGCCTATAATGGAGCACTTGGAGCCACGTTGAGGAACTTCCGGATCGAGAGCACCGGTGGTGTGATTTCGGCTATGGCAGGGGTAGACTGCTACGGATTGGGGATCCATGACGGGGTTGTGTTGTCGGACGACGGTCAGGCTGGAGGCTTCAGCAATTCGGGTGGGGTGTTGAGTAACGTCGTGTTCCAAGGAGGGGATGGATCTGCGGGTGCTGGTAATCAGCTGTTCTATGGATGGGGAACGCCTAGGACCAATTCTTTTGGGCTTCCAGCCCAATCTCTCGTGTTGCGTGATGTTCGCATGGAGTATGGGCAATCGAACACACGGACGACCGGTGGGGTTGGAACAGGGCAACCAGTCGTCTTCTTTGGTGGGGCTCTTACTACGGTTACGACCGACCATGGTGCCTGTGAAGTTCATGGGTTGAGAATTCAACCCTCCAGCACCGTGGTGAACCAACATCAAGACAGTCTCCTAGTGATCGATTCCTACGGTGGATTTGAGGGGACTGCATCGACTTTCAACGATGTGACCATCGACCTGGGGGAGGTCCAATGGGCGGCCTCGGGAAACGGTCGGGCCACGATCTTCACCTCTGGATCTGCGCGGGCCATGATCGTCGAAATCCGAGGAGGGTTGATCAACCCTCCTGACGACGAAGATCCGAACTCGCAGATGTGTGTTGTTCGCAACCTGCAGGTCCTGAACATCAAGGAACCCGACTTTGGCTTGGATGCCCGCGGTATTGTCAAGGCTACGGGTGTGGATTTCTACGGGATCCAAGTCGAAGGTCCTTCGTCAGGATCTCATGGGACATCCAGCTTCTCTGGCGAGACCGGAGTGCAGTTATACAACTGCTACAGCCGTAATGTCTACGTCGGTCGGGGTGTGATCTACAAATCAACCGCTGCCTACGTAGACGTGTTCCGCCGTAGTGTGTTGGACAGCAGCCTAGTCGTTTGCAATCTCTCTGCAGTCTCCGCTAGCTCGTTGGTTCGGATGACTGCTTCTGGGGAATCCTACCCGACGGTAAAGAACATACGGGTGTTGATGCTCGACGGATCGACGGGAGCTTTGATTGATTCGTTGGGTAAGGGTCGGGTCACTGACTGCATCTTGGAATTGAGCGCCAGTATCAGCCAGCCAGTCCTGACAGCATCCGGGGCTACTGTCGTGGAGAATTGCACGTTGAGCCGTCCTAACGTATCGGCTCCGTTCATCGAACTGACGAACGCCGACTTCTTTGAGGCCCGAAGCAACAACTTTCTTCTTGGTGGGGCGGGTACAGGCACAGGGATTCAAGTCACCACTTCTGACGATGTCGTATTGGAGTCCAACCGTTTCTCTCGCACTACGGGAGGGCCCTACGAAGCGATTGTGACTGACTCTGGATCGAGCCGGGTTTACATTTCGAACACCCGTGTGGACTCCAATGGCGACACGGCGGCTTTACTGCTGGCTGGGGACTATGGGATCGTAACGGGCACCACTCTCCTTGGCGATGGGGCAGGAGACGCGCTCACGATTGAGGTGAGCGGTGACTACAACCGGGTCAATGACTCTGTGTTCATCAACGCTGATGTGGAAGGCGGGGGTTCAGTTGTAGACACTGGACTCGGCAACATCATTGACGGGAACCCGAGTGAGGCCATTGAAGTGGTCGCTCTATCCGCACTCAGGGATGTGACTTCAGGTGTCGCCAATGATCTCACCGGTATCACGTACGACCCAGCAAATAGAAGCTTGGTAGCCGTTGGACTCTCTGCAACGATCACCGCCGCTCTAGATCCCGAGACCGCTTTCGCTTCTCAAACCGCCGACGCTGCCTATGCGGGGGATTTCAATGCTGTGGTGTGGGATCCAACCTTGACGGCGTTTGCGGCGGTGGGGACGTCTGGAGAGATCCAAACGTCCCCAACTGGCGCCACGTGGACGCAGCGAAACACCGGGGGTGCCAATCTGAACGGAATAGCTTCGAACGGTGCAGGTACGTTTGTGGCTGTCGGGAACACATCCACCATCTTCTCCTCCACTGCGTTGGCCACGTGGACATCTCGGACGAGCGCGGGGACGACCTCTATCCGAGATGTGGCGTTTGGTGCAGGGTTGTTTGTGGCTGTCGGAGACGGGGGGGAAATCCAAACATCTCCCACCGGTGTCACATGGACCATTCGAACATCCGGAACGGTCTTAGATCTGGACAGGATCCGATACCACCCTCTTCACGGATTTGTCGTGATCGGAATTGGCACTCCTCTGACGAATCGGATGTTGTACTCAGCGGATGGGATCACTTGGCATGAACCCGGAGGGGACTTCTTCTATGCTGTGCCTCTCTTGATGGATCGCACAATATCCGTCTTTGGCGGGGATCCAGATACTGCGATGTTGGGCATCACTGGTGCGTATAAGGGGTTTGGCACGCCCGACTACGCTGTCGATCATGTGGTGTCTGCGATGGTTCCGGCTCACGCTATTGTAGCGGATCGGTCTGTTTGGGTTGTTGGTGACGGTGGTCAGATCTTCAGAGGGCCCAGGGTCAAGTAACTATGAGCATCCACTACCTCATCGACCCGTACACGGTCTCAGGTGACATCATCGACGTCGCCACAGCGACCAACGGCCAAACCGACTCCACGGGGTCTACGGTTGTCAGGATCCCAGATGGTGTGGCGATCCAAAGCAATCCGGTAGACCGCGCTACGTTACTCACTGAGAAGTACGATGGGCTGCTGGCCACCTACCCTGGGTTCACCAATATCGTCGCAGATCCCTGCCTGGACGTACTTACGTTCGACACAGCGCAGTCATTCAAGGTGTCACTCAGCTCGGGTTTGGTGAACCACTGTTTCTTGGGTCTTGGTTCGATCGCCACTTCAGCCGCTGTAAGCTTGATCTCGACCCCTACCGTATGTGTTTTGGTTTGGGAGGAGTACTCATTCCAAGTCTCGGATGATAAAACGGGTAGGTACCAACACACGTACGTGGAGGGCTCCGGCAGCGATTTGGATTGTATCGTCTCGTTCGATAACGGGCTGAACACGAACCCGATCAATAACGGTGAAGTGCTCAACATTCCCGTGTCGGATCAAGGTTCTGATTTCATCCTGGCGTTCGGCAATACGTCATCGAACCGGGTGTACCTAGGGTCTTGGGCGTTGATCTTCTGACCCGGGGAGGCTTTCACCTCCCTCAGGACGCCGGCCACGCCTCCACCCGCACCACGCAGCTCTAGTTTCAATTACGAGGGAGGCTTTCACCTTCCTCAGGGCTCACGGGCCATGGGTCGGATCTCTCCCTACATTTCAATTACGAGGGAGGCTTTCACCTCCCTCAGGCCGGTGCAGCTGCCAGTGCCCGACCTCGTGCGCCACGGTGTTTCAATTACGAGGGAGGCTTTCACCTCCCTCAGGGCCAGCATCTTTCGACCTGAACTTGCTGCGAGACGATCTGTTTCAATTAGTTTCAATTACGAGGGAGGCTTTCACCTCCCTCAGGGAGGGGGGTACGATCTCCCGCTGGACGCGATCGTGTGGTTTCAATTACGAGGGAGGCTTTCACCTCCCTCAGGGCCAGAGCACGGACGCGATGCCGCCGTCAGTTAGACCGTTTCAATTACGAGGGAGGCGGGTACCTCCCTCAGGACCGCAGTAGCAAGTCCTACGTTGTCGGCGAGGGGTTGTTTGTTTCAATTACGAGGGAGGCGGGTACCTCCCTCAGGGGGCCGAAGCGCTGGGCGATACGCCCCACGTCGTCATGAGTTTCAATTACGAGGGAGGCGGGTACCTCCCTCAGGGACCACATCGCAGCGACTGCACTCCACTTCGCCCACTAGTTTCAATTACGAGGGAGGCGGGTACCTCCCTCAGGGGATCACAGATCCGCTCGTAGATCTCAGCCGCGTCGTTTCAATTACGAGGGAGGCGGGTACCTCCCTCAGGACCGCAGTAGCAAGTCCTACGTTGTCGGCGAGGGGTTGTTTGTTTCAATTACGAGGGAGGCGGGTACCTCCCTCAGGGGATCACAGATCCGCTCGTAGATCTCAGCCGCGTCGTTTCAATTACGAGGGAGGCGGGTACCTCCCTCAGGGGAAGCCTGCAACTGAGGCGCAGAAAATCGACATCGTCGTTTCAATTACGAGGGAGGCGGGTACCTCCCTCAGGGGGGAGTCTGAGAAACCGTGTGAATTCGGAGGTTCACAAGGCGGTTTGCGAGACCCCCTGTGGGATCATGTGCCGGAACCCCTTGGATCCAGAAGCCGATCGGGATCCGGATCCATCTAACCTATTGAATTTTCAGAGAACCCGCAGAATGCGAGAGACTCCCGAGGGTAACACACCACTGAGGCTCTCGAAAACCTGCTGAGGTCACGCGCACCATCTAGGGATTGACGGCGATGGCCTTGATCCCCGTGCTCCGATGCCAGTAGAGGCACTCGTCCACGACCTTCAGCTCGGAGTTCCAGGTGGGTAGGTCGTACGTCACAAGCGGGGCGGAGCTACCACCGGTCACTGGAACCTTGCGGATGACCGGGTTGGATGTGTTTGGATCCGAGATGTAATAGACGTTCAAGCCGTCGGTAGCGACGTATGCTTGCACTCGGGGGTCAGCTACGATCTGGGTAGCGGATCCGCCGTTCAGGGGCTTCTTCCAAATGCCCCCATCTGCGGGGTTGGGGCCGTCATAGTACACGTAGTAGAGGTAGACACCGTCGCTGGCGCTGGTTCGTCCGAAGACGTAGTTCGTCGAGGTTGATGTGACGAAGCTCTCGTTGTTGTCGAACGCAAGGTTGTGACGGCTGATTGGATTCAGTGCCGTATGGGGCGTCGCGTAGATATAATCCCCATCTGAGACTAGATGGGTCGGAGCGTCAGGTAGCACGAATGACCCGCCGGTCTGTGTGGGGGTCACCAGCCACTTCCAGTTGACGAAACCGGAGCTGGTCCCGAACCAGTAAACCCGAGTAGCATCCAACAATAGCTCTCCGGTGGCTGAGAGGTTGTACCACGTGTACGCCCCGTGATTGGAACTGACGGTGAATGTGTCGATGGTGTTTATGTACCAGGACTCGTACTGTCCAGAACCGTCGAGCGGCACCGACAACACCCCCCCTTCTCGAAGGCTCCAAAACAGGTTGGTTCCGTTTGAGGCCAAATCGGTGACCCGGGGGGATGTTGTGTCGCCAGTGATTGAGGCCATCGCCGATGTGGCGCCCCCTTCACGTGGTGTCTGCTGGATGGTCACCGTCTGACCGTTAACGGCGGTCGTATAAATGCTGTTGGAGTCTACCTCCCAGGTGGAAACGGTGCGGAGTCCGGAATCGTAGACCTCGCATGTCCCGCTGCCACAAGCACCCCCGCAGCAAGAGTGTCCGCAGCTCCCGCAGTTGTTGCTGTCGGTCTCCAGGTGGGCTTCGCAGCCGTTGGCAGGGTTGCCGTCGCAATCGTCGTAGTCGAGCTGGCAGTCGAAGGTGCAGGCGTCGTTCAGGCAGTAAGCATTGGCACCGGCCACGCTTGGGCAGTTGGCCGCAGTGCCCCATTGGCCCTGCGAGTTGCAGGTTTGAATCTGGCTCCCCGAGCACTGGACATCGCCAGGTTCGCACACGCCGGTACAGGCACCGTCAGAGCACACGAACTGGCAGGCAGAACCGCTCACCCATTGACCCTGCGAATTGCAAGTCCGGGGGACATCTCCCTGGCAATCAGTGTCGTTCGGAGTGCAGCTTCCGATACAGACGCCCTCTCCCGAACAAACGAAGGGACAAGCGGTCTCGTTGACCCACTGCCCCGCGGCATTGCAGCTTCGGGGTGTCAGGCCCGAGCAATCACGGTCGCCAGGCTCACACACCCCGGTACACGAACCTCCCGAGCATGTGAAAGGACACGTCGTTCCGTTGACCCACACACCGGAATCATTGCACGTACGGGGGGTGTCCCCTGCGCAGCTTGTTGCTCCTGGGTCGCATGCACCGGAGCACACACCTTCACTGCAAACGAAGGGACAAGCGGCTTCGTTGACCCACTGGCCCGAAGCATCGCACTGACGAGGAGTGTCTCCCGAGCAATTTCGATCGCCTGGTTCACACACCCCCACGCAGGCTCCGTCGGAGCATACAAACGCGCAGGCCGAACTCTCTACCCACTGCCCTTGCGAGTTGCAGGTTCGAGGCACATCGCCTTGGCAGTCGGTGGCCCCGGGGTCACACTCGCCTACGCAGGAACCTTCCGAGCATACAAACGAGCAAGCCAAACCCACGTCCCATAGCCCGTTGGAGTTACAAGTCCGCGGGTGCTCGTTCAAACAGTCCGTGCTTCCCGGGTCACACTCCCCTACACAAGCCCCTGCTTGACACGTGTGGTCACAAGTCTCTTGTATGACCCACTGTCCGGAGACGCACGCGAATCTGTCCCGACCTTCACACTTTACTCCCGGGCCAGAGCCTGGGCAATCGTCGTCGGGAGTCGCGTCCGTTTCTGTTTCGCCCCCATCAGGAGTACGAAGATCGGAGTCCCCTCCGTCTTCGGTGTCTGTCTCCGCGTCCGCATCGGCGGGAGACCCAGCATCGACTGGTGGGGCCCCCCCGTCCGCTTCTTCTGGCTTGTGTGCGTCTGTAGACGATCCGTCGGCTGCTGTAGACGATCCGTCGGCTGTGACGCTGGAGTCGGAGATCGTTGGGTTATTACCCCCGTCATCGCTAAGTTCAGAGCCAACGAAACTAGCCCCTCCATCTGAGAACCCTTCCTTGGAGGAGGGTAGTTCGATAGGGCCCCCGGTACTACAGGCGGTTAGAATCAGAGAGAAAACGAAAATGGATCTGGTCATGGTTTTTTAGGCCCCCTCTAGAGTATTACAGTTCAAGGTCGGTAAATCTTAAAGTTTTCAATTACGAGGTAGGCATCCGCCTACCTCAAGCGGATTCGTCGCCGCCGTCAAGGAGCGCAGCCGCCTGGTTTCAATTACGAGGGAGGCTTTCACCTCCCTCAAGCCGAATCCCGGCAGGCCAGCGACGACGTCGCCCGTCGTTTCAATTACGAGGGAGGCTTTCACCTCCCTCAAGCCCGATCGCGGTGGTGTTCCGTAGGAACTCAGTTGTCTGGTTTCAATTACGAGGGAGGCTTTCACCTCCCTCAAGGGTCGCTCTGCGACGCGTAGACGGCCTGGGCTTCCTGGTTTCAATTACGAGGGAGGCTTTCACCTCCCTCAAGCAGGGCCATGGCAGCGGAGGCAGCGGCTACCCAGCTCCAGGTTTCAATTACGAGGGAGGCTTTCACCTCCCTCAAGCTTCACCACCAATCTCGATCGATCACTCAGCGAGCAGTTTCAATTACGAGGGAGGCTTTCACCTCCCTCAAGCCCGTAGGTTCCGAGGTTGCGTTGCCCTTCGCCGTCTTGTTTCAATTACGAGGGAGGCTTTCACCTCCCTCAAGGGGATTCTGAGAAACCGTGTGAATTCGGAGGTTCACAAGGCGGTTTGCGAGACCCCCCTGTGGGATCATGGGTTGGGACCCCTTGGATCCAGAGGCCGATCGGGATCCGGATCTTTCTAACCTATTGAATTCTCAGAGAACCCGCAGAATGCGAGAGACTCCCGAGGGTAACACACCACCGGGCCTCTCGAAAACCGAGAAACTCCCTATAAGCCGGCCCATTTGACAGCCTGTCTAGTGGGCTTGCAAATCGGATCAGAAGGTAACAGGGATGAGCGACAATCTAGGTCCCGGAGTGTCCCGTGTCCTGCAATCGGCAGACACGCAGTACATCACCACTATTTGGCAGCAGGGCAAGCCTCCAACCGACGCAGCTCTGATACTGCAACAGCAGTTGGCTCACGAAGCTTTGCAGTCTGCGGTTTTGCGCGGCACACCTTCTGGGTTTTTGGGTAACGAGACCAACCCCCAGGCAAGTTACCAAACCCACTCCACATGGTCGAACTGGTTCAAGTTCGGTCCGCAGCGAGCCGGTGAGCAGCGATCTATCATGTGGGCGAACGTCAACGGGTGGTTGATCCCGGTGACAGGCACACGGACGGGCACTCCTCCCGGGAGTCCTAATGACACCGACACGACGAACGTCATTGCGCTTGATCCCCCTCCCTCCAATTCAGGGGACTTCCGGATTGACTTCGTCTTTTTGGAGGTGTGGAAGGCCAGGATTCAGCCTAACCCGTCAACTACAAACAAGCCGTCTGCTAGTGGCATCTACCGCTACGGTAATGTCGAGTCTGGCAGCTCTTTTCTCCCAGATGATTTGCTCGATCCTGCTCTTGGGTTTGAGACAGAGCAGCGAGTTCAAATCCAGTACCGCATCCGTGTGGTCAAGGGCTTGGTAGGTCTGACGACATACCCGGATGGCTTCGATCCTGTGGTTGTCAAAGCGCAGGGTGCGGCTTCGGCTGTGACTGCGTTCACGTTTGAAAACATGCGGGAGGAGCTGGGGGACCCTGGGTTGTGGCGTGCGGGTGATGGGACTAGTTCCTCGCTAGGGACCGTGGATGGCTATAGCTATGCCGTTCCGATCGCGGTGGTGTTCCGTAGGAACTCGATTGGTTGGAATGGAAACCCATCGCAGAACTTGAATGGGGGGTTCGACCGCAACCCGACGGCAGTCGATCGCACAGGCGTTAAGACGTTCTCTACCGTTCCAACCCTTGCGGCGGATCTCAACGCAACGGCCACTTCGGCGACGCTTGCTTCAGTCACGAATATTCCGCTCCCCGCCTCCCCGGCGACGGCGGTGACGATTCAAATCGGCGACGAGATCCTGACCTACACATCGATCACCGGTACGACGCTGAATGGTCTGACTCGAGGCACCAACGGAACGATCGGGGAAGCTCACTTGGCGGGGTCTGAGATCCGTGTCATTTCTGGGCGCCCCGACGAGCTGTTTTCAGACCAGATCGCTCTCACTGATATTCTCGACTTACGGCACTCGGTCAATCCTAACGGGATGGACTACACGGCGCTGCTTCAGAACAACGTCGACAAGCTGCTGAGGGGTGAGCTGCGAGCCAACTGGAAGCGCTCCGGCGGTGGGCCCCAAGGGACCTTCGTCCATTACCAGGATGCGATTCAGTCGGCCGCGGTGTCATTGGGCGTGACGCAACTCGACGCTCCAGACAACATCCGTACGGTCTTCTCTGATGCGGCGACGATCCAACCAATCGAGTGCGTGGTTCGACCCAACTCGGGTGTTGTGCCGCCGGGCCCTGGTGTGGCGATCAACGAGCCGTGGTCGTTATCTCTGACCGTTAACACGACGAACCAGACGGTCGGCAACCAATTCACAGCCGGCGACATCATTGAGATCCCCGTCAACCAACTCAAAACGGGGCTTCAAGCGGGTGCTACGGATCAGATCCGGTGGCTGAATGACAGCGTTACGGGCGCTGTTCAACTGCGTCTTGCTGGCGAGACGGGCGACCTACCGTCGACCATGTACACAGTGACGCCAGCGGTCCCAGGGCCTGCGGACAACCTGATCATCACGCTATCGGGAAGCTTCCCGAGCCAGCTTACGACGACGGCGTCTCCGCGTCAGCTCCACATCCGGGTGCATGCAGTCTATGGTCCGGGACGCGGTCTCGCACGTCGCCCCGACTCGCTGCACAACATCACCTATCTCAACCCGTCGTCGCTGCTGATGGTGCAGGAGCGAGGCATCCCTGACACCAACCACGTAGCACGTGTCGCGTGGGCTCCTCTGTGGGCGAAGTACCGGACGGCAGAGTTCAACGGCTTGCTACCGTCGATCACGGAGATGTACGCGGATCTTGGCAGCAAGACCGTGATTGCTACGCCTTTCCGTCGAATCGAATTCCCCAATCTTCTGACAGTGGATGGGGACGCAGCGAACCCTGTTCCAACTCCCAAACTGACCAGTGCGACAGGCTTCACAAGCAGCGCTAACACGCCGGTGTTTGAGGACGCGAGTGGTGTAGGGACTACGGTTGGCGGGGATGCCTTGGTGATTCCGTCTGGACCCGGCGCCGGTCGTTATACGATCCTCAGTGTTGGAGCCACTAGCTACACCCTCGACCGTCCTGTTCGAGCCCAGGCTACTGTGGGCATCAGCTACACGACTCACAGCGCCCAAGGAGTCATGCCCCTCAACGCAGTCGATGGCGTCACGCCGAAGTGGACACAGACAGACCCCCTTGGGTTGTTTTGTAGTCAATCAGCGGGGGACCCCGCGTTCAACAACATCTATGTCAGCCTACCCCGGCACCTTGTCCCGGGCTGGGGCGAGTTGAACGTGCCAATGATTGCGGAGGATGGCGACTTTGCTAGCGGCATCAACTACATGATCCGGAGCACTCCAGGCGCTGTGGTTGAGAACCAATTCAACTACATTGCGTATAGCAACACCTCTTTTCGATACTCTGTATTCAGCCAGATTGATTTTGCGTCGAACCCCCTCAGTTTCAACACAGCGGGAGTTATCAGTGGGAATCAGACTGCTGGGATGCGTTTTTTCACTGACTCCCGAGGGCTAGGTCGAGAGGGGCTGGAATTGCCGCCCTTCTATGGCGCTGCTCGCCTGTTCGGTGTCTACGAGGCCCAGGACTACATCAGTTCGAGCACCCCTTTCACCGATGAGCGCGGGCCAGGCGGAGGCGGCACCGCAACGAATCTCCTGCGACAGGCTATGAGGTCGGGCGATGGGCCGCCCATGTGGATTGAAATTGACTCGGATGGGGACTCGACTTTCATCTTGAACGCCAACGCGATCGATATCACCCGGTCGCCGAACCCCATCGCGGACTTCGCCTCGGGCACCTATGTGGTAGAGGCGGCCGTGTTTGGGTTTGACCGTGGCACATTCGATCTGAATTCAGAGGCTCGTCTCATACTGACCCGCCCTGGCAATGTTAACGCGTGGGACGATGTGGGCAGCGGAGGAGACCCGGGAGCTGCGGGTAGCCGAGAAGACAACATCAACAAGCGTGTTACGGGTCCTTCGGCGCTTCTCCCAGGACCCGCTACGGCCTCCGATCAGATCCTGGTGAACTACAGTCGCACCCCGTACCAAGGGGATGCTTGGGGATCTCAGAACAGCTACATCGATCTCCCGTACGTCCCTGGACCGCTCATGTCAGACGATGCCTTTGATGTGGTGTCGACTGAATTGGATGCGGACAACCTGACTCGGCCTAATGAGAAGGCGTTGGAGGTGCTAGCTTCCTTGAGTTTCGCGACCTCGTTGGGTACGGGCCGCTATTCAGGAGACGCTTCGGACGCTGATTTGGTGTTCACCAATGTGGCCTACGAGGATCCGTCCGTCTACCCGCCGTCTTCTGGTGTGGACCCACGACCCAAGGCTCTCCCTACGAACTTCGCTGGAGACGGGCCGGACATCGGTACCGAGTATCTCGGGTGCACGGAGCGGCTGCCTCTAGGAGCGTTGTTTCGTGACAAGGATTTCCGAGGTCAGCACTTCGGGTACACGGACGTGATGGCTCCTCTCGTCTACCGAAATACCGTGGGATCAGGGCAATCCACAGGTCTTGCATCGCCGGCTCTCGAGCATCACGAGGTGCGTCTGAGCACCGCGACCTCTGGAGTTGGGTCTCCTGGAGATGTTTTGGTCCATGTAGATGGGGAGGCCAACAACTTCGCTCTGGACACGAACTTCCGCACGCATCGTGGTGGCTCCGTGTTTGTGGCTTCCGGGCCGAGGCCCGGAGGCTCAGTATCTCTGAACAACTCGGTAGCCACGGCCACTACGGATCATGTTCGTACGCTTCAAGGACGGGCCATGTTGGTTCGGAACTCCGTTACCAACGTGGGTTCAAATGAGGCATCGGCTGGCAGTGAGCTGATGATGCTGATTCTGACCAGCGTTTACGATGCGCCCATTGGGTCCTCAGCCCCGACGCCCATCCGTATTGGTACGAATGGCACCGGAGAGGGGTATGCGGCTGCGGACCTCTATCGAATTGAGGGGCATCCGCTTGTGCGCAACAACACTCGGATGCTCATTGACTCGTCGGCAATCCCGTTGACCCGTAAGGCGTAGCCATGCCCTTGATTCAACGAAGCTACCTTGATCTCTCCGTCAGCCAACGCCGTGAAGGTGCCAGAACGGCTAGGGCGAGGATCAAAGCGACTCTTGCGACTCCTGGGTTGGTCTCCTCACAGGCAACGCAACTTCGGCAGCAGCTCAGCAAGATCGAACGGTGGGAAGCGGGGACATTACACAAGGTAGATGAGGTTTCGGATCGTTCTGCGCTGACTCAGAGACTTGAGAGGTGTGTTCGTAGGGGGGTAAGTGATGACAAAGAACGTGTGAATAACTAGTGCTAGGAGGCAGCTATGGACAACGCATTAAATCAGTTGTGGCATATCGGTAGTCTGGTCTACGGTGTTGCTGTCATCATACTCACGTTTACAGTTCGGAAGATCGTTGAGACGGCCATCCCGTCAGTCAAAAAGAAGGCCGATGAGAATGACCCAGAGGTGACCTATGCGACTACCTTCGGGCGGTACTGGAACCAGGTCATTCTCTATGTCTTGCCGCCTACCGTAGGGATGCTGATCGCGTTGATGAACGTCAGCTACCTGCATGGTGAGTCTGGCCCCGCGGAGTTGGGAGGTCGTATCTTCAACGGCATCGTTATCGGTGGCTGTTCGGCTATGGTCTACAAGATGCTCAAGAAGCGTGGGGTCGATCTAAGTAAGCCCATGGGCACGCCTTCAGAAGAGTCAACCGGTTAATGAAGCCAATTCCAACACCCCCAGTTGAACCGCAGCTGCCTTCACAGCCTGAGGGCAGCTTGTGGAGAAGCCTGTGGGAGAAGCTCGTTTGGATCGGGAAGGCGGCACTTCGCTGGCTCCTTGGACCGGGTGCGGCTCTTGTCGTTGTTGTCGTGGCCATCGTTCTAGTTGCCATCGGGGTCAAAAACGTCCAGGTCGGCGGGGTGTTGGGTAAGCTGTTCGGCAAGAAGAACCCGGAGAAGAAAGCTATCGATGTGGCGAACAGCGTGCCTGAGGATCGGGTTGACGCCAAGGGGAAACTCATCCCTCAGGGAAAGCCGGATTCTAAGGGTATGACGCAGGCGGTTGTTGTGCCCATCAAGGACCCAGGCGTTTTTTCAAATCCCGATACAGTGGTGTTTCAGCCTCCTGATGAACCCAAGCCTGTCGAGATCCAATTGCCGGTTGGGGTCAAGGCTCGGGATGTCGACAAAGTAGTCGTGGTGAAGCCTGAGAAGTTCGTGATCACTGTGAAGAGCGAGTCGAAGGTGCCAGCCAAATCCGTAGACGATCTGCTTGCGAAATACGGCGGATGACGATCCCAACTCTACTTCTACTCCTGCTAGTTCCTGTCCAGATGACATGGGGACAGGAACCGCCCCCTCCACCGGTAGAGAACCCCGAACCTCCGTGTCCGGAGGGCCACACGTGCGTCCCGGATGCGGACATGGAGACGTTCGTCCAGCTTCTGCAAGAGCGTAAGTGTCTGGATGAGAACACGCCTAAGGCCACTGCAGACTCGGTTACGGTCATCGTCGATAAGGAAGGCCGTGTATACGGCTCAGGCACCGGTAAGCACCCCTTCAAGGTCCATCTAGAGTGGTGCCACTACAAAATCGAAGCCGAGTCTCAGGTGAAGCTTCAGGTAGCCCAGGAGGTCGAGCGGACGTGGGGCTTCCGATTGCGGATCAAGGCAACCTTCGGCTTCTTGATCGCCGAGGCATTTCAAGACGACACGGATGAGTTGCAAGATACCTTGGACGGCGGATTCTTGGTGGAGCCTTTCTTCATTGACTGGGCGAACGTCAACGCCTACGTTGGCTTTCGTTCGATTGGAGCGGGCCTGGGAGTCGATCTGACGACCAACTTTGGCCTCTATGCGGGCTACGCCCTGACCTGGGGGGATTGGCGTCACAACCCGCTTGTTTCGGTCTTCTTCGCGTTCTAGTTGGTGTAACTAGGAGTCATGGAGACAGCTTCTCTGAACGTGAAGACGGTATGGTTGGTTTACTCGACCAACATGGATGGTCAGCTTGTGGAGCGCGTGGGGGCCTGTTCGACCGAGGGGAAAGCTCAGTTAGTGGCCCAGAATCTAGGCGGTAGGGGGCCTGGGGACTCGGGGAAAGTTGTTAGCGCGAAAGCTATCGTCCATCAGACTCGTCCGGGCAGCAACACCGTCTACGCGTACATTCTCGATGGGGAGCCCGCTAAGCTAGACGAGCATGTCGATGCGAAGACCGAGGAAGTCCGCGAGCGGGCCCTCAAAAAGCTTTCAGCGGCCGAGCGGGTGGCTCTGGGCCTCCCGGACCCTAAACCCCCGGTCGAGGTCTACGACCGAACCTAGGCCCTCGCAGAACGATTTATCAGCTCGGCTAGGGGGCGGCAGTTGGGTTGCCCGGGAGACTCGACGTGGACACTCACGGTAAGCATCTGCTCATTGAGTACATGGGGTGTCCGTTCGAGGCCCTCAACAATGTGCTTCAAATACAAGCGCTGATGAAGCAGGCTGCGGTGGCGGCTAGGACCAACATCGTGTTCTCGAAGTTCCAGCCGTTCGATCCACAAGGAGTGAGCGGTGTTGTGGTGATCGAGGAGTCACATCTATCGATCCACACCTGGCCTGAACACGGGTACGCTGCGGTTGATTTCTACACGTGCGGGGAAGGGGACCCGCATCAAGCCCACCACGTTCTGCGATCGGGCCTCCAAGCTACAGTCTCTGAACTGGTCTACGTTGAACGCGGGCGTGGGTTAGAGGGCGGCCCTTGCATGGGGATCAGGAAGCACACTCGAGATCTTGCAACGCCAGCCAGCTCTCTCCGTCCAGCAGCTTCTCGGGTTGTGGAGCGAGTTCTAGGATGAGAGGTCGAATTATTGAAAGCGCTGGGGTTCATGTCACGATTGACGCCTTCGTGCACGACCCCAAAGTGTTCGGGACGGATCGTCTCAGGGCGCTCTTCCATGGAATTGTGGAAGCGCTGAACATGACGATCTTGATTGGTCCGGATTTCATCGAAGTCCCCATCGATATAGACACGCTTAGGCGTTCTCAGGAGACGGGTGTTTTTGAAGATGAGGGTGGGATTACTGGGCTTTGCGTAATCAACAAAAGCCACATCGCCATCCACTGTTGGCCTCTGCAAGAATTCTTCAGCATGGACGTATTTTCTTGTGGGGACTATGATCCGGAAGTTCCGCTCGCTCTAGTCAGGTCTGAGCTTGGGGTCAAAAGCGAGAGTGTGCAGATTATCAATCGGCGAAAGCCAGTGCTCTACTGAGCGCCCGGCGTGTACGGAACAACTTGTGTCCTGCCCTAGAGTGAAATGGATCGTCATAAATTCCTAAAGATGGCGATGTCTCTGGAAGAGGCCAAGAGTGTGCTTGGCTTTCCTCCCACGAGTACGCCAAGCCCTGGAGACATCAAGAGTGCCTACCGAGCGAAGGCTCTCCAGATGCATCCTGACCGAGGGGGGAAGGAAGAGGACTTCAAGGCGGTCGGCCTGGCCTACGACATCCTGACAGGGAAGGCTCGTCCCACGTACGATCGACGGCCTTCAGGGCCTAGTACGAGCCCCAGTACGACTACGAAGGATCCAGGCTATACGACCCAGTGGACACCGCCTCCGAAGAAGGAAGTCACTTTCGAGCAAGCTGAAGCCAAGGCAGGGATCCCGGGCGGTGTGGAGTGGAAGTTCGTCACGCCGTACCAGCGGGGTAAGGGCTGGATGGGCGACGAATCTAGCTTGAGTGATCGTTACTTCGTGGCATACGGTCGCACTGAGCGGCAGCACGTCTTTGTAGCAGCGCACCATCACCAACGGCACGACCACTTTATCGGCGGTAGCTATAACGAGGACGTTTGGACGCTTCGTTCAGTTGAGCACACGATCAGTAAGGACGAGGGCACAAATCCCTCCTGGCTATACCGCAACGTCATCAAGGCGCTTAAGGAGATGAAGTTCCCGGGGCGATTCAATTCGAAGGTGCTCGACGCCAAGGGTTGGAGACTCGGGACCAGACTTCCGACGGGAGCCCCGACCTCGATTAAGCACTGGCTTGTCAACAGCGGTGAGGTCACGGGCGACTCCCCCGCGGTAGCCGGTAGGAAACAGGTTGTGGAGATCAACCAGGAGCGGACGTTCAACGAGAAGCCTGGGTACTACCCGGAGCCAAAGGCTCGTCACAACTTCTGGGATGGCGCATACCACGGTGACTACTACAAGGTCGCCTTGATCCTGAACGGCAGGCAGTACTACTTGAGTGAGCGGGATACGCAGAAGTATCTTGGGGCCCGATTGGGCGGAAAGGTGCTTCCGAGGGCAATTTTCGGAGACTATAGCTACGGAGCGAAGAAGAACCTAACTCGGCTTCGGAGGGGCAAGGTCATCCTGACTTGGATGACGGAGAAGTTTGAGGACCTTCCAAAGGACGCCGTAGCGGTGCTGGAAGCCGCAGCAGCACAAATGAAGGGGTAACGGGAGAATGCTCCGGACTCGCTCTGCTCACGTTGTTGGGCGATATCTTTGGGCACGCACAGGCGTCAAGCTCAAGCCCGAGTACGATCGAGCCCTAAAAGCGCTGGAGACCAAGAGCGATCCCAAACCCCTCATTGAGTTTGGCGAGAGGGTCGTAGAGTTGATCGTACCCGACGGGAACACGCCCCCGGACTGGTTCTGGGCCCTTGGTAAGACCAAGCGCAATTCTCTGAACTCCTTACGCAAGGCGATCCGTGTGTTCAAGATGAACTACGAGCACCAAGATCTCTCCAACCAGATCCTGTCGGACATGGCCCTGCGTGAGGCGAAGGATTGGGGCCGTGCGATCCGAACTCTAGAACTGGCTACCGCCGCGGGGGACAAGGAACGCGAGATTCAGCACGGGCCGTTTTTGGTGATCCCCGTGCCTGGCATCACCAAAAAGCAGTTGGATACTTCGCTCAGCGCCCTGGACAGCGCTGCGGCTAAGATCCGACTGAAGTTCCCGAAGGTGCTCTATGGGCGTGTGTTTCTGGCGACGAGCTTGTCTCGAAAGACAGCCGCACACTACGTCCACACGGATGATACGGTCCACTTAAGTGTGAACGCTCGTAAGCGATTCGACGACATCTACACCCTCATCCACGAGTTAGGGCACCGCTTCGACTACAAATTCCTGGAATCTCAGCTTCGAAACAAATTCTGGGGCCTATCGACGAAGCGCGAGCACGAGGTCATCCACTTCGATGCGAAGCTACGCGATCAGGTGGCAGACGAGGTGGTTGATCTCGCAAAGACCCGAGCTTTAGGTCATCCGTTGCCGAAGATGTCGCCCGAGCTAGAGACGTGGTTGAGAAGCGTGGACGGGCCGCTCAACATCAAGCGCGATATGGCGGACTACTTGGCGGGCAAGATCGACGAGTCGAAGCTTCATGCCACGGCCAAGGGCTCGAAGGACGCCGACGTGATGACGGACAAGGTCATCCGCGAGCCTCTCGCAGTCACACCGTACGGAGCCACGAATGTGCGGGAGAACTTCGCGGAGGCGTTTGCCCACTACGTGCTTGGGATGGACCTGGCGCCTGAATTCGTCGAGATCCTAAACGACGCCCGGTGAGCTTCCGTTTGGGATAGTCGAGAGGTGGTTCCAAGGTAAAGAAGGACTTTGAAACTGCGTTGAAAGAGGCTAGGCGGGCCCTGTCTTTTCTCGGTACCGGCGCCTTGCGCGCCTCCGCGATCTGTCGGGAAGGTCCGAGGTCATACGCACAGTCCGACCGTTCGCGAACGATCAGCGGCGACCATAGCGAGGCCCCGCCGCAGCGGGACTCAGTGCCTGCTTAGGCTTCGCTATCCTGAGTTGGACAGAGCATTTGTCAACCGCTCCCACAGGGGCTTGGGACTCAATCCAGGAGAGGTTGGGGCATGGTTGAGTCGGGCGATGAATACCGAATGCTCCTTTCGGTACATGTTAAGTCGACTGTCTCCGGTGGCCCGGCAGCGTTCGGCATTGGCGATGCGATCGGCGAGCTTCACCAGGATGGAGTCAGGCCGTTTCGGAATCAGCTCGAAGGGCCTCTCTTTTCGTTCTCGGCGGTTCTGGCCCTTTCCATCCGTACAGGCGTCCACAAGGCCGACGACACGCCCCGAGGTGGCTTCATGCAGATCGTCTGTCGTCAAGAAGGTGTCTTCTAACACGTCGTGTAGGTAAGCGGCGGCGAGCAATTCGGGCGGGCAATCAGGCAGCGTAGTCACGAGCACCTGGACCGTCTCTTCCAGGTGCTCGCTGTACGGAGTCGATCCGTACATTTGTCCATCATGGGCCTTGAAGGCAAATTCGCGAGCCTGCCCCACGAACGCCACGTCGGAGAAGTCCAGGATCGACACGACTTTGACCCCGGCGACCTCAGCGAGCGCCCCGCGGTTGACAAGCCCCAGAGCTAGGACAACCTCCATGCCGGCGTCACGGCAGTTGAGAATCGAACTCGTCAAGGAGCTTCCGGTGGTGATCACGTCGTCAAGAACCGCAACTCGAGAGCCAGGACGAACAAACCCTTCGATCTTGCGTCCCGTCCCGTGTTCCTTGGGAAGCTTCCGCACGCTGAACCAACAACAAGTGTTGGGGGCCTCTCGTTCGAGGTCGAGAAGGGCAGCTCCGACCGCCAGGGGGTCGGCCCCCATCGTCATGCCCCCAAGGGCTTCGATGTCTACACCCTCGTCTCTCAGCGCCTCCAGGAGGGCCCTACAGGCAAGTTGGAGGGTCCGAGGGTCGCTTAGGGCTTGCCGGCAGTCGAGGTACTCATTCGTGTAGACGTCTGAAGATAGGCGGATAGGCGTGTTTGTAGTTTGGTAAGCGCGGGCCAACCGGACCAGCAATTGATTCGTCATTTCGTTCCTCCTATGTCCCACTCAAGGGAGGTGGGCTTCCGGTTGCTGCCCGCAGGGTTACAGCGTCGAATCGCGGATGTCCGACAAATCAAAAAACAGCGCGACACTACACCGACTGTCTCAGATCCACAATGGGCACACTTGGACGCAGAGCGGTCACAGCCGCCTCTGGGTCTTTTCGGTGCGCGATCAGGTGCTCCTGCAAATCGGCCATGGGAAGCTCGCGTGGGGCGCTAGCCACGATTTTTCCGAACTCCGTGGCGAGTTTTTTGTGTTGGGGGAAGAACCGTTCGAACAGCCGTTGAGCCATGTCCCCATCAGCGTTGCGGAATTCGAATTTCCGATCAATACGACCGGGTCGAATCAACGCCGAGTCAAGGAGTTCGGGGTGATTGGTGGTCATCACAAGCACTCGACCTGTGGGAGCGCTGACTCCGTCAATTGAGTTAAGGAAGCCAGCGAACGTTAGTTGCTCATGCCCCTCGACTCTCTTGCGCTCTTGATAGACGCAATCCACGTCTTCAATGAGGACGATAGAATGTTCGGGTAGCTCTGCCATGATGTTCGTAAGCTGGTTGTCGGTAACCGCTGTGAGCGAGATGATGTAGATGTCTCGATCGAAATGGCTGGCGAGTGCGACGACCACCGACGTTTTGCCGTTGCCTGGTGGACTGTGGAAGAGGAAGCCCCGTTGGTAGGGGATCCCGTGGTCGAAATACCACTCCTTGGCACCGAAAAACCAGATGAGGTCATCCTTGATCTCCGCGAGTTGTCCGCCGGAGAGGATCACTGAGTCGAAGGGTCTTGGAGGACGCCGCTGGGAGATCCTCCAGCCGTGGTAGTTAGGCTTCATGATCGCAATCCGATCATCCTCAGGCGGAAAGGCGTATTCACGAGCTTCGTAGATCAGATCCCGAATGACCTTTCGAGACAGGGCTCGAAACTCGATCGACTCATGGTAGGCAACCTCGCCAGTAATGTTCTCGCCTTCCCGGCGGATACGGGTCAACAGGATGAAGTGTCCTTTGAAACGGATGAGGTGGGCCCCAGGCGCTGGGCTGAACACGATCTCGGTGAGTTGCCGCTTGCGCTCAGACTGCTCGACGACGGAAGGACTTGAGACAATGTCGCCCTTGACCGGACCCGTTCGAGTGGATGCGGTTAGCAAGCGGGCTTTGGTCTTCGTGTAAGGCTGATCTCCGAGCCATTTTTGGACCCAGAAGAAAGCAGGGTCATGATCAGAGATATCGACCGTAGTGACGAATCGACGTTGGAGCAGGGCCCACAGGCGACGCGGCACGTTCCGTAAAGCGGCCAGGGTAGCTGTGAGCACCACCAAAAGGGCGCCACCCGAAAAGAATTCGTTTTTCAGCTGAGGTTGAAGAGCTTCGACGATGTAGTCCCACATGCAGGGGGCTACACCGAACGGCCGCATCCGCCGTGGGACGTAGGGAAGCTCAGTGTGAGCTTCCCGTTGGTGTAGCTGGCCACGCAAGATGGCCGCGAAAACACCTAAAGAAGATCCGGTAGAGAAGCACAGGAAGGTCTACGAGCTTCTCAAAAAGGTCCGGGAGAGCAAGACGGTAGCGCTCAAGCCCATCTCGATGCTGCGATCTGAGATCGTGGGCATCGACGGCAAAGTCCAGCCGTTCAAGCTCCGGTACTATCAAGTCCAGGCGGTCTTCCATCTGATGTCGATGAAGAGGATGGTGCTCGGGGACGCCACTGGCACGGGCAAGACGCCCACCTGCATTGCAGCTTTTTGCTACACCTGGCAGAAAGAACCGACGAACAAAGTGGTCGTGATCACCCCCAAGAGCGCCCTGCGTCAGTGGGCGGCAGAGATCGACAAGTTCGCCACAGGTATTCAAGTCTACTTGGCAAACGGAGGTCCGGATGAGCGTCGGGAAACCTACGACGCTTTTTTGAATCATCCAACGGGCCCGGACGACCCGAAAGCGGTGATGGTCATGGGGTATGCTCCCTTGGTCCGCGACTGGAATCAGGGAGCCACCCGTCCGCTCAAGAAGAACGGGCAGCCGGACATGAAGAAGCCGATGAGCCCCGGGTTGTTGAACGGCCTCATGCAGAAGATCGACGGCCTCACTGTCGTGTACGACGAATGTTTCGAGTACCACACTCCAATACGCTTAGCTGATGGCTCTGAGCGGTTGATAGGCAAGATCGTATGCGGGCGAGAACCTGTATCCGTGTTGTCATGGAACTGGGCGACCAACTCCATGGAACCACGCCGGGTAATCCGTTGGGTCCGTAACCCATTGCGCACGAAGGGGTTGGTGAAACTTGAGTTTCGGTATGCCAACAGCGTGATCGTAACCAGAAATCATAAATTCTACAGATGCGACGGCAAACCAACGGAAGCAGGGCGTCTTAGGAAGGGCTCCGAGACAGCTACCTTTACGGACACAATACCTTCTGATGATCAACTCCAGATTATTCTGGGGGGTTTGCTTGGGGATGCTAGTGTGTCCCACCCCAAGCGTAGTTTGTGGGGGGTGTCTTTTGTACATGGGCAAGCACAGCGAAGATACCTGGATTTCAAGAAGGGCTTGTTAGCCTCGCTTGGCACCTCTGAGATTAGCACAACCCCTAGCGGGTACGGGGGTTCTCCCATTTGCCGGTTCAGGCTACGAGCCAACCCACATTTGTGTTCAACACTGACTACGCATCGAGAAGGCCGTAAGCACCCCTCTGTAGAATGGTTGAGCCGCGTTGGCCCGTTAGGTCTTGCGATCTGGTATGGGGATGACGGATCGTTGCAGACGCACACAACCAAAGAAGGGGTGGTTCGCCGTCGTATTATTTTAAACACGCAAGGATTCACCTACGGCGAGAACGAATTGTTAGCGGGTTGGCTTCGGTGGCGGTGGGGGGTTCAGGCGCAGATTAGCAAGTCAGGTCGTCATTGGGTGTTGTACTTGGACGCAGAGGCGGCCGACAGGTTCCTAGAGCTGTTGCCTGGCTCTTTACCTGGGGTGGAGCACAAGTTTCCAGGTAAAGAACCACTCCTGTTGGAGAGTTTGGATCGTAACCCTACGGTTGGTTTGGTACGGGATGTGGTGCTGGCTAAAACTCCATGGAAGCGTGCCCCCAAGGTGCGGGAGCATCTTGACTACGTCTATGACTTGGAGGTCGAGGGTAACCATAACTACATAGCTGGAGGGGCCCTAGTTTCTAACTGCACCGCGTTCAAGAACCCGTCGACAAAGACGTGGCAGGTGTGTTCAGAGCTAGCCAGCCATGCAAATCGTTGTTACGGGCTCACAGCTACCTTGCTCAAGAACAACTTGATCGAGGGTTACGCCATCTACAAGTGCATCTACCCAAGAGTCTTCACGACGAAGACGAAGTTCCTCGACCTGTTCTGCGAGGTCAAGTGGCAACCTGTAGGAGGTCGAAGGAAAATTCCGATCATCATCGGGTACAAGAACCTGGAGCTGTTCCGGATGCGCATTGATCCGTTCTTCCTCGGACGGCCGAAGCATGAGATTTCGGACGAGCTTCCCAAGCTTCTCACGCGCGACGTTCGGGTCACGTTATCTAAAGCGGAGAACACGAAGTACGAGGAGGCACTGTCAGGCGTGCTCGCTTTGGGGGACGGAGAGGTGCGGGACTACGAAGAGACCAAAACGCTGACTGCGCTCATCTACTGCCAACAAACGGTTGATTCTCTGAGCTTACTTCGCTTCGAAGAGGGGGACACTATCGGGCTCGAGTTGTTGGGTGAGGCGGACAACGTGAAATCCTTGTCCTCGAAAGAGGAAGCCATGTTGGATCTGATCACCGGGGAGTTCGATGGGGAGAAGGTGATTGTGTACACACGATTCGCGTCCCTCATCCCCCGTCTTCAGGAGTTGTGCAAGAAAGCTGGGGTGGAGAGCACGGCGATCACAGGCAAAGTAGTCGACACCAAGACCAATCCAGCTCGGCAGAGGGCCATGCTGGAGTTTCAGGATCCTGAATCCGATGTGCGGGTCATCTTCATCTCAGATGCGGGTTCGGAGTCGATCAACCTACAAGCCGCTGCGGCGATGATCTTCTACAATGCTCCTTGGTCGTGGGGGAACTACGTCCAGCTTCTCGGGCGACCGATTCGTATCGGCTCTCCTCACCAACACGTCGTAGCGATCCACCTAGTAGCGGAGCGTCCGGGTCGAGCAAAAAAGACGATCGATCACTACACACTCCAAATCCTTCAAAGCAAGAAAGACCTGATCGACAAAGTGCTTGGGGAAGCTGCGGTCGGAGCTTTGAATTTCGAGAGTGAGGGTAGCTTCTCCTACGAGCTGATGAAGAGTCTGCGAGACTCGGATGCCGGTGTATCTACCAATCGTGCCTGAGGAGACCATATGCCCACAGTGCAAAGGAAAACACTGGCGCTATGAGACCGACGGCGAGGACCTGATTCCGATTCCGTGCATTTGTCTCAAACGCAAGCAGCTTCATGCATTTCTGGGTCCCGTCATTTCAGGCGTGAAGCACGTTCGGAGTCCTCTCTACACTGAAGACCGGGATGCCACCCAAGAGAACCTGTTCCTGAGGGGGACCTGGGAGATGGTTTGCCGGCACTTGCGTTGGGTCCTTTCGGTGAAGTGGGAATACTCCAAGGGTTTCACGTTTCGGACCACGGACGACCAGGAGCTGGTGCGGGTATGGCTTGGGGACTTTGCCTACACGAAGAGATCCAAGGAAAACCGGGAGACGATCGCCACTTACAACAACCTCAACGATCTTCTTCTACCGCCGAGCTTAGTCATCATACGGCTCGGGGTTCTCCACCGGAACAGAGCTGCTGGGGATGTGCTTCATGAAACGATGGCGATTCGAATGGGCGCAGGCAAACCCACCTGGATTGCGGAGGATGTTGAGTTCTTTGGCCCAGGGCATGAAGCCTACACTCCTGGTGCTTGGGGCTACATCCAAGAGAACTATGACATAGTCGATCTGGGTGGGGGGGTTGAGGAAGCTAGAGAGAGAGTCAACCGATTGCGCAGAGAGGTACAGGAGGAAGTCGAGGATAACGACAATGCAATTGGGATGGGAGTCGACCCACCGAAAAGCAATTTGTTTGACCAGTCTAAGTCATCCCAATCAACTTCGAGGCCATCCCAATCAAACTCCGACGATCTGCTGCCGCCCGGGTCATCGGGCTCCAAATACCATCCGAAGCGTAAGGGGCCCTGGTAATCATGCCAAAACGCCTTTTGCGGTCGATCATAGAATTTGACAAGGAAGTCACTCCCGAGCAGCTGGTCAGGAACTTCCAGCGCCTACGTCGCTGTATCGAGATAGAGCAGTTTGCCTGGGGCCGACCGGAGGACGATCGTCTCTACAAATACCTCGAGAGCTTCTTCACCCAGTATTTCGAGATGCCGTCGGCTCAGACGGTGTTGGAACACTTCGAGAAGATCGGCGGTGTCGAAGAGATCGAGCGGCTGAAAGATCTGCAAGTTGAGCGGCCTCGCATTCGTGCCAGCTTCTCTAGCCTGCTGCGGGAGCTTCAGGAGGAGCAAGGTAGGGTCCGCGCCATGACCTTACTCAAGGAGACTGCGGAGATCCTCCACAAGGGAATTGAGGACAAGAAGTCGGGGGAGGTGAAGAAGGGTGTCGACGACGCCATCCTACACTTCGCCCAGCGGTCACAGGAGTTGCGTCTCGCAGACACCAACGTTCAAATTCATGGAGACATCCGCGAAGATGCGGACAAGATGAAAGAGGAGTACGACTTAGCGGAGCGGGACAAAGGAAAGGTGTTCGGCACCCTGTCTGGGATTGATGAAATTGATGAGGCGTGCAAGGGAGCTAAAAAGAGCGAGCTATGGATCCACGCTGGTTTTCCAGGTGAGCTGAAGTCCACATTGGCAATCAACTGGTGCTACAACGCGGTAACCAAGTTCCGGAAGAACGTCGTCTACGTTTCGTTTGAGATGCCACGGGAGCAGATCCGACGGAACATCTTCGCACTACACTCAGCCAATCCTCGGTTTGCTCGAATGGGCTACGAACCCTTGGACTACCGGTCTATTCGAGATGGAACTTTGACGAAACAAGAGAAGGAGTTCTACTACGAACTCGTCGTTCCAGACTTCCGCGACAACCCTGGGTACACAACGTTTGAGGTCGTCACTCCAGATCGGGAGTGGACGATGGATGACGTCCGGTCGCACCTTGAGCTGCTACACAAAGAGTTTGAGGTCGGACTTGTTGTCCTAGATCACGGGCAGTGGATTGAAGCCCGCAAGGCACGCAGGAACCGTGATTACACGATCGAACTCAACTCTGTGATCAACGACTCTAAGCGTCTAGCCCTCAACTTCGACCACAACAACGGCGTAGCGGTGCTGATGCTGTTCCAAATTAATCGCATGGGTAAGGACGAGGCAGACAAAAATGAGGGTGTCTACAGGATGCGCGCCCTCACGTACGCGAATTCTTGTGAGAAAACTGCGGACATCATCACTACGACTTACCTCAACACAGAACTACGGCAGCAAGGCAGGACTAAATTCACTAACCTAAAGAACCGCGACAACCCTCTGTTTGAACCCTTCGAAGCCCATGTCAATTTCTCTTGTCGTAGGATCCTGTCTTCTAGGCGAATGGAGCCGAAAGGGTTCTCGGTTGACGGTCACGACACCTACTTGAACGAGCTGGACGTTGGGTTGTGATGGGGTACTTCGACAACGATCGCAGAGACCTCATGCATCAATGGTTGAAAGCTCGAGTGGCTCATATCCACGACGAGGTTACAGCCGGTGATGTGCTAGTTCGTCACGGTATTTCTTTGCGTTATGGAGGTCAACGCGAAGAACAGATCTCGTGCCCGTTCCATGGCGAAGACAAGAACCCCAGTGCTCGCTATTTCCCAGAAGACCCACAGAGCAAGTCGCACGTTTGGTGTTTCGCTTGCCACAAGCGATGGGACGCGATCAGTCTATGGCGGCAGTACAATGGAGAAGCCAAATTCAGCGAGACCTTGTTCAACATCGAACGTGCTTTTGGCCTCACGCCTCCCAAAGCAAGCATCCCTCAGCTAGCCGACGAGTACGATCCTCTGGTGGAAGAGATCGAGGATCTCTTCGATGCGTGCGAGCACCGATTGCGCGAAGAACGTGATCATTTTGAGATGGGGTCTCACTTGAGAATCGGGTCCTTGTTGGACCAGATTCGGTCCATGCGGGATCGAGGCTCTCTGACACTCGACGAGACCAAGAAGCTGGTGACTCAAGTAGTCTCCAAGATCGGAGAGAAGGTTCGTGCCTCGGCGGCTGTCGATACCAAGCGTTGAGATGGGCCGCATCGAGCTGTATCTCATCTACAACGAGGATGGCGTTTGGGAAGAGGAGTGGCGACCTCTACAGGGGGTGATGGATATACCTGAGGTCACCAAAGAAGTCATGGACCACGCGCTGCACGGCTGGACACGACTTTTGGTAGATCAGCTCGGACCACCGCCCGAAGGAATGCTGCGGAAACTTCCGTCCCAACGGTGTGAGCACGAGAAGTCATGCCCGTTCCACGTGAAACGGCGTTGCTTGGTGTTGTCTTCGAAGATGCCGTGGTGCTTTGAGCCTGCTGGGGTCTCACCTGGGGCCTTAGCGGGGGAAGTGATCAAGCTATGGCGTTCGGAGGTGTACGTGTTGGCTGTATTGGAGCCCCCTTCAGATGAGCGACGAAGACCTTGACGACCTTGACGGCATCCTCGCTATGCTGGACGAGAACGAGGATGAGGGTAAGCCAGGGGAGCCGGTTCGGGTTCCCAGCTCTAAGTCCGCTCTCCTAGAAGAGAGTGCAGACGACGATCCCACAGCTTTGTTCACGACAGGGGGTTTGCAACTAGATCGATCGGTTCCCGACATTGTGAAGCCGTGGATGAAGTACCACACATTCACTAGGGTCGTCTCCGTTGAGCAGGCCGATGCGATTGTGACCGAATGCATCAAGCGCGGTTTCTGCTCCCTTGATCTAGAGACTGAAGGACTCGACAACCGCATCTTCTACAACGACCAAGGTAAGCCTGAGACGGTGGACAAGATCGTGGGATACTGCCTCTCGTATGATGGGGAGGAAGGATTCTACATTCCTGTCAGACATCGTCCTGATGGGGGCGATGGTGAGGAGCTAAACGTACCGGTCGAAGGTGTCGACGCTGCCATCACTCGCTTGTGCCATGCCGCGATTCCTGAGGGTACTCCTGAGGCTATTCAGAAAGACCCGTTGTCGTATCAGATCTCCAAACCGCCACAAGTCGTCATCGCGTTTTGGAACGCCCAGTTCGATCAAGAGTTCCTATTCCCAGTCACCGGCATAGACTGGTGGCACCCAGAGTCTTTTGAAGACGGGATGTTGGCCGCGTTCGTGAAGTATGCCGCTGACAAACGCCTCAGCTTGAAGTTCAAGGCCAAGGAGCTGCTGCGGGATCCGGATGGCAATCCGTACGAGATGATCGAACTCAAGGAGTTGTTCTTCGGTAAGAAGAAGGACATCAGGTTCGACAAGTTGTCTCCTGACGAGCCTGGGGTGTTGAGGTACGCCGGGTCCGACGCGATCTGCACATACAAGCTGTGCACGATTCCAGATCTTGTGCCGTTTGCAAGAGGAAAGGATTACAGCTTCACGTACAAGTTGGAGAAGCAAACTTCTTGCACTCTTCGTCCAATGGAGCGTAATCGCGTCCGCATCACTCGTGAGGCGGTGCGTAAAGAACTCCAAGAGCAAACTTTGAAGCGTACGGCGCTTTTGGAGCGCATCCAGCGTTTTGCGATTGAGCAGCGGGGGATTCGTGGTCTAGATCCCAACAGCCCGAAGCAACTTTCGGAGTTCTTGTTCTCCCCCGCGCCAAAGGGGATGGACATCAGCCCGAAGCCTGAAAAGAACGAGGCGTCTCAGCAATACAAAACGGATGAGGCCACACTTTCTGCCTTGGCGGCAAAGGACAATGCCCCTTCCATCCTTAAGGATATTGTCGAGTTCCGTGGTGTCGAGAAGTTCATCAGTACCTACCTGACCAGTCTGGCCAACAACCCTGACGAAAACGACGAGCTGAGGTTCAGTTTCAAGCAGACGGGAGCCGGTACGGGACGTTTTTCAGCTCCTGCGGGTAACCCCGATCACGGCTATTCAGGAGTCCCGGTTCACGGTATCCCCGGCGGTTCAGAGATCCGTAGAGTGTTTGAGGCCCGCGAGGGCTTCACGATGATCAAGGCGGACTACGCGGGCGAAGAGCTTAGGATCGCGGCTAACGTGTCTGGGGAGCCTGTGTGGATCAACGAGTTCCTACACGGTACCGGAGATCTCCACTCTATTACGGCACGGGCTTTTTTCGGCAAACAAGAGGTCAGTAAAGAGGAGCGCTCTGCGGGAAAGACGGCTAATTTTGCGTTGCTTTACGGTGGGGGGCCCCAGTCCATCGTACGGGCCACCAATTGCGATGACTTGGAGGCTCGTCGTCGGAAGCAGGCGTTTGACAAGTCCGTGCCCGTTTTCTCGAAGTGGCTCAAGTCCCAACACAGAGCGGTCAAGAAGGACTTGGGGGTTCGAACCGCAATGGGTCGTTGGCTGTCGATTCCGGATGCGAACTCAGAGGATCGTGCGATCCGAGCGGCTTGCGAACGGCACTCGGTCAATTACGCGATCCAAGGTTGCGGCGCGGACATCATGAAGATAGCGCTTGTGTTGCTACACAAAGCGTTCTTCAAGCGAGGTTGGCTCAAAGGCGGCGGGGGGGACGACTCAGTTCGGTTACTTCTCACCGTGCATGACGAAGTGGTGCTGGAAGTACGTCACGATCGAGTCGCGGAAGTGGTGCCTGTTCTGGTGGAGTACATGGAATCTCCGTGGCACATCCCTCGCAATCCCTCATGGAAGGTGCCACTGGTCGTTGAGCCTCTCATTGGGTTCAACTGGGCTTCCGGATTCGAGACACGTCGTGTTTCGGAGGACTACGAGCCCACGGACACAGAGGTCGTGCTCAACGGATACGCTTACAGTACAACGCGTAAAGCCAAGGTCAACAAACAAGGTGAGGTTGTCGAGACCCCTGACAAGCAGGAGATACTTGAAGGCAACGTCTTTCGGGTGGTGAGCGCTCCATGGTTGATGGGAAAAGAGCCTGGCACACGAAGTGGTGAACCCACCACACCTGAGGCTCCGTTCTCAAACATACCTGCAGCCCCTCCTAAGGAGCCGGCCTCAGAGAAGAAGCTGATCTCAGAGAAGAAGCCGGAGCCCTCTACCGCTGTGGAGACCGCGGTGAGGGCTCCTGAGGAGCACGGACCCTCAATGCCTCCGCCAACTTCTTTGGGAGAGGAGTCGACGCACTTGGTGTTGAGGATAGAGAGACTCAATTCACAGACAGTAGATCAGATGGTTCGCTTTGTGTTGGACAGCGGGGATAGTGAGAACGGGGCGGTGTTACACGTAACCGACGTTCTAGGTGAGACGTTGGTCTCACCTGAGTTGGGGCTTCGAGTAGATACGAAAGCATTAGTATCTCTTCTACGTGAGTACAATTTGATCTGCCCGGATTGACTGTGACACAGAAACGACGAGATCTTTACGGTGAGTGCAACGTTCAGGGGGCACCGTTACAGCAATTCACCGAGGAGTGCTGCAAGCATTGTATCCAACCGGAGTGCGTGAGATCGAAGTTCGGCACGTCTCTTTTCGATTCGCGTGTGAGCACGTGGTATGAGCGTCTTTTTTCTGAGGTGCCCCGTCTCAAGCCGGAGGATCCTAGATACCCAAAACTTGCAGCACAAGGTTTTGTGTGCCTTGAACCATCGATCAATTCCGGTTGGGTAGATCCACTAGCTCTAACTTCTCAGCCAGCACCTTCTCCTCATCCGACTCCCGATCTGAAGGTGAGAGAGCCGGAAATCCCCCAAGAGTCCTCGTCACCATCCGACCTAAACGAGTCAGCGGTGGAAGGATCTGAGCTTCCACCGCCGCCTTCAACTTCCGAACTGGAATCCGAGGTCAAGGCCCCTACCCCAGGTAGGTTGGGCCCTGACCTCGCTTTCAGCAACACCCCCCTACAACAGGGACGGATGATTGGGTCCGGAAAGCCGGCACCTACTGCGTCCAATAATTGGGACAGGCCCGTTCCGACCACGGATACCGCTGACATCAAGATCGTTAAACCTGGGCAGAAGATCCGAGTTGGAGGAGATTCGGTGTAGTAGCGGCTAGGAGGTCATATGCGCGGACGTACCATCATTAAGAAAAACGGCGAAGTTATCGTCGAAGTGCTCGAGAGAGGCGGTCAGGACTGCCGGGAAGTTTACAAGCTCACACAGCATATCGGGACTCAGAAGAACGAGGAAGTTACGGGTCCTGATTGCGACACGGCGCACGAAACCACGTTTGAGTGAGTACTTCCCCTGAGGGTGAAAAGAAAGGAAAACGGAAACATGTCACGGGCAATCACACTGCAAACTGAAATTACGGACCCAGATCTTGCGTGTCAGGCACTCAAGCAAGCTGGGATCCTGTACGACCTCGCGGGAGACCAGATCTTTTTGAAGTCTGGGGACCTACGGGATGCTGTCCTGGATCTTCGAACCGGACGCGTTCAAGGTGATAGTGACTACGGTCACACCTCGTCGAAATTCGGTCTCCTTCGTCAATATTACGGAGAGGCTAAAGCACGGGCAGAGCACGCTAAGAACGGTGTCCACATCGAACAGCGTCTGGTCGATGAGGAAGAGAACGTCATCCTCATGTGGAGCATGGGCTAACAACCGTGTTCGTGTGTGACAGGCCCGTTAAGCGTAGGGCCTGTCACTTTGGCCCTGTGAAGGTGTACAGAAGCTCATGCATGACGAACTAGTACTCCATTTGAAGTCGGTGACCCGTCTGATCTACTTCGTTACGGAGGAAGAGGATCGGTTCCTCGTGCAGCTTCAAGAGGCGATGCGGAGCAGGGTAGACCACGTCAAGGTCTACAACGCCGCTCTCGGGTTACTTCCACTCGCGAATCTAACTCAGGACTGGGTTACGAAGGCCCACGCGGAGAACAAGAAGACGATCAACATCCATGATGCGCTGATAGAGATCTACAAAGAGCCAACGCCGGAGAGCCAAGAGTTTTACATCCTGACCGACCCGGAGCGATGGCTCAAAGATCCTCATATTCAACGTCGCATCCTGAATATCATCCATCAGGGGCACCAGGACGTGAACACGGTCAAGGTGCTAATTTGCGTGGGCAACCAGTGTCTGATTCCTAGGAAGCTGGCGAGGTACACCGAGGTCGTTTACGACTCCGGTTTGTCCTCCTCGGAGATTCAGGAGATCGTCTCTAATACCTGTGAGGCTCTTAAGATCGAAGTCCCGTCTGAGACGTCGACTTTGTTTTCCGGTCTCACTGGGTTTGAAATTCAAGCAGCTCTGATCCAGACGTACAAGAAGACTCGAGGCAACGCGGATGAGAAGATGCTTTCGGAGTACCGCTTTCGGCAGCTGAAGAAGACAAACTTGATCGACTATGTAGATGCATCTGCGTACGACTTCGATCAAGTCGGCGGGGTTGGGCGGTTCAAAGCATGGGCTGCAGAGACCGCTGTGGCGTGGTCCCCTGAGGGTCGTGAGTTTGGGTTGGAACCACCGAAGGGGGTGCTAGCCGTAGGGATCTGGGGGTCGGGTAAGTCGTTGTCGATTAAGTGCCTAGCTAACGCCTGGGGGTTACCTTTGCTCCAGCTGGACCTGGGTAAGCTCCGACAATCTGGCGTGGGGGACTCCGAGAGCAACACCTACCAGGCGATACAGATCATTGAGTCGGTGGCGCCCTGCGTAGTCTGGTGCGACGAAGCCGAGAAGTCCCTCTCCGGTGGGCATTCTTCGTCCTACACGGATGCAGGCACAACGTCTCGAATGATCGGTGCGCTGTCTACTTGGCACCAAGAGACTAAAGTCCCAGTGTGCTTGGCACTAACAGCCAACTCTCTGAAGACTCTTCCGGTAGAGTTTACCAACCGAATGGATGAGAGGTGGTTCTTTGACTTGCCTTCGACAGTAGATCGGATCGACATCATCAAGATTCATCTCTTGAAGCGGCGACAGAACCACTCCGATTTCGACCTGTACCGATTGGCTGAGGCAGCGAAAGATATGGTAGGTCGGGAGATTGAACAAGCCATCAAAGCGGCAATGGTCCGAAGTTTCGTAGCGGGTAAAGAAGCACTCGATGAAGCCCTTTTGGTCTCAGAGCTGAACCGCAAGCCGCGGATTGTCCGAACGATGACCGATGAAATTCGTGAGACCCTGGACTGGGTCGGATTCGATGCTCTTGTCGACGATGGGGTGCGGGCTCGCTTTGCAGCGGACCCAGGAGGGCCGGATCGGGACCTAGCGATCGGCTAGGTGTAGATACCGTCATGATCCATCGAACCGTTGAGCTTGCTGAACCTCTCATCGTTGCTGTCTGCGAGCGGATCAAGCAGTGGCGGCCTCACCAGGTCTTTCATACGAAAGGCGATCCCTACCTGGATCGTTGCTACATCTTCAGGCGGGCGTGGGTGCGAGAAGCGATCCCTAGGGACGTCTGGTGGAGATTGCCGGATGGTGTGCAGAGCTGGTTGGATCGACCCCCACTTCCTAGCATCTACCTGCACTACTTCTATCGAGGAGATCTCGACCAAGCGTTGCACAACCACCCATGGGGATGGGCTTTCAGCCTCATCCTGACCAACGGGTATCACGAAGAGCGTTGGACCGCTCAAGGACGGCAGCGGTCTACGTTCCGGCCTGGCTCGTTCAACATCCTTCGGTGGAACACCTACCATCGGGTGGATCTACGGGATCCATCGAAGGGTGCTTGGACGCTGTTCATTACGAGCCCGCGGGTACAAGACTGGAGCTTCTGGGAATCAGAGAGAGGGACGGCCCCTGTGCTACATCGAGAGTTCATTGCCGCACGAGAATGGGATGCTAGGCAAAGCTACACAAATTGAAGAGCTGGCGGACGGTCTCGACGAGGCCGTGGGCTTGTTGCAGGCCCTGAGGGCCGATGGTCTCGAACCGAGTCGCATCGTCTCCGATCCGGAAGGCGGCGTAGCAGTCTATGTCTTTTCCTCGGAAGTGCTGGAAAGCGGCTCCCATACGAGATACGCGCGGCTGTCCAGAACCGAGGAAGGCGAAGTGGTTGGCCTTCTGGTCGATCGAAGCGACAAGATGCACGAGGCGTGGGCGATCGAGTCTGGCGAGCTGGAGTCAGCCGTCGAGCGGATGCGAGCCTTTGTCGCATCAGCAGGCATGTCAGCAATGTACCCACATCGTAGTGCAGCGCCAGAGAGAACGATGAGCCAAAAGCAAGACATCGAGATGATGGTTGTCTCAAAGACTCGCACTGAGCGGGAGGTGGGACGGCCGGTGGAGTTTGCCAAGGCTATGGCGAGGATTCTGCGCGACGTCGATGAGGACGAGTGAGCGTGCAGATGAGCACCTTGGAAACCACGCAAATTGCAGTGACGGTTGACAGCCTTGCTAAACCAGTCCGAGACACGCTTCTGGCGGCCCGTGCGGCCATCCAAGCCAGCCCCAATCTCCAGGCCATCTTCCACGACGTCCGAGCACAGGACAAGCCTGCAGGGGCACTAGCGGACACGTTGTTTACAGCCCTCCAGGAAGTCCTGACCGACCCACAGGATCTGTGGGAGACCTGCGAGTACCTCGCCGACGAGTTCCGCCAGGTCGGCGAACACATCCTCATTGTGTCCCGAGAGACCGGGAAGGCTATCGCTAAGGTTTCGGAGGACGACATCTACGTTCCGCAACCCGTTGCACGTGAAACGGGCCACATGGCCCAGCCTTTACCACGTCTCAAACCTGAGCTGGAAGGCTTAATCGTACAGTGGCAGTTCACCCGTGGCCGGGATCAACGGATTCTCGAAACGCTGACTCAGCGGTCCTCAACGACGGAACTGCTACGACAAGAAGGGGATCCGAGGCTACTACGAGCGACGGCCGCTGGTCGCAAACACCTGGTGGAGTTGCTGGAGCAGACTCTTCCAGGGTTGTGGGGCGAGCAACAGCAGGGGGTCGTGTCCGAATTCCTACGCTTGTGTTCCATCGAGCCGCTTGCGTCGCAGAGTGCGAACCACACGGCTTCGGCTCGCATTGTGACTCCGGTGTCGGATCCGTTGGCCATGAATGTAGACCACGACACACTCGGGTCGCTCAAGCATCGGATCCTCGGTCAGTGGGTCCGCGGTATAGCCCAACTCGTAGCGCAGTTGGTTCACGAAGCAGAACCCGTTCCCACCAACGATTCGCTGCCGACGTCCCTGTGGATAGCGGAGCGCTTCATGCCGGGTAGAAGGGTGCTCCCTGTACCTGGAGCTAAGCCCACGTTGTTGAACGAGTCGAAGACTCCGATTGTACGTATCTGTATCGATGAAGGGAGTTACGTCTGTCGATCTCGAGAGTTCCTAGATCGGTGGGAAGTAGGTGCAGATGTCAAGTGCCTAGTGGTTGTAGATTCAGCGCGGGCGACGCCTTACGACCTAGGTGTGGTGCCAGAGGAGCACGTAGCTGAAATTCTCTGATGCCTCATTACTACTCCATACGCGCATACTCGACCACGTCTTTGCAGGTCAAAGACCCGTTGATCCTCATCGAGCCGGGTATGAATGCCTTCACAGTTTTGACTACCAACGTGAAAGCACTTGTAGTACTGCTAGAAGCAGAAGGCATTCGTGTAGAGGCTGTTAATGCATTGGATGGAGAAACCTCTCACGTTGGATCAGGGGCGGCAGAGCGTCCTGAAATACCTACGCTATGAGTCTTGTCGAATCGTCATGGTAGGCCCTGTGGCGTCGTGGTTGCGAGGTAGGTTCAGTCTACGCCGAACCGAGGAGCTGCTAGACCGTCTAGTAGCTGAGGGGGTTTTGCGTCCGGCTACAGATGCTGAGCTGCAAACGTACTCACTTCAGCACGGATACGTTGTGATTTCTCTACCAACGGATGGGTGAACCGGTGTACTGATCCTCCGCATGCGGAAACACGTTCTTGTTGATGTTGACGGGGTTCTGGCGGATATCCACAACCCGATTTTGAGAGCCATTAGGCAGGCTTTAGGCCGCAAGATGGCTCTCGAAGATTTCGATCAGTGGGACCTCTTTGCTGATTTCAAACAAGAAGAACGAAAGTCGATCTTCAAAGTGCTCGAAGAGCCAGGCTTCTGCCGCCAGTTCAAGCCTGTCGAAGGTGCCACCGAAGCGATCACCGAGCTAAGAGGGTTCGTGGACGTGACAGTTGTAACCCAACCGTTCCCAAGCCCTACGTGGGTTTGGGATCGCACGTGGTGGCTCATCCACGTCTTCGGGTTTCACGAGATGGAGATCATCCACACCGCCGCGAAACATCGCGTAAGCGGTGATATGTTCCTCGACGACAACCCAGAAAACGTCGCGAAGTGGATGCGACACCATCCCACAGGTGTAGGGCTCGTTTGGCATACGCCGGTGACTCACACCCTAACGCAATACGACCATCTTAGGGTGATGGACTGGGATGAAGTTCTAAGAAAGGTACGAGCCCTGTGACTGAAATCCACATCATTGACGATGAGCACCCTGAGGACAATGCTATGATGCAGGCGTTGTACTCTCGTAGCCCAAAGAGTGTTGTAGATCATCGTGCGAAGGTCAGGGAGGTAGGCTCTGGTAATTTCATGGGCCAGTACTACGTAGGCTATAACCACGCTTCGATTGGGGATTGCGGTAGCACTACAATCTACATCGAAAATGTCTCGATGCTCGTGGCTAAAGCGATCCAGGATACGCCTCTATATAGGGGCCAAGAGGCGTCTACTCGCTACATGGACATGACTCGGCAAGGAGCGTTGAACCCCCTGGGCACATTGGAAGGGAAAGAGGTTCAAGATCGTTGGATGTCCTTCTACAGCTCGTCTATGGCTCCTCAGATCCAACATCTAACTGAGTTGTATCCTTGTCAAGGCGAAGACTCTAAGGAGTACACGAAGGCGATCAAAACCCGTGCTTTTGATGTGTTGCGTGGTTTCCTGCCCGCGGGCTGTAGGACGTACGTGTCGTGGCACTCAGACTTGAGACAGGCTGCTGATCACTTAGCTAACTTGCGGTACTACCCAGTGAGAGAGGTGAGAGAAACCGCTCACAAGTTACTGTTCGAACTCCAAGACAAGTACCCTCACAGTTTCGGCCACAAGCGCTATGAAGCTACTGAACAGTACCTAGCTCTGGCTAACGTGGATCACTTGTACGATCCAAATGAGGCTCTGGATGACGACGTCGTGTGTGAGGCACGATTGATTTCAGGCTCATGGTGGGAGGATCCGATCCTCAAAGACCGACCACCGCATTGCCGGCTACCCCATCGTTACGACTCTCTGGGTCAAGTGGCCTATCGGTTCCTCCTGGACTTCGGCAGCTTTAGAGACTTACAGAGGCATCGAAACGGTGTGTGTCGGATGCCCCTTCTGAGAACTAGATGGGGCTTCAATCAGTGGTACCTAGATAATTTGGCGCCAGCTCTGGTCGAAGAGGCTGCTTGGCTACTCGAAAGACAGACGGCTGCAATCCAAGCCCTACCTGCTCCAGACAGTGAGAAGCAGCACTATGTCGCAATGGGCTACAACGTTCCGTGTCATGTCACACGCGGACTTCCTGGCACGCTGTATCTCATCGAACTGCGTTCCGGAGCCATGGTGCATCCTACCTTGCGGGTCGTAGCCCAGAAGATGGCGTCAGCTCTACGTACCCTGTACCCTGAATTGACGATACACGAAGACAAGTCGCCCGATGCATGGAGCATCCGTCGGGGCTCTCAAGACATTGAGGCCAAATAAACCTAGTCCATTTTTCTCTCGGGGGTAGGGTCAGCACAACATCGAAGTTCATTCGATGTTTTTGATCTGTTGTACCTAACGGGAGTGTAGGAATACCCAGTGACACGGTTAACTGATGAACTGAAAGGGCAAATCCTTGTGGAGCTTCACGCTGAGCCATCTGATACCAAGTTGGCTGCCAAGTACGGTGTGAGCCGAAAGACGATTTGGCGTCTGAGACAAGGCCCAGCACCTTTGAAACCAGCCATTCAGATGCCGGCTGTGAAGGTCCCAGATCCACCGAGGGCTAGTGCTATGCCGGATGAAATTACCCCTCCCCCATCGCCGATCGCAATCGCAACCAGCGTGACTGTGCCTCCGGTCCCGCCTGTACCCACCGCAGAGATGGGATCATTGAAGGATCCCCCACCAACACGACTAGCCCGCCCTCGGTCTAGATCAGATATCCGGCCAAAGGTGGATGTCGGGCCCTCCTTTTTGAACACCTACTTCGCGGTGCAGCTTCTGCGAGGTGAGGATTACGCTCAGGTAGCTTTCCTAGTTCTGAATGAGGCGCAGAAGTTAGGAGTGCTTTTCCGCAAGTTGCAAGTGCTGGACGTAGCGTCTGTGGGTGGCTCTATGTTTGTGCGTTTCCGATCAGATGTCGACGACGCTCATAAGGTTGTCTGCGGGCTGCTTGAAAGAGCGATCATTACCCAAGGCGTGGATGGCGGGTACTATGCGAACTACCCCTCAGGCAGGACGGGTAAGTACCCAACTTCAGCCATGTGTGTCGGACCGAAAGTTGGATTCGGCCGTATGTTCGTTGGTACCCGCATCAGGCGATGGAGACAACAATTCGCGGCCTGACATTTTACCTATGGAGAGACCCATGGTGAGGAGTCCCTCCATTGAAGGTTGCAGCAATCCAGTTCTGTCCTAAACCGCGCGACGTCCGAGGTAACTTAAAGCGTCTCGGGCAATTAGCGCTTACGGCGGCACGATCCCAAGCGGAGATCCTAGTCATGCCGGAGCTGGCATTGTCGGGCTATTCAATGATGAGCAGAGCTGAGGCAGAACCGATGGCGGAGGTGCTAACGGATTTTGACCCTAAGTCGCCTCCGAAGCCTTGGTCGAGTCTGTCGGCTTTCTTTGCCATTGCTAGGGCGTATCAAACGTACCTGGCCTGGGGGATTGTGGAAAGAGATCCCGGAACAGGCGATCTTTACAACTCGCAGGTGCTTATGTGCCCTGACGGGGCCTTCGAGTCGCACAGGAAGGTCAACTTCTTCGGCAACGACTACCTATGGGCGACCGAGGGGCGGGCAAACCCCCCGATCCGGAAGATCGTCGGTCGGGATGGCAAGACGCGAAAGCTCGGGTTGCTTGTGTGCCGAGATGTTCGTGACAAGAAGGACGATGCTTGGAAGGCGTTCTACGAGGTTGGGGATGCTGACATCGTGGCGCTCTCGGCGAATTGGGGTGACGGGGCCTTTCCAGCGACTCCTTGGATAGAGTTCGCTCGCGACAACAACTCTCACCTTATCGTGGGCAATCGTTACGGGAAGGAAGTTCCAAACGACTTCGGTGAGGGGGGTGTCTGTATCGTCTCTCCAGAGGGGAAAGTGCAGTGTGACGGTCTTCGCTGGAGCGAGGACTGCATCGTCTACGGCGGGGTCTGAAATGTCTTCCCTCGTTGCTCGGCGTGTTGTTGATCGGTACGCCAAGGAGTTTTCCACCGAGGAAGCGCTCCGAACGTATTTACAGGAGCACCCGAAGGCTGATCTTAAGAAACATTGGGTCCGCAAGCCGAAGCAAGAGTTCTCTGAGGAAGGCGGAGGAGACTACAGCGGGAGGCCGAGCAGCGAAAAGTCAACCTTCAAGGGTGTTCTGAAGTCGACGAATGAGGACCTTGAGGCGGTCATTGCCCAGCACGGTAAGACATTCGACCGGATCACTGAAGAGGCCAAAGAAGATCTCGACGCCTTCGAGCCCAAGAAGAACAAATTCAACACCTATGGTTCTGACGAGGACCTTGTCGGGAAGTTATTCCCTAAGCTATCGGAGGCGGAGAAGGCTATCTATGTGGGTGGCCACGAGATCGGGTCCCACTTCCAGAAGAAGGTCTTGAACAAGTCCGAGAGTAAGTTGCACGAACGTTTCTTTCGTCAATGGACGACCTCGGCAGGTAGTTACCAGTACGACAACTACGGGAACTGGGATCACTCCAGCTCGGAAATGCAGGGCCTTGTGTCGTCCTTGGGTGTTAGCGGGCACATTGCCCCGGAAGACAAAGAGGTTGACGGAGCGACCGGTGGGGCGCTCACAAAAGCGCGACAAAAGGCGGCGAGCAACCCTAAATTGAAGACGTACGTAAAGAAGCTATACGACTTCCAACAGGCGTATTTCAGGAGCCAAGGCATCAAAGAGCTGACTCTCTACCGTGGGTTTCAGGGCCAGGGGGTTGGCGACGTACCACCATCTGTGGGGACACCTGTGAACGTAGAGTCCCGCGAGCTGTCGTCATTCACGGCGAACCCGGACATCGCTAAGCGTTTTGGCCGTGTCGTCGAGTACAAGATCCCTGTCGAGCGCATCTTTGCAAGCTCGCTCGTTCGGCCGGAGATTGGATCCGAGACCTACCCGTATTCGTTCGACGAAGCGGAGTTTTTAATCATGGGCGCCTCCGACCTCACGGGAACGATCATCAGTGAAGGGGGTAAGGGTAAGAAGACCGCCGCCTCAAAGGTCAAGCCGCTAAAGCTCAAGATCACAAACAAAAATGAGGGTTGGCTTCAGGGCAAGCGCAAGAACCCCAAACCCAAGAAGCGCAAGAAGGATGCGGCTGCGCGAGTGATCCGGCGGTTTATGAGTCCGCTGACGCGGGAGGGCCTGTCGGTGTAGTAACCAGTGGATTTCGGTTTGGCGTTTGGCGGTGTAGTATGACGAGCGTGTCGACACCGCCAAGGACCACGGAATGCCGAAAGAGTTAAAGCGCTGTAACTTTTGCGGTCGGCCTAGAAATGAGGTACAGCATCTGATTGGGGCCAAGGACGGCACGCACATTTGCAACAACTGTGTGGACGGAGCCTCCCAAGTGCTCGCCCGAGAGGCCGGCAAGGCAGAGAACTCTGACGTCCTTACCCTAAAAAGACCTCGGGAGATCTTCGAGGCTTTGAGCGAGACGGTCATCGCGCAGGACGAAGCCAAGCGCGAGGTTGCAATCGCGGTCTACGAGCATTACCGACGACGGGCAACGAACGGGATTGTCCAGGTCGATGGTGAAGAGATCGAGGTGGAGAAGTCCAACATCCTCATGTTGGGACCATCAGGGTGCGGTAAGACGCACATTGCGCGAGGTGTGGCTAGAACGTTGGGTGTGCCTTTCTACGTTGCCGATTGCACGAGACTCACTCAATCCGGCTACGTGGGTGACGATGTGGAGTCCGTGCTTCAGGGGCTCCTGGCGGATGCCAACCAGAGTATCGAGCAGGCTGAGTGGGGGATCGTGGTCCTTGACGAGTTCGACAAGCTCGGACGGAAATCGGGTCGGGGCGTCTCAGGGTACCGGGACGTGACGGGGGAAGGCGTCCAGCAGGCCCTCCTGAAGCTCCTGGAGGGCTCGAAGGTGGCCGTCCCGCGGGGGATGGGGGTCCGATCCGTTTCGGGGCTCACGCGCTGCGACACGGTGGACACCAAGAACATCCTGTTCATCGCGGCGGGCTCGTTTGCAGGGATTGAGGAAGTCATTGCTGACCGGCTCAACAAGTCAGCGGGGATAGGATTTGGCTCGAGCCGCCGGGAAAAGTACGACAAAACAGCTCTCTATCGGCATGTGACGACGGACGATATCGAGGAGTTCGGCATGATCCCGGAAATCGTCGGCCGGCTGCCCGTCATCACCTCAATCTATGAGCTTACCGAGGATGAGCTGGTACGAGTTCTGATCGAGCCCAAGAATGCCCTTTGCAAGCAATTTCGAGGGCTCTTTTCCTTGGACGGGGTGGACCTACAATTTGACCCCGAGGCCCTTCGCGAAATCGCAAGGTTGGCGAAGAAACGGTCTACGGGAGCTAGGGCGTTGCGAGCCATTATGAAGGCGGTGCTCAAGTCCTATTCGTTCGAGGTCCCGGACCAGTGCGATATAGCCTCCATTCGGATCACCGCTGAAGCTGTGCATAACCCAGGGGCCGCACTGATCGGTCGCTCACCCGCGGCAGGCACGGCTTAGAGTTTTTATGCTCTGTGTAGAGCATGGACAGTTCAGTGCTTCGAGTGGTCGCCCGCTACCAACGCCGTATGGCGGCGGTTGGGGAGGGGAAGTTCATCGGTCGTGATGCGCGTTTGACCTGGTGGCGGCACGGCTGGAAGCTGGAGGAGCTGCCCCAAAAGGGCAAGCGAAAGTTGCGACTTTGCGAACTCAAGTAGCCCGACCAATCCTGCCCCGGTGGAATGCTGACGAGAATCTCAGCGAGCGCGGCAGCCAGGAACGTGCTTGGGGTCGCTTCCTCGTACCGAACATCCTGGCCAAGGCTAGCCTGAGCAAGTCGGATGACTACGACAAGATCAAGAAGAAGATCGGTGACGCTGTGCAGGAGGCGGCCAAAGCGGTGACCGAGGAGCTTGACGTAAAGAGGCCCTGGATCATCGATAGTTCCAAATGGCGGGAAGCGCAAGTCTTCTACCTGCAGGTCGAACCAGAGGGCATAGACCCGTTCAGCGTCGAAGGCAAGGACTTCACGGTGAAGGTCGAGTGGACCAACTTTAAGGCGTACAGCCCGAACTCGGATCTGCAGAATCACGACCCTCACTACACGCTTTACGAAGCATCCTCTCCTGCTGCGGGTCGGAAGATGTACAAGATGCTGTCGGGCGATCCGAAGGCTCTCAAGAACGTATCTTGGGGCCAATTCTCTGATTGGTTGAAGAAGAACAAGATTAGCTACAGCACCCACTTCTCGCAGTGGACTTGAGGGTAAGATGATGACAAATACGGAAGTCCTGTCGCGGTTTGAGGAGGGTAAACCTGCCGACCCCACGAAGGACATGAGTCCTGAAGACGCTGAGAAATGGCGAGAGGAACACGAGAAGAACAAGGACCGTTTCAAAACCTCCGCTGAAAGGGTAGTGGGGCGGTACCACCAGGCCGGCTACGGTTATGGGGTGTCTCGGATGAGTGTCGTGTTCGTTCCAAAGAGCAAGAGCAAGCCGTTCAATCGGGACACGATTCAAGACATCAACAATACGACGATCAAGGTTGTGGCAGACGATGGGGGTACCTACGAGGCGCCGCTTCGCGTAATCGGCCACCAGACATCCGGACCGCTGGCCTTCCACCAGGAGAGCGCTGGAGAGCGTCAGGAAAGCCGTGTTGACCTTGAGCACCCGGTTGATGAGGGCGGGAACCCTAGAACCTCTGCTCGAGCGGCCCTTGCGGCGTTAGCGGCCCTCGGTAAGAAATTGGGCTTCCGGGTCGAGCCGTCTCGGGCTGGCTACCGTCCGGTGACGCGAAAGACTTGATCGACTTTTCACGGTAGGCCCACACGAATGGTGCGGACTGGTGTAGTCTATGGACTATGTCCCTTCGCAGTGGCGTTGTAGACCGTGTGCCTTACAGCCTTTCCCGCTGGACCGATCTCCCAGTGTCGAAGTGGTCGTGGTTTAAGTCCTGTCTGGAACTACGTCAAATGGTGGCAATTGATCCTCGCACTGCGTCTCCAAGCGTCTGGTCCTTATCTCCAGCCGACACGCTTGGGTTGATCTTTTGGACGAAGAACCCCACGAATCTCCTTCTGGATCAAAAGCTGCTAGATCCTTACCGTACGGTCGTGCAGATGACGATCACGGGTTGGGGGGAAGTTGAGAAAGGGGCCCCTTCGTTGGACGAGGCTGGCAGGCTACTCATTGAGACGTCTCGAGCGTACGAGCACACCTACTGGCGGTTCAGTCCTATTCCCCAGCTTCCGGAACACGAATTGTACAGCCGTTTCCAGCGACTGCTTGCCTACGCTTCGATAGCTGGGCTCAGGCATGTCTTCGTCTCTTACCTCCAAAACAACGATGGGCTACCTGAGACCCGAGGGGTGTCAGAGCGTTTTGACCTATTGAACGCCCTATCTGAGGAAGCAAAGGTGTTCGGGCTACAAACGATCCTGTGTGCGGATGATCAGAGCTTCATCCACCATTCCGGAGCGTTGTTTCGAACGGGTGCTTGCGTGTTTCCCACGGATTTCGATGGGAGCAGCCACGTAATGGACTGTGGCTGTGTTGTTGCGATCGATCCCTTCACAGTCAACGAATCGTGCAACTATGGGTGTGCGTACTGTTATGTGGGGGATAAGACCTTGTCCCCCAAAAAACGGAACACAACCCCATCCCGTTTGCCAGTCACCCGTGGATGACCTAGATACAGCACTGGTGGAGGATTCGGAAGATCTCACGCACGCTGAAGTAGATCGCTCCATCATTACGTGCGGTGTGGATGAGCTGATCGCACATGTGAAAGCATGGAAGTGCGAACGCTGCGGGCAGCCTACCGAAGGAGCCCCAAGCAACCATGCCCTACGCCGTAGGGCTCCCCATCTATACGCTCGTATGAGGGTGGTTTGTGCTAACCCAGAACAGCACGAGAGCACCCTGGTTTTTCGGGTCGACTGGCTCCAATCAGAATCCACTTTTCCCAACCCTTAGACTGAGGTCTCACCTATGTCTACTTGCGGCTGCCAGTCCACTCCATGTACCTGCGAGATTCCAGCGGAGTGTGAAACCCCAACAGCGACTCGATGTGATCTTTACGTCCCCGGTACAGAGAACGTGTGGGTCGAACGAGGTTGTAGCCCAAACGATGCAAGTGCTCCTGGCATCTGTCTCCTCGATACGATGTGCGATGAGCAAATCATCCATGTTCTCGAACGGGACGATAAGGCGAGGAGTGATCTGCTGAAAGTGACTTCGGACCAGGGTCTGATCAACCTCGCGAAGACAGTCCCTAAGCTGCCTACGGTAGAGCAATCTGATGTGGAGCAGGCTCTCCTCAACCAACCCCACAACAGCGGGTCCATCCCATTCTACGCTCTGTTTCGTGGCAAACCGCCTTTTGCCCAATAACGGCTATGAACCGTCACGCACGACGATCACATGCCAAGAGAACAGGATCCTCTCCCGGCGGCTCTCTAGAGAACATCGCTGAGAAGCTGGCCCGTGAGGTCCAGCCCCACCTAGAGGAAATGAAGGCGTTCAGCGCACGGATGGAGGAGTTCGGTCGGGCTGTTCAGACCATCCGACCCGCCTTTGACAAGATGAGAGAAGACATCGAGGCTCTTCGGGGGGAGCTGGCGCTGCAACGGGAAATCGTCCTGCAATTGATCGCGACTTCGATGGGAGCCACGCGCGACGAAGTTCTTTCGATGGAAGAGGCTATTCAGCAACAGTTAGCCCCCACGGACAACCATGCCTCTAAGACACCTGGGCCAGCGCCCGCAGAAAAAGAGTGCTCAACGACCTCAAGCCCCCAGTCGTAAGGAGGACTGGAGACGGCTTGCTCGTAGAGCGCTCCAACGCGCTGAGTCGGCCAATGATCGACGGACCCAGGAACTGCGCAAGGCGCTAAGCTCGGGTCGAGAGGAGCAATGCTTGCGCCGCCTTGGAGTTATTCATGATCGTGACCTGGACCGGGAATTCACCGAATAGTATCGTGTATTTACGAGTGTAATTCGGGTCCCGATTGAAGCAGGCTCCATAGTTTTTGTGGATCTCGTCCTGTTGAATTCCACACATTGCTATTGCAGTGTTGTATTCCGAGGGTTAGATTCGAGGCGCGTTGTTAGCTCAATAGGGTGTGAATCTTATTGAGCTGGAACGAAGTTTCCGGCCCTGCCCATCGGCCGACGATAACGATAACATCGAATCAGGAGATGAGCATGGATGCGATTTTGAAGAAAGCGCGGGAAGAGCTGAGCAAGAGCCTTGCTGCCGCTCAGAAGGCCAAGGCAACAACAGAAGCGGCATTGCTGAAAGCCAAGAAGGATTTCGACACCGCGTATGCGGCAGTTGAGACCCTCCAGACACAAGCCTCGAAGTTTGCGGAAGTCTTCCCGGATGCGGAGACGGGTAAGAAGAAAGCCGGTAGAAAGGCCAAGAAGAAGGCTGGCAAGAAGAAGGCTGGTAGAAAGGCCAAGGCTTCCGCTACGCCCGCGCCCACCACGAAGGGTCGTAAGCCCAAAGAGGGCGGTAGCATGGCTAGCAAAATGATGAAGGTCATGGGCCGGAAGGCCCACAGAGCGAAAGAAGTGGCAGACCTTCTCATCGCTGAGGGGTTGTCCACCTCGGATGGGAAGAAACTCAAGGCCCATGTTGCCACGACTTTCAGTGCGGCGAAGGATGTTCATGGGCCCTTGTTCTTGCCGGCCTTGAATGGCGGGGAGATCGTTCGAGGTCAGTATCGAGTCGCCAAGTTCTTGACGGACGTCGTGAGAGCAGAGACCCTGAATGCCATGAAGGGGCGATCGCGTCGAGGCCCAAAGAAGGGTAAGTCGGGGAAGAAGAACGGTGCCGCCAAGCAGCAGGAAGCCCCGGCGGAGCCTGAAGAATCTACCACGAAGGCAGCGCCCATTGAAACTAACGAGTCGCCGGACACCCCCACAGAGTCCCCGGCAGAGACTATGCTGGCTGAGTCTGGCCTGAACATGGCCGACCTCTCATCACAGTTGAGCTGATCGACGGATCATCTTTGGGAGGCCCACGCCTCTCGAGAAAGAGGGGTCGGACAGACGTTCGACCCCTCTTTCTAGGGATGAAGAACCGTTGTTCGAATCCCACATCGAAGCTTGGGAAGTTTCATCGACCGAGCGCTGCAGGAGTTCGTGGAAACGCCGAAGCTCAGTCTGAAGACTGGCTCGCGGGCGGCTAAGAGATGATCTACGAGCGCGTCCAATGCTGTCGATACTGTGGCCGACCGATGGCGGAGTCGCCGCGCTCGTTCGCCGAGAACCCCTACTGCAGCGTGTGCTACGACGAGCGCGTGGAGGACGCGACACGAGGGGTGGCCGAGTACTACGACGGCCTCACGTGGTGTATGTTAGGCCCATGGAAGTAGGCGACCTGGTGCGTTGGAAGTCCCTGTTATGGTTTGTCCATAAGATCGACGCTACCACTGGGACTGCGATTTTAGAATCTGAGCAGCACACCACAGAGAGTTTGGGGGCTGTGGATGGTGAAGCTGAGGCTCTGGGGGCAGAGATCCTCTGTAATCCTACCCGAGATTGGCCTTTTGTCACATTGACTAACCGCCCCGGACGTCTTGTCTCGGTACACAACGGGTCGCAGCCTCTGGCTTGGCTAGTCGATTGGGTTAAGGTCGACCCCTTTCAGATGGGTGGGGCATTGTTTGTGAACTCTACACTAGGATTAGGGTTCAGGGATCGTCTCACCCTAACCAACAATGGTGGGCGCAGTTTCCCGGTGAACATCCCACGAGGCTTCCTGTCTTCTTCCCAACGTAGACCAAGTCGTGGTCCGCAGCAGAGTACGACAGCCCAACCCGCCCCTAAGATCGGCAATCTGTACTCGCATCTGCTGACGGATGACGACACATGAGACGCCTTTCTGTGCTGGTCGAACGGTCCGTAGCAGATGTGAAGGCTATTCAAATCCAGACCAGTTCGGACCATGAGCAGAAAGTTAGGCAGGGTGGCCCTGTCACATGCTCTAAAGGGTGTTCGCATTGCTGCCACCATCCGTTTCTGATCACCTTGGTAGAGGGGTTGTTGCTCTATCGGCATTTGAAATCTCAGAGCCTGTGGACCTCGTCCTTAAGGGCACGTCTTGGGGCGGCTCAAGACAGAGTGGCCGGCTTGGCGATGGAGGTGTGGATGCTGAGCAACATCCCATGCGCACTGCTTTCAGAGGGGTGTTGTTTGGGGTACAATGCTAGACCCTTACATTGCCGAACAACCTTCGCTCGGGGAGATCCCTACCGTTGCCATCCTCACGAACTAGATGGGGATTTTGTACCTAACACCGAACTCATTGCGAGGTACACGGAAGACGTAGGACGACACCTACGGCGGATAGGGGTCATACCTCTGTTGATGCCTCTTCCGGCGGCAGTGCTACTAGGAGAGTCGGTTGACCTAGGAGAAATTGCGATAGAGGACGCGGCCAGAACGTATGTGAGGAGAGTTCGTGGCTAACACTTGTGTGGTCTGCAACAAAGACTACGAGCAAGGGGACACGTTCACCCTCACCGAGGAAGAGAAGGCAGCCATCGGGCCGACGGCCCCGGATGAAGTATCTTACTGCTCCCCCTGTCTTAGGGTTATGCAAGATCGGACGACGGGAGCTGAGCTGCTCAAGGGGTTGTACGAGATGCTGTTGCGAGAATCTGGTGTGGTCGAGCATGGCGTCTTGTCTCAACGGCTCTACGACAGGTTGATCAAGCCTAAGGACGAAAACTGATGCAGACAACGGTTGTGGATCATTTGGAACAGTTCAAAGAGTTGCATGGTGAGGAAGCCTGGCGGAGTGAGGTCACCCGATTAGCTCTCCAGGCTATTCGTAAGGGAGACACACACGCCTCGTATTGGAAGGGCCTCACCCAAGGGTACGAATGGTTGGATTGGGAAGCGCTTGTTAAGAGTGCGCAGAACGAGGAAGCCCTCAAGGACCCTGAATTGATGATGGCCGAACTGCTTCGACGGCAGATGCCAGGCATCAAGACCCAGGCCCAGTACGACGCCGTAGTAGGTGCGCTAGAAGCCGTCAGGGAAATCCTAAATGCCATCTTGGGTGGGGACGCGGCGCAAGAGGAGCGAGGGAGAGCGGTGCTCGACAGAGCTTTCGAAGCCGCTCGCTGGGCGACTGATATCACGGTGAAACTCTCGGATGTGCCTGAGGCTGCTACAAGCGAGGATTCGAAAATCTTCAAAGAGTCACCGGCACAGTTCCATGAGCTAGACGATCAGCGGAGGTTGCTGGCGGAGCTGGAGGCATTAGGGAGCATGGAGGACCTCAACGCTTGGTACGCCGACACCAAGCCTCGCCGGGACAAAGTGGTGAACCAGGAGATCCGCAACGAGCTGCTGGATGCCATCCGAGCCAAGCGAAATTCGTTCTAAAGGTTGGTGTAGCCCCGCTGAGTGAAGATCCTCGTCTTCGGCTCTCGGGAATGGTTGTGGGATGGGATCATCTACCGGATCCTGTCTAAGCTTCCGAAAGACACTGTCCTAGTACACGGCGGAGCGCACGGAGCGGATCGCCTCGCCGGCCAGGTTGGCAAAAGTCTAGGGTTTGAAATCCGTGAGTACCCTATCCCTGACGAGGACTGGGAGGAATACGGTAAAGCCGCCGGCCACCGTCGCAACGCCCGGATGCTCTCTGAGGAACACCCGGACAAGAACGGCATCCGCATCGACAAGGCGTTCGGGTTCTCAACCCACCACGAAAATCGTGGAACCCGGGACATGGCCCATAAGCTGTGGGTCGCTAAAGTCCGATTTGAGATCCTGTTCCCGCCTATCTTGGTGTAGCTTGTACCCAAGTGCGGATGCTCTCGTGAGCGTTCTCCACAGCTTCTTTAATCGTTGACCCCGTCCATTCATGGAGGCGTTCTGAGCCGAACACGTTGGGGGCAACTCTCACCACCACTGGAGATTGATCAACCACAGGCAAGGCGAACTCCAACACACAGGATTTGTTCTCCTTGGTGAGTCCGTAGCCGGCATCAGTGCCAATCAAGAGGACTTGGTGCAAGTTGTTGATCGCGTGGATATCTTCAGGGCTGAACATCTGACTTACGAGATTCAACAAGATGATCTACTACCGCAAAGGGGACGCTACCAAGCCTATCGATACGGGCGGGCCCCGTTTCATCGCGCATGTGTGCAACAACTGTGGCGGGTGGGGTAGGGGCTTTGTCTTAGCCCTTTCGAAGCGGTGGCCGGAGCCGGAGCGGGAGTACCGAAAATGGTATCGAGAGGGCCGCACCCTACTTGCCGGCGATTTCAAGCTAGGGGAGATTCAGATCGTCCCGGTGCAGGGGGAACCGCCGCTGTCAGTTGTGAACATGATCGCACAGGAAGGGTACGGGAAGGCCAACCGGGGGCGGCATCAGGGGTCGGAGCCGAACACCCGTCCACCAATCCGCTACGACGCTTTGGAGAAGTGTCTGCATGAGGTTAGGAGTGGGGTGGGCGACAAGGGGGCGAGCATTCATATGCCGAAAATTGGAACCGGATTGGCCCAGGGGGATTGGAGTGTGATCGAGCCAATCATTCAGCGTACACTTGAAGATCTGCTGGTTTTTGTCTACGAGTATGATCCGTGACTAGAGTGCACAACCGCATCACCATCGAACGGATTAAGGTTCCTTCATGACGTGGCCCGAGCATCGCATCAACTATGGGCTCGCGGTGCTTCGCTGAGGAATCCTTTCGGCTCACGATCGACTTTTTCGTCCGGGCCGTCCCTTTCTTGGTGCGACCCGGCGGCTTCCGCGTCGTCGAACCGCGGACGTTGTTGACCTTCTATTCGAGCATCCACTCCAGTGACAAGTGCTTCGCGGTGCAGGCAGCAACGCGGCTGCTTGGGGCCGGAATCGATCCGGTCGGGCGCCCCGAGTTAGTTACGATTCCGAGCTGATCCGCGGTGTAGAGGCCACCAATGCCCCTACCTATCGACAAACTCCGAGCCGTCAAGAAGATCATCGTCCACAAGTCTTGCGCTGATGGGATGGCTTCGGCCGTCATCTTGCACGATGTACTTCCCGACGCCGAGATCCGGTTCATCCTGTACAACACGCCCGAGCACACGGCGATGGAGCCCGAAGAGGGGTTGTTGATCTGCAACTTTTCCCCGCCGGGGGTCAACCGCTCGGAGGCGATGGACCTAGAAGCTAAAGCCGAGATCGAGCGTGAGATTGGCGAGCGATACGCTGCTGCCGGCACGATGCTTCTAGACCATCACAGGCAGGCCAAGGATATCGTTATGGGGTTCGGGGACATGGGCGTCTTTGCCGACGAGATCGAGCGCCCTGGGATTGCCGGAGCCAACTTGGCCTACGAGGAAGTCTGGATCCCGTTGTGTGGCGAGCGGGACAGCTACGAGCAGCACAATGTCGAGACCATCGCTCGGCTGTCCGGGATTCGCGACACGTGGCGTCGCAATGACCCCGAGTGGAAGCCCGCCTGCTACCTGGCGGAGGCGTTCAGGTTCTTCCCCGCGGAGAGTTGGATCGACAAGTCTGACACCTTCTCCCAGATCCACCAGAGCTGGTGGGCGGAGCGTCGGATCATGGGTAAGACGTTGTTCGAGCGCACTGAGAAAGCAGTTAAGCGAGCCATCGAGAACTCGTGGCGGTTCACGACGCCTCTGGGCACTCGGGTCGTGATGTTCTCGGGGACACGGCTGTCGAGCGACGCCGCTGAGCTACTCCACGAGGATGCAGACTTCGTGGTTGGCTTCGACTACATGGGAGTCACGGACAACCAGACAGCGAGCCTGGTCTATTCGACGCGGTCTCACACCGGCTACGACTGCGGGGCCTTCTGCAAGGCGCACGGGGGAGGCGGACACACCCCCGCCGCCGGCTTCACGCTCAAGTTCAACCCCCTGCTCGAAGAGGGTGCCAACCCCTTCATCACGTTCCGCGGCTTGCTCGAAGCCTATGAGGCACAGAAGGCGGTCACAAACCCAGCGCCTGCGGCAGATCCTGGCAGGAATCAGCCGGTCGCGGTCGACGATCTTGACCGACCGTACTGCCGCCGTCACGGTCACGAGGTCGCAGCCGACTACGACGCGCGGTATGCTGAGTACGAGAGAACCCGAGCCGCGCGAAAAGAGTTGCTGCAAGACGCCGCCGCTCTTGGGGTTAACCCTTCGGAGGACGAGATCGCGGAGATTCGGCGGGAATGGGCGCCAGCTGCGGACTGACGCTCGACACGGGTGCGCTCATCGCGCTTGAGCGACAAGAACGGCGAATGATGGCAGTGCTTGCGGCGGCCGAGCAAGATGATCTGGTCGTGACCGTTCCCTCGCCGGTTCTGGTCGAGTGGTTCCGCGGCAAGCCATCCCGCATCAACCCGATCCTGAGCGCGATCATCATCGAGCCACTGTGTGAGCGTCTTGCCCGGATCGCGGGGGAGGCCCTTGTTGGCCTCAGCAAGGTCAGCGTCGTGGATGCGGTTGTCATGGCCTCCGCTGCTCAGCGCGGCGATTACGTCTACACATCGGGGATAATTCATGCGTAGGCCACTTTAGGTGGCATGTTCGAGGAACTCCGCCAGCCGGCCGCCCGCGTAGCCACCCGCCACCTGATTGCCTACTTCAAACCGGGCGAGTACATCCTGTATGGAAAGTTCAAGAACAAGCGCGGCAAAATCGTCCGCATGTTCCTAGACTCCAGCGGGATCCCCTACATCGAGATCGAGCCCGTCCCAAAGGGGCGCAAGAGCAACCGGATCATGGGGCTCTACACGATTCGGAAGCTGCCGGCCGCAGCGGTGCCTGAGACTAAGGCCCTGGACAAGCTCGCCTCAGAGTCGCAGCGGGTCGTGATGCGGTTCGCAGGAACAGAGGTCCGCCCCGTGGCGGACTATATTCGCGACTTCACCGAGGCCCGGCCGGCCATCGAGCGCGCTATCGAGGAAGGAGACATCCCGACAGCCCGTCGCCTCTTTGTCCGGTTAGGGGAGATGCTGGAGCCCCTGGCGACGATGTTCGAGGGAGTTCGGTTCGAGCGCCAGGACGAGCAACGGAAGATGAAGAACGTCTTGAGCTGGCTTCGCCGGCTCCAGTACCCGTTCGAGTCGCGCTACGTCAATCAGGAGGATGGGGAGACCCGGGCGTGGATCAACTTGTCGCTAGACTCCATCGCCGAGACTCTGGCCTCCCTGCGTCGGGTTCAGAACCGCCTTCAGGAGTACACGGAGGTCGAGAAGGAGTTCCGGCACGGGCCCTTCCAGATCGTCAACAAGTACGGTTACCGTTCCAGCGAGTACGCTGAAAGCCTTGCGGTCCTGGACACCGCGGCCGACCGGCTCAAGTCCAAGGGGTTCGGTAAGGCCCTGTACGGCAAGGTTGAGCTGGTGGGGGCCAAGAGCGGCAAGGGCTTTGCAGGTAAGTACGTCGAGTCGGCCGACCTCTTGAAGCTAAACGTCGAGTCCCGAAAGCGTTTCGACGATCTCCACACGTTGGTCCACGAGCTGGGCCACCGGTGGTGGAACAAAATGCTCAGCGCCGCCCAGCGGGATGCCTACGAGGACGCCTACAGTGGCAAGGGTATCGACCTTAAGGGGCGCCAGGACATGTTCCAGGCGCTCGTGAAGGCTCAGTTCTCGCCGCGCAGGGCGGTAGGATTCTTGTCGGATCCCTCTTTAGAGGCCCCCTTCCTCGCTTGGGTTAGCTACGTGTTTGGAAACCAACGTCAGAAAGACCTCGTCGCCGCCCATGAACGTGGTGAAGGTTGGGTCGAGAAGAACTTCGTTCGGCCGAAGCAGCGATATGTGAGCCCGGACAACAACGCCTCTGTGGAGACGGTGAGCGCTTACGCCAAAACGAACGTGTCGGAAGACTTCGCCGAGACGTTCGCCTTTTTCGTTCTGGGCAAGCCCATGCCAGACCAGGTACAGATCCGCTGGAGGCTCGTCACATGACCACTGCCGCTGCCGTCCTTGCCCGGTCGATTCGCATCGACCGAGACGCCATCCAGAAGCTTCGGAAGGACTTCCTGCAACTCTCGAAGAACATCCCGCGGGTCCGAGACTACAAGCAGGCGAGCGAGCTGCGGGAGGCGTTCAAGGTTTTTCGCAACCGCTTCAACCGCATCTACTTCGACGAATTCGTCAACCAACAGCTCAAATATGACGACTCGATCTCGGAGCATCTCAGAGACTGGCACGAGCGGAAGCTTCGGAAGACCGGCTGGGACTTCTACCTCGCACTGAACGAGATGCCGCTGGACCGTCCGCACAAATACAACGAGAATTTCACGGAGGAAGGGGCCTTCCAGCAGTATCAGCGAGCGAGTAAGAAGTGGGACGCCAAGCTCAAGCGGATCGCCCGCGAGCTGTGGAAGGTCTTGGACGACTTCCTGTCGGAGATCGGGCGTGAGCACTACGATGTGCCGATCACCAACGTTGACCAGGTAGAGGTCGAGGGTTTCCAGGTTCGTGTAATTGGAGACATCGAGGGTGAGTACGCGGGGAGCTGGGAGCGCTTCCGAGCCGGTCTACGGATCTTTCGGAAGAGGGCGGGCAAGGTGTTTCCGCCGATGCTCAGGATGATGCTACCTATCCACGCCAAGGTAGTTGGGAAACTTGATGAAGGGGGTCGGTACGAGCGTCGGTACATCGAGGTGTCGTTGACGGCAGGGGAGCGCCCCGAGATGCTCGCGAAGATCCTCGCGCATGAGATGGGCCACCACATCTACAAGGTGTACTTAGGGCAGAAGGATCGCACGTTCTGGGATACCGCGATTCGTGGTAATTACGGACCGATCGATATCGACAAGGCGTTGCGCTTGTGGCCTGACGGTGCGTGGATCCACGAAATGGGTGAATTGCTCAAGGACGTGGACCCGACGTTGGCCATCCAGCTTGAACTGCTCGGGTTCGGGCACGGCGAGGTGCGGGAAATCCGCAAGAAGGAGGACTTCGAGGCTGCTGTCGCCCGCGGGGATACCTTCGCGGTTCCGCAGAACCCCGTCACCGGGTATGCAGGCAAGAACCCAGAGGAAGCCTTCTGCGAGGCTCTGGGGATGCTCATTGGGTATGGGCCTCGAACAGTTGACCCGCTGATCCGTCATTGGGTGCAGATGATTCTGCCCAATCTCCGTGTCGCAGGTCTTCGAATTGCCAAACGGGGAGGGATTGACCGCACCATCCAGAAAGCCGCTCTGGGGCGCAGCCTACTATCAGCTCAGGTCGTGGCCAGTTTCGAGTTTTCTCCGATGCGAAGGCATTGCGAGAGGCCCTACATGCAGATGCGAGAGGGGCCAGAGAGTCGAGGACAAAGTTGCTTGGGCCAAGGAAATTCTAGCTCTGTATGGTGGCCTATGATTGACGCCAAGACTGTTGTCGCCAGATACAAAGCCAAGCGGGAGTCTGATAAAGGCAACACCATCTACCTCTATAGTGAGCGCCAGGTGGCCCTGCGCAACAATAAGAAGGCCGAGCGCATCGCCAAGCTCGGAAAGGCGCTCAAGAAGCTGCGAGCCCAGGTCAAGCGGGATCTGAAGTCGAGCGACCCGGAGACGAAGTTGACGGCTTTGGCGGTCGCCCTCATGGACCACACGTACGAACGGGTCGGCAACGACGAGTCTGCGAGTGAGGGGCACTTCGGTGTAACGGGTTGGCAACGCCGCCACGTGAGTTTCAAGTCCGACGGGGCGCTCATCCGGTACACGGGCAAGTCCGGTGTTAAGCACGAGAAGAGAGTCACTGACGCCGGCATCCGCAAGGCGCTACGTGAAGCTTACAATTCGCTCGAAGGCGATGACACGTGCGTTCTGTCGTGGGACGACGGTTGTGTTACCGCCGAGAAGGTCAACGCCTATCTCGAACCCTTCGGCGCAACGGCTAAGGACATTCGCGGCTACCACGCCAATGACGAAGTTAGATCTTCCTTAAGACAGACACGGACTAAAGGCGGTCCTTTACCTAAGGATAAGGCCAAGAAGGCAGAACAGTTGAAGAAAGAATTCAAGGACGCTGTAGAATTGGCGGCTGCGAAAGTGGGCCACGAACCCACTACCCTTAATAGCCAATATCTTATACCGGGTCTAGAAGACACCTACCTCAAAGATGGAAAAATTCTCTGACAACATTTGGGTGATTTACGCTCTGGTTGATCCTAGGTTCCCGGATGATATCCGTTATGTGGGTAAGACCTGTCAGACTGTACCTAAACGGCTTAGGAATCATCTGCACTACGCGAAAAGAGCCAAGACCAACACGCATCTTGTTTGTTAGCTTCGTTCCTTGCTGCAACAAGACCTGCGGCCTGATTTCAAAATACTAGAGACAGGGTCGGGTGGGTGATTGGGAAGAGGCCGAGAAGAAGCAAATAGCTTGGCACAGAGATCAAGGGTGCAATCTGTGCAATACGACTGATGGAGGTGAGGGCGCATCTCCTGGCCACCCAAAATCCTCTACGACAAAGGCCAAGCTATCTAAAGCCAATAAGGGTAGGGTTCACACGGCTGAAGCTAGAGCTAACATGTCTGCGGCCAAAAGGGGAAGAGGTCCTGTACTAACTGAGGCCAGTTACCGAAAAATGGCAGACACTAAAAGAGGCAAACCTGGGCCTAAGCTATCACCTCAAGTCATAGCTAGGAGGAACGCCGCTATCAAGGAGGCTTGGCAGAAAAAAATTGCTAGTGGGTGGAACCCTCTATACCGAAAAGGGCAAACCAAAAAAGCCACACAAGCAATTACTGGTAAATCGAGAAGTCAAGAAGTCAAGGACAAGATATCTGCTGCCAACAAAGGTAGAGGGTTAGGGCGTAAGTTGAGTGCAGAGACTCGTGCTAAGATGTCGAAGGCTCAACGTAAGCGGCAAGAGAAAAGCGAGGCGAGACTGAGTGTTGGTTCGATACCGTGAGGAGTACGGAGACACCCCCTGCGGATCGTGTGATCGAGCCCTGCACTCGGCTGTGAAGCCGCTGAAAACCCGGCGACTTCGATCCTAAGCAGATTGCCAAGGGGATCAAGGTTGAGACGGAGCACACGTCCGATCGAGATTTAGCTCTCGAGATCGCGATCGATCATCTGACCGAAGACCCTCGTTACTACGACAAACTAGAAACGATCGAACAACACTGAGTCGAACCGCGGGTCCTAATCAGGAAAGATTTCTCGCCGCACTTGATCAACGTAGACGTCGGGCTTTCCGTACTTGCGAAGGAATTTCGCTTCAGCGTCTACTAGCTGATCGAACTTCTTCATTGAGAGCGCTTCCAACTCCTTCACGACCTCTTGGATCTTACGTACCATGTCTTTGGCATCGCGTTCCGCGGGTTTACCGATGTAACTGCCTGCCACATCATACTCATGGGCGGCTGTCTCCAGGTCAGTTTCGAGGTCGTGGAGTCTGTTCCACACCGGTTGTAGCGCACGCCCTACAGGCCCGTCTGAAAGAGCTGCAACAACATGACGTCGATCGTAACTGGGCATACTCACAATACTCGAGAAACAGATTATCGGCGCAGGAGAGCTTTGCCTAGCAAACCGGGACCGCCACGTAACCGACTTTGCTCCAGTCGAAATAGAGTTTAAGAGTTGTTTGGTCGGCATATTTCAGGCTCCAAAAGAGCAGGATGGGCAGACAATAGCTGAGGAACTATAGACAGTGCCGCAAGTAGTGCATTCTACAGGGCTGATGTCGGTCATGTGAGGTGCCGCAGGTATTTCGATTCTTAGGTCCTTAGGCTTTCCCACGATCACCAATTCGTTGACCTCGCCTCGCCTATCCCCCTTGGAATTGATGCTGCGTTTTGCCCCCACAACGTGTTGGTCAAACCCTGCATACAGTTCGCGGACCAGTGGCGCATCTGAGTTCGATTGGACGACGATCACCCCACGGTCATACAGTTCTCGGAATAGGGTGGCGAGTTGTTGCTGCTCATCTGGCCCGAATTGGCTGGAGTAGGACGTGAAGTTGGAAGTCTCCGAGACGGGAACGTAGGGCGGATCGAAGTAGACAAGGTCTCCCTCTTTTGCGTCCTTCACCGCATCAGCATAGTCGCCAGTGCAAAGAGTAGCGTAAGTTTGCAACGCTTCAGAGCACGCGATCATCGTAGCATGATGGTAGAGCGTCGGGTTCTTGTACTTGCCGAACGGAACGTTGAACTTGCCGGCGCGGTTGACCCGATACAGTCCGTTGAAGGCCGTCTTGTTGAGGTAGATGAGCCGAGCGGCCCGTTCGATAGGGTCCGTGGGCTCTTGCGCTCGGACGGCCTCGAAGTATTCTCGTGTGTTCCAGTCGGGCTCGCGCTTGATAGCATCCAGGCGTCGCAGCAGCTCTGGTAGTCGATCCCGCACGACCTCGTAGCAGTTGATCAGATCGGAGTTGTAGTCGTTGAGGACAGCCGACCGGAAGCGATAGTGATCGGCGAAATGGAAAAACACGGCCCCGCCACCGAGGAAGGGTTCGTAGTAGGTGCGGCTCTTGTTGGTGATGAGTTCAGCCAGCGGCTTGAGCAGTTGGCTCTTGCCTCCGACCCACTTCAAGATCGGTTTAGTCCTCATATCGCAAGCCCTTTCGTATTCTGCAAACTGTGGCCTGCGATGTGCGCTCAATCCCAGCCCTCAACAGCACCTGGAGGGATCGTTCAAATTTTTCAGTTGTCACCTGGGCGGACTACACCGTAGCTATTCCAGCTCCTGAAGATCGAGTTGGAAGATGTCGAACTCGTCTTCGTCTCGTCTGATGATTTCGGCCATAGGGGAGAAACTTCGGCGGTGTGGGGTGCAGAGAGCAGAGACCGTGACACTCAATCGCTTCTAGGTGTGCCTTCGTGCCATAACCCACTGATGTATCAAATGTGTATTGTGGGTACACACCGTGAGCCTCTCGCATTAAGGGCCAGCCCAACATCCGAAGCCGAATTGGGTTGGCTTGGTGTAGTCACGCACTCATTGCTCGCTGCGGCGAGACTCAGTCCTCGCAATGGATCCCAGTCCCCAACGCAGTGAGGCCGGGGTCTTCTTCCGTCTTCTTGCGCATGAACTTCATCGGTGCATAGCTCATCCGGTGGATCGGACACACACCCCGGAGGCTAAGCGCCCTCTGATGTTGTTTCGTCCCGTAGCCCACATGCGAAGAGAACCCATAGCCGGGATATTCGGCGTCCAGTTTCTTCATCAGCCGGTCACGGTAAACCTTGGCGATGATGGAGGCGGCCGAGACGGCAGGGATGAGCAAATCGGCTTTAGGTAGCGCCAGTGCGCCCAGAAGTCCCCTGTTGCCGTCTACGATGACCAGAGGGGTATCTGAGTGCCCGCGGCTTTCGTGGAGGTCCAGGGCGCCCTGGATGGCGTTGCTATGGGCCTTCTTCCAAGCTACACCAACTCCCATCTCATCGATCTCTTGAGCCGAGAATTCCACCAGGTTGTAGGACAAAGACTCTTCTGCGGTCAGTCTTGGGTATAGCTGCTCTCGAGCTGCCGGGGTGAGCTTCTTCGAGTCGGTGACTCCGGGAAACGCCCAGGACCGGTGGGCAACAACTGCGCAGACCACAAGAGAGCCTGCCCAGCATCCCAGACCGACCTCATCAGATCCGCAAACATGATCAACGGTCGCGAGGTCCCGTGCAAGGGCGGGCGGGATAGAGGGGTTACTGGAGGCCATAGGTCGTTTGTTTCAATTACGAGGGAGGCTTTCACCTCCCTCAGGATGCTCACTTAGCAGCGCGAAAGGGCAGGCGGGCCTTCGCGTCACACAGGTCGTTGACGAGACGATCCCGATTTTCGCTGGAGGATACCAGCGCTTGGACAAGCGTTTCTACCACCGACTGCTGTCCAATTTCAGCAAGGGTAAGATGGGCGTGAATGATGGGATCACGGAGCGATCGCTCCATCAAAAGCGTCACTAGAGACTCGTCCAAACCGAACGCGAGTAGGGCTTGTGGGAAGGTCACTGTAAAACTCATCTACACCGATAGTGCGGGATCTTTCAATACGCCCACTGGGGTAAATGCGTTCCCCGAGTGACCTTCAGCGTTGGAATAGCCGTAATTCGGCAGCCCGCAAGCGTATGGAATTGCGGAAAAGGGCGGTTGAATACCTCGGAGGGAAGTGCCGGCTCTGCGACTACGATAAGTGTCTGGCCGCTTTTGATTTCCATCACACTGACCCCATGACCAAGGACTTCACCATTTCGGAAGCAACTTCATGGGCCAGAGCCAAGCCTGAGTTGGACAAGTGTGAACTGTTGTGCGCTAACTGCCATCGTGAAGTCCACGAAGGTTACCACCCTGGATATTTGGACGATGGGTACGACGGGGGAGGGGGGATGTACGGAGAAGAGGTCTACGAAGACGAACTCGAGTTGCTTGACTGATTTGCGGTTAGCGAGTCCACACACTCGGCCAGCCCCTCAAGGTCATGGTACTTGGCTTTGAGGCGTTCGATTCGTTCGAGAGGTAGTTCCAAACCACCCTCTTTGTGTAACGCCTCCAGTAGCTCGTGTAGGGTCATACTGTAGCAAGCACACAAGAGCTAACTCGGTATAGGCCCGACCATCACCAGCGGCTCGCTGGACAGTTCGAAAGTCATCTTTTGATCGAACCCCACGGGAACTCTCAGGAAAGGGCCGTCGAAGTACAGGGTTGCATCACCGACTTTGCTCACGAACTCGAATCGTTTCTTACACAACACGATGTGTCCTGTAGTCTCCAGTTCACAGGGCTCGCGGACGACGGTCTGAAGTAGAGGCGACCGTAGGGGGAGCACCTTGCCCCCGGCCGAACGGATGGCGCCGGTCGAGCCCGCGGCGGTGCCTACCCACAGGCCCGAGCATGCATAGCGGGTCTTGCCGGCCATAACCCGGGTCATGGCAGCGGGGCACGAGTGGCTGAACAGGGCTTCGTTGAGGATTCGACGAGAAACTTCGAGCCCGTCCACTTTCACGGACATGCGGGGGACCAGGAATTTTCTACGCCGCTTCCAGACGACTTTCTTGAGCACGCGATTGGCGTTGGTCGGGGACAGCACAGAACAAAAGCGTCCTCGGCTCAATTTGGGGTCGCTGTTGATCCCCATGATGCCGACTTCCGGACCGATATTGTGGCTCGCGGACAGGAAAGTGCCGTCGCCTCCGACCGTGAGGACGGTGTCTCCGGGTTGTGCTTGAAACAGGGTTTCGGCGCCTTCTATGACCCAGGGTGTCACCCGGAGGCTGTCTAGAGCCTTCAGGACGAACTCCACCGTTTGGGTGTGCCGGTCGTGGCTGTCCCTCATGCGCTTGAGGGAGGGTCCGTTGATGCTCCCGAACGCCTCACGGTGGGCCTGATACTGTTCCCAGGCTGTCCTTTTCGTGACGAAGATCAGGGTCATCGTTCTAACCACAACTCGTGGTAGCGCCCGTTGGTCAATGCAGAACTCGAGAACCTTACGCTGTTTATCTGCGGTTAGCTCTTTCGTAGTCCTCGAAGCGGATCTTGGCGATCTTGGAGCGGTCGCTGGTTCGCACCACAACGCCCTCGGGTTTGCCTTTGCCAGGCTCGTCCCCAAGGACGGCTCGAGAGCCTTCGGCCAGCACCTGCTTGAGCCACTCGTGGGTCTCGTGGGGCTCGGTGGGGATGGGCGGGGCTGCAAATCGAGGAGTCAGCTCTACCTCGAACATCTCTGCGAACTCCTGAAGTCGTGCCTCGGACACAAAGGGCTGACCTCCGCTTTGGCGCCAGGCCGCGATTTTCTCCTTGGGCATCTCGATGAGGTCACGAAAGTCCTGTACCTTGAATTCGATGGCGTCGAATAGGCGGAAGCCGACTTGGGATCCGTCTTTAGAGTAGAATTTGCTGGCTTGGGTGACTCCTCGGCCCCCGTAGACCTCGCCGAAGAACACGTAGATCTTATTATTCCACAGGGATCCACTGTGGACCCGCTCTGCGAAAGGACGCACCCCTTCGACGATACCTTGGGCGGGGTTGTAGATGAGGTCGCCCCTCGCGTGCAGCAGATCTTCCCGGGAGCCGATGAGGTACTTCTCGAACAGCCAGGGAAGGACTTCGTGGTTGAGAAACAGGAGGACGCGCGAGTTGGTGCCATCGATCTTCTCGGTCGCGATGATGTCTCCTACACCCGCGAAGTCCACCTGAACTTCGTCCGTGAGTCTGCCCCGCTCAAGCCGGTGATACGTTTCGATGGAAGGGTACTTGGTGGCGGAGTTGACACGGGCCAGTAGATCGTCCATGTGGGATTTAATGGCGATGATGGCGGCGGATTCGTCCATGTGGGTCATGCGTTGGCCCCTTGAATCAGATCGATACAGAGCTGGTCGAGGGCCTTGCGGTTTGGCTGCTTGGGCAGCGTCGAAGTCTTGACCAGCTCGTTCAGCTCTGCATCCTGACGTTCGCTGTACTCCAGCAGCTCTTCGTAGGTCCAGGCGCCGTTGCGGATTGCCAGCAGCTCCGCAGCATCCGGCCGGCGAACCCGAACGACACCCTCGGTCAACAGCTCCCGGCACATGCGAGTGATACGCACGAGGTGCGATGCGTGTTTGGTGTCCATTCCGTACTTAGCTTCCAATTCAGCACGAGCTGGGTTCCGCTCCCGGAGCCACTTCTGGTAATTCTGCCACTCGCGGAGCTTGGTCGTGTATCGGCGCTCCATGTCCAGTAGCTCGATGAAGTTGGCGTCATAGCCCACCGCTCGAGAAGCGGCTCGCCACGTCTTATCGCCTACCTCGTCTTCACCCCAGAGGGTGATCTCAGCGAGTCTGCGGGCGAACTCGTCTTGAAGAGCTTGGCGGATGGCAGGGTCGACCCCTTCCATCTCGTGCCAGGCCCACTGGTCGATCTGCTTCTGGATGGCCGCCTGGGCCGCTGCGAGCTGGTCTGCGGGGATGACTGTCCGTTCGGGTAGCCCGAAATCGGCCCGGGTCGGCGGGGCCTTGGGCGGGTCCTTGAGCCACCGATAGTGCCCCTGGATCCGCTTCATCTGTGCTCGGGCGTAACCCGAGAAGGTGTGCTTGGCCTTCTTGCTCAGGAAGTGCTGCCGTGCAGCGAACAGCTTCTCGGATGCCGGGGTGACCAGCAGGTGATCCTCGGGATCGGTGAAGAGGATCTCCAGAGCGTTGGGGTTGGCGTCGGCCGCGAGTTTCACGAACTTGCGGATGTCGAAGACCGTGAAGTCGTCGGGCTTCGACTGGAGAGCTTGCTCGAACGTCTCGCTGATTCCGAGGTAGTAGTGGATCGGAGCGATGGTGACGCCGCGGATGTCCAGGTCGCTGGTCGGCAAGTTCGTGCCGTAGGCGTGGCTGCCGTGGCGGGTCAGGTAGATAGTTCGCTCAGGCAGCCACTTCTTCAGATTGCCGTGGTAGTTGCTCCAGTCGTAAGTCATCAGTATTCCCCTCGGCACGGCTTACACTGCGGTTGGTTACGGATGCTGCCGTCCTGCATCCGCCGAAGTCCGAACTCCCCTCCCGGCTTCCACTGCTCGCATGCAGTGCAGAGAAACTGGCAGCCGATCAGGATCACGGTGACTTCGCCTCCCGCGGAGGCGTATCGAATTGTTCCGGCGTCATCGCTCATGCTTTACCCTTCGTACGTCTCGATGAGGCGCCCCAGGTGCTCGCGAGCCTTGGCCTCGAAGCGCTCTCGGAAATACTCGGTCAGGAACAGGTGAGGCTGTCCCTGAAGACGTTGTAGGAATGCAAGGCGCCCCCGCCGCACTTCCATGGCACCGAAGTGCTGCATGTACTCTTGCTCGATCTCGTGGTTTCGTTGCTCGAAACTCTCCCAGCGTTCTTCTGCGAACGCGAAAGCCAAGTCGGAATCGAGGAAGAGAGCCACGGGTAGGGGGAATGAGACGGCTTCCGGTTTGCCGTGCTCTGCGGTCGCCAGAATCAACTCTTGGCAGCGCTCCGGATCCGAGAACACTGTCGCGGCGTAGGCGGCGCTCTCTTGTTCGTTCCGTGGGCTGCCTTTCGTCACGTCGTAGATCACATCGTGGAGCAGGGCGGCCCGTCGCAAATCAGCATGTGTGAAGGGAGCCAAGTCGTCCCCAGAGAAGGCTTCGCAGACGTAGTTGACCCGGCCGAGTACGGCGATAGCGTGCCCCCATGTGTGGTAGAAACGACCCGGCTCACTGTAGCGAGCGCGGATCTCTGGAAGAGCCTCCAACCCGCTGAACCCAGCAATGTTCAGGATGATCGCTTCCACCCGAGTGGTACCTCGCCGATATTTTTCTACGTCTGGGCTCATGCGGTGTATCCATCCCTCTCGTGGTAAAGAGTACGGGATGAGTTGAAAGTATTACACCGGAGCCCGGCTAAATCTAAAAAGAAAATGGGAAATTTGCCCGCTGTTACGATAGACGCCCGTGAGACCCGGGATATGGACGACGCCCTGTGGGTCGAAAGATATGAAGATCGTTGGAAGATCTTCATATACATTGCCGATGCCGCGGCTGAAATCCCTCCTAACTCCGAAGACGATCTTCGGGCCCGGGACCTCATTGTGTCCCGTTACCTACCCAACAGGACTCTGCCCATGCTCCCCCGGCAGGCTGAGACCACCCTATCTCTTTGGCCGAACAAAATCCGAAGGGTGTTGGCGATCGAAATCCAGCTCGACAACGACTTAGAACGGATCGACACCCGCCTGGGACTGACGACCATCAAGAGTAGAGCCAAGCTCTCCTACGAACAGATCCCAACAGTGCTGACGCAGGACACTCCCTTCACCGAGATGCTTCGTCACGCAGTGACTCTGAGCCACCAGTTGCTGAATCAACGACGGCTGCAGGGAGCGCTCGCTCTCTATGACTTAAACACGGGGTGGGTCACCACGGAAGAGGGGCATCTCCGACAAATTAAGAAGCACGAAGCCACCGTGGGCTACATCGTTGTCCAAGAGCTTATGGTGTTGGCGAACTCTGCCGTGGCCGAGTTCGCTGTAGAGCAAGACATTCCGCTTTTGTTTCGCAACCACGTGGCTCGGGCAGCGGCTCCCGATCGGTCTGAGCTGATGCGCCAGATTGAGGACGCTCTACACACGCCGTTGGTGAGTCTTGATACGGTCCGCCAGCGGACACACCTACTGCTCGATCGAGCACATTACGGAGCCACCCTCACGGGGCACTATGGGCTGAACCTACCGGCCTACCTGCACGCTACCAGTCCGATCCGACGCTACCCCGACTTGCTCAACCACGGGCAACTGCGGGCGCATCTTCTTGGTGGACCTTACCCTCGTGATAAGTCACAGCTTGACGAGCTAGCGGAACGCATCAACACAGGGCTAGAGGAACTACGACGGACCAAAGCCAATCACATGAAGAACACGGCAACGCGGGTCGCCCAACGCCGTGTTGAGCGGGGACGCTTACGTCATCTGAACGACAAACAGCTGGAACGCGTTGTCAAAGTAGAAGCTCGTTCAGGGGGTTGTCCCAGCGAGGGTTTGATAGACGAGTACGAGCGACGTCTAGGAGACAACCAGCTTCCTCTCGTCTGCATCACCTTGGCCTTCACAGAGGCGCCCGAAGACTGGGTTCCCCTGCGACGAGCGGCAGTCCAATACCTGCAGGGGAAGCCTGAGTTGGCGGTCTCGGTTCTCGCCATGGCATCACAGATGGGTTGGGAAGGGGTTGAGTTTCACGAAACGACCCTCTCTTCAGCGCCCCCTCAGTTCGAGTGTGCGGCCCAACAAGGCGAGGAACGGGCAATTGGCTTTGGCACCACGAAGAAGAAAGCGAAGCAACATGCGGCCCTACGCTTTCTCGCGGGGCGTGCCGCCTTTGCGTTGGAGTTGGACGACCACGCTCTTGCACCCTCCACAGTAGTGTCACCTGTCATTGCCGGGAAGGACCCCATTTCAGAGTTGCAGGAATGGGCCCAAGGCCGAGGGCATGCGTTACCCACCTATAGCTTTTCTTCCTCGGGGGATCCTCAGGCATCGTTTGTGTGTAATTGTGAATTCTTTGGTGTAGCGGCGGAGGGCAAGGCGACTTCCAAGAAGGAAGCGAAGCGCGAAGCTGCCAAGCGAACGCTTCGAGCCTTGTCAGAGGGCGCCACCAATGATCCCAGTCTACGCACGTCAGCCTCTCCCAACCAAAGTAACTAAGTCCATCTTCCTCGCGGGACCGACCCCTCGCAAACCCAAGAAAGGGGAGTCTGAGGTTGAGAGCTGGAGACCTTCCGCACTTCAGGTCCTCAGGTCGCTGGGGTATGACGGTCACGTGTATATACCAGAGCCAGCCGACGGTAAGTGGGCTGAGAACTACGACGAGCAAGTTGAATGGGAAGAGGCAGCTCTCAATCGAGCCGACTGCATCTTGTTCTGGATCCCGCGGGACTTGGAGAGGCTGCCCGGATTCACGACGAACGATGAGTGGGGCCTCTGGAAATACTCCGGTAAGGTGGTGTTAGGAGCGCCAGACACAGCCCCCAAGGTCACCTACCAACGGTACTACGCCAATAAGCTTCAGGTGCCGCAAGCCACCACACTGCTCAAGGCCCTTGAAGCCGCTGTTGACATGGTTGGCGAGGGAGCCGTTCGTACCGGAGGGGAGACGACCGTACCTCTTTACATCTGGCAGCAAGAAAGCTTTCAGAGTTGGTATCAAGCGCAGAGGGGAGCAGGAAACGAGCTTCTAGACTCTCGGGTCTTGTGGCTATCCATCATGCCCAAAGCACGTCGCATCTTCTGTTGGGTCTTGAAGGTGTCGGTCTATGTTGCGTCGGAGGATCGTGTCAAAAGCAACGAATTTGTGTTTGGCCGACCTGACATATCCTCGGTGGTCTTGTGGCATCGTGCTCCTACGCTCAGAGGCACTGAGGTTGTCCTAGTTCGGGAGTTCAGGAGCCCTAGTCGAACGTCAGACGGTTTCATCCGGGAGATGCCGGGCGGATCGTCCAAACCTGGGACCGACCCAAAAATCACTGCGGTCGAGGAGTTGAATGAAGAGGTATTATTCGATATCGATCCCGATCGTTTGATACCAGCGTCTTCTCGTCAACTCTACGGAACGCTATCTTCTGTCTGTGCTTATGCCTACTCGGCAGAGATCACGGCCGCTGAACTGGACTACTTCCATACCTTACGCGGTCAAGCCCATGGGGTCGAAGAGGATTCCGAGCGGACCTACGTAGAGGTCACCACGGTCGGGGATATGCTTCGTGATCCGATGACCGACTGGGCCACTCTGGGTATGGTGTTCACCGTGCTCTCCGAGGCGATGCGGTAAGCGGTGTAGCAAGAACTCCATGCGACTGGGTAAGCGCCGCGATCCTTACCTCCAGGTCAAGGGGATCAGCATCCGTGACATCGTAGAGGTAAACGCCCCACGAGAGGGTCTAAAGGGGGTGACCGGGATGGTGACTGGGATCGCGTATGGACCGAGGCTGAAGCCCTACTTCCGTGTGCGCATCACACAGGGGATAGGGCAACCAACGCGCTCTCCGTGGTTCCGTCTGCAAGAGATCACATGGCTCGGGGACGAGCTGTATCACCTTCGCCAGCGCGGTCTCGTGAAGTGATCAAGCCACAGCGCCTGGTGTATGGGCCCGCATGCCCAAAGTCATCATTGGAGTCTCTGGTTTCGCAAGTTCAGGGAAAGATAGTGTGGCGGACGTCTTGGTTTCTGATCACAACTTTGTCAAAGTCGCGCTGGCCGACCCTCTGAAGCGCATAGTCCGCGACGTATACGCGTTCACTGACGATCAGCTGTGGGGGCCCAGTGAGACGAGGAACATCCCAGATGAGCGCTACCCACGGCCTTGCCGATCATGTCACGGTCACGGTCATTACAGCGCTGACCATGTAGGGCTAGACGAAAAGTGTCCCGACTGTAACGGGACTCGTATCACCTGTTTGCCCCCTCGGGAGGCCCTTCAACGGTTAGGTTCAGAATGGGGCCGCGAGTGCTATCCGGACACCTGGGCGGCTCTTGGGGTGCGCACAGCAAATCAAATCCTGACGGGAGCTTACAACTACACCCAGAAAGAAGGGTTGTTGTGTCAGCCCTCTTCCTTTGTCGGTGTGGTGATCCCAGACGTTCGCTTCCGCAACGAGATCAAGATGATCAAAGAGGCCGGCGGAAAAGTGATTCGGGTCCTACGTGATGGCGCCGGTCTAGAAGGTGTCTACGGAAGGCACCAATCGGAATCGGAGCAGCGAGGAATTCCCGATTCCGAATTCGATAGCGTGGTTCAAAACAACCAAACGTTAGACCATCTACGTGAGGCTACAACTAAAGCGGTCTCGACGCTGATCTAGGCTGTCGGGTCCTCGGGTTCCCCTGCGTGCTCACTGTCGCTGCTTTCGGGTCCGGTAGGATCTTTTGCAGGATCCACTGCAGGCTCACTGTCGCTGCTGTCTGCAGCAGTCGTTTCGGCAACAGGCTTATGTGCTGTCTTAGACGATTTCTTTTTGGCCGCCTTTTTGGCCGCCTTTTTGGGAGCAGCCTTTGCGGTTGCGGTCTCTTCCCCAGAGAGGACTCGCAGGGCCTTGTCGGTTAGAGCTAGCAAGTGTTGGGTCGAATTCTTTGGCATCCCTCGATCAAGGGGCATTGACCCTGCAATCTCTTCCAACCTAGCTGCGTAGTGTTCTGCTTTCGCGATCGTGCGATGGTTTGTCTGAGCCGCCACGCAGCGGCGACGAAAGTCTAGTAGATCTTGTTCGGTCATCCTTAACCTCGCTCTCAGTAGTGGCGGAATAAAGGAATCCTCAGGACGGGTCGTCATACTGGTCGTCGTCGGAGTTCTCTCTCAGTGACTTCATAATCTCTCGGGCGGACACGGAACTGGACTCCCTTTTCAAGCCCTCCCTTACCAATACCTCCCGCATTGGCTCATCACACCCATGACCTGGGAATGCCCACCATGTGTTACGGTCCCCGCAGCCCTCGATGACACACAAACCTCTGTTGATGGCAATTTTGTCGTCATCACTGCAGCCCCAGGTGATAGGGTTTCCGTCGCATTCAGCTTCGATTTGCCCCTCGTGGACAATGACTTGGATCATCCAAGTGCGGAAACGAACCCAGTTGTCAGCGTAGACTTCCCAATTCCCGTCGCACTCGGTGCCGGCGGCTCGGATCTCTTTGGTGCACTCTACCCAACCTCTAGGCATGGCATCGCCTCGAGATGGTAGCGTCGAGGTCCAAGCGTGTTGCGAACCCTCTTTCGGTTCTTCTACTCCGGCCACATACTTGGACTGCCATTCAATCGCTCCTCGCAAGCTGACGTTCTTCCACTCAGCGAAAGCGACTTGCTCTTGGATCATCGCCTTAGCATCAGCCGTCGGCTGACCTCCCGTCCCCTTGTCTTCGACTGGGCGCAGGGGGCGAGTGTTTTCGTTGATCGCCACACGCGCTAGCAGCACTGCAGTGTGGCGTTTACGATCTCGCTCCGGTACCACTACCATTCGAGTGGGCTCAACTGGCACCGGCTCCACTGAAGAAGGAACCTCCCGGACAATCGCCGCTGTTGGGGTTGCAACCTCTTGAGCCTCCCCGACACAAGACGTTAGGAAGAGAAGAACAATACCTAAATGCCGCATCCATTGCTCCTGGTGAGTGGAGTTACTACACCTGTCCGGCGTCAGCCATGATTTAGACACTGGACAAGAGAACTAACGGGCATGTTGTGTTGGTATGGGTGTTGCACACTGACGAATCTGATCGTTTTCAGGTCCTAGACGTCGCCGCGTGGTGTAGACAACTCACATGGCTTCGTCCAACATTCAGACCAAGCATTTCACATTACTGGGGAAGAAACCAACAGCTGTGCAGGATGAGCTGTACAGCAAGTTCCCGGAGTCTCGAGGGTTTTCTGACTCTGCACTGAACCCTGAAGTGCTCGAAGCCGTGCTTGTACTCGCTCTAACCTTCGGGGATGCTCGAGAGAGGGTCTATATTTTTGCACCCCCTGCTCAAGAACAGTGGGTGCTGGACGTGTTCAACACCACGGCAGAAGCGATCTTCGATAGGGCCAAGACTATGCCCAACGCAAGCGCCATCATCGTGGGGTATGGGATCCTCTTCCAGAAGATCGTAATTGCAGGACGAGTTCTGCAATTACCCACCGAACCTCCCTACTGGTTGGCATTCGGGTTTCGGGTGAGTGATCCTTTACCCGACTGGGTGCGAACTCGGCTCATCGTGTAGGTCGTTTGTTTGTTCGTTTCAATTACGAGGGAGGCTTTCACCTCCCTCAAGTCCCGGCAGAGAGATTGGCATCCTGGGACCACTCTCACGTTTCAATTACGAGGGAGGCTTTCACCTCCCTCAAGTCTACGCGCGCAAGGGATCGCCCGAGTTTTTGAACACGTTTCAATTACGAGGGAGGCTTTCACCTCCCTCAAGGTCAACGCGGTTTTGACTTCAGACGTCGCGTCCTCAACGTTTCAATTACGAGGGAGGCTTTCACCTCCCTCAAG